TCTGGATGTCACTGGATTCAGATTCAGTGATCTTCTCCCACTTGCCAGCTTTGTTGTTCCACCCATAGAGAGCGGAACCAACACTGACAGTGGGATCTCCGGTTGCATCCTTCACCCAGACGATTCCGACGTTCTGGGGATTGGACAAGTCGAGCATTTCTTGATACGTTTCACAGATCTTACCGATAACTCCGGTAGAACCCCCTTCTGATACCGTACCGATAATGTACTCATACTGCCCAGTTAGTCCGTTGTAAACAGCACTTGCAGCCATGTGTAATCTCTCTTGGTAAGCGTTAGCGTGAGATTTGAATTAGTCACATAAAATGGCTAAGAATTTGCTCACGTTGAGCTCATATTTCGCTGTGTAGAGGGCTACTCTCCTTCACGTATTATCGTGATTTGTTTTGCAAATAGAGGATCTGAAGCTTCTTGAGTAGATCTCCAGCGTACTCCCAGATATCGTTCCCATACTGTCGGATATACTCACGTTCTGCTTCTGCAAAGCGCGTTTCATCGGCAGCTTCGGATTCTGGATGTAACAGAGCACTGCCTCGTTGCTGACGAAGCCAGATATGTCCAGCAAATGCTCCAGCGAGTTTTTCAACGAACTCCTCTACACGATCGCGTTCATTGGTATTGACACGACTGTCGTGTTCGATCGTCGTCTTCTTCCAACCGGGAACGCGATCTGCTACCAGTGTGACCAATCGATTCAACACCCATAGCCCGGAACGGATGATCGTAAAGACAGTATCGACTGTTTTGCCAACAGCTCCTCTACGCATACCATCCGTTACTGTTCCGCCGACTTCTTTCATCATCGTTACCTGCGACTTGTGCGACATGAACTGCCATGCATGGTTTAACTCATGCAACCAAGTCGGAAACATCGTGATGATCCATTCTGCTCGATATCGGATACCGGAGGATTGGAAGCTATCCTCGGAACTGAAATGTTCTGGAGCAGCAACCAATTCTATTTGAAACGGTTTGATCGGATTCCATGCTCCCATCACACCATCGGTGTGGTCTCGCATATACGTGTTCCACACCGTCATGTAATCGTGCAGGTACAATGCGTGTTGAAAAGCTGCTCCAGCTGGATCGAACTTATTGTAATACTGATTGATCAGATTGAGGATCACATTCTCATCCTGATCCAACGGTACAATGTACTTGGATGGTGTTGCAAACATGGATAGCTCCCTGTGATGCAGCTAAAGATCAGCTAAGTACTGTCGGTTCCCGATAAGCGGGCTCCGCCGGATTGTTGGAGGGGAGATACTTGATCAGGATCGGCATATGCAACCATGTGGTGAAATCATTCCCCACAAAAGCGGATAACCCTGCAGCGATCGCCCAGGCCTGATAATTGACTTTGACATTGAGTAACGCAGCGTTGATCTTATCGATCATCTCACTGCCGCCCTGCAGATCATCGGTGAACTTCGCGCGAACTGCAGCTTCCACTTCATTGGTAATAGCGGAATAACTGCAACCAATCTCGTCCATCAGATCTTTGTACTCCTGAACACGCTCCGCTGCTTCCGGGAACGCTTCGTACATAGAAGTGAAATTCTTCCACTCCTGCCACTCTTCGGACTGATCCGGATATTCAACCGCTTCCAGGCCGAGTTCAGCGAGTTGAGCAGCCGGAAGTCGGTTCCCTTCACTGTCCCACAACCTGCAGCGTACTTTGGTCGGGATCATCTTGGTCCTGACGACTTCAAGAGTGCTGAACGGCAACTCTTCGCCGGTTTCTTTGTCTCTGAATACGTATCTTGCCATTTCATCACCTTTTAACTGATAGAGCGAGCACCTTTGTGACGGATGAATACCAGATCGTCGATCTGTTCGATCTCGAAGATATCGATGCCTGAAACTTCAAACGATGCTGGGATCTCTCCCATCACAGTCCAATCGGCATTCAATTGCAGTTTCGTCCCTGCATTGTAAACCACAAGTTCTCCGACAAATCCATCGTATCCATTCAGAAGAACTGGAGTCACTTCCGCATCCCCGGATAAGGTCAGTTTCCAAGAGTCACCGAGATCCGCATCCAATTCAGGGAACTCTTCCGTAACGACTTTGAAGCGATTCTTGCGATAGACAACTCCATTGAGTACCACATTGGAGTTCACTTGAAGAGTATCTCTCTCTTGCAAGATGTACGGATCTTCCGAGGATTCAGCTTGCTGCATCTCGATCACTTGACCAGTTCCCCAAGGATAGGCTGGATTTTTGTACCAATAGTACTTGGAGTAAACGATAGCCAACTGATTACGTGCATCTGGATCAGCAGCGGGACCTAATCCACCTGCAACCACGACTGCATCTTTGTAATGGATACCAAACTTATCTCCTGCAGAGTAAGAACTCTTATCGATCGTACCTTCCATAAGAGGAAGTTCACCGTGATGACCGATCATGGTAGCACCCGGTGCATGTGACGTCATCCTGGTACCGAAGAAATACGATCCGTTGGCAGCTTCTTCTGCAACGTTGTTCTCACCGATAGCGATAGAACACGTGGCTTTCAGAGTGTTCTTGTAACCAAGTGTTGTACAGTACGAAGCATAAATCTCATTCATTGCACCGACTACGATGCAGCTATCCGCGTAGGTAGGATCACTTGATGTTCCAATGTATCGATACCTGACTTGGTTCATATGGCCTATCACATGATTGGAATACCCGTATGTGGTGTTACCAATACCGGAGACGACGGAATTCCCTTGTCCGTACACCTGGTTGGATACACCCGATACGATACTCTGTGGAGCCGATACCACATTGGTGAGACCCGATACCGTGGAACCTTCTCCAACGTTGATATTCCCGTGTCCATCGGTGGTGCTGTTGGCAGATGCACCGACATTCATCTCTCCGTAGACAGTGGTAACTGCATCGGAAGTTTTATCCTCGATGATCGCATAAGAACGGTCGTCGCTGTCTCCACCGCTTGGATTCCAAGTGTAGGATGCATCGAATACAGGAGCTTCCTCCAGGACAACTGTAACTTGGGAAGGAAAGTTGTGTTCGTCAACTGCTGTCAATTCAGCAGAAGCGATGATTCCCTGATAGAAGATGCCAGTGGGATCCTTGGAGGAAGTGGTGAATACGATCTTCTCTCCGACGACGAACAGCGCAACATCGATCGGATCATCATCCCGTTGCAACTTCTCCAGCACGATGGATTTGGTATCTGCGTTATAACCAACGATACGGAACGCTTTTCCACCTGCTACGTTGTTCACTCCAGAAACAGTTACTTTCTTGCTGAGCACAACTGCAGATGGGTTGATATCGGTGAGCAACGGAGTTCCGTTGAACGTAACACGTTGCATGGCATCTTGTGAAAATCCATCCAGAACGAGGATGTTATCATGTTGATGCGCATATTCGACAGTACGATCGAGCGCGATCGTAGAAGAGTTCGGACGATCGATGATCTGTTCCCAGTTCACCTGTATGTTCTCGTTCATACTCTCCTGCTCTGCCACTTTCTTCCAGATCTGTGTCCACTCATCCTTGACGTAGACGGCATATCCTTCCTTTACAGAAGGATCACCGGAAGCATCAAGAACAAGGACAAATTGATTGGTGATGGTGAGAGCATCGCGTTGTGCGATCGTACCGACAGTGACACAGGGATTGACAGATCTGTTGCGACCGGATTCGATCACATACTGGTACTGTCCCGTGATCCCATTGAACACGACGGTTGTTTTGACCATTGTCGCACCTTTTCAGCTTGTATTTGAATATAGATTACTACTATGCAATGAGTATGATACAACCCAACAAAGGAGCAATATCATGAAAGAAATCACAGTGATCGCCCACAACGATCTCGACGCACATGCGGCAGGTGCTATCATCCGAAAGAGATTTCCGGAAGCATCTATTCTTCACATCAGCACCAACTATGGAAAGTCGATCCCCTATTTCAAGATCGCTCCCAATACGGAAGTGATCATCGCAGACTTCTCCATCCCAGCAAATGAGATGGAATCTCTCCTCAATGCTGGATGCAAGATCACCTGGCTCGACCACCACGAACGGAACTATAAAGAGATTGAAGCACAGCTTGCCGAAAAAGGACTTCTCGATAAGATCGAAGGGGTTCGTGATGACAAGAAGTGTGGAGCCCTTCTCACCTGGGAGTGGTTCTTCAAAGATCAACCGGTTCCGGATGCGATCTTGAAAGTCAACTCGATGGACCTCTGGAAATTCGATGTTCCAGACACCATCGCGTTCGACGCAGGATGCAACTTGTTCGACATGCGTCCTAACAGTTACTCCGGCAATATGATCTGGAAAGATCTGCTCGGTACCGAATCAACCAGATTGGAAAATCTGGTCAACCTTGGAAGACCAGTTCAAACCTATCTGGAAACCATGTACCAAGTGTGGTGCAATGACCTTGCATTCCAGACCAGCATCGGTGATAAACAAGCGATCGTTGTCAACTGCAAATGTGCCAACTCGTTGTTCTTCAATTCCTACAAGAACAAAGAGGCGTTCGATGCACTGGTTATGTACAACTGGTTCTCGGATGTGGGGAGGTATCGGTATTCGGCGTATTCGCCGGATAACATCAAACCGACACTGGACATTGCTACCAGATTCGGAGGAGGCGGGCATCCCAATGCCTGCGGCTGGACATCAGATCAACTGGTGTTCGAACGTCCCAAGGTCACGGGAGCGATCCACGGTACTCCGGAGGAGATAAAGAAAGCTCTGGCTAAGGAGATACAGCCCTTCCACGAGTTAGATCGTCTTCGGGAAGAATCTCCGTTGGTGCGCCAGTGTGCCGGCAAGAACGCTACGATCATGCTTCGCTCGCAGAGCTTCATGACCACGTTCGGTCCCACCAATGTGCCAGCAGTCGCGATCAATCATCCGTATCTCCCGGATGTCTACGATGCGATTCGCTACACGATCGATGTCGTCTCTCCGTCCGGCAACTATGCCAAAGTTGCGGTAAGTTATGTGCTCACCAAAGAAGGAGTGTATCGAGTTGGCGTCAAACCGTTGGACAGCTCTGTTACGATGGAAGCGATTCGAACTGCATATCCAAACGGGCATCTTTTCAACAACTATTACTGGTTCTATTCGGAAGAGATTCCGGTGAAACAATATCAACGCATTCGTTAATCTTCGTTCATCAATTAACTGGAAAATAACCAGAGGAGTCATAACGACTCCTCTGGTTGTTCGCCTTGTTTTTTTGAATCGATCAGTCTTCGGCCTTCTCGAGCAGGTTCTTCCGGATGAACTTCGCAAGGAAGCTGATCAGGACACCGCTCTCTGCTAGGTCGATCTCAGCAGCATTGATTTCACCACCAAGCGCAGCACGTTTGGCATAGGCAACGCCGAAGTGCTTGAACAGATACTTGGCGAACCCATTGGTGCAGGCAACTTCCATCAGAAACTCCAGCGCAGCATCGTACAACGGGATCTCCTGAATGCGAACGTTCCTGGAGATTCGGTCGATGACCGCTTTGGCGATTTCGTAAGGAACGGGAAGCTTCACGCCGTTGTCTTCTTCCGACTGTTCCCGGTTGATGTAGAACGAAGCGATATGCTCGAATGCTTCCGAAGCATACTTCGAACGTTTGACCATCAGTTTCATGGCAACGTCCTGCTTGTCCTTCTTGGCTCGCTCCAACATGGCAGTCGCACTGTCGATGACGTTGGCGATCGTGAACCCACGAAGTGGGATTCGAGACACATCGCTCTTGCACACGATATCGATGTAAGCGGCGATCATCTCATCCTTACCACCAGCGTTACGGAACGCTTCCAGCAGATCATCATTGAGTCTTCCCTTGGGAAGGATCAGACCGTTGACAAACGTGGTAGTGCGGTGGTAGATCACGTAGTAGGCGGCAACCGTAAGGATCTTGCGGATCACTTCGCCGTTACCGAGAACCTTAGTGCGATCGACATCGTTCAGTTCGAACACACCGCCTTGGATTGCATCGATGACCTGAGTGCCATTGTTGATTACATCCAGGAGCATGTACACTTCATCTGCGATCTTACTGACATCTTCACCGAGGTGCATGACAGAGTTGATAAACGTCTTGGCATCCTCTTCACTGGTCAGCAACCGAATGAAATCGCCGACACGACCAGTAGCCGGATCGAGCTGGAGGGCATTGACGATGGCCTGAACCAACTGGTCACGGACTTCCTGACTCATCTCGACAGCTTCGTACCCATCAGTGGTCAGTTTGCGAGCAGCCAGGCGGAACGTCGCATCGCTTGGTTCCTTGGGAACTTCCCCTTCCGCCGATTCAGCGCGAACCGACTCGTTGATCGATTCCACGATGAACCTCGGTACTCCGAGCACATAGAGTCTCGCCCAACCGACCATTTTGAAATCGTAAGAAGGAGAGATCTCTCCGGAGGTTTCTTCGAACTGTTTGGTGAAAGGATCAGCCATGAGGTAACCGCGAAGCTTGGCACGCATATCCTCTTCCAGAGTCTTCGCTTCCGCAGCACGGTTCTTCAGCTCTGCGATGGCACCCCCAGCAACACCGACAAATGCATCGACCACAGCATCAAACTGAGCTCTGGCCTCGGTATTTTCATCGCTGTTCAGGTTCGCCATGAAAGTATCGATCACTTTGCCAGCCGCATCGGAAGCGGTAGCACCCGGATCGATCTCGATGTTGCGGAGAAGATCATTCATCGCCATACCGAACGCCGAGTTGTCCCGGATGTACATGGTCTTGATCGGAACGCCTGCAGTGATCTGACCGCAATACAGGTTCTTGAAAATTTCACTGTTCATTTTGAGCATCTCTCCCTTACTGCTTGTTGCCCACGACAGCATTGAAGATCAACGTGTCGACGTTGGTCGCAGGTGCCGCGTTTTCGGGTTTGAGACGCTGCACAACTTCTTGCACGACAGCGAAGGCCAGCGTATGCGCTGCGATCGAACTGACATTGATAGTCTGTTCCATGGAAGTTCTCCTATTGAAACTGGTTTACAGATTATTGCCCGATTGGTATCGATTAAGTCTGATCGTTCCTCAGTACCTACGAATCTATACGATGGTTGATCGCATTTCACGTGGTATCATGTTGTTCAAGATATTTCAGATATAGATTACTAGCATGAATGTAGCAACAAAGAAAGGAGTTCATACATTCATTTCCCATATCCGTAATGAACATTTAACTTAACCAAATGGGGTGATTATCATGGAAAGCAACTACAGCGAATTCAACAACCAGAACAACAATCCGAACAACGGAGCTCCCAAGGAAGCACCGAAACCGAACGATGCGGCGCACACGGAAGCAGCGCCCGCCGAGACCACAGGCGACTCCTGGAAGTGGTCATGGAAGCAGTTCGGCATCGGCGCTGCCATCGGAGCGGGCGTCGTGGTCATTGGAGCCGGCGCCTACTACGGGGTCAAAGCATTGATTAACAAGGGCTAGTGCTTTGACCTAGTAGGGTGGGTTAGGTTAGGTGGCATGCCACCTAACCTAACCCTTCCGAATCTCTTTCTCTTGTCTATCATTTTTGTTTCTTATCGTTAAAAAGAGTAACCCTACGGAGTTGTAGCTCCGTAGGGTTACTCTGGGTTTAGAACAGACGGAACAACACCTAGCCGTCCTGAAGCAAGACGTTAATCTACTTCGGACAAGGAGGTGATTTAATGTTAACAAAGAATGTTTTCAAACGTTCTCTTGCGGCAGCATTTGCCAGAGGCTACAGCGGCCTTGAGGCAATTGCACAGGTTCGCAAGTGTCTGATCAATCTTCTTCCGGATAAGACGGAAGAAATCGACAGGCTATCGGCTCCCTATGAGCTGGTAGAACTTAACAAAATACTACGTCTTAAGACGTAAAACCGCACACCTGATCCATTCTAACCGTCTGTTCTATCGTATGGTGACGGTGTGTAAATAATAACAGGATGGGAGACTATCGATCTCCCACCCTTTCTTTTTTTGATTCAACGGTGCTTTTGAGTACGTTTGTACCATTCGCTGGATGCTTGATAATCTCTCAGTATAACGTGTGTTCCAGAGAGCTCTTCACAGAGACGTGCTGCAACGATCCGAAGTCCATCGAGATCCGAATCATTGTCTACAACAATATCCGCAGGGATCAGTTCCACTTCTGTTTCAGAAGGATGATTGTAAACACCACGTTTGCTATCTACAAACTTCTTGCATCCAGGAATATACCGGAGCCAAGCGTACTTACTGAAAAGTACTTGTTGTCTCTCGTATTCCTCTTGTACATCTGGTTTCGTAACCTTGATCACGATACCGCCCATGTCGGATACAGCTTTTGCTTCGTTGATAAAACGAACATCGGTCACAAATACAAAGTTATCTGTGGAAGCAAGTCTCTGTTCGAACATCTTCACCCAGACATCGTGTCTCCAGATGTTACGGAACATTTCAGTTCCAACCATCTGTGCGAACTTCCTGAATGGGATATCCCAGAAACGATGTGGAACGGTTTTCAGTTCCTGATCCGTCATCATCTTTTCGGTGTAACCGAACAACTTACCGATCTCTCGAATGGGATCGGCGAAGGCTCGTTTCACGGAGGTCTGTTTGTGCTTGTTCTTCAGAACAGTCATCATCATGTCGGTCAAGGTATCCTTACCGGATCTGGCATGTCCAACGATCCCTATGATGATAGGACGTTTCAGTTGGCGTATGCGCTTATCTTCACTTGGCCATGATACATTTGGCGATATGTTCATTGTTTATCGTTTCCTCCGAATCCGCCAGAACTACCGAAACCTTTCTCACCGCGAGCGCTGGCGGACTTTATCTTATCCCAGACTTCAGGATGAGAAGCGATTGGAAAGACATCGTACGCTTGGACATACGGAACCACTCCAATTACCAACTGACCGACCCGGTCTCCTCGTTTGATCTCAAATGGTTCCGTACCGCCGTGATGTCCGATCACACAGACTTCACCAGTGTAACCAACATCAATCGTTCCTGGCGAGTTCCTTACCACGAAATCCTGTTTGAGAGCAAGACCGGATCTCGATCGCACTTGGATGTCCAAATGATGCGGACAGTCTCCGTATTGAGCGATGTGAATTACTCCTTCTATATCGCGATGGCGACAACACACGATAGAGTCGGCAACGATGACGTGCAATCCGGTATGGATCAATTTGGTTGTATTGGCAGGGATCACGATATCTTCCGACGAGAAGATATCCCAACCGGTGTCCTCTTCGTGGTTCTTCGTTGGAACAAACCCCTCAGAACCTTCTTCCATCCAGAATGTGATCAGCGGAGCTCCTTTCCGGTCACAGAGTCCTTCCCATCGATCAAAATCTACTGCATTCGCTGGAGCACCATTTACAATTCTCATTATGCGTTCCTTTTTTAACGTTCCCACTTGGTTCTACGAGGTTTCACTCTCTCGACATGATCTTCTGGTTCATGGAAATAACGGATCCACTGATTTCGCACATACGGATAACAAATGCCTTTTGAGAGAACTTCCACATCTTCTCTTCTCAACTCAGAAGCTTCTGCGATCTCATCGATGGAGAATCCGTGTTCCACGAGGAACGTACATTGCTCTTCTATCGATTTGGAGATTTGCATTCGCAAGATCGCTCGCATACGCTTCGCCTTACGGCGCAAGGCTTGATGCTGTGCGATATGAGCAGGTACTTCAAAAGGTGTTGTTGCGAGTGGATCTTCCATAACCGGTTCTCCTCTTGTTTAAATGGGTTAAAATTAGATTAAGGTGATTGATCTATAGTACATAGGAAACATGTGAAAAAGTAAGAGAGGTTAGAGGGTATCTCCCTCTAACCTCTCTAGACAAGTCATTCCGCTACAACGAGTTCCAAATGAAGTCCTCGATTGACATCGATGGTACCATCCTCCAGAACCACCAACTCATGCTTTAAGTGTGGTCTAACGTTCTCTTCCACACAGATCAGAGTTTGCAGATTCGGATCATCGTTGATACCAAGTACGTCGATATACTGAACCACATCGGGAACGGTCTCTTTCAGGATCGTAGCGATCTCCAGACAGCTGACAACCCCATTGGAGATCTGCTCGTCAATGATCTTAACGATCTGTGCTTTCAGCGCATCGATCAACTGAATATCCTCAGCTGCAGCAGGAGTCACGTAGACACGGATCGCCATCGTCACATCCAACGGCAACTCCACTTCAGTGCCAGCGGCATCCTTGAACGTGCCAGTTCCGATCGAACGAAGTGGTTCAAAGAAGAGACGAGTGTTTTCCATCATCTCGTTCTTCACTTCAGCCACGATATCAAAGTAGTTCCGGAACACATCACACACCTTAGACGGATACGAAGTATACGTCGTGGTAGTTGCTGCTCTCAGCTTGGCATCAATGTGTGGAGCTGTGATCAGATAGACAGTAGAAGCTTCGCTGTTGCTGTCAATGATCGGCTCTCCCTTGGCATCCAGGATAACCTGTCCGGACACGTAATCGATATACGATCCCAATCCGGCCGAGTTAAGGCTGAAGGTGATCGTGGTATCTTCGATCAGATCGAGATACTCTCTCGTCGTTTCCTGTCCGTTGGACATGATGTATCGAAGCGTACCTTTCGAAGCACGCATCCAATCCGTTGCATCCCACGGCCACTTGTTGATATGATGCTCCCAATTGAGATCTTCTTCCACATCTCCTTCCGGAGTAGTGGTAGTTACCTTGGTTGCAAAGGACGGGAACTGTTTCTCCGTACCAACGATCGTGGAACCGCTTGTCACAGCAGGACCTGTGGTCAGGAACGATACGTACTGGAGGGTCTCCGGTTGATCGATATCGTTCTTGGATTCGGCCATGTAGATCACATAAGCAAGGCCGTTCCAGATGGATGCTTCGTTCCTGATCCGGATCGCTTCTCTCAGATCGTCCATGTCGAGCGCACTGATCATAGCTGTCCATTCAGAACCGGTCCACAGGAACAGTCGTGCTTTGGATTCAGCAAGAGGATCTGCACCAGCAGTACGAACATCTCCGTACACCGTGGGAACCTGTCGGTTCGGTGTTACATCATCAACGTAAAGAGCGTCGTTTACGAACACGAACTGATTATCGGTTCCAGTGACCGGAAGGTTCTTGTACAGAGGAACAGAAGCGCAGCAATCAAGTGCGACTGTGAGCGCATCTGCCGTTCGGATCTGATAGGATTGAACGATCTTATCATTACCGGAAGTAAAAGACTTGTCCATGGCCCAGATATCGGTCTGTCTCGACAGAACCGCGATCTCCATGTACTTCTCTTCTTCCGTTTCCGGATTGTATTTCTTCAAAGGAGCAAACACTCCGTTGATCAGTGCTTCGTCTCCAAGGTTGGCAACAAAGGCATCGGATACAACCATCTTCGGATACTCGCCGACAGCATACATAGCCAACTGACCGATCTCAAATGCTTTCTTGAGAACGATCTTCCCATCCTCTCCGACTTCATACTGGATCGAACCGTCTTCACCCCGTTCATATACAGGCTGCTTCAAGGTGGCGAACTTCGTCGTTGTGTAACGCTTGAAGTCTTTTCCCTGATAAGCCAATGTGACTTTATTCCAGAGTTCAGATACTGCAGATCCAAGGGTGATCGTCAGACGCTGTTCTGAAACAGCATAATCTTCAGACCAGGAAGGAGGAAGCGATGTTTCGATCTCCTTCGGAGTTCCTTCCAATATGGTCAACATGCTCTTCCGGATCGTAAAGACCACGTGGAACTTACTGTCCAGATAGATCGCCTGATTGACCATCCCTTCTGTATCTCGGAAGGTGTCTTCGGTATAGATCATGTGCCGACCATCGATCTGCCCCATGCGATACGAAGATTTGATCACCAGTTCAAAGATATCGAGATTGTCATCACGACCAACGTAATCCGCTTCTGCCCACACTGATTTGGAATACACCGTATCGGTGGTAACCAGAACACGGAAGTTCTTGGTCATGTTGTTTCCAGTACCTTTGGTAGCTGCCGTGTCCTTCAGGTCATCGGTACGAGTCACGTAGAACCGCATGTGGTAACCGGCGTTGTCTCCTTCCAGCTCATGCACGATTTCGAAGTAGTACAGGGAGAGCTGAGAAATCAGAGCAAGATTCTCTCCAATGAACTCATTGGCTTCCACTTTAGGAGAACGTAGATCGTAGCTATTCGCCAACACAGGTTGATCTGCCAAGTTGACGAACACATGGAACGGAAGGATCGTCAAAGAACGATCGTTGAATTCCTTGATGTACGTCTTCTTGTCAGCGATCGAATTAATTCGATCGATCTCCGACTTGGTCAACGGAACGCAACTTCCCTTCTCTTCATCGTATTCAAACAGAGCAGAAGGAGTGATCGTGTACTGTCCGTTGTTGTGATCGATGATACCGGGAACTCCAGCGATCTGTTTAGAATCCAGATACGTATTCAGAGAACCAGCCGAGATCACTGCACCGCTGTCTCCATCTGTGATCTTCTGGTGACAGAGGAAGACTCGATCGGTGATGCCGTCGCGATACTTGGTGACGATCATACCTTTGTCTTTGAAGAAAGTCTCCACATCGCCAGGAGTGATCGGAGTGGTAGCCGAGAAGGTATCGTTGACAACACGATCTCTGAGTTCTTGGAACCCATATCCATTGGTACCTCCGGACACCTTGGTGCTCAAGGGCAACAGAGTGAACACCGGAGATCCTCTCAGTGGAGTGGAGTACGTCGTCTCTTCTTCCGTCAAGTTATCGGAAGCGAATTCAAATCGAATATCTTCCTGAGAGTTGACAGGGATCGTAAAATCGATCGCTCCGTTGGTGGAGAGCAACTCAATTTCAATCTTACCACGGATTTTTGCTTCCGTGAAGTAGATCTGCGGGATCGTCAGTTTCACCTGATTCATCTCGGAGATCACTTGTACGATCACCGTAGGTTCATCTGGATTGTAGATCTCGTTGGAGAGAGATTGATGGATCTCCTGTCTGGTGTACAGAGTATCATCTTTGCTATCCTGCACGCTGGCGAACACTCTCACCGCATAGAACTTATCTTCATACGCATACTTCTTACTGAATCCGGTTCCAGATACCAGTTCATCCGAGTAGATCACTCGTTTAAACTGATAAGCTGGGATCTGTATCGCTATCAGTTCAACTTGATCGTTCTTGTAAAAACGATGCTCCAGGATGTTCTTGGTCAAGGTGTGGATCGGATTGATCTCACTCACATCCTGAACAACAGTGAAGGTTTTGGTCGCTTTATTAACTCGAATTTCAATCGGGTAATAGAGACCAAACACGTATCCGCCAACGATGATCCTGGTGTCTTTCGGGATCATCAGTTTTGCATAACTGGTATTTACATCGATGGCGTTCTCCAGCACATAGAGTTTATCCAGAGTCAACTGGAGTTGACACATGGCTGGAGAAGCGAACATGTTGACATAGTCGTAGTCGGACATGTGTTTGTAGAGATCTTCCGACACTTGAGCACGTACCGGATACAACCCAGTCGTGATATCGACGATCTCATTGATCGCTTCTGCTGTAAGATCCGAGAACATCCCAAGTGTATACGAGAGAACGTTGTTCGGATCGACGATCACCTTACCACTATCCGATTGGAAGCGTTGCAGCATGTTTCGCTGCAACGACAATGGGTTTTGATAAAGTGTTATGGTTTCATTTTGGCTCATGTGAGCCCTCCTTGTATACGATCGAAATCAGATAACGTTAAGCCATGTTGGCTACTCCTGATCCTGCCGTCATGGCATTTGGATCTCCAGCAACGTTACCGGCAAATAGACCGGTTTCTTCTGCTAGTGCTCTCCACACGATCTCGTTCTGTCCACGACTTCTGGTTACGATGTAAGGAAGTCCGAGGAAATTGTTGATCGGTTTCATGCTATAGGTCTTCTCGTCCCACACCTGGGAACCACCCACGTCTATGCCATAACCTTGATTGGCCCAAGCTCCTTTGGCATAACGGTCCATCAGGATGTTGAACTGTTTCAACACACGAGGATCGTTATATGAGACATGGTTGACTGTGAACGGAACTGTTACCGTTCCGGCAGCTTCCACGAACACCTCACCTTGGTTCATATTGAACAGGGCGCCGACAGGAGGTGATTTCGGAAAACAACCGGTTCCCTTCGACCACCACATGATGTAACGCTGAGTCGGATCCAAAGTAAACCTGTAGATGGAACAGGTGTAGTCCAATCGATTCGATTCGATGGCATCGGCATATGCCGTTTGGATACCATCGGCTGCATTACCGATCCATTTGGTCCAGTAGTCGAACAGAGCCAACACAGGACTTCCCTGTATGTCACGGAACGTGACTGAAATATCGAACGTCTTAGACAAGCGATCGGTACCGATCGCTAACGTCAAATCCTCTCCAAAATACCCGCCCTCCGTCGTCTCCGTGTAGAGAACGTTATCAGGCCAACCAGTCATACCGATCACCGAGTTACCAACATACGGAATAAAGGGAGATGCTGGTTGATAGAGAGGACAGTTCCTCGTCATTTCTCGATGGCTATCCGCCCAGCGATGATCGAGTAAACACCGGATCGCGAACGGAACGGTGAGCGGATCTTCGTTCATCAGAGCGACAAAATGAGGATCCATCATGCATTGCATGTTGGTCAAGTTTAACAAAGGACGTGTGATAAATGTATATCCTTTGTGCATGTTGTTGGAAGGGAGCATCGATCGAGTAAATCGATCGAATCCTCGAAAGTAAGTAGCGAGCTGGTTGTAGTAACCGCCGGCACCGCCCGACATATAGGCGAGTCTGGTGGCATACTGTTCCAGACGTTCGTTCTCGAGTGGCGCTGGAACATCGGATGTCAAGTAACGACTCGATGGACCAGAACGACGTTTTTGATCTTCTCGATAGAGCTGTTCTATATGTCGGCCGACGTTGATCTTGTGCTTCTTCTGAGCCTCAGGATCATTGTTTAATTCATTGGCGTACCAACCATCACCATTCGCTTCTACTTCGGGTGTTTTCACCTTCTTTGGGTCTTTTTCATCATCTGGCATAACGCCTCCTAGGTTGAAGAGAAAACTACCTTAATTAAAGGAAGGTAGGGCTTAAACATACTATGGTAATTTTGGCTTTTTGGCTCAATTTTAAACCAATTTCATTCTATCTCACAAACTTCGTTATGAATCATTAACCATCCCTTTTACAGGAGTGCTAATCATGGCTATCCCCGGAACCGCCGCTGCTGCAGGAGCTGTTCTCCAGCAAGGTGTGAATCTGATCAACCTGGGCACGCAGCTCAAGGACAGATCCATCAGCAGTCTTTCGCAGTATGTGAAAGACACCAACATCATCTTCCGATTCTATGTCGACCAGATGCTGGCCAACGAGCCTGTGGTCAAGGATCTCTCCGGCATGATGAACCATGTCACCCTTGCTTACGTTATGGTCGCGCTCCGACTGAACGATCTCTGCCAGAACGGCAGAACGGTTCGCGATCTGCTCAAAGTCGTGTCGACGGAAGCATATATCGATGCGGTGGAACTGATCACCGATCGTCTCGGCGTGATGGATGAACACGTGATCGCTCTGGAAGCGATCGAGGAAAAAGACTCGAAGACCGCGGGTCGTCCGATGAGCGTCGTCGAACTGGACAAGGCCGCCACAGGTCTTTACACCGGTAAGGTGATCGAAGTCACTCTCGGTACGAAAGATCGCGATCAGCAGATCAAGATGTACATCTACATGCAGATGATCCCGTACATCCTGCCGACGGAAGTGATCAGCGGATTTGCTCGGATGAACTTCGTCCCTGGCATCTATCGTCGGTATCTGCAGTGGAGAGCTGGTGAGATCCGTTTCTGGAAAGATTTCGTCTTTGAATCCGATCTGGCAGCCAAACGCGCTGCGATCCTCAAAGCGGACAAAGACGGTATCTTCCGCGAGATCGAAGATCATCGTACCAACTCTCTGGTCAAGAAGATCGGCAACATCTTCGGAGCTGGTCAGAAAGTCAATGCTTCCAACGTGATCATCTGTGCGGAACGCGATTCCTTCATGAGAGTGTGTGCGGAAGTCGGCTTCGACATCAAGAGCTACAACCAGAGACAGAAGTTCTTCGCTGAATCCATGTCGATGATCCTATTGCTGGTCGATCAGCGCTACCAGCAGGTCGACATGTTCATCAACGGTCTGGAGCCGATCGGCACCTACACCTTCGATATGATCAAGCAGAACGGCAAGTCCAAGGACTCTATCGACATCCAGCAGGTGATGCAGATGATCGCTGCCGGCAATGCGCTCCGCTTCTAACTCCATACTTCGACTTACAAGGATTTACGATACATGGCTACTCCCATCGATACTCTGGATGCTGAAGTTTCGAAAGTACTCAGCTCCAACGAGGACAAATTCTCTGCCCTCGATCGGGAGAAACTGCTTAATGCGATGGATACCAACAAGCAGTCTCTTCTCGCTTTCGTCAACTTCCTCGACGGCATCGTTCAGATGAACGATCAGATCAAGACCAACGTTTTCATGGTCAAGAATCCCGATGCCAAAAAAGAACCGGGATACTGGGCGTATATGCAGGTGCTGCGCCAGCTGATCGGAACTGCCAAGAACATGGAATCCAAACAGTTCCTTTCGGCATTCCGTCTCACGGCACTCAGCTACTGCAACATCATGGATCAGTTCAACAAGAACATCGATCAACTGATCGATGAAAAAGCTCTGACCATCTTCAACAGCAAACTCAGTCACATCGCCGTACTCGGAGTGGTGCAGGATTGCAATATGCTCGGACGTTGGCTGGTGACCTTTGCAGGTGCTCTCGCGTTCGATATCTGCAAAGCCACGCCTGCTCCCGCTCCGTACGTGCTCCAGTTCCTGCAGGGCAATCTCAATGATGTGATTTCGATCATCAACCGCACGGTCAACAGCGGGGATCCGCTCTACCAGGTGAAGACGATCACCGATCTCGCCAAGTCCGGCAACGATGTTCTGCTCGTTGGTAACGACAACACGTCCAACGTCAAACTCGCCAAGGGCGGTCTCGGTAAGCTCTCCGAGACTCTCCTGGAATCCGGTGTTAAGGGAATCTTCGGATTCCGTTGGTGGAACAACATCAAGATCAACATTCTGGATCGCTGGTATCGCCGGAAACGCCAAGAGCGGGAGTACCTGCAGGCCCAAGTTGATCTCATGAAACTCACCTTGGACGGTATGGACAAGAACTCGCCGGAATACGTTCGTTTGGCGAAGCTCATCGCCAACTACGAAGCTATCTTCGCCAAAATGGATCGCGATCTCGACAACTACTACGGTACCGGCAAATAAGCGGAGGCTCGCATGTACAAGATAGGAATTACACGAGGCACAGTGGATGAAGAGTATCCACGGATCAGTGTGATCTGTCTCGATCACTATCTTCGTTTGATCGAGATGATCCGCCGGTTCCCGTTCGTCAACGATGAAGCGATGTGTCGTGTATACTGCGAGAACACACGGATGCAAATCTATGCTTCTCAAGCAGCAAGAGACGACCTCCTCGAACGAATCAGAGCGCACTACTATGCTTGCATCCAGAAACAGTGTAGACAGATGTACGATGCGTTACGCAAACCGCTCTGCTGGAACAAACGGGGAGCATACGTTCCTGTTGAGATCGCCGATCTGGTGATCAACCATCGACGGACTATGAACGCCGATCAGTCGAGATCTCTCCTGACCCGACTCAAACTGGCGATCACGATGAGCGATCTCCGTTATGGTAACCTGCACGATCTCTCCACTCAGAACGATGACGATATGCTGAACTATCGGAACCTTCCAGGGTATCGACTGATCCCTTGTCAGATCATGAACGAGATCAGATGGACGATCATGGATGAAGATGTTCTGAATCCTCTCCTCTATGGACATGATTTCTGTGAACTGTCGGAGATGAACAAGACGATCGCTGTACTGGAGAATCCACTGACGAAGAGTCTCATCTGTGATTGGTTTTCTGTCATGTTGTATCTGGCGGGTGCCGTCAGTTTTGGGTTCGACGGGATGATGTATCGTCTCGGTATCCAGAAACGAAAGCTGGAAGCGATCGCTCGTGGAGAACGGAACGATTATCCGGAACTCTACGATGAGATGATCTGGCAGTATCGTGCGGTTCCAGGTCACGCTGCTATCTGCATGGATCTCGGCGACTACAGTTACTGGGTGAACGAGCATAGCAACGATGAGCAGACGAACACACGCATCGCCGATACGGACGTTTTCGAATATCTGTTCAGTTCGATGCTTCTGTATGAAGAACAGAAGGAGTTCGAAGCGTCTCATCGAGTTGATCGTCTGGATCCAGTTTGTTAACAGTCATGAGATCCAGGTAGGAGCATGCTCCTACCTGGATCTTGTTTCAACTAAGGAATAATGAAATGGACATTGCTGAAATGTCTGCAGTAAGAGGAACGCTGTTGGTCGACGATGCGATCGAGATCAACGATGTCTGTTCCAAGCTGCATGAAGTGTGGCAACAGATCGACAGAGGGTCTGCACTGTTGCAACTGGCTTACCAGTACAAAGATGAAGAACTTCCTCTCTCTGTGGAAGAGTTCTTGACCGATACCAAAGAGTTGTTCTCTATGGAAGGACTCAATGTCAGTATCGGAAGTTTTAAGGGAGTTGGCAATGTGATCGACGCGATCAAACGTGCGATCCAATTCATGGCCGATTTGGCTATCGATCTGTTCCGTCGTATCTTCGATCAGTACTATCGTGCACAACGCAAATTCCTGAACTATCAATCCACTCTACTACAGATCACTGACGACGATCGAAAAGAAGCGATCGTCAACACCGTGGTCAATGTTGCCGCCAACAGTGCGGTGAACGATCTGATCAAAGAAGTACTCGCGATGAATCTTGAGATGCAGAGTGCATCTGGAGTTGCTACCGCGGATCACCTCGATCGATTCATTCGTACCGCTACAAAGGAGTTCGGTTGCAAGTATGCCGATGGTAAACTTCTGGACGTGAGAACGATCTCCATCCCGACTCAGAACATCACGCTGCTCACCAACGGATGGGCTTTTGATGCGATCAAGGAGACTCTAAAGGGACTGTTGGTTCTCAGTAACGATATCGTTACCACCAAGCAGACCGAGAAGAACATCACCAAGATGATCAAAGAGTTAGAATCCGATCTGAATCGAAACGTGAGAACCAACTCTCCTCCTGCTGTGATCCAAACCATCCAAGATAAGTTGGCGGACAAACGTCGAATCCAAACGTTCATCAACTCCGGATTGGTTATTCTGGCTACCAGATTGGCTTGGTTGGATACTCAGATCACTCTGGTGATGAACGCCGTGCAGAAAGCACGTTGATGTAGCTATCATGTCGTTCATCTTCTTTCGAAAATATATTACTCCATTGATGTGTGATCGAACAAGAACACATGTTGATGCAGTAACTTAAAGGAAAGGAGGTGTCATTTGATCGCTGCACTACTGATCTCGATCGCACTGAATGGCGTTGGATTCGTAAAATGACAATAAGGTAAATTTAAAAACCTCACATCAGTCAAATAGAGCACTTACTAGTGCCATATCCAAACGAGTATGACGTGTTATCACAAGGGAGGTGGCCTACCGGTCGCCTCCCTTTATTTTTTTGCTTATATGACTCAGAAACAGAGCCTACAGCTAGTCTAAATAGGCCATATTATGCAAACTTGATATAAGCTCAAATACCTCAACTGAGGAGATAGAACGTGGGATACAGATACAAGCTCTTACGCGATACCATCGTTCCAGCCATGGAAGTGATGGATTTCAAAACAGGAACTCCACTCGGTAAGGAACTGGACGCGATCTTCCAAAAAGTCATCGACTATCGAGACAGTTTTTATGAACCGAACTTCATAAAGAAATCTTCGATGGTGTATGATTTTTTTGGCAAGAATGGGTTCCAACAGATGCTCGATGCGATCGAGAAACACACCGGTTACACCATCGTGGAAGCAGAAGCTCCTGAGGACGGCGGGATGTACAGCTTCTGTACTGCCTACATGGTTGGTACCGTCGGAGCCAAGGACATTATGTCTGCCATCTCTGCCGGTGGAGAATACACCAAAAAGCAGATCGATAAGAAGACCAAATTCAAAGATCTGGTCAAGATTGCAGAATCCTTCGATCCCAACACTGGAACCATCTATCCCAAGGCACGCGAAGCCATGAAGGATCTGGTTCAGGTCTATCTGTGCTTCGACTTCAGACTGGCATTCATGATGAAGGACATGCTCCCTCCGTCGGAACACGCTCGGTATCTCACTGCTCGCGAGATCACCGCGATCATGCTGCACGAAGTTGGTCACACGATGACAACCATCGAACATGCTGCAGATCAGTATGCCAGGTTGTCGATGCTCGATCGCACTGCGATGGACTTCTCCAAAGATGCCAATATAGAACTCCAGATGGAAGTGATGAAATACGCTTCCGAAAAGGTCGCAACTGGAGAGATCAAGCTTCCTCTCGAATCTAAGAAGGCGATGGACAATTGTTTGAAAACCTACGAGTCTCTTTCTGAAGAAGAGAAGCGAGGTATGGATCCCGCTACCTTAACGGCGTTGGCGTATGTGATCGTTCCGTTGGTGTTTATCGTGCTCGGTAGACTTTCCACGAGAGCTTCGTCCGCTGTTTCCGTAAAAGGAAACCAGATCGATAAGTATGGCGATCTTCCAACCACGCTCAATGATTTCAGGAAATCGGAGATCCTGTCGGACCAGTATGCCACCAGGAACGGATATGGTAAGGAACTGGTCTCTTCTCTGGATGCGCTCCAGAGAGCGTGTATCTTGCTTGGATACAGCGAAGCTGCTATCGTGGCATCTGGTAATGCATCTCTCCTCCGAAAACTCGGATATTACATCCATACCTTCCTGGATCTCACGACTTCGATCGCATGGGGAGATATCGGAAGGACGACCTATCCGGATGATGTCGAACGTTGGGAGTTGGTGGCAAGAGAGTGTATCGTCGCTCTAAAGAACACCAAGAACGATCCGAAGCTGGTTGAGTATTACGCCAAGCAGTATGCAGAGATCAAGAAGATCATCGACAACGCTCCGCGTCTCACCAAGTGGAGATTGAAGGTTGACAACTTCTGGAGACTCTTCAACTACTATGCCACGTTCCCCGGTCTGAAAGATATGTTCGTTAACGGACATATCACCGGAGAGTTGAATCGATTGTTCATGCAGATTGATAAGCTGCAAGCCAATCCGCTCTACTATCTCAGCAATGTTTTGAACAAACAAATCAAATAGGAATCACACCATGGATCGACTTGAATATATGTTTGCATGCAGTGATGCAGCCTATGAGGGTCTCACGTTGCAGCAGACGGTACAGACCAAAGCCCGGGTCATTCACGAAACCCTCTGCAACCTTCAAGCTGCTTGTGAAGAGCTTCGAACCCAGGGACTTACTGCTTCCTGGCAAAAGTCCTTCAACGAAGACAATGAGATGTTCCACTATCTCAAGCTGAAGATGGAAGATCTGTTCGATAAAAACGATCGTCAGATCGCCGACATCGCGATGGAAGGGTTCTTCCAGGAAGGACTCAATCTGCTTATCCAGGCAGTCAAATGGCTTTGGCAGCAGCTGAAGAACGCGTGGCAGTGGATCACCAAGAACATCAACAAGGCGATGGCCAATACCACTTACGGCAAGCTGAAAGCTGCTTCGGATGCGGTGGTTACCTTCTCCCTTCGCCACGGGATCAACATCTTCCCGAACAACAAGTATTTTGTCCCTGGTATCCCCACTGGCCCCGATCTCCTTCAGCGCCTCGTTATCGTCACAGATGTGACAGATGCTCTGATCGGAGCGGTAAAAGCTTCCGGCAAACTAGAGTCCCCGACTGCAGCTGCTGGATTCGAGAAAGCCTTCGAGGGGGTTGTATCGAAGTACAAAAACATCAACACCACCAATCCAGTAGTGACCTACAGTGGTGGGAACTTGAAATTCCAATTTCCCATCAATGCCGGCAATACCGATCTGGTGGCCGCCAAGTACTACGATGGCGATCTGATCAAACAGATCAACGACGGATATCTCCGACTGAACGACAAGGGAGAGGAGATCCGCAAAGTCCTTGATATGGCTCGCGATAAAGCTGAACGTCTCGGGCGCGATCTCGAAACCGCACAAAAGAGCGGCAACACGGACAACTACACCATGGATTTCACTCGAGACAAGATCGATATGCTCAGTCAGATCAACGCGAACTGCGTTACGATCTCACTCAATATCGTGGCCATCGGTGTTATCCTGGAAAAGATCACCAAGGGTATCGAGGACATGCTGACGGATCTCTCTTACAAGAGCGGATCCAATGAAAAGATCCTCGTTACCACCACGATCAAGTGATCAAATCAAAACGTAACATAGACAGTAGGTACATCCGGGATAACCGGATGTACCTACTGCTTCTTGTCAATTACGGACGATACATCGCCGCTTCATATCCGAGCGAACGAATGCTGTTGAGGATCAGATCCAGTTCTCCCTCCGGAACGTTACGGACCACGATCACACGATCCTGTGCCGTATCGATCAGTTTAAAGGTGGAACTGTCGATCCAACACAACGCAAAGGGACGGATGATCCCATCCTGGGTTTTCACCAGGAGAAAGGTCTGTGACACCAGAGTGAGTTTGGCGATCTCCGCCGGCATCGAGTTATGAATCGCTGTCAGCTCTTCATGTACCCGAGCTGCTTGATAGTCGGAAAATCCAATGATCGATCCGCGATAGACTTGTTTGTCTATCTGATTGAATGTCTGAAAACTGACTCGAGAGCCAATCTCCACTTCCTTGCCTAAGACCTGCATTCGTTGTTACTCCTTATCGGTATTGACATATGCTGCATGCTTCGTTACGATACGTGCTGTCATAACATATTTCAGCGCGCTTTCAGCGAAGCGATCCAGAATGGTCAAATCGACCTTGGAGGGTTGAATAATCAGTGGTAGAACATCGCCTTTCTTTCCATTCTCGTAGTTGGAAAGAAGACGTTCCTTGAGATCCGTCAAGAGGAACGCTCTTCCGGGATTCATCACGTCCACAGCGTACTTACCGAACTCGTCAGCACTGTTGAACTGAGGATACTGCTTCTGCTCTCGTTTGGCATCGGCGATCGCCTCCGGTACCAGATTGAGTGATACGGAATAGATCTTCCGAAGTGCTCTGGCGAAGGCTTCTGCAAACATGCTCTCCATGCGATCGATACGCGTAGCGTATTCATCGAACGGAACTTCAGAGAGATGTTTGCATGCTGCATAGAGCACCTTGTTGCCTCCGATCACAGCACCATGACGGAGCACCGTTCTGGCTGCGCTGAGGCAGTCCTCCACGATATCCTTCGCGGTGATGTTGTCGTAAGCCATACCACCAATGGTGAGAACTTGCTGTTTGCCAGCGACACCGCAACTGTAGAGTCTCCGGAGATTTTCGATCTCCGATTCCGTAGTTGCAGTCTTGTCACCCCTCTGCAAGAAATCGATCCGCTGATCGATATAAGCCATCAGCTGAGATGCCCATGAAGTGGGATTCTTGAGATTGACATTGATGTGGTTCTCATCGACTTGGAACACGTTATCGATGTAGAGACGATCCGCCACAAAGGTGACGTGTGCTCCAGGGATCTCGATCACGTTATTACCGATCTTATCCGGACGATGGAGTTCGGCAGCTCCAGCCATCACCACGATATCGTTCATCTTCGGATCGTCGAAACGGGTTCCGAAGTAAGCGATCTTATCAGGATGTCTCCTGACAATATCGGAGAGTTCTCCGAAGGTATTGGAATCGATCCCTTCATGGGCGATGATCACGATCGGACCGGGATATTCGTCATCGCGGATCAGGTTCCAGAGTTCCTCCTGATAAGGAAGTCTCGTGGAACAGAGTGTATCCGCCATCATGAACACACGACATTCTCCAGGCATTCCTTCGAACCCTGTACCGTTGGCGATATTGAAGCAATCCTTGAAGGGACAGCGAGCATCCATCTCGAACTGACCTTTGGATTCCTCCACTTTCACTCGTACATCTGTTTCATACTTGCTTCTCCGATAGAGGAGGTATTGCCAGCAATCCTTCGGTGTTTTCATAAACATCTCGGCAACTGCTTTGGCGATCTCCGCATCCCCGTGAGAAGAAGAGTAGCACTGCCAGTAGACCAGGTTGTAGACAGCCATCTCGGTATCACCGTGATAGAGTTCTGCCAGGTTCTCAACCGTGAGTTTCATCTTCTCTTCTGAGAAGGCTACATCTCTTCTGAACATTGAGAACGCATCCCGAAGTTCTTCATAGGTGTACGTAGTGAAATTGGGATCGTTGTGGAAGAGATCGATTAGTTCCTTGAGAGCAGCGCACATCAGCATCATAGCCGAAGTGGTACCATCTCCTGCATCGCCTTCAACGGCAGAACCGATCCGTGCCACAGCTTGTTTGATCACGTTCTCCATGGGACTGTAAAACTCAATCTTACGGAGAATATTGATCCCATCTTTGGTATGCTGAGGCTCGAGCATTTCATCGGAAGCATCGACGATCATGGCATATTTGCCATAGGGACCGTAATGCTCTGCAAGGATCGTGAAGATGCGATCGAACACACCTGCAAGATCCGTAGATATGACATCTTTGTCAATGATATTGGTAACGCCAAGACGACTGTTGGCTACGGTCGTCGTCGGCATCATTCCATCGTTCATCATCTTCTTGGTTTCCTATTTGGTGCACGTGGGTTGCGTGGAGAGGACGCATTTGGATCGGGAGCGTGTTTCACCATGGCTTCGGTGATCGCTCCTACTTTCTCTTCAATCTCAGTGAAAGTCGCATAATCCAACTGCATCAGATCGAGGAAGCTCAGCCCTAAGTAGGTATGTGTGACATCACACCCACATAAGGCGAGCACCCGATCGACAAAGCACTCGGGAGTCAAATCGGGCCGTGGCGCCTTGTGTACCTGATGATACTTCCAGGAAGAATCACCTTCACCCCACCACGGCTCGTGTTGATCTCGTAGTATTTGGATCGCAAAGTCTTTTGAGATCCCATCTCGTTTGGAAAGGTTTCCAAAGATTTTCCAAAAACCATAAATAACCGTACCGAAGAGGAATTTGTTATAATCCCCTTCGTCGGTTACGGCCCTTCCACCGAGTGTTACTGGAAGGATTGGGCGAAAAAAATCGACTGCACGTCGAGCGGGAAGAACATGTCGGAACCACTGACCGGTTTGGCATGGCAGCTTGGACATTCCAGGCCGATCGTTCCGATCCAGGTGATTCGAGTTGCACCGATGAAGGAGTTGAAATCGCTCATCAGTTTTTCACTGTGTGCTTCCTGTCGACCGGATTCCAACACCATTTCGATCGCTGCTTTCTCGGAAGTCGTGTAATCGATCGTTCCATCTTCGTTGAACACCTCGACATGATGGATCCACGGGATCATCATCTGGTAAACGTGGTAGATCAGCTGAAGACCGACCTGCTGCTGCCGTTCTTCGTCCGTGCCACTGATCGCTTCGTTGATGCGATTGATCAGATCGGTTCCAACGGTCAAGTATTCCCCGATGCTCGGGGATTTGAACACCAGTCGAATCTTTCCGAGTTCCTGGAGAGTCTGTTCCGAATAATAAGTCATCGGATTGACCTTCTCCTGGTAATCCCTGATCTTCTGGAGCGGGATCGATTTCAACTTGCCAGTGGTTTCCCAGTAGGAACGAACTTCCGGGATCTCATCGAAGATCTTCCGATTACGGAACTTACAGGTAATCGGATTGATTTCCGTCTCATCTGCTTTCTTACACTTCGGGCAGAAGATCCTGGTATGGAGACCTCGCCGATACATCAAGGACACAATAGCCCACACCAGCGTCTCGTAATCGAGAACGTTGATGTTCTTGTAGAGGGCTCCGTTCTTCTTCCAGTTCTCCAGATTGGAGTCCTCGATCCCACCGTACTGGATCAGGGCATTGATGAACTGTTCCTTCAGGAAGATATCGTTACAGAGCCACATATGAGCTCCGAGCGTATGCCCCAGTTCCGTTGCATTCATCTGCACGGTGTTCAAGAAACCGGAGATCTCGGCCAGGGAGAGCGGACGGAGAACCACATAGAACCCAGAGTTCAGAAGATTGACCTTCAAAATACCCTTGGCACGTGCGATCAGCATCAGCTGGGCGTTGTGGCCAACCAGATCCGGAACGGAACCATCTTCCCGCTTGCCAAAGTGTTTGCCGCGAGTGAAACCGTCTTTGATTTCAGAGGAGTTAACCTCTTCGAAATCCTCTTCAGAGATATCAGCGGCTTTCATGGAAGCACGTGCGTTGGTCACGTATCGGTTGCGAAGACCTCCATCGGCAGCAGCCATGTACTGAGAAACAAACGTGGAGTTGTCCCGCAGAGCCTTCTGATATTCCGCACGAGAACCATACTCGTTGGCCAGATTGCGAACGTCCTCATTGGTTCCGACCGGGATGGACATCAAGTAGTCCTTTACGGTCAGTTCATAGGGATCTTCTTTGGCCGCTTCACTGGACTGAGTATCGTCGCCATCATCGAAGATGTCAAAGGTTTCCGGAAGAACCACTTTGGCACGCTTGGTGGCGACATCCGACTGCACCTTCTTATCGATCTGTTCCTGGTCCGCAACAGGAGGAACCTGAGCCTGAATCGGTTCTTCTTCCACTTCCTGCTTTTTCTCTTCCTGAGCTTTCTCAGCTGGAGCAGCGACTGGTTCTTCTGGAACAGGAGGGATCGATTCTTCGAGAACGGATTTCAGAAGAGCCTCATCTTCGTCATCAGTAGCCTTCTCTTTCTTTTGTGCACGCGCCGCTTCGATATCGCGTTTCCACGCATCATCGTCTTTGACAGGAGGAACTTCAGGAGTTGGCTCCGAAGGAGGTTCCGGAGTATCCTGCGGTGGGATCGGTGGAGCCACAGGCGGCACCGTTGGTTCCAACGATCCTTCTAATTTCATTTCTTCACTCATGGTTTGATCTCCTTGGTAGGTAAGAGTTTGATATCATCGATTTAGAATCTATAGGGATAGTAGAAAGTATTAGATAATAAAATACAAAAGGGAGGAGAGTGGAGGGGAATACCCTCCACTCTCCTCTATACACAAAGCGTATACCCTCTTACCCAATCGGGAGCGCTAAGGTCATGAAAGTTGTCTCTTGATTGGAAACCAAAGAGCTGCAGGTTGTACTGAAACCACTTTGATCTCCGCATCTTTATAACGAATCGCGGTTTTCATTGAATCGCCACTATCGTAGCAAACAATGACATCGACTGTTCCGGGAGGATCGATCCTTCGACCATATTCCACAATCGACACAGCATTCACCCCATCACGAATCGGTAGGTTAATGCAATACACTGCATGAAGTGATTCGGGTGGACGGTTAATTACTGGGACTAACGTGACTAATGATTTGTCAAATTTATCGAGTTCGACAGGATGTACCACCATCGGATTGTCTTCGTTCCACTGTGAACGGTTGAGATACTTCTCAAACAATTCGCGATAACGCTTGAGAATATCGTGTTCCAAGAGAATACCAACCGGACGCGGTTCTAACACATCATCGCTCTTTACTGTACAGTACAGCTCTAGAGTGGTGGTGTTCGGTTTTACCCGTATCTGGTACTCATCTGGGTTCTTGACTTTATTCAATGCAGATGTTAACTCTGCCGTATCCAAACAACCAGACATGGTACCGAGGATCGGGAACCGATTTAAAATCGCATCGCGTATCTCTTTATCTCGGAACGTCAATTCGTGAATTGCCCACTGCATATCGGAACGATAGAGCAGCATAACTTCCGGAGGGATGTTTGTGTAGTACCAAGCTTCTGTACCTGGAACACCGAACATCACCTTCGTCATTCTTCTTGCAAACAAGGATGAAAAGATCCGTTGCAACAAAGGTTTTATCTTCAATCTTGATGGTTCAGCCATATCGAGTATCTCCCCAGCGTTTGTATCGAATGTAGATCACCCTACCAAAACAGGTTCAGGTTGATGTACCTGTTCACGGTGTGCACGTTCCCGTTCTTCGGTAACAGACATAGTCGATATCTGAACTTTACTGAACGTGAGATTCAGTAAACTACGCGCTACCGATATGCTTTTGCACACCTCTTCCACATTGACATCAACTTCATGTAAATCCATGGAGATATGATCATGAGATCCGATTCCATGCGAATGTAGTTGATCTGACATCTGTGTTCACATACAACGTTGAGGATTTTTATTTTTTGAAGATCTCGACAAACTTGGGATCGAGAACACTCGCATATCCGACCACGATGGAATCGATCGTATCGAACATGCCCTTGGTGACTGCATCCATCAGAGCTCCCCGAGCTTCATAGAACGCCTTGGAAGCTTCTCTGAAAGCACGGGCGAGCTGCTGTTCCTTCTCGCTGAACCCGGAGATCATCTGGTCATCAAACCAGGTGAACCAAGTGGTCACGTCTTCCGTGATCTGATTGATGAACGCATAATGCTCCTGCCACGGAGTTTTGACTTTGAGTTCATCGCCACGAATGTAATCGACGATACGAGCCATCTCGTAAGCAGTGGCATCTCCGCGGTTAATGGCAGCATCCACGAACTTGGACACCTTCTCCATGCAAGTTTCCTTGCTGTCAGCGATGCCAGTGTTGAGAAGCCACTCCGCATATCGCTTGGCGAGACCATAAAAACACTCTTTGGTCAACATCTGCTGCAGAGCAGGGGATGTCATATCCGCCGATCCTTCCGGACCAGCCTCACCCTGAGCGATATCCTCCGGACCGTTCTCCATCTCTGGGATCGGCGCCGCTTCTCCTTCGCCCAAGAACGGAGCTTTGAAATTGAACAATTTGCTCATCACTTTTCTCCTAAAAGTTGTGACTAACTACACGAACGGCTAGCGAACGTAATGCATATCATGGTTCCATCAAGGATTTCCTTTATACATTACTCGAGAAGCTCGTTTATTTTCTAAGAATATATTACTCAGTTGAATATTGTCGAGTTCATTAATTACATTCCGGAATCATGTAATACATGTATCACACAATCAACCAGAAAGGACAAGCATTATGGCACGTCCATCTCTTGTTACATCCTACATCGATCTACAGAAAACGTTCCTGATGAGGATGAATGGATTTTCCGAAGCAGAAGCTGAACGACACATCAAGGAGATCAGCCATGGCAGATACAAACCGAAGACCGTCATCCATGTCAAACAAGTGAGATATGGACAGACAGAAATCGTAGCAGAAGAACTCGGAATGTTCCACGAACATCATCGTTCTTCTATTATCTCTCCCAGTGGTTCTCTGTACAAACCTCACACAGAACAGATCGGAGTCGTTACTCAGCTTACTAACGATCTGAAAACCAATCGTGGCAAGCACAAGAAAGCCATGTTGAAAGCGAAAGCAGTCGGAGATGAGGCGACAGAAGCAGTTCACTACTCCGCACAGACCACGATCAAAATAACCATGAACTCACTGCCAGGAGGAATGGGTTCCCCTTATAACGCTTTTTATGACAAAGGCAATTACAATGCGATCACCTCCTCTGCACGTGCACTGATCGCTCAGGCGTACACGACAGCGGAGACAACCCTTGGAGGAAATTTCGCTTGGTTCTCCGAAGATGAACTGATCAACCACATCATCATCCATCTCACCGATGGCATCGATGTAAAGAAGATCAATCGACTGATGAACCAACATCATCTCCAATGGATCAGCAAAGAACAGCTGATGGAGTTCTACCATCACGAATACAACAAGTATCACCTCAATGAAAAACTTGAGGTGGTTGAAAAACTGGTGGGAACGATGTGTCCGGAAGAAGTTGCATTCTTCTGGTATTTCCAAAATCTTCGACATCTGGTCTGGGGCAACGAGATATTCAAGACTTGGATCGATGACATGTTCGATCTCACCAAGATCGAATTGGACGAAGATGCTGTCCCCAACGATCTATTTGAGATCGATAAGGATCTCGTCTCCGTGATCTCCGTTGGATTCAACGATGTGTTCAAAACGGAAGACGATCTACAGGTCTACGACTTTCCAACTAAACGACCGGACCTGGCCAAGAAGTTCGTGTCCATTGGAAAGTATGTGCAACTCATGTTCGATGGAGTACAGGAGCTGTTCGATACGTTTATCTATACGAACTTGAACACTCCTCGTATCGACTTGAAGAAGAATATGAACCGAAATACCGTTATCCTATCCGATACGGACTCGGTGATCTTCACCGCTAAGGATTGGGTGGAATGGTATACCGGAGACTACTTTAAGCTGACTGCCAAGACCTATCAGATCTCCTCTGTAGCGATCTACTGGCTCACCAAGGCGATCACGCATTGCCTTAAGAAGTACAGCATCGCTCACGGAGCTACTGGCAAGTTCATCTACGTCATGGAGATGAAGAACGAGTTCCTCTATCCGACGATGATCATCTATGATATCAAGAAGACCTATGCAGGCCAGGTGAAGGTACAGGAAGGTGTGATCCTTCCGGAACTTCAAACTGATATCAAAGGGGTTCAATTGAGAGGATCTGATGTCTGCAACACTTCCTTGAAATTTATTGAAAGCTTCTTGGTAGACGACATCCTAGGAAAATCGTTCGGCAAGATCTCAGCAGCTCCATTGATCGCCAAGGTAGTTGCGTTCGAACAGAGGATACGTAAATCCGTCCAAGATGGAGAGACGGAGTTCCTAAAACAACTATCTGTCAAGATGGAGAAGGATTATGCTAATCCTCTCTCCAGCAATTACTACTACTACTTGGCTTGGCAAGAGATCTTTGCTCCAGACTACGGAGATATTCAAGTACCGACCAAGACACCGATCGCCTTCTTACTACCAGTGTCTTCTCAGTATTTGAATTATCTCATGGATACGAACAAGAAGATCTACAAACGAGCCAATGAATTCATGGCTAAGTATAAGCGACATCCAGCATCGATCTGCATCAACCCACAGATCGATCGTATGCCGAAGGAGCTGATCCCTCTGATCGATATCAAATCGGTTATCCACCACAACATCAAAGCGCTCTACCTCACTCTGAAACAACTCGGTATCGCTGTCGGGTTTGAAGACAAGAAGTTGTTGCTCAGTGATGTTTATGGAGTGGATGGGATCGCTCTATCCATGAAACCTGCTACGACGAACATCGATCACAAAGATTGGATGTTACGAAGAGCAGAGGAGTTACGAAGATTGATCCAGAACGCTCCGGAAGTCATGGTTGCCATGTACAAACGAGAACTGGAACAGATCGAACGACTCATCAACGTCTAATCTAATCGCCACTACAGAGTAGAGATATTCTGTAGTGGTTCACCTGCCTATTTTACGTATCTCGACCTAGGTATCGCAGATATGGAAAAATAGAGATGAAAGAGTGTAAAACATAAGCTATACGCTTATGAAAATCACCTCTAAATCAGTTCATTATTTTATCACAACATTCCCATAACAACCAATATCACAGGAGAACACCATGGACATCAAAACGCTTGTCAACTACACTCGTCACTTCTATCACTGCGTCAGAACGAGAACGATGGATCACCTCGGAGATCGTCCTCCAGAACTGCTCAATGTACCGCAACTCATCAATCCTTCCAGTTTCCCGAAGTTTACCGAAGGAGAATTCAATGAACTCAACCTGATCATCTGGGAAGCATGGATCAGCTGTGCCCTGCTGGAAGGAGATCGCAACGAAGGCTCTCCTCTCTCCAGCAAGCTGTTGGACGTGCTCAGTCGTCCATCCAAAATGGTCGATGAAAAGTACGCCGATGTCATGCCGTGTTTCCTGATGGACTGCGTACAGCCTCTTGCGGCATCTCGTCTCGCGGATGTACCGGACAAACCCTTCGTGGTCTGCAAATTGGTCTGGGAAAATCCCGACACCGATACCAAAGACTACGTCTGCTACATCCCCAGCAAGAGTCCCACCGCTATCACGGAGAACTTGTTCTTCCAGCAGTTCTGCAAACTCTTCGACGTCAAACGCATCAAGACTGCGGACGAAGCGATCTTCCACGTGGTCTACGAACGGTACAAGGAAGCGTTCGATATCATCAAAACGTTCACCTACAAGGAGGATGCGGAATGAATCAAATGATATATCACGCCGTATATAAGCCGAAGACACTCGTGTTCGAAAATACGGATCTATTCGTGGTCCATATGCTCCAGACACTGATCTATCAGAAGGGATTCAAGATAGAAGTTGAAATCACTCCTCTGGAGAAGTTTCACCTGCTATTCGTCGATCCGAAGGAGGCGGACTATGATCCGTACAGAGTGGTATCCAAACTACTGCAACTATTGCAGGTACACGGATGGAACTCCACGATGGGATTCAATCGACTCTGTACAGAGCTGCACGTACAACACGCAGAAGGCTCCGTAGTGAACATCGCGTCTGTATCCTCCGAACACAGACCTGTCTGGATCGATCCGGATGATATGATCTGCCGAGACCTGCTCATACTTTCAACTCAGGATGGAAACTATATCGCACAACTGGATATCAAAACGATTCCGGTATTCGAAGAACCCACTCCTGTTTCGGAGAACTACAGGTTCTTCGAGATGTTGTGTGAGAAAGCCGACATTGGAGATCAAAGAACGGCGCGTACTCTCGCCGCGTTCTTCTGGTTAGCACATCAGTTGCACAATGATCCTCTGATCGCTAAGGAGGATTATCGAACTCTGTTCGAATCGAATACATCGTTCCGTATCCGATACGACTGCATACTCTTATCAGAGCGTATCGCCGAAGTGAGGATGGAATCGTTCGATGCACATCGGTTCAACATGTATCTCTCAACCGGGAGCGGGCACGAGTATCAGTTCACGGTACCCTACAAGGAGTTCTTCCTCGGTATCGCGGAAGCGTTCCTTGCATACGTGATCGGAACAGAATCCACAGAATGTGCAGCACCGTCCGAGTGTCTCATGCTCGAGTACACCTCATGCGATCGGTGCAAAACACCTTCGGTGATGATCCAATCCGAAATGTCGGTCGACCTGTACAAGCGACTCTGTCGTATACCGCCGTACAACGCTCATCCCTACAACCCGCTGGTGAAGGAGTTCATCATTACTTTCAGCAACCGAAACCTTCGGGTACGGGTTGTGCGAGATGGAGCAAACGGCAACTGGGTGGCAGTGTTACGATCCGATCTCGTGCCGGATCTCACTCTGTCCTGGAGGACCGGTAGTTCCGTAAATAAAAAAGCTGATGTGAAATAACAACCAGGTGAAGATGGGTTCCATACCCATCTTCACCTGTACACACACATTAAAATAGAGGAAATGAACCATGGAAACCTGGAAAGAACACGCTTACGAACTCTATCAGTACGTACTCGATCTTCGGCGCTACATCGAGGCTACGTTGCACTACAGTGCCGTCAAAGATGATCGTGGTGTCGTTCGGTTCACCAGCAAGGGTGTGACAGGAACCATCGATTTCCCGATCGTACCGCAGTGGTATGTACCGTCTCTGGATCCATCCGCACTGCGTGCGATCTCCGACAACGATCACGAACGGCTGCTCGCGCTATCACTGGTCGGAGAAGCGGATCTCAACGTACTTCTCTATGAGAACAACAGTTTCTATGAGTTCCTTCCGGTGGATGACTTGAACATCCTCCAGAGACCGGAAGAACCGCTCAGCATCATTCCGATGATCGTCGAGCTGGATCAGGCACATGGGATGGGAACCACCAACGAATCAGAAGGGATCGTGTTCTCCGCTTGTCCGACTGTCGAAACCAAGTTGACTGTCATTGGCAGTGAATGCAACTTGGCGTACGTAACCATCGTGATCCGCAGCGACTACAGATCCAATACAGCGTTCTACACCGACCTCTGTACCTGTGTCGATACGAGTATCGGTGATAGCGGATGTGATATCCGTGAAGAGTTCTACCACGATCTTCTCGAACTCGGTAAAGCGTACGACGACGCGCATCCGATGGAAGAAGAAGTATAACAGAACAACCAGTAGAGGGAGGAGCTTCGCGCTCCTCCCTCTACGGTGTTATATTTTTTGTGTATAAAAGCACTACGGACGAGCGGAACTACAGAAGACATGCCCTCCGCATACATCAGCTACTCCAACCGCTTATCTCTCGTATTTATACAGACCGTACGATCCGTCCCGACGGTGCGAAGTCTTCCCGCACCGTACCAAGGATACCAGAGGTCTTGAACAACGATCTGATCAGTGATCGTGTTGGTTGTGGAGACTAACCCGATGATCTCTTGGATCAGAAGAGACTTGGTTACCATTTTCACCCATCGTCCGAGCACTATAACAATCAAAACTAAAAAGAGTTCTCGTCTAGGGAGTCGAACCCTAGCGTATCAGGCTACCCCAACCACGATCTCGATCGCTCCAGTGTATACAGGCTGGAACTCAGTTCACACATCTACCGAGGCAGAAGAGACACTGTCAAGATCGTTTCCATCATCGCCTTCGTGTTGTACGGATGACATGTGGGGACTAAATCCGACCTCCCTCCACACGAAGGTAAGGCATAGGGAGTGACTTATCCGCTCGTCCACCGAGAACTCAAAAAAAGAAGATCGTCAGGAACGGATTCATGTACCGTTATCATTGCGTCTAACTCAACCGGCTAAATCAGTCATCGTCCATGCCCATATCTTGTTGGAGGAGCTACCTCCGATCCGAACACCGAACTCTGACTGAAGTATAACCTTATCGACGAAGAACGTGTTGATCGACTTCGTCCATGTGAGCAGATACATCATCGCGTCAACACGGTTGGTCACTCTGAACCAACCCACGATGAGCCGTTGCACTAGTACGGCAAAACCCAACGATCTAAACCATTAGTCCCACAGACGTTCGAACTCTGTGGGCATAGCCGAGGCACTACTGGCTAGATAATCCACCAGTTCATTGCCAGGGCAAACTCCGTTCCGATGGCCTTTTACCCATGTCGCGTGTACCTGATGTACCTGCATCTGCTGCAGCAACTCCATCCAAAGATCGAGATTAGCGACTGGTTTACTATCCATCTTTTTCCAGCCATTCGCAGCCCACTGCTTCACCCAAAGGTTGATGCCGTTGACCACATACTGGCTGTCGGAGATAACCGAAACTTCACACGGAACCGTTAAGTAGCGCAACGAAGCAACTACCGCTTGCAGTTCACAACGACCATTCATGGCTTCCTCTTCGTTGCCATAGATCGCCTGATACTGTCTTCCATCTTCCGACAGGAAGAGTCCCGCATAACCTCCTCGCTGATAGTTCTTGCGATAGGACCCGTCACTGTACAGAGTAACCTTTTGCATATCGCACTCCTTTCAGCTTGTCAATCAAAAAACACGATCAAAACGAATGACAAAGTTCGAATCCTAGCTCAACCGAATCACGTTCGGAACAACTCGTTACAGCAGTCACCATTCCGTCTATCTGCGACAACACACAAGATATAGCAATCATGATTACTTCACAATAACCGAATCACAGCTAGACCGAAATCGAACAGTGATACGTTTCGAGAGTTCCAGTGTCGAACAAGTCGACGAGTCTTGCGCTCGCTCAGCGCTGGTTGCTTGGATTGTCCGAATGGAATGTCATTCGTTTTGAAAGTGAGTTAATCCCCCAAAGATAACTGGTTGGTGAGTGTTGGATGGAATGCCTGCTTGGGAGAACAGAACAACTCGAATTTACACCAACCAGTCATACCATCGTCACTTCGTGTAAAAAAATACAGGAAGCTAGATGGTCAACAAGAAAGGAAACAAATCCAGAATGGTTGCAACAGCTCGGGAAGACTTGATGCAATTCGTGAATTTGCATAACATAGTGCAGAAAATCCGTATACTCAAAAATCACCTTGTATTTTTTTACAGGACCCCACTATAAAATGAGCCTTTTAGGTCTATAGACCTAAAAGGATAGAAAACTTAAAGGTATTTTATTTAAATAGAGAAGAGAATAAGAATATTATAGAGAACTCTCTCTAGAGAGAGTTCTCTAGTTATTCTTTATTCTCTTCTAAGAGTTATATTAATTATATTTATTATAAATTATATAATTTATATAAAACTCTTAATCTAGGTGTAGATCATATAGTTCTCTTAAGAGAACTATATGATCTACTTAATTACATTACACTCTCTCTATTCTTCTCTTATCTCTATCCCTATAGTCCCTTTCTCTTCTCTCCTCCTTCCTCTCTCAAATACGTTTGAGAGAGTCAGTCACCGATGGAGTTTGGATCGTGAACGATATCGACCAGAAGACGAGGGACAGATGGTCCTCGTCTTCTGTCTCGATGTTTGGTTTGACTCGTTGAACGATTCCTCGAATTGTTTTCGCATCTATCACTCCATCGAGGGGGAGATGATTCAAACAGTGAATCTCCCCCTCGTGGATGTGAGTGATGACCATCATTTAGACTTCGTCATAAGCGAAAACAACTATCACCTAGGGATTTCATCAATGGGAATCGTTCAAACGCTCCCATCTTCGGAGAACGAATATGCTCACGAGATCATCAATCGCGCTCGGGCGCTGAGTGTTGAGATCGACGATTATCTCGTGAGCGAAAGTTATCTGCTGGAGATGGATCAAGATGCGATAACTCCTGAGGCTTTGCGTGTGAAATGCGTGGACTTGGTGTCCGAGGAGTTATCGCAGATCGGCATCGCGGTGATATCCCCCACAGGGGATGAGATATCGAGCGATGTTGCTTTAACGCACGAAGTGTTGGTGCTTCGCGCGAAGTTCGATGAAGATAAATTCTACGAACTGATCAAAGATCGAGAAGATCTCCAACAGATCTTGCAGTCGATCGGCGACAGTCCAGTGGATGCTCTGGTCACTGTGATCACGAAATTCTACGAAAAACATCCACTGGACGAAGGTTGGGAGTTCTTGGCAGCGAACGCTGACAACTTGGATCAGAGCGATCTGTTCGTGGATTGGATCCACGCTCAACTGGATCGCTGTGGTGAACTTGGCGCTGTAACGCCGATCACCTCTGATAATTTTTTACGTACTGCTCAAATCACTATGACTATCGAACGTCAGATGGAACGAGCAACTACGATGGCACTGGCGTTGGCGCACCGCTGGAACCCAGAGGGATCGGATCGATATTTTCTGGAAGTGGAGGAGTCCATGGTTGGTGCGCGTCGGCGCTTGTTGAACCATCCCAAGTGGTTCCCTTGGATCTTGGAGAACTCCAACATCACTGGGAACGAAGATCCTTTCCCGTATCCGAAGGAGTATCGAGCGACTCGTCGTGGTTGGTTCGATTACTGGCTGGAGGATGAACATTTTGAGCAGTTGCCTCTAGAACGTCATCTGCCTTGTCTGGTGGTCAACGCCTGGACGAAGGATGACAGTGAGGCATCGTTGACAACCAAGATCAACGGACTTGGCCGTAAAGATCTGGTGTCACTGTGCGAACCGCTGGTCAAGTTGTTGTTCGAGGAGGTGATCGATGGAGCTCAGTAAAGCGAAATCTTTGTTCCTCCACAGGAACTTTTCTCGGTTCCAGGATCGTGAATGGATCTTGGAAGTACTGACAGTCATGGAGAGTTACACGAGAGAGATCGAACTGGATCTTCCCCAGACGATGGAGGAAGGAATGACGATCGATCTCTCCGAGTCGACGACTGCTGGTTGGCAGATCGGTGATATCGTCCGAGTGAACAAGAGTCATCTCTTCTCGTTCGAACCCAACTCTAGGATCTTCTACCTAGGACCGTACGGAGATCGACCGATCCTCCACTGGTTGGACACCTTCAACCTGATCAACGGAACGATCAATTTCACCAACACACCAGGTGGGTTGCTCCGTACCACAGTTGGGATCTTCCTGGAGAACTTCCACTGTCTCTACTTGCCATTCGGAGATAAACTCCAGTATGTCAATGGAGCTTGGAAGATCGGATCGATCCGTGCGATGATCGCAGAGGGGTTGCTCAATGGCAAGCTCACGGTCCCTGAGTTCGAACGGTTCATCGATCAGTGCTACATGCTGAACCACATGACGGAGCTTTGTTCTCCGACGCTTTCTCCTCGATCACTGGTATCCCATCCGGATATCCCCAAAGTCAAGGCGGAGTTCATCGCTGCTCATGCTGGACAGATGAACGATCCGATGGTGGCCAAGGAGCTGGAGGACAAGGTGAAAGCGCTGGACAAAGAGTGGATCGGAGACGATCCATCCAAGCGGTTCTTCGACAGTCTCGGTGGGAACTCTTGGGGCATCCACCGTAAGAAACTGTTCTTGACTGTTGGTTGCATCGACAGCTTCGATGAGAACTCTGGCAACTACGAGTTCATCCCGAACGCTCTGACAGAAGGATGGACAGTCGATGCGATGCCGACGATCATCAATGAGATCCGCAAAGGTTCCTACAGTCGCGGTGTAGAGACTGCGAAAGGCGGTGCGGAGACCAAGTTCCTGATGCGAGTGTTCCAGGATTTGAAGCTCACGGAGGAGGATTGTCATACGACACGAGGTCTCTATGTGAACTTCGCCATGTACGATCCGGAAGGTTGGTTGGGGTGTCTTGCATTCATCGGTGACAAGCAAGTTCTGCTCACGAAAGAGAACTTGAATCTGGTTCGTGGCAAGATCGTCAAGATGCGTTCTCCTCAAACCTGTGAAACCAAGAACGGCATGTGCTATGCGTGTGCTGGACAGAACTTCAAAGTGACGAATGCTGAGATGATCGGATCTCTTGTGGTGATGCTCTCGTCCGAGTACATGAACCTCTCGATGAAGAACATGCACGGAACGCAGCTGCAGACCACCACCTTATCCCTGGAAGAAGCATTCATCTGAGTGTATATTTTAACCGAATGACAACATACGTTGGAGATTGAACAAATGGCAAAGAAGAAAACCACTGCGGCTACCCCGGAAGAAGTCGCTGCTGCGCAGGCTACCGAAGAGCAGACTCCAGCCACCGAAGTGGAGACCACGGCTCAGAAAACGGCTCAGGCGGAAGTTCCCGCTGCCGAAGAGGTGAAGTCGGAAGAGACTGTCGAGACCAAACCGGCCGAAGAAGCTCCCAAGAAGGAAGAGACGGTCGTGCTCGATAACAAGACCACGATGAAGGAAGCGACTCCCGCGAAGGCAGCTCCCAAGAAATCTTCTCTGGTCGACAAAGTATCCCATACGCGGCAGTATTACCAGCTGAAGACCATGCTGGAGACCTACACCGCCATGTGCTCGAAACCGAGCAACGACAAGAACGTGCTGACCTCGCGGATGAAACAGTCCTACGCGATCGTGCAGTTCGTTCTGCGTTATCCCTACCAGGAGTGCTGCGATCTGTTGTTCGACACGCTGGTGTCCGGACGTGGAACCGTCTTCAAGCCGGGTACCCTCTGCGTCATGGCCAACGACCTTCCGTTCGCGGAACGGAACAAGTTCACCTCCTTCTACAACGCGTTCTGCATCTTGGTTGACCACAAGGTCTACAAGACTCGGATCGTGATGGATATGGAAGCCGTGCGGGCTACGATCGGCAACGACCGCATCGTGACTGCGCTTTCGAACATTCGCAAGCGGATCGAGGGATAACATGCCCAATACGCATTCCTTGATTCGTATCACACTCTAACAGGAGATGGAATTATGAGTCTGGAATCTGTATTGGCAATTGGAGCTGCGATCGGTAAGGTCGCCATCGGTTTGGTGGAGGACAAGATCAAATCGGACAGAAATGCAGAAATTGCTGCGGAGAACCGCAGGAAACAAGCTGCAGAAGCTGCTCGGAGAGCTTCTCTCACTCCGGAAGAACGGATGGCGGAAGATATCGAACAGCTCCGTCGAGAAAGTTCGGAAGAGAATGAAGCTCTCCGTGAGGAGATCCGTTCTCTCAAGAGCAGACTTGATTGATCTTATGTGAAAGCAAGCTATAGCTGGTACAGGTTATCCCTGTACCAGCTATAGCTCTTATAACGTCGAGTGCAACGCGTTATTTATGTTCAGTCTTCATCTTCCTCTTCTGCTTTATCTGGAGCAGGGATATCGAGATTACCAGGTTCTCCACCAGGAAGACCGGTACATGGTTCCAGCTCTTTCTCCGAGATGGCAAGCTTTCCATCGAGATCGAGGTTGCATTCGTTGAACTTCACTTCGAGCTGTTGAGCTGCTTCATCGAAATTGGGAGGAGTCACGGAACCGTTTCCTTTCTTGCCATCTTCCACCTGGATGCTGTGCAACAGTGCGATCACTTGTTTACCAACGGCACCGTTGTGATCCGAATCCTGTCTCTTGAGGGACAGGTCGACGCGTGTCTTGGCATCGTTCATCTGATCTTTTAACAGACCTGCCAACGTGTTGGTCATGGTCATCTTGACTTCGATCAGTCGAGCTGGATCGTTGGAGGTTACCTTCATCTCATTCACGTTGGCGCGAAGAGATTCGATGATCTCTTTCCGAATCGTACCGACTGAGTTGGCGGTCTCTTCAAATGCGCGGAACGCTACATCGATGGGAGTACTGACTTCCGACATAGTGTTGATCTCCTAAGTTTAACAGCCAGAGATGGCCGTGTATTTTGTTACAGGTTTACCCATACTATGGATCCTCCCTGGTACATCTGTTCTTGCGCCACATGAAACAGATAGTTCCAGTGTATGCGTCGAACACATTCAACAGATACCTATCGGTGTCATCATTACGTTTAGGTACGTGCGATATTCGTTCATCAAGACCAGTTGCTTCTTGAGTAGGAGAGTTGGGGTTATTTACAACTAGTCAACATGGAAGCAATTTGGTAGATGACAGTATCATCCCAACGCAGGTGATCCTTACGCACTATGTTATGCGAACTGATGTTCGATCTGAGGACCTATTTTGATATTTCCTCTTGCTTACACAAGGCTCAATCGATATAGACATTCGGTGGAACCTTATTCCTGGAATGTAACACTACGCTTGGAAGTATTGGGCGCTTCGACGATCTATGACTGGTTCGTTGTGCGTTTCCTTCATGCATAGATCGTCAACAAGTGTACGAGAGTCTTTTGCACGAGTACATCGAAAGGGGGAGCCGCCGCCTCCCTGAGACACTCTAGCTTTCCATTCCTCTTTCCTGCTCTTTTGGTTTGGTTGAACACATCTTGCCACTACTGACTCGGTGGAGATGTCTGTTCGGTGCAACAGATGGATACAGTTGTTCCTGGTACCATCCAGAGCCTTGTGTAAGCAACTTTTACAGCTCCTGTTAAGTAAGCTACTCCTACCGGGATTCAGTCCCCCGGTAGGAGTGGCGCTTTTGCTGTTTATTTTATTTCAGATATATATCACTGTATTGATATACCTTGAACTAATATCAACAACAGGAGGTATTTATGCAAAACGAGTTTAATTGTTCTGAATTCAACAACATCGATCGTAAAATAAGGGAGCTGTCTGATCAATTTCCATTCTGTTCCAAAGGGTATTTCTGGTGTCGAGATACCGATCAGGTGTTGGATAACCTTGGCTATTCTGGTAGTAGGGTGTTCGGTCTCAACTACATGGCCGCGATCGAGATACTTGATCAGGTTTATCCAGAGATATTCTCCGACTGTAAGAATATCTCAGACAAGACCTGTAAGTTCGCGTCTTTCATGAACGTGTGGACTTGCATTATCGCACACATCTTCACTTCCGATCGACTCATGATCAATGCGATATGGGATCTCGTCAACGGGATTCATTTGGTGAGTGAATCGAAAGAGGGAAATCCGTTTATGACATTTGCAAGCTATCGTTTCCCTACTGGTACACGGAATGAGTCTGCAAAGAATGAGAAGTTGATCACCGAGTTGGTTGACAGGCTTATCCGTTGGGATCATTTGACCATGCACGATGGTGGGACTTCATGTTACTTAACGATTGACAAGATACTTGAAACGGAGGAGATTGAATGGTGTGGAGAGAAAGTGAGACTTCTCCATGCGGCCCACGTGTACGCCACGATGCAGTACATCACGTTCAAAGCCAAACAACTGGCTATCAAGAACGGTATGAAACACGGTGATTCATTGTGCTCCTTCCGTGAAAGATACTTACTGCAGAAGAAAATTGACACAGATCCTCTGGAAGTCTACTTGCAATTCATCCCCATCGCGTTAGAACCATGGATGTACACGATCAATCCGAGATTTGATACCGTGCAACATCCCACAATCGTAACGAATCCCCTGAATATGTACCACATGATCGATTAATGCTACAGTCGGACCTGTTATGGTCCGACTGTAGTTTGACTTAGGAGAGAAATAATCATGCATATCACAAAGAATACAACGAGTATCTATCAATACTTCGCTAAGAGACGGAAAGAGGATGTCGCCAGAGTGGTTCAAAACATCGATCCGGTAATACCGGAAAATATCCGTGTCATACTCTCCAGATATGTAGCTGGAGAAACGGATACGATCGATGATAAAACAGCGAGGCTTGCTCTATCATTTCTGGTGTGGAAAAATGTGGTATGTGAAGCAGAACTGATCCGGCATATGGAACAGAATTTCAAACGTGAGTTGACTTCCTATGAGAAGGAAAGGAGGATATCTTTGGCAAAGATAACCTTCACCGGAGCGATGGGTACGATTACCGTACTGGATGCTTATTTTCCGACCTCGATCAAACGACTTACTCCATATGTTGAATATCTTGATATCGAACGTATGAATCGCCCGAGCGAGTATCGTGAGTGGTTGGATGTTGAATTACTGAAGAAATCGGAAGAAAATGAGTAACAACATGAATATCAATTACAACGATCCACACGACCTCAACGGTCAGTTTCACGCCACTTGTCGTTCTTTGCTTCTGCTCCGCGTGGAAGATAAGCGACTGCTTCAATTCCGCAGCAAACTTCATAAGGCAATAGCCGAAAAGGAAAAGAGATATCCCAAGCTTACGAACGAAGAAAGTGCTATCATAACAAATGCACAATATGCCGTTGATCGTATTGTCGGGCATGCCTTAACCAGTCGTCATACAATCGGTTCCAATTCGAATGAGTATAAATGGACTGTTATGCGGTTCGTGAACGACTACGATATCTTATCGCTTCCTCATGAACAGTTTGTGGAGAAACTTAAACAAGAACTTCATCAACTCAACTGAGCTAACTTCAGAGCACTAGGTCTTATTGACCTAGTGCTCTGTTTTATTTTTTTTTGCTTCATATGTCATTGATCTATCTTGAGATATATATCACTACTTGAATCATTGGAGATGGTTCAATCGGTCGTAGGAAACTAATTACCATTTTGTTCAAATGAAAAGCAAAACGAACTCCCTTGGGTGGTCACACACCCAAGGGAGTTCTGAGCTAGAAGGAGATTGCTTATGCAACCATCTACATTTGACAAACTTGTGAAAGTTCTCGAACCTCGGTACGAAGCTAACGCTCCTGCCGTGGCGAGAGACATTTTACAAGCATACTACAACTTCGGCACGACCGTTGTTCGTCACGTGACAGCGCGTAAATAAATCTTTCTTCCAACCTATATTAGGTCGGTTGATTGTATTTATTTATAGCGTCAGTTTACGTGACGATCGATATTCATTCTGGTAGATTGGAATATCGATGTAGTTTGTAATAAGTCGTAAATCTACCCGTTAGTCCTTGTTCGGATCGAGCTATCTCCTTCTATTTAATGATAACCTAACCAAGAGGTGTTATTATGAAAAAGCTCATCACTCTTATCGTCGGAGTCATCATGTCGATGACTGTAGTTGAAGCGGTCGAATATCAGAACGTTCCACCGGAACCGGAAGTGATCATTCCATTTGAGTTTCAAGTCAAAGCTATCGCGACGGCAGAACTCAAGGAGTGGGAGAAGTTCCGTTCCAAAGCTTACTATCCGACCAAGTATGACAACTTGACGATCGGATGGGGATTCACTGCAGTTCGTGAAGTTAGTTTCTTGAAATACGAAACGTTGGCAGCTTTTAATAATGCTGCTAAGCAGTACACGAATGGCAAGTGGTATGTCTGGGGCGACAATGGTATCAATACCAAAATCACCATGAACAATGCAGTGAAACTGCTGAAGGGTAAGAAGATCAAGCTTTCTGAGTTCTCCAAACAGACCATGACGGAAGCAGAAGCCAATGCCCATCTGGCCGAGCTTGTCGACAAGGTTTACAGAGTCGTTGAGAAGAATGTTAAAGTTGATCTCACTGCTCATCAAGCAGCTGCCTTGGTTGTATTTGCTTATAACACAGGAGTATATGGGTTCAAGACGTCCACTCTCCTCAAGGAGCTCAACAAGGGTAACTATGATAAAGTCCCGAGTGAGCTTCGCAAATGGGTCTGGGAAACTTATTATGATAACGGCGTCAAGAAGAAAAGGAAGTCCACTGGACTGATCCGACGCCGGGAGGCCGAAGTGAAAATGTGGAACACCACTGACTAAGGAGGTGTCGTATGAAAGCGAACATACGATTGAATGATGAAGAGTTATCCGAATTCTTTAAAGCCAACACGCTGTTCCGTATCGCTCTGGATGAGTATGACGATGAGTTCAAGGAACATCGACTCCAGATGCTCGAGTTCCATACGACGAATTGGCTGGTGTATGTTCGTTCTCGTACGAAGTACACGTGGATGCGCCGTGAGAAACTGGCGGACATGTACAGAGCTTATGACAAGAAACTTCTCGCTGATTTTGAAAGAGCGGAAGAAGTCCAAGCGGATGCATGGTGGGATAGATGACGAGTAGAGAGGATCGGGGAGAACATCCCCGATCCTCTTGTTTTTTAATTATTTATTTGAAAGGAATGAATTATGTATCGAAAGACTAAAATAGACATGTATCTGATGAATCAGTCGTGTATGTTCACCTCACAGCTCGAACAGATGGCCTTGAAATTGATTCCGTATACAGGACAGAATAAAACTCCGAAAAGAGTTCAGTACAACGGAATCGAGTTCCTCAAGATGGAGATGACTGAGAAATCACGCATCTCGAATGCGTATTTCTTCACGCAGGGAAATGGCTCGAGACTGGGCGATCCGATCGATGTGATGTTCTTCCACTGTCAAGGCGCTGTCGGATACGAGGAATTGATTACCTTGTATCCGAACGATGGACACGACAATTGTATCCAGATCATGTCTCCGACTCAATCGTTGCTCGATGACGCCTCAAAGTCGTTCTTGGAACGATTCCACAATGTTTCCGTATCGATTTACGATCCAACTAACTTCTAAGGAGGTATCATGTTCCCATTATCAAAATCAATCAAAGCTCATCCGCTCTGGATCGGAGTCGGTGATCGTGTTGAAGTATACAGTGCGAAAGAGCTGTCTCCGATCGAAGCTACGGTCGTAGAACATATCGTTCCAGCTTGCGGTTTTAAACTGGACGGTCCTCCGGAGTATGCCGTGGAGAAGTTCTTGGTCAGTACCTTCGATGGAAGAAGCTTAGTGGTGGATCGCATCCTAATCACCAAAGTCTATCACAAGGATTATTTCAGAGCACCTGGTTACTACTGGGTGATCGCGAAGTTCATCAGTGATACGATGAATGGTCTGCGAAGAACCGACTATCGCTCGCTACCATGAGACCAGAAAAGGATGGAGCATGTTCGGAGAAGAAAAGCTGATTTCGGAAGATAGGATCGTCAAAGTACTCGGTCCCGTGTGTAAGGGAGGCATTTCGTCTCTTCCGAAAGAAGTACTGAAACATTATCATGCTCTCAGATTCGGACGTGAGTCGGAGAAAGGAGTACTCGATGAATAGCGATAAAATAATTGACTGGATCAATTCCAAGATTGATAAAGATGAAAAGATCGATCAGTGGGAAATGTGTCAACAGATCGGTGCCGAGATCGGCACTTCCAGTGACATGTTCATCTTGGAGCAAGGAGGAGATGATAACGGCTCCACTCACTTCGTTGTGAGGATATGCTCCAAGGTCATCGGTAGTCAACCCGATATCGTGAATTTCTCCATCCCGACTCATTTGCTCGACAAATTCATTGGTCGTATCAACATGTGTTGTCGGTGCGCAGACTGGAGTCCGCTCGTCATGGGGATGGATTCGGCATCACCTGATCCCGTAGAAGGTGTTCCAAACTCCATGGTACTGGTGGATCATTACACCAAGATCGATCACACCAACGAGATCGGTGCGGAATACTGTTATCTGAACGGATCCAGTGGACCGTGTATGCTGAAATGGAATTTCACAGAGGAGAAGTGGGAGGAGTTCCACTTCGAAAACGAACAACATATCTAATCCAAGAGGATGTGGGATCTCTCCCACATCCTCTTGTGTTCTTTCTTTTTTTGAACGATCCTATGTGGATATCATTACGTAGGAGATATCGTCTATGCAATTCGAATTATCATCCATCGCCATGGAAGGTTATCAGGGGAAAGGTTCCCCTGTGATCAGCAAACTGAAGAGTCTTGCTCCGAAGTTCGAACACTTTGTCGATCTGATCTGGAAGATCAAGATCATCGACAACGAACCGAAAGACAAGTTCGAGGAAGGTCCAACTGGAGTGAAAGCTCCCAGTTCAGTGGAAGTCGGTACGAGGAACTGGCAGTTCTATCGTGTCCTGAAAGATGTTGCTTCTGGAACGAAAGTGAATACAACCCAGGAACTGAACGCTCTTTATGAGAAACATGTGGATACTGAGTTCCGTGGTTCTAAAGGATACAAACTGAAATCTCTCAAGGAGAAAGAAGTTATATTCCCGAAGAGCGGTTGGTTCTCGTTCCCTGTGGTTCAGATCGAACGAGCTTTGCGTCTCTTTCCGGATCGGTTCGAGGATATGATCAAACATCTCGAATCCCTTGAGGGAAAGGAAGCGAATGAATATGCTCAAGTGATCGATAAGCTGATCCTTGATATCGAGAAGGTCATCCTTCCAGAATCCCTTGTTCCTGTTATGGCTTTAGCCAATAAAGTGAAGAAAAAGAAATAACCTATACCAACACCACTACTGAGGAGCTACCTCAGTAGTGGTGGGTATTTTGCGTATATATTACTTCATGTATAAATTATCACAGAGTGTTACCATTTCATACAATGAATTATTCTAAACTCGGAGGATTTAGATGGCGGTTAATCTAACCTATGGAGCGAACTCCATCAAGACGATGAAGGCGCTCGAACACATGCGGCATCGTGCTGGATCCTATGGCTTTGATCTCAACACAATCCAAGGTAATTTCATGCAAGTGAAAGAAACTCTGGACAATGCTGTGGATGAAGCACTGGATAAGAAGAAGCATTACAACATCGAATTGGTATTCTTCGTAAAGGGGAACGATTATCAGTTCACGGTACGCGACTATGGTCGCGGTATTCCGATCGAGAAATTGGAACCGGTATTCACAGTGGCATTCACTTCTGGTAAGTATGAAGATGGATCCTATGAAGCATCGGTCGGTACCAATGGCGTTGGTTCTAAAGTAACCGCTGCGTTATCTAAGCGTTTTGTAGCGCTTACGAAGAGACAGGATGGATTTGGGATCATTGAAGTTGGAGATCTTCAAGTTCGGAGGTTGGAACAGAGGAAACGACGGTTCGATAACAATGCAAAGACAGATGGAACGATCGTCTTCGTGGAACCAGAAGGTTCTGTACTGCGGTTGACTGATTCGTTCTTGAAGGACGGTATGGAGGATGTATTGAACCTTTGTAGGTTCATCTCAGCATTCTTCAAAAACATCACTATCACGGTACGGAAACAGGAAGGTCTTCTGAATAATGCATTCTGGAAACAGAGTGCTGAAGATATTTGGAAGAGGCTTTCTGTTCCGGAAGGAGAGATCATCTTCCAGAGTGATGAATCGATCACTCCGAGATCGTACGTTCAGCATATGTTCGAGTTGAACAAGAACGTAATCTGGGATCTGGGTCCTCTGTCGAAGGAACAGAGAAGCGATGGAGAAGATGATCGTCTTGGATTCGATATCGATCTCTTTTTGGATGAACAAACTGTGAAGGGGAAGAGGGGTATGTTGGCTGCAGTCAATCGTACTCCGATTACCAGAACAGATGCATCCCATCTGGTTGTCGTTCAGAGAGTGTTGAAACAGTTCCTCACTCCACTGATCGAGAACAAGGATCTTGAACGATTCTTCGATACGAATTATGAGATCCCATTGTCTGGATCGATCATGGTGTTCTGGAGACGAGCGACTTTCGTAGGACAGGACAAGCGGCATTTTCGAGATGTCGATTTTGAATCTCAATTCAGAATGACATTGAGAAGGATGTTGCTCAAACGTCCGGATTCTGTATGGGAATGTCTCTACGATCTGATCGTCGATGATCTGGTGGAAAAGTACAATCGTTATACCAACAAAGCTCTTAAAGTTGGGAAAGGATTGAAAGGGATCGGATTGTCTTTGAATAACTTCAAGGCATATTCGGCATGTAACTCCACAGACAACACGATCACGGAACTCTACATCGCTGAAGGAGATTCGGCAGGTGGTCGGATCAAGGATGCTCGTGATGAACACTATCAGGCGGTATTCAAGTTGCGAGGCAAACCCATCAATGCCAGTAAGAAGAGTGATGATAAAGTACTCGGTAATCTGATCTATCAAGATCTCACGACGTTGCTTAACGTCAAGCCGAATACAAAGGATCTCTCTTCGATGAACTTCTCGAAGATCATCATCGCAACAGACGCCGACAGCGACGGTGCTCATATCACTGGATTGTTGATCGATATCATTCGTCGAATCAATCCGGAGATTTTGGCACAGGGAAGATTGTATTATTCCAATCCTCCTTTGTATGCGATCACTACAAAGAGTGCAAGGATCTTCTTGCGAGATCAAGCGGCATTGGACGATGCCAAGATAGAGACTCTCTATCATGAACTGCTTGAGATCGAACTGGAAGTTGGTTCTGCAAGAACGGTACTGACAGGGGAAGCATTCCATGCGTTCTGCAAACGAGTGGTGAGACTCGGCAATATCGTCAACTCCTGTGCAACTACGTTGAGCATTGAACCATTGATTTTGGAACAGTTGCTCCATGTGGTTGATTTCTTGAGTCCTAAGACGATGAATACCAAGGAGATCAAGAAGCGGTTGAATTTGGACAACGCCATCTATCATCCTGCTTCAAACAACCTTGTTCTGGTAGCAGACCCGATGGAGATCATCATCCCGTTGGAACGTCTGGAACAGGAGATTCGACAGTTCATCCTTCCGGAGTATGAATTGATCCATTGGGATCGAGTGAATTTCTATGTCACTACCAAGCACACAGATCTTTACAATCGTACTCCAACCACTCCGGTGAAGCTTTTTCGTGACTTCACGAAAATGGATGAGCTGTATACCATTCGACGGTACAAGGGTCTTGGCGAAATGAGTGTCAACGACTTGGCGTACGTCTGTATGGATCCGGCGACCAGGTGTTTCACCAGGATCACGTCGGTCGGTAATCTCAAGGCGATCTACGATATGCTCGGTGTGAAGACCGAAGCAAGAAAGCGTCTGGTGATGTCCGACTATCTCGAACCAGAGGAATAAAATGACTCATATCAAATCGTTACGAAAATCCCTGAAAGCGTTGAAGGGATTGGCAGAAGATTTGGTATCATGCGACGAGGACGATGTAGTCGAGAATCCGGGTAGCAAACTATCCGATCTCGCTTGCGCCCTTGTCGGAGAACAGCAGACCGGCACACGCGCTAGACTCTACAACTTATTGAAATCTAATTGGATCATTATGGACGACGGTCTCATCGATGATCCACCCAATATGTTTCATGTAGAGGTAGCGTGTGCTGTGATCGGAAATCTACTTACCGTAGAGAGAACTTCCGGCAACGATCATGTTCTGTGGTATCATGACTTCTTAGAACATATATTACGCCCTGAAGACGGTCAGATGGAACTGGAACCTTATCTAGTGAAAGACATTTTGGATTTCACTACAGTTCCGTACGACACAACGGTATTCCAGCTTTGTTCCAACATCAGAAAGATGCGAACGAAGGGACCTGGTATGAAGTTCGGTATCTCCAGTTTGATCGGATTGGCGGCAATCCGAGATGGACTGGTGTTGCCTACGGAGACCAAGCTCTTGAAGGAGTGCCGTAATCTCTACTTCAAATCCGGAACCACAGGTCTTCTGGATCAGAATGCAGAGATCGCAAGAGAAGATCCCGTTAAGATCTTCAACAAACTACACCTGATGATCGAATGGATCTTCAAGTGGTACGCCTCGGAAGACAACATGCTTCTGATCCGATCCCGTGTACAGTTCGTCGCGTGGTTCGGGTTGTTGGTGTTTGCTTCCAGATGGCAGATCTTTCCAGAACTTAAACCTTTACTCGACCACGTACAAAAACAACTTACAAGGAGATTAAAAAATCGGATATTGATTTAAAGCAACCCTCTTACCCAAACAGAGGAGCGTCCCATGGAGATCCCAAATATCAGTGAACAGTTCGCTGCTATATTTGCTGGCCCAGTCGTGAACGTTGACGAGACTCTGAAACACACAGGGCATCTCATCTTCACGGAAGCAGATATCGCTGCCTCGTCCAATGATTTGGACAGACTGTTGCGCATGGTATTTGTTCAGAATCAGATCACGTATGAATATTTTAGTCAGAAATGTAAGAAATATTCCGTGGAAGTGTTGAACAACCACGATACCGAGAACTCCACTCAGAGTAATCTGTTGCGTGCACTCCAAAAAGGGAACATCACCAATAATCGATTTGTGGAAGCCATCGCTTTGGTCTTAGGTTTTATCATCACAGACAGGTCATTGACATTGACCAGTCCAGATGGAACCGTAACGACCTACAATGTGAGCGACTCCTACAAGTACGACGGTATATGTAAGACCTGATCGATAGAACAAACAATCATGTGAGCTCACAAGGACATAGGGAGTGGCCACTCCCTATGTCCACTTATTCTTTCTTTATTTTTTGCATACAATCTATAAGTGAAAGAAAATCCAGAAAGGATCTAACGATGAGCAATGCACTTTTTCTTACCGACTATCTACAAGAGAAAACTCCACAAGTCGCAGGGAGAAGGATCTCTCCTAGCGATCTACGACACGTTCTACAGACGTTCGGTGAAGTTTATCCTTGTCTTCACAACGAACCTCTGTTTCATATCTTGAGACGGAGATATCCGAGTATCATCTCCAAACCCAATGATCCCAAGAGACCTGCGGAAGAGATGGTCGATATTCTGCTGAGAGATCACGGTTCTACTATGATCGCCTATATCGACTATCGAGGTCCTTCTTTGAAATCCAGTCAAGAGGATATCGTTGGAGGACAGGTTCTGATCTACTTGTTGTTCAAAGAAGAGCTTCCTGTTCTATCCGAAGTTCCTGCTACGGAATATGCAGAATACATGTCTCTATTTGACAGTGATAAGAGATCTCCCATCTTGACTGCTGGATGGAAGTATATCGACGTCGAACGAAACGATTGAAATCACTCCTAAAACAGTTCGTGTGGAATGTGTGCATATATCACTATAGTGAATTAAGCCTGAAATACACAAGCGTACAGCTTACATTCTTGTATCGTTCATGCTAAAATAACGATATCCAAGGGGGTAGGTCACAACGTGTTAAATTAAACAGGAACACAACATTTCATACTAGTCATTTAAACACATCTAGGAGAGTATATGATCGATCGATATGCAAGCGAAATTTCGGCATCGGCTGCGATTGTAGCGAAGTCGAAAGAGTATGCTGAATTCAGTACAGGACGTCGATTGCCGAATATTGTAGACGGACTCACTCCGATCCATCGGAGGATCATCTGGGTCGCTTCTACTGGTACCCGTATGATGAAAGTAACCGAGATGGGAGGTAATGTGGGTCATCTGCATCCACATGGGGATACCTCCATCAACGATGCGATCATCACCATGTGTCAACCGTTTTCTAACATCATCCCGATGGTGTTCTCGGACTGTGGGATCGGTTCCTATTCGGATACGGATGCTGCAGCTGCTCGTTATGTTGACGTACACTCATCGGAATTCGCCAGAGATATCTTCTTCAATCGAGTGGATCTGAGTACGATTCGGAGACAACCGAATGAGAGTGGAGATGGTGAAGAACCGTCTTACTTGATCCCATCGATCCCGTATGGGTTGATGTGTGGACTGTGGGCACTGATGCCTGGTTTTCGAATCAATGTTCCATCGTTGGGCATCAAAGCACTGTGTCAGTTGACGACTCGATATATCGAGTTAAGACAGACGCCAGGATGGCAGAGTAAACTCTCCACTCTGGTTGGATATCTGGTGCCAGATTTCCCTTCCTATGGAACACTGATGAATCGGGATGATTTGGTGAATCACTATCGAGCAGGGGATTATTCGTATCCTCTGTGTGTCGAAGGAACGATGCAGATCACTCCGAAGACGATCTACATTCGTTCTGTAGCACCGGATGAGAATCTGTTGCAACAGTTTGAAAAACTGTGTGAACTGATGAAACAAAAAGGATCTCCGATCAACTCACATGTTGCTGAGATCCGGGATGGTGCAGGACGCAGGCACGGACAGTTGGTCGGCAACTTGGTGATCGAGTTGCGCAGAGGAGAAAATCCGTTCCAGTTGTTGGATCTGATTAAGAAGTCCTGTAAGTACACGGTTCAGAAATGGAAACCAAGCATGCTCTATACGGATACTTTGGGACGTATCGTTCCAGCGAATCCGTTCGATGTACTGGATGCTTGGTACCATGCCAGATTCGGATCGGTTCTTGGAGAGTTGAAACAAGATCAGGTCAAGTACGTGCAACGACACCGGCAGCTCGATGCTCTGATCGTGGTTTCGGATAATCCGGATGAAGTAGTTCGGATCATCAAGAAATCGATCGATAAACCGGCTGCTATCGTGCACCTCTGCAAACGATTTGATTTCTCCGAGTATCAGTCTACGTATCTGGTTGAGCTTCCGCTCCATCAGTTGACTGAGAAAGGTCGAGATGAGTTGGTTGCTGAAAAGAAAGAGGTGACCAAGAAGATCGAGGAGCATCAGAAGAAGTTTTTGGAGATTCCTTCTCGTATTATTCGAGATGTGGAATACATCGAAAACAAATATGCGCCAAAGTATCCAAGGAAATGCAATATCCCCTCTTACAAGGGATATGTGGAGTACGATCAGGGCGGATTCGTTCAAATTGAAACATTGGATGAATTTGATAAACTGATCAACGACTTCGGTACAGAACGTCTGAAGCTTCATCTTTACACCGCCAACGAATACACCTATTCCGTCTTGGACGGAGTGATCAAGGATGATTTTCCAATCATCCACTCAAAGGAGGTCTATGCTTCGGCTATGTATCGATTGGCCCATCGGCCAAAGTATCTACTGGTCCACCATGCAGATGGCGGAGCCTATCTGTTTGACAGTGTGGCTAGTCGGGCATCGGTTCCAGAGCATTGCAAGCTGATTCCGGTTGCGAGCACCTGCGTTCGTATCGGGAAAGATGGAACAGCAGAGCGTATCGCGTTGAAGTCCGATCATGTGAAGAGAGGGTATATCACCAGAGGGTTCCCTTTGGAGGGCGTACATTTCAGTCCGTTGGAATCCGAAGAATTTGCAGTGATTCACTGTAATTCAGCAGAACCCAATGTGATCAAGATCGATTGGATCAAACAGCGCGGACACTTGAACAAAATCGTTGTCGGTAACTGGTTCGTTTTGGGGGTCTATGATCCTACAAGAGCGATCGCGGTTACCATTCCGAGTGAAGCGAGAAGTCGCACTCCGATCCATCATCTCTATCTGCCGGATCTATCCAAACAGATGAAGTGTGGGGAATCTCTCAAGATCCATATCGGAAAACGAACTCTCAGCAACGGGAAGTCCTTGGTTCAGTACGCCAGACGTAGTGAACTTTGGGTTCCTGGTAACTAACAATAAGCAAGAGATGGGAGTCACCAAGACTCCCATCTCTGCTATCTCAGCATGTTTCAATATCATGAACGATAACGACCTGCATATTGCATCTTTTTGCAAGATCGATGCGTCGATACTCGATGCACATCCCTGTTGGTATTTTGTGTACGGCGATAATACGTATCGTAGAGGACGTGGAGGAGCCGCCGCACTTCGTGATTATCCACACACGTACGGATTTGTCACCAAACGGTATCCGTCCAACGCGGATGATGCGTTCTTCACTCCGATGGAATATCAACGTATCTTTGAAGAAGAGAAATCTAAGTTTTACAACTGGATGGACACTCTTCCTATCAACGCCATTGTGATCGTATCTCAAGTTGGAAAAGGCTTAGCCAATCGTTACAAGATCTGGGAGGAGATCATTGAACCTTGGTGGCGACAACTGAGAACCGATCCACGTGCAACACGACCGATCGTGTTGAACCACTATTAACCGCCCGATCAGAAAGGATAAAAGGGCACATGAGCAACCTGTTACACTCCATTCGTTCTATCTTCACCAACAAAAAGCGTGAAGATTCCGTCTCGCTGTTCCTCGATCCTGCCAGTGTCAATAGGATCATGGAGCAGAAAGAGATGAGCAAACTTGGACAAGCGTCATTTGAAACTCTCGTGGGACATCTGGAGAGTTTGAAACGAGATTTTTCCAATCTCCCTGATGTGAAGTTCCACCTTAAATGTGCCAGACTCCGGTCTTTTCAGGAGTACGGTGCATTCTTCTTCAACCGAGAGCTGTTCCTCTCTTTGGAGAAATTTATCGTTCAATGTCCTGTTATTTACAAGAACGAGAAACTGTTCTGTGCAGTTGTCGATGAGACGATGTACGGAGAAACCGACCCTTACAACAACCAGATCTATCGGTACAGAATCAATCTGCCGTTCCACGAACCTGTCTCCTTGGTAGCAGAAACCAGAAGGATGGTTCCTTGGAACGAAAAGGATGAAACGGTAGCCATCTGTTATGTGGTTCGACTGATCACTGAAACCAAGAAGGAAATTAATATCCCATTTGATTCGATGGTGTTTCTTCACTATGTAGGATCTAAGCAGATGGAAAATCTGATCGAGTATTGATCCTTCGGTATCTTCTTACTGATGTCAGGTATATATTACAAGCTATACATCAACTAAGAAGGAATTGTTCTATGGAGTGTTACATTAAAGATTCCCGGAAGTCCTTGAAGTCACGGAGCTATCAGCCACCGGATTTATTGGTACGCAAGGGAAAAGAGATTGTGGTACAAGTCGTCAATCGATTTGTAAAGCAAGCTGGAACCAAAGAGTATCGACCGGAACAGTTGCAAGATGAGATGCGTACAGCTGAATTGGCAGTATCCATGCAGAGTCTGCAACTTCGTTATCCGGTCGGTATCGATCGTTGGCTCTACGATGAGACCGGAGCAGTGGTCGGATGCAATTGGGTCATCACGATCAATACACTGATCCCGGATTTTATTGAGTTCCAGTGCCGTTGGAGTACATCTAGGAGTTAGGAGGCCAAGATGGATTTAGCGTATTTAGTAAAACAAAGTGACATGGAGAAACTTCAGTTGTTCTCCGATGTCATCGATCGTATGGTGTACGACTGTTGTAACACCTATCGAGTTCAGACTTATGGAAGACGAGAAGAGCAGACTTACGAGGAGCTGGAAGCGGAAAAACAGAGAGCGCGTGAGTGGTTCTCTGCTCGAGTGACAACTGTTCAGCTGCAAGAATCTACAGAAGACGAACGTCGTCAACTGTACGATCTCCTCGCAGCCAATCTCTTCCTGCTGCTCAACGGAGCACCGACAACTCTGATGGAAGGTGTGATCAAACATATCTTCATTCGTTACATTGGAAACTGTTGGGAATCCGATCGAGAAGCTGCAAGCAAGAATGAATTGACCGGAACTTATACGGAATACGATTTCGATGCACTGCAGCCGTTCGATAAGGCAGCGGAGTTTCCTCCCTATCTCTCCAGGATGTACGACGATGTCATAAGCATCCTGGCAGCAGCAGCTTCGGAAGAACCTCCTGCACAGGAATAATCTAAGGTGGGTCGGATAGGTCATTTGGATGTTGGCCGAGGTCTACACCTAAGTAGATCGAGGGTGGTTGTGAACACATCTCCTCCATGCTGTGTTCCTCCACAACACACCTTCGTCTTGTACTCGAAGACGAATCGAGAACATACCTCCGTACGAAGATCTGTGAACATCACCACGGAGTTGAACGCACCGTTAATCAACCAGAAGATAATTGTATGCAATTCGTCAACCGCTGACTGCGGAGTCATGCAGTTATCTTCTGGGCGTTCTCTTTTACGAACGACTTACTATAACTTGGGAGAATAAAGATGGATCCATTGGAAGCTTCTCCGTCTATCTATACACCTGAGGATCGAGAAAACCTCAAGAACCACATTCGCAATTGGTTGGAAGAACATGTGACAAGAGCGAACTCTCCGAGCCGTAAAGCGGACATGTTGCATATCTATCTCGCTCGACGTATCATCCGAGGACTTCGGGTCAAAAACTACAGTGACGAAGATCTGGTCACCCACGATCTATTCAAAGAGTTCTATCCGATCATCTACGAGGTCATCGGAACAACACCTTGTGTTGAATGCGAACCAGATACAGCCAAGAACATACTTGCTTCTTTTGGCAAGTACTTGAGGATCTATCTCTATCACGTGACGCACGATGTTCTCAAGTACTTCGATCTCGGTTACCAGGGGATCGATGGGATCGTACGCTGTCCGGTTTCCAAGTGTTTCCCACGTGGGATTGTACTGCAGGAACATGTGATTGCAGCCAAACAACCGTACCAGCACATCCCGGAAGAACGGAGAGAAGCATCGCTGATTATGTTCCAACGAACAGCAAAACTCTATGGAACTTGCGATGGAAGTTTTCGTTGCGAGTTCGAAGTCGACACCAGAGAGATGGATCGTTCTCTGGTTGTCACGTTGGAGAAGTTCGATAACGTTACGTCTCCATACCCCACGCTTTCTACATTGTACGAAGTCAGAGCGTTGGGCGATATGCTACTCAACGCTCTGCAGGCAGCGCTGTATCAGGAGTATCCTGATAAGAAAGTGCTCATTTCAGGAGAGATTTGCGTTCCCAACAACGTTCGATAAGAACGTGTTTAATAAACGTCCCGATACAGAGAGATTCTGTATCAGGATTCAACATTCAATTCTAGGAGGATTGATTATGCTCGACATGAAACTCGAAAATCACCTGATCCAGTTGAACGATCAGCGGAAAAAGTACTATCAGGACTTGTTCGCTGATTACATCAAGACATGGAACATAACGATGAATGAGAGTACGGATTTCACCGATTTGTTCTTGGACATCTTGGAGGTACGTCAGTTCATCGACGGAGTTAAATCCGATAAAACAAAACAGTTCAATGAGTTAACTGTACAAGTTGCCAACATGTATGCGGTCGTTATCAGAGTGCTTCAGTGTGCGGCAAATCATAAACTCTACGAACTGGCTAAGATCGTAACGATCGATGCACATCCTATCGTTATCGAGCTGTCATCGGGACGCGGGTCATTGCGGGTTATGCAAGATCATGCGAACATATTCGATGTCGAAGACGGCATCGGTGCCATGGAACAATGGTTGCGTGATTTACTCATCGGTTCCAGAGTATCGTTCTCTCAAGAACGTACAGACGGGAACGATGATATCGTCAACTATTTCCGGTTCCAGTGGAGAGATTCACGTGTCGTGCAGGATTTCACGAATACCGTGATATCTTACATGCAATCAGAAGCAGCATGCGGATGGGATTTCAGAAAACGTGATTTGACAACCCACCCGATGAAGCTCGACGATCTTTGGGAGATCATGTATCTGTTTTCCGATGCGAATGCCATCATCGCGCGGATAGCCAGCAAACACGGGTTACCTCGTTATTGCTTTGCCGGAAACATGTATACCGCAGACTCGGTTCGATATGCCAAGTGCTAATATACAGGCCTCCTAAGCCTAACGCTCGTACTAGCGTGGTAGCTCCTGTTACCGAAGGTACACTTAACAAGACTGAGAATCACGCTCTCAGTCTTGTTATTTTTTTAATCTCTCCATTTACCTTTAGAGGAGTTCTGCATGAAGAAAATAACCATTGAATTTATCGTACGAGATGAGACTCGCTTGCCGTTGATAGAATCCCTGATACCGCATATTAACGCTGTATTCCAAACCACAGCGATTGTAAATACCTTTGTCCCTCCGACTGTTGTTGTAAATGAACCGGAACATGCGTACGAAGTTGACAAATATGTCAATACAGAGTTCGTCAGAACCCGTCTTCCCGATAAACCTCCGGAAGATGAGATTCGGATCATCCGCATGGCATCGTTCCGCTGCGTTGAGAAACGCTACAGGACCTATTGCATACCAGGTCCTAACAACACAGTAATCAATGTAGGAAGATCCGACTACATTCGGTGGGTTACTCGTGTTTTGGATGGAAGGAGAGACCGTTCCATCGGTTCTCAAGTAGCACTGTTGAAGAAACATAAAACTTCCGCAAGTATGTTGGCGAAAGCGTGCGATCTCGGATCGTCCGATGCAGCTTTGCTTTCGGCAGCAGAAGAGTATCCGTACGTGAAACAAGCTTGGCAGAGCACCTTTGGTAGTTCTACTGTTGTAAAGACAGTCAAAACGGACGAAGAGTGGATCCCGATCATTGAAGCGTTCAACAAGGAATGTGACGATGCAGATGCATTTAAGGATCGGCGAGATGAAGCCGTTGCTAATAGCCAGTTAGCTGGAGGATTGCGACGTTCTCCGGAAGAACTGGATCGATCGATACGACAAATCTGCGAAGGACGTGTCTTTGGTTCCTATCGGGAACTGGTTAGGTTTATTCTACAGGAACTCTGTATTACACAAACGGCACTGGCGCAGTGGGCTGGTTGTAATAACGCTATCGTGAGTTCTTGTTTGAGTGAAAAGTTCACGATCAGAGAGAGCGCTCCCTTTCCGACAAAGCTACGGACAGTTGCCACGATTCGGTCTACGATGGAAGATCCGCTTCCTCCTCCACCGAAAGCTACGGTCAAGAAACAACCCGAACAACGGGTGGAAAAGAAATCGACTCCGAAACCAATCACTAAGAAGATCGGTATTCGGTCGCAGACGATCGATAGTTTCCTCGAGGAAATGGAACGGTGCTTGACACGGGAAGATGTGAAGAACACTCTGGTTGCTTATCAGAGAAACGCTTCCGTTCGCAGCGATGAGAGATATCGCGAGAAATATTTGGAATACCTGAGAAGTCGCTACCGGATCAGTACTGAAAAGGATCTGATCAAGTTCTTGCACGTCCTCCATGAAGAAGGTTCCATGTTCACTTGCGTCTCGGATGCACTCGGCGTTCCTCTATCGGTGGTACACGGCGCCATCCGGCTCTCCAGGTTCAGTCCGTCGTACACAGCTCGAATCACAGGTATCCTCACGAATTCAACATCGGAAGACGATGGTTTACCGGAAGTGATTCCTCCGAAGGATGGAAAAGTTGTGAAACAGAGTTTAAAACCCTATTTCATGAAACGTCCTTCTGGAGAGATCTCCAAGATCATCGCTTCTGAGAAGAAACGTGTTGTTACGGAACTGATCAATGGGGCAACATTCCTCAATGGACACGACTTCATCAGTACACTTGCTGAATGCGAAGTGCCTGTTGTCTTCATCTCTGATTTCTTTGAAATCACCCGTGCAAGAGCATACAAGATCATGCACAGTGATAACCAGGATTTTGCTACCAAGCGGAAACGTGAATTGTCCAGACAGTTCAATATCTCCTTTGGTAAAGAGATGTCGCGGACTACAACGGACGTCGGTTCTGTACGTATGCAGAGAAGCGCGCCGAAACAAGAACCGGAAAAAGAGAGTGTGCATAGCGAAGAGTCGATGTTAGAGTTTCACACGGTGAAACGTCGTCTGGATCGTGAAGGATTGGCAACAGTTCATGAGCTGATTAATGATTTGGTAAAGGCTGGTATCAAACTTGAACGTCTCTCAGTTCTCTGGGGGATCGGTATGAAGCAGCTCTATCGGATCAAGATCAATCCACGCGAATCCTATCCGAGCAGTATCTCGGATAAACTGAGCGATCGCTATGGAGCAACTGTGGTGTAGTCGCTACACAGAACTACCAGATAGGGTAACTCCCTATCTGGTAGTGATTTATTACGTTTTTGAAATATTGTTTAGAGAGTAAGGAGGATATGCGCATATGTCGATGAATTTAAATGTCAAGTGGATCAATTACTTTTTTGATATCGCCAAGCTCACGGCTTCGATGAGTAAAGATCCTTCTACCAAAGTCGGTGCGGTATTCGTGACTGCAGATAAACCGCATCGAGTTATTTCTACCGGATACAACGGATTCTGCCACGGAGTCAATGACGATCCGGAGCGTTACAACGATCGTGAGACCAAACTTCAGTATGTCGTTCATGCTGAAGCAAACTGCGTGGTTTCCGCGGCGGTAGTTGGAACTCCCATCAAAGGATGCGTGGCATTCGTCACTGCCCCACTGTGTATCGATTGTGCAAAATTATTGATCCAAGCTGGAATTTCTGAGGTATATTTCTTGGCTGAAAGTGCGGATAGAAAACCAGCGCCCGGCGTCGAAGATTGGCGCACTATCCGTGACAAGGCGTTTGTATTGTTTCGAGAAACAGGTATTCCGATTTACAAATGTCAACTGAACGAAGATTCGCTGTCATGCAGACTGGTCCTTCCGGGCGATGACGGATTCGAATGGGAGCCACGTGAGTGAAGACATTGAAGCAGTACCAACTTCCGAACGGACGCCGGTATCGAATATCAGATACAGGTGTTCCGTATCAGAGATTGTATCCGGAAGATAACAATGTGGCTGAGACCGCCAAACCTGGCGAACTGAAGTTAACAAGTCAGACTGGGTACAAAATAGATACGTACATACCGGACTCGTTTCCGGATACGCCGTGGGTGTATCTTTCCACGTCAGAGACCTTGGAGGAGGCGATATTTACGATAGGATTATTTGCCAGAACCAGGAATCGTGAAACAATTGACAGCTATGAGACGGCTGTGGAGTAACGTAGTTATGAAGATAGGCATTACCGAACAAGGGGATCCTTCTCTCGATAGCAGCTGGATCCCTAAATTGGATAAAGTAGATGGAGCGATCATCATCAGCAAAGGATTTAGTAAGCTGATGGATGATACTTTGTTGAAACATTCTAAAAGGCTTATACTGCATCAAGTCATCACTGGGTTCGGGGGAACATCGATGGAACCACATGTTCCTCGTCCGGAACAAGTGATGGACCATTTAGTAAAACTCGTAAAACGAGGATTCCCGATCGATCACGTTGTGATTCGGATTGATCCTATTTTACCAAGTCGATATGTATCTGGGTTGTTGGGACCTGGGTATCATTATCTGTTCCGAACTTTGCTGGATAACTTCGCGATCCCGAATGGATTCTTCCGTGTCAGGTATTCCTATTGCGATTTCTATCCTCACGTCAAACAACGGTTTGAAGCGAAGTTCGGGGGACACGTCATGACCGGAAAAGGTATCCCCTTGGGTACGACATTGGAAGCCAGAGATCGAATGGAAATCCAAAGGGAACTTTTCCGACGTCCGCAGATTAAGTTCGAAGCTTGTTGCGAAGAGTTCGCACCGAAGTCGCATCAAGTTGGTTGTATATCAGAGCTTGATCTTCAACTCATGGGATTAGAAATCCCTACCGAATCGGAAACCAAATGGAAACAGAGACCGAATTGTTTGTGTAAGTTCAATAAGACGGAATTGTTGAACTGCAAACATCCCTGTTATCATAACTGCTTATACTGCTACTGGAAAACAGAAGAAGAGATAAATCCTCCAGTGGTAGAACTGCCGGTGTAGTTGGTTTTCGTGTAATCCTTCAACTACCTCATTTGGAGATCTTATCATGCGAGGTGTTTATGGTGTCACCGCATCAAATGGAAAGACTGTGATCCTCACAGTCAACCTGATGCCGCGTGGATTGAATGAACCTATCAAAACCAGTGAAGACAGCCCTTCGTTTCTCAACTCGGTGGATACCGTGGAAGTGATCAAAGGACGCGTTCACGTGGAAGTAGCGGAACCGCACGCTCCGGATAAAGCGATTGCCTGCGACATACCTTATTCCAACAAAGCACCTCTCACGGTCACCAAAGCGACTTTGGTCGAAATGGCAGATGCCGCTCTGAACATCGTTGAGGTGTGAGCTTGTCTAAATCCATCATATGAGTAACATCCTTAACAAACCGTTATTTTGGAGAACGATACTGTATGATGAAAAGGGAATGGAAGAAGAAATGCATCGAGATCTTGTTCAGAGATCTCAACCAACGATTTGTTGATTGGTTTATGGCATTCCTTTTATTCGGGAGTTTGTTCATTCTGTACACAGGAGTTATTGCCAAGTACACTTCCAGACCATATGCTGGAGCGGGTGCATCTTGGAAATACTGCAAGATGTGCGGGACAGAGCATTACTGTGATCCATCTCAAACCGTAATTCGTCCGGAATTGCATCCGGATGCTAGACCTCAGGTTATCGTGGAAGATGATACCTGGAGATTATTTGGAAGAGGTATTTACGATCTATTTGGGAAATACTTCGATGCAGACTGGTGGAAACACGACAGCAAAGAGCGCGCTGTCTGGCATACTCCTCCAGTTATCGAAAAATCCGATCAGCAATGATCCTTCGTCGGAGCAGATGGGTTGATCCCCATCTGCTCTTTTATCATTATTTTACGTATATATCACTTGGCTGAGTATTGTATCGAAATCCTAATCAAGGAACCAACACTCAGTAAGAAAGGAATGGAATATGATTTGCAAACATTGTCACGATTACTACGATCCGTCGGAATACGATAACCCGGCGGATATCGAAGATCAGGTCTGCCCGAACTGTCACTATCTCGGTCCGCACAATGCCGACGGCATCCTGATCGCGGACGACGCCGATGACGACGTTCTTCCGGGGGATGATTCTGATCCGGAGGAACTGGACGAAGATCCCGATGAAGTTCCGGAGATCTCGGACAAACTCACTTCCAGAAAAGCGGCGTTATCGACGTTGCTCGGAGACGATGATGTGGAATCGGAAGATGACCCGATCGATACGGACGGCGAATCGGACGATCCCATCTAGTCGTCACAACGAGAGACGTACAGGTAATGCCTGTACGTCTCTCTTTTCAAATCATGATATAGTTATTTGTTTTTTATTCATTAACCAGCTAAAATAAGTGAGTGTCTGCAATGAGTGTATTTGAAACGCCTAATGAAGTGTTAAAATTCCTGGATCGCATTCAACCAGTTACCGATATCTCATTGTGGAGGCACCAGGATCCGAACGATCTAATGGAACACGACAGCAAGCGTTTCGCTACCAGGTGGGATAAGACACACTTTGCTACAGTTGCTATCAATCAGATGGAGAACTACGTGGCCTGGGAAATGGTTATCGAAGTACTGCAAGGGACGATTCATCCCATCGAGACCGTTGTTCTGGTTCGAGATCAGAGAGAAAATAATTTTCTTATTTTTGAAGTAGGAAAAGATGCAATGCACGGGATCTTAGGTCCATTTGATGATCTCGATGAGATCCTGGAAAACTTGACAATGCAATTGCAGACACGTTATGCTTCAACGTACTTGAAACTTGATTTCGGATATCTTCCGGAAGAGGAGCATCCGTATGGAGCTTCTCTAGCGGAATATCGTGAATGGGTTAAACGCGTGCGTACTCCGGTTGATGAAGAATAGATACGAGAGACTGGTGGTACAATCCACCAGTCTCTTCTTATTATTTATTTTTTGTCTGTTCCATCCTATAGCTTAAGTTACAAGGAGAACAAATATGTTCGATACAGATATTGTAGCGATGGAAGCTCTTGTGAGTCGACTTCAATACGATCCAAATGCAACCGGTGGACGTATTCCGGTCTACATGCCAGTGACGGTGGAAGAAAATCTTGCACGACTGATCGACTGGAAACCGACTGATCAAGAGTCGCATCGCCTGTTATTCTTGTCGATGGAGGATATGTTGACGTATCTTACGAGATACGGTCTTGCACAACGTTACTCTACCTATCGATGCTATGCTGGATATTGGGGAGATATCTCCAGTATGCCCAATATACCAGATTCTATCAAGAGATTTGTGGTGGAGAGACGAGAGAGTGGTGATCTTCCGTTTGATTTCGGAGTTGCACGTCCTGCCGTATGGAAATCCGGAGAGATCCGTTGGGTCAAACCGATCACGGAAGATTTAAGGAGTGCCTACGCAGCACCGTATAATCGTCCTATTCCATATGCTTCCGTCAATGAAAACGGTACCTATGCTGGATTTATCAGCTGGGATCGTATCATTGAATTTCTTCAACTGAATATTCCAGTTGATGTAAAAGATTCGATTCGTATGGTTGGCGAAAGCGCATTGCTGGCGTACGGTATGATCTCCGGTACCTATCATGCGGAATTCGCTGTTATGGGTAAAGAAGTTTTCTATCGACTGGTGAAGGAATTGGATCTCAGACTCAATTCCAATATCCATCCAGGAACCTATACAGCGGTAACCGAAGATGGAAGTTTTCGTTTTATCTTGAATAACGAATCCTTCAGTCAATACCAAGATGACGTGGAACATCTGGTAACTGAGGTGGACGACTGGTGGAATACCGATACGATCGCTGCACTGCTCAGCTATGCTCGCTACCACAAGATCTACGATCCCAAGTGGGTGAGATACGAAGAGATCCTGTTGCAGTTCAGTAAGGAACATCCTTCTCTGGAGTCGATCGGATGTGGGGCGTGGACTACGTTGGTCGATGACGTTTCGTTCGAAGGAGATGTGGTTCCATCTATGGAAGGATTGTTCGGAGGAATCGACACCAAAGGGAAATGGATTACCATCAACAACTTTCCGATCAACTGGTTCAGCAAGAAAGTTGAGAAAGCGTACAAGTCCGTTAAACTGACTCGTTTTTACGAATCGATCGGTATGAAGATCTTCGGTAAGGGAACGATCAAGGTTCACGCTTTCTTCCTTCCAGAACTGATCTATCTCCTGGACAAGCTCAATGGACCAAGAGCACTCCGCGATCGGATCGTTTCAGAAACCTGGCTGGAGAGGACTCTGATCAATTATCCTGCAATCTATACGAAGAAAGATCGTATCTATCAGGAGATGGACATTAAGCTCTATCCCCATCAGGAACAGTTCATTGATGAATATGAACCGAAAAAGTCCAGCCATATGCTTCATGGGTCGATCCTTTCATTCGATATGGGACTGGGTAAGACCCTCACCTCTCTTGCATTGATGACCGCACTCGGTAAGAAAACGGTCGTCATCATCGCACCGAAGAGTACCTTGGTCAATGTCTGGGTGGATCATATCCGCAGGTTCTACAAGACGGAACAGGCTTATTACGTGGTTGGAGAAGAACCGACTAAAGTGTCTATGAATACCAGGTTCTTTATCTATAACTACGAGAGCATGGATAAACTCTACAATCACCTTAAATACATCAAAACAGGTGAAGACGTTGGAGTGATCGTGGATGAGTCACACAACTTCTTGCGCATGCAATCCAATCGCACCCAATCTCTGATCAAGCTGAGACAGACATTGCAGTGTGATGACATGTTGTTGATGTCTGGAACTCCTGTAAAGGCGATGGGTGTGGAGATCATTCCGCTCCTCTATGTCATCGATCCATGGTTCGATGATGAAGCTCGTGAGATCTTCAAAAATACATTTGGAGTGAACACCACTGTTGCCAGTGATATCCTTCATGCACGCATGCGCACCATGATGCATCGTAAAACCAAGGATGAAGTCCTTACTCTTCCAGAGAAGCACGAGTGGACGATCGATGTTAAGATCAAAGATGGGAACAAGTATACTCTCCGTGAGGTCAAAAAAGCGATCGAGCGGTTCGTGGTGGAGAGACGCTCTTATCACGCCAAGAGGATGATGGAGTATTCTCGAGACATGGAAGATGTGTTTATCTTCCTGAAAGCGACCAAGATCGGAACGACTCAAGAGTTCATCCGCTGGCATTCGATTGTTGAAACCTTCCACAAGAGAGGATTCAATGGTTATGACAAACGAGATGTAGAGGATGCTTCATGGGCCAACGCTTATGAACGCACGACACTCGTTCCACTGATGACCAGGCCGATACGAGATAAGTTCAGACACTCTGCAACTGCATACAAGTATGTAGAGTTGAAGATCAACGGAGAGGTACTCGGAGGATTGCTCACTAAGCTGCGTGCTGAAATGACATCCGAGATGTTACGCACTGTTGATTTGAAACAACTTGTGGATGAATCTGCCAAGAAAACGGTATTTTTCACTTCATTTGTCGATACAGTAGAAGCCGCTGTAACGGAGTTGAAGAGACTTGGTTACAAACCAGTTGCTATCTATGGCAAGACTGCGTCTGAAGTTCCGATGTTACTGAAGCAGTTCCGGATGGATCCAGAGTTGAATCCTCTGGTAGCTACCATTCAGACTCTGTCCACAGGAGTTACTCTGAACGAAGCTTCGAGAGTTGTCTTCCTGAACCAACCATTCAGGCAGTCCGATTATCTACAAGCATCGGAACGTGTCTATCGGATCGGTCAGGATACGGAAGTTGACGTGATCAAGCTTCTGCTCGATACTGGAGGTGAACCCAATCTTTCTACCAGGATGGAAGACATTCTGAGCTGGTCGAAGGAGATGTCTGCATCCATTGTCGATGGAAGACTTCAGTTCCGTGGCGTTGCTCACGAACTGCTTGCCGAAGAGATGTTCGGAGAACCTGAAGCGAATCTGGAGGAAGCAGTTCCTTCTATGGAAGCACTGGAGCCTAATTCAGTTGCAGACAAGAGAAAGCGGATCATCGACAAGATCGTCAAAGTGATGAATACTCTCGATCCGACTCAGGATAATGGCGTACGTTATCGGACGATGTTGGAAAATATGTCGGATCAGGAGTTTTCTCGATTCATGGGTCTGATCAAATCGAAAAAATACCAGCTCAACATCATCATGCCAAACATGATCAAGAATATCAGGATCCCTGATATCTTTGAAGCTGCAAGATTGGTCAACTATGAATTCATGCACCATCTCTGGCTGCCGGATCCTGTCTCCGGTAAGAAGTTCAAGACCAATGAGAAATACATGGTGTTGGATCTTCCCATTCGTCGTGCGAAACAGGAAGTTGATAAGAAGCGCAGTGTTCCGGAAGGTGATACCAAAATCGATGCACTCACGGGCCAGGTGACTGGTGGCGATCGAGCTTGTTCTATCTCCACCACAGAGATACGAGCACTACAGACTCGCGGTCTGAATAAGACCATGGTGGAACTGATCCGTGTTCGCGGCGGAGACGTTACTGCATACGGTAACTTCAAGAGACAGTTGGAAGAGTCCGGTGAAGCCAGGTTGAACGATCTGGATCCCAGTACTCGTACAACGTCATCGGTGATCACCGGTGTCCTGTTGAAGGGTATGTTGTTGGATAACAATTTGTGAGGTGAACAACTATGGCCATGTATTTCGATAGAAACCTCGGCGGTATTGTCACCCCGAATGCCAACAACCCCCTATCGGTGATGCCAGCTGATCCGCTGAAGCGATTCGTAGCTCCCACGGCTACCGATGCACGGGACCTTGGTGCATTCAAGACGGCTCCTACGGTGAAGAAGTCTCAGTTCAAGTGCTGGACAACGGAAGCGAAAGAGAACCTTGAGATCGGAGAGAGAAAAGAAGAGATCACTGCTCTGAAAGAGAAGTTGAAAAAGACTTCCAGTTGGGAAGAGCGTAAGAAGATCATCGACCAAATCTACGATCTCGAACGTGCCAATATGTCTTGGGCTGAAAAGGCATGGGCAGATACGAAGACAACTGCCAGCATGATTGGAGACGCCGCTTCTTCTGTAGCATCTGCTGCCTACAATAATGCCAAGGACTTCGTCGTCGGTTCATGGGACAAGATGACAACTTTGGAGTTCTGGACTGGAGAAGTCGTCAAAGAGGATGGCAAGGCGAACGATCAGTATGAGATCTGTAGATCCAGACCTTATATGGAGTGTACTGCTTGCAAGCTTTCCAAGGGAAAGTATGACTTAGGTGGTATCGCTAGTCGTCTTCTCGGTGACAGCAAGATGAACGAAGCCTTTAAATCTGCATTAAAAGCCGGGGATGATACTGCAGCCAGTACTGCCATCTGGTGTCCTGGTAAAGAGAATTCCATGGCGATGCAGAACTTCTTCGACGATCCTTTGAGCAACGCACTGACGATAGCTGGAAATGCCAGCCAGATCGCCAATACAGCGATCTCTGGTAACTCCAAACTGTTTGATCAAGTTGCAAATGCTGCACTCAAGGGAGATATGAAAGGATTATGTAAAGGACAGTTCGATTCATTGACCAGGAGTGTGGTCAACAGCGACTCCATGATCGGAGATCTCACTAAGACAGCAAAATCACTTGGTGTCGATCCGGTCAATATGGTAAAAGCCAATGTCCCTGGAGGATATCTTGGTAGCGCCACCATGAGCAGTGCTCTGGATGTGAAAAAGCTCACCGGTTTCAATGGGCTCAACACATCCTCCATCTCTTCTGTGGTAAAATCATCTCCGAAAGCATTAACGCAATACGGAGATAAGCTCCAAGATACCATCAAGAAAGGGAGTGCTGTCGCAAAGGTTACGGGATCTACTCTTACCAGTAAGGTAGAATCGAAGTTGCCTGCTGACGTCATCAACACTGACAACATTACAAAAAAGATGTTGGCAACACAGATTGGTGCAAAAGAAGCTGCCAAGTTCAAATGAACAAGAAGGACTAGGGTAGGTGCTCCCTACCCTAGTCCTTTATTTTTTCACATTGTTCTACGTATTCTATATATCAGTCACTATTGTGATGTATTTTGCTTCTATTCGTTTCCGTTCTCAAAATCCGATTCATAGTTCGTGTATATATTACTGAGTTGAATTCACAATGAATAAAACAAAGTAATATGGAGACTAGTCCTATGAAAAACGAAGATGAGCTCTACACTCCCAAAGTATTTCCCATGTGTCCTTTCGGACACGAATGGTACGGTCTTTATACCGAATCCATTATCATGAATCACAGCGGTTTCCCTGTCGTTGCTATCGATCGATTTGGTGTCGTTTATGACATCGTCAGTCGTCCTGGTAGCAAACATGAAACCGCGACGATTGAGATCATGTTGAGAAAAGCCAATGGAGCGGAACGTGAACAACGTTCCGCTGGAGGTAACATCACAGAACGTCCGGTCGATGGAACCAGGATCGAGTTCGAGTATTGGAAATTGCAGAGAGGTCCGATCTATGTTCGGGAAATCGATCTGCTTTTCTGTACGAAGGATTCGGTCGGATCTGCAACACATCCTGCATTGCGCGATGCGGCTGTTTCCAGTGTTGTACATTCCTACGTGAATCGTCCGTTCAGTGATATCCTTCCAGAAGTAGTGCGTACGCCTCGGCTGAAGCTTCATGCAAATGACAGTACTGGAGTTCTCTCTGAACTCTGGGTTTATATGGCCGGTGCTTATGTACCGATCGATGTCACTTGTATCCCGGATAAGTCTGAGGACGGAATCACCCTGATCTTGAATCAGGGTAGAGAAGTGGTCAATCGGCTGCGCTTGCATTTCGACGAAGTGTTGACAGATGAAGCGTGCAGACTCCGCAATGGAGCTGTCTACTTCTTCGGTCGCACGAAAGAAGAGGTGCAGGAGAAAGTCCGCAAAGATATCGAGTTGAATAAGCAGCTGGAGGTCCTCCCGTCGGCAGGCAAGAATTTCATCACTATGGATGAACATCGTGCCGTGATCAAGACGATGGAAGAACAGCAAGCTGCTCGTGTCGATCAGATCAAGGCGGACGTTCAGGCAGAACGTGAAGCGGCCAAACTCGAACAGAAGAAGCTGCACAACCTCCTTGAGGAAGAGCGGCAGAAACTGAAAGAGGCGGAGCTTCGTGAAAATCAGTGGAAGACTTTGTATAATACAAAGATGGAAGCTGAAAAACTCGAAGCACAAGCGGAGGAAGCAAAAGAGAAAGCAAGGAGTGCCAAACAAACTTCGAAGACAAAATGGTTGGATACCATCGGTGGTGTGTTTAAGAATGCAGCGGCCGTTATCGGTGCAGTTGCAGCTGTCGCTACCACTGTGATCGGTCTGATCACGTTTGTTCAGAAAGCCAAACAACAACTGGCTGTAGTGTAAGCTACAACAAGCGGGGAGATAGACATGTGGAATTACATCATGGGCGAATGCCAAAAGGAACTGCCAAAATTCAACGATTATCTGATCTACGGTCATCGACGTGACAAGTTGGAGAAGATCGGTGATTATCTCGACAGTGCCTTTAAGCAGTCTATGCAATTCTTCGGAAATCAGCTCACATACGTGGGGTATCGCGAACTGAGTCCTGAAGAACGAATCGAATATATCGTATCGAATCCGATCTTGAGAGGGGGTATCCCGATCAGGAAGAGTGAAGTCAAAGTACTTCGTTTTGAATTCGAATACGATGGGATGCCACATTTCTTGCACGTTTACGTTCCGTATCTGTTTCACGATCGTGTTGTTTATAACAACACAGATTACTTCCCACAGTTTCCGATTGTGGAAAAGGGAGGGATCAATCGTACAGAGAACGGTAGCGTGATCGTTAAGGTGATGCGTGTTCCAATGACCTTCGGTCGGAGAGAGTCCGATCGGTTCAAGGTACGTTCGGTTCGAGGGATCCCTTATCAAGACTTGATCGTCACGGTCAAGATCTTCATGGGAACAAAAGGTGGTAAGAAAGCGGAACGTATCCCGCTTATCCTCTATCATCTGTGCAAATACGGGTTTCCTGTCACGATGGTGAAGTACGGATTCGAAGTGAACGATATCACGTTGGTGGGAGTCGCACCTACCGATGCTGAAACGGCCAACAAGGATCCATACGAGTACTTCGCATTGAAGAATGGATTGTTCTTGAAAGTAAAGAAGACCTGCATGCACGACATGCACAAACGTCGTGTGGTTCTCTCTCTGATGAGGATCTACAACGAGAACGCAGTCTTTACGATCAACGATGCAATCACCTCCGATCCCGGTTACTACAAGGTAACGTTAGGACGGTATATCGGTGCGATCGATTCCAGAACCAATCAACTGTTGTTCAACAATGCCGACAAACACCTTCGCATGACCGACCCGATATTGGATTCGGTGGCGAAAGAGCAGTTTAGCAATATCGGTATTCAGCTGAACGACATCTATGATCTGTTATTCTGGATGTTCTATCACATCGATGATTTGATCATCACTTACGATCCGACGAACTTCTACGACAAGAAGTGCGGATCTTTGGATCAGATCATGAGCTGGGTGGTTCGAGATATTGCCAATCGGCAGTACAAGATCATCAACAGCAAACAAGAAACCTTAACCCAAAAATCGGTCTCACGATTTGTGAGATCAGCGAGCCAACAGGCGACATGGATTGGAAAAACACAAGTCTTCCGACCCAATCCAACGTTGTACAATGACAACTGGTTGCTCAGTATCGGACTGAAGCGCTTCCTCTCTCTGGAGAGCATCGAAACCGATTCCTGCCGGAACGGTAAGAAAGCTACCAAGGTGGCGGCGAATTTGATCACTGCACATCCAAGTCATCTGTCCGTGTCTTCGGTGCTGGACATTCCGTCCTCTTCACCGATCGTAACTGGTTCAATGAACCCGTTCGCGATCATCGACACGGATGGTAATATCATCGTACCGCCGTTCGCAGCAGAAATTGCCCACATTTACGATTAACATTCACTTCACTTACTTAACAGGAGACCAGAGAAGAAATGTATCAACAACAAGTTCAATTCCCACCGGGGTTTGTTGAAGCCTGTGACAGAACGTTTTCGAATACGATCGCGAACCTGTCACAGTGCGGGAGGATTCCTCCGCAAATGGCCCAAGCGGCAAACAACGTGTATGCAACCAATCGAGCTTCCATTCTTTCAGCCGTGTACGATCGTATTACGATGCACATGACTCGGAACATTACTGTTCCAGAAATCGAAGTCGATGTCGCTCAAACCATCGTCCCGAAGGTTCTTGCCCAGTTGCAGGGACAGATGACCAACGGATTTCAGCAGAATCCGTATGGTTACGCCAATCCGGGAGGCTATTACCAGATGCCAATCCAGCAGCAGCCGATCGCATACAACATCGGTGCAGTGCAAGGTGGATGGCAACCGGGTGTGGGATCAACTCCACAACAGCCTCAACCGACGATGCAGCCACAGCAACCGGCGGCGCAGTCAACTTCCGTTACAGGAACGGCGGGGAGTGTCGTGACAACCACTGGCGGTGTGGTAGCTCCCAACCTGGTATCGCAAAAGGTCGATCCCGAGACTTATCAGGAACCGACCTCCGATGGGTTGTCGGAACATGAACAACCTGTCAAGCTCGATGCTGGCCAGAACTTCCGACTGACTTCGGATATCGTTATCCAGAAGGCGGATGGAACGCGCATCAACAACATTCACATCACGTGTCTGGATTTCAGATGTACGTCCATTGATCAGATCAAACGGAAGATCGCCAACATCCCGGCCATAACCAGAGGTGATAAGTATTTCATCACTTATCAGTTCTACGACCCGTCCATCTGGAACATCAGTTTGGACAAGTTGCCTCGTCACGTGAGCTGTATCAACAAGATTTTGGAGTCGGAAGATCCGAAATTGAAAACACCTCTCGCCAAAGTCCGTGGGATCAAGTATTATCTCAACGGAGAACCGAGAGGAGAAGCGGAGGAAATTGAAAAACTCCTCGTCTCGATGATCAACACGAGATTCCACCATGGTGCGTTATGCGACGACCGCCATCCGTATCTCCTGATGAGCATCAAAAGCCTTGATGGTCTTGCGAATCTCATGGATCCGCAAACCTCCGACGCAACCATCAAGAAGTGCCAGGAAGAAGTAACGGGATTTGTCAAAACTCTCGAGACGATTTCCATGCAAACCATGCTGACGAACCTGTTACACAATGGAGGTCTTGCCATGCTCCAGTTCGATGGACCGAGCAAGATAGCCGCAGTCGACGATATTCTACCCCGCTTTATCGTCGATGGCGTCTCAGGTCAGCTTACCCCACAGGCTGACTTTTTCCAACTGTATCTGGAATCGGAAGTACGCGTCGGAAATGCAACGACCGTGGAAGCGGACAAAGCGAAGCAGAAGCTGATCGCTACCAGTCGCAACCTCACCGGTCGTTGCACGATCATTCTCCGGCCGAGGGTGGTGATGGAGACCAATCTGGATCCTTACGATCTGTTTCGTCTCAACGAAAAGGGATCCATCACTCCGTTCGTTACCGGACGTAGGACGTGTGACTTGGTGTGTCTGACAAGTCGCTCTGTCAAAACTCTCAAGGGTGCCTGGGCAGGCGCTCCGTGCGAACTACGAGTGATCGGTAACGCATGTCAGATGCAACTTGCCGTCGGGAAAACTTCCGACGACAGAACGTACTTTGGTTCTAAGTAAGTGAATTCGTGAGAAGCATGGGTAAGGGGGCGGGGATATGCCCGCCCCCTTACCTAGCGCTTTTTTGTTTATTTTACGTTGTAAAACGTTACAATTGGGAATATGTTATGTACTCCGTGCAGTCATGAAGTACCGGTGGTTCTAACATCGCCGTCAAGGGGCCCTCCAATAGTTATTGGTTGCTCACAGCCATGACTCCCATTAAGCTCAATGTTAGACTGGAAGAGTGATTCGACTACTCTCCAGGCGATCGTTCAATGGTTGGTGCATACCTGTTGCCCATGTCGCACAAACGTCGAATAAAGATAAGCGCTACCTATCTGGAGAGATCCAGATAGGTAGTTGCTTGTTTTTTTTGTAGATTAACTCACGGAGTTATACGAGGATCATCGATCCGTTTTCGAACACATACCGTTCACGGAGTTTCACCGAAGGATCTCCGGCGAAGGTTCCGATCCAGCAACGATGTGCTGACAGTTGGGTGTAGATCGCTTCCGTGTATTCCAGATCTCCACCGTGCTGTTCCGGGATAATACGGACATCTTCCCCGGTGTAGATACCGAGCTCGCTGATTTTCGCTCTCCGCATCCCTTCCGCTCCGTATTTGATATTCATCACTTCGACAACTTCCGATCCGTAGATCGAACAGATGCCTGGAAGCGATGCAACGATACGGTTGGTGGTTGCATTGATGATCGAAGTGGTGGTCGGACGGGATGGTGTCGGTTTCAACTTATTGACCACATCGATCTCAAACGGAGTCTCGTGATCGTTGGCATCGACCATCGTCAGAGACGGAGAGGACTGCTCGAACTCGATCAGTTTGAGATAGTAGCAGGCATACTGCACACCGTTGACCTCTTCAATACACCGAAGCCGATAACCGTTTGCTTCCCTCTCTGCGGCGAATGCTGCGTCATCCTCCAACGGGATCATACGAAATGGAATCGGTTTGTACAAATCCAGGTTCTGTGGATCCGGGAGGAACGGTTCGCTCATGTTGGTATCGACGATGTTCTCGAATCCGTTGATGCCGATGCCGAAGTACTTGGCAGTCGGAACTTTGGTCGGTCCGAGAGAAGGGAAACAATTCCGCTTATAGTTGATCGTACTGTCCTTACGAACCACGTACGAAGAGGTGATCGATCCGTGGAACTGATTGAGGATCCCGAACGCGGTGATCACAGTGTTCGACGTACGGAATGCGGTCGACATGGAATTACTTGCCATAGAAGAGAGTCTCCTTATTCAATTGTTTCTTCATATCTCGGGAAGTTGGTGGACATACGAAGCATTGTCGTATGTTCATATTCATGATCCTGTAGTCGATTGCGACATCTGGTGACATACTGTCTGGTTGTCTCTTCGATCTGAAGTTCATGATGACCAAGCATGATCGGAACTGTAGTGCACGATAGGTTGGACTGCGTTGCAGTATCCATGAATGCGATGTTGTAACTGCACAGTTTGATAACAAGCTGTTTCAGTTTTTTGTAAGTGACATCGTCGATGTTCACTCTCGCATACTTCAAATCGATACCAGCCAACAGTTGGTTGATCAACACAGTTCCCAACGATGCAGCTGCTTCCAAGAAGTTCTCTTGGAGTTGCATCGCGCGAATGTATGTTCCGAGAGTTTTGTTCCTTCCGAACCAGTCTTTGTAAGTAGTGACGCTAACGTCATCCAAAAGCTGGTATTTGACGATACCTGGATCGAGTACAGCTCGATAGATCGTATGGATCGACTTATTCGTCAGTAGATCACCGGTTCCAGTTGCTATCGTCTGATGATGTTTCATCATCGTAAACATCGTCTGGATATAATCGGCAACTTCCTCCTGTGAATGGATGCTATCGATCGAAATGTAATCTTTCATCAGTTCCTCTGGATCGAAGAACCAGTTGATGTTGTACGTTTCGATATAATCTTCATCGACAGCAGGAGGATTCCTGTGATAAGGATGCCAAGTTACTTTCTTTGGTATCTCTGGTTTCTGGAACTTGAATGGAACATAGAGACATGAAGAGTTTGGAATTGGAAGATCGTATTCCGCAAGTAGGTTACCATCTTCATCTACAACCCGAGGATCTCTCAGTTCACAGAGTGTGGTGAAGTAAAGCAGAGCGATCATATCACCCATACTCATCACCAGCTCTGTTCCATTAGAGTCAACGGTGAACCGATAGGTGACATCGTTGTACTGTAGACGTTGTGACACGTCTTGGATCCCGTCTTCTCGTTTGAAACAACACATGGCGATCAGAGTCTGTGTCACAAAGGCACAGAACAGATCGTAGAACCTGGGATTGAATTGAGTACGACTCAACTCGATCAGTTTGGTTGGAAGATAAGTGGTACCGAGATGGGATAGGATATCTTCCTGCTCCTTTAACACATCATCGTTGAGCTCTGGTTCCAATCCTTCTCGATACTCTTTCGAGAGGATCTCACTAATGGATTCTGTGCTACTCGGTAGACTGACGATCTGATCCGAATCCAAAGGTTCCGTTAGGATCTTCGGTGTAGACACATAATCGTTATCATGGGCATTGGAGCAATCCAATACCGCGGATTTCGTGACCGCTTCAATTCCACTCTCATTGAGGATGTTTTCAATGAGAATATTGAGAATACGATGCTTTCCTCTGTTTGCCAGAATGTATCTCAGATTCCGATAGAGGAACATCTCCTGCGTGGTTGAGAGTATACCACGATAGTTCCTCAACCCGTGGGATTCAAGATATTCCCAGATGTGATAGGGATGTGCGAACGGAGTCCTGATGTTCGCTTGACGTTGAGCCAAGAGCTGCAATACCATCTGAGACCAGAGGACTCCCCAAAACGCCAACGGATAACACTCTTCGAATGCATACCGAGGGACGTCGTATCTTACTTTGACCAGATCCAAAAAGGTTCTCAAACGTTCCAGCAACGAACCGCGTTCGTTGATATGGAGTAACGTATCGTCATATTGCAACAGAGCGTAGTTGTCCGCATGGAACAGATCCTTCTGTTTCAGAGCACGGATCTGTTCATTCAGATAGGTCATCTGCTCATTGGATAGACCGTTATTCGCTGCGTAATATCGAGACTCTTTCTCCTCAATTTCCGTAGTAAATAACGGAACAGGATATACTATAGCCTTGATCAAATCCACCTGAGACGGATAAGCTTCGCACAGAAGCTCGTAGTATCGGGATGGAAGGCGATATGCCGCCAATGTCTTTTTGTGGGCATTGATCTCGGTAGAATGAAGATTCTCTTTGGAGAACAGAATCTTATCACCAGTATCCAGTGAAGTGACGTACATCAGCTGATCAAACTGAGTGTATACGGACTGGTTGGAGATGGGAGGATAAAGAAGAACGATCTTACCGAAGCATGCTTCGAGAGCGTTTTCTTCGGTGAGTTGAACGTAGTCTCCAGTAGCACGTAACACCCACCATTTCCCATCCAAATATGGAGCAATATCTGCCCAGAACTGCAGCCTTGCAGCACTACTCGACATACCCGAATAGGTAAATACACCAGTCTCTTCGACTGCTATATTGGGCACATTATCTTCTTTTAGGATATATTCGCCGAGTAGATGCCGATAGTAGGGCTTGTATCGATCGGGAAGTTTGTCTTTCCAATCTGTTTGCACCCACGTCTCCTGCATGATATCGGAGAAGTATGTGTATTTGATCGTCGTGGTATTGAGGAAATTCAAGATTTCCTGCAACGCCAGATTAACTTGTAACATAAACGGTACTCCTTAAAGGTTAAGGATTTTACCAGATTTTGAGAGGTAACATATCATGGCAGAGAAGGAAATTCCGGAAAATGTAGCCGTGAGATCCATCACTCGTATTGCCAAATTCTTCGGTATATTGTCTCCCGATGATATCTCGAGAACGAGTGCTCCTCAGGTGCCAACTCAGCACTACGGAACTTGGTCCAATGTGGAATTGAGCAATATGCCGGGGATCTCACCGAAGGCTCAAAATCGAGATGCAAATCGACAAGATTTTAGCTCGATCATGATGAGTCTTACCGGAACTGCTCAGAACACCAAAGCGATCTCCGATAAACTGGCCAGACTCAAGACCATGGCACCAGAGATCGATATGGCCAAGCTGATCATCGTCGGTTCCATCATCTCTCCGAATGACATGCAAACTGATTTGGTCAATGTCGGAACGGAAGATAAGACCATCGATGAGACCACTCGCACCAAGGTCAACGATCTGCTCAACACACACTTCAACGAAGAGCTTCACTATGGTGTTAAGTTGAGTGATTGGATCGGAACAGCCATCATCGATGAAGGTGCTGTCGGTGTTGTAATCCTCTCTCAGGAGTATCTGCGTACACTGAATTCCATCGCTGACAGATGGGAGCCTTCCATGGAGTCGATCTCTTCTTTGATCGAGGCGGATAACACCAGTATGATGGAAGATCTCACCAGAGATGTGTTGTCGGAGATCGATCTTCTTCCAGCTATGGAAGCGATCGAAACAAAGGATCGTCCTAAGATCGCCAAGGACCTGGCCAAGAGTTCCTTCACAATCATCCGAGATAACAAAGATAAACTCAATCTCACAACGGATCTTCGTTATCTCCGCAAGAACGGACAAGCCAATTCGGAAGCGATCAAGAAACTTACCGAAGCTGCAACGCAGATGATCTCTTCTATCGATCCTACCGAGAACCTGGAACAATCCGATGGTAAACCTCGTAACCCAGTTCTCTCCTTGATCGAGATGCAAAACATCGGCAAGGAAGATATGCCAACTTGGGTTGTCTATCCAACTGAGTGTATCATTCCCTGTTGCATCCCTGGCAGCAAGAGCGAACATGCCGGATACTGGCTTCTTCACGGAGAAGATGGACAACCTCTCCGAGTGGTATCTGACGCGACTATCACTTCTGAGATGTCCGTTGAGAGTATGGCTCAGTCTGCGATGAAAGCGGCCTATGGAGTTAGAACAGGAGCGATGTCTCTTTCCAATATCAACTCCAAGACCGCTTTCGAAACCCAAGCGGCCGCTTTCACGGTTGCCATGCGTCACCTTCTGGAGAGCAAACTTGGCAAGATGGGTCTGAAGGGGTTGGATCTGGAGATTCACTCTGCAGTCGGTAAATCCATTTACTTCAACTTGCTCCACAAGATGAAGATCCAGTTGGTGTTCGTACCGGAACCCCTGATGTGCTACTTCCGTTTCGATCACCGTGAAGACGGAACCGGTAAGTCGCTGTTGGAAGGGATCGAGTTCATCCTCGCTCTCCGCACCATGCTCACCGTCGCTGGTATCATGGCCGCGATCGATAACTCTACCAAGCATCACATCATCGAGATGGATGTGGATGAACAGAACCAGCAGTCGATCACTTATATGGAAACCGTTCGTCGGAACTACATGAACAAGTACGTTCCGACGTTCACAACGGATCCCTATCAAGCAAGTGAAGCGATCTGCGATTCCCATATCCACATCAAGCCGAGGAGTATGCAGGGGACTACCAACAGTCTGGAGATCACTACTGATACCAGAACGGGACAGAGTCCGCAACCGGATACCACTCTAATGGATACGCTGAACAACTGGGCAGGGCTTGGATTGTTCGTGCCTCCGGCTGCCCTGAACCAGACCTCTGAAGCTGAATACTCGAGATCGATCGCGACTAACAACTTGTTGTTCGCCAATCGGGTTCGCAGATGGCAAGGTCAGTTGGAACCGATCAATAACAAGTTCGCTCAGAACTATGTGTTCTCCCATGCCGGACTTCGCAACCAGATCCTCTGTATTCTGAAACAACAGAAGAAGGACGATGGTAAAGAGATCACGAAGGCTTCTGTAAATGGAGATGTCGATCTCCGTACTTCCAACTCTCCGGAAGCACAGCTGTCTCGTATCATCGGCGGTATCCGTGTGAAACTTCCGCCCCCGAACGTCTCCACCTCCAAGGCACACTATGAAGAGATGCGCAACTACATGGATACAGTGGATAGTTTGGTGCAGAAGAGATATCCGGACGAGCTGCTCGCTGGCGATCAGGATGGTCAGCCGGTTCTCGCTTCTCTGAGAGCGATCTTCTCGGCACAGCTGATCAATCAATTCATGAACGAGATTGGATTCCACGAATTGGCGGATATTCCGGATACGGATGATGCCGTTACCAAGGATGTGGTGAAACTCCAAGTCTTCCTGTCCAACTTGAAACGCAAGCTGGATGGCATGAAGAAGTTGACCACTCCGGAAGACGGTGGAGAAGAGAACTCCGGCGGAGGTAGCTGGTAAATAGTATTTCATAACACCTAGATGAACGACAGGGAGAACATCCCTGTCGTTCATCTATATTCACATATACATCACTACGTGATGGCGGTTGTGCCAAATATATCTAGAAGAACATGAAGTCATTTAAGCTTCATTTACATAAGCTATAGCTTAGTATTTTGATAACTAGATGGCCAATGTAGGATGCTGTAGCACTAGGTATCACAAGACCTCATTTATAACTGAATCGTGTTCGGATATATATTACTACACGATACGCCCCGCTCCATTAACACATAACCAAAGAGGACACAAATGAGTAGAAAACTGAAAATCAATTCCAGAACAAAAGATCAGAAGTTCAAGGTCGTTGAATACACCGTGACAAATGGCAAAGACAGCTATCGATGCCTTGCTGAAATCGCTAAACAAGCTGCCAGCCAGGATCTTCGGATCGATACCATCCATCTCGCTGGAGCACTGAATTGGTGTAATATCCGAACCAAATCGGGTAGACCGTTCACGGTGGGGACCAGAGGTATCTACAACACGATTCGATCCGCTTATCACTTCTTCGATGCGATCGGCACCGCTACATCCAAGCAGAATGCTGAATGGATTGCAGAAGCCTACGTACGTCCCAACGGAGAGTACGCGTATCGGAACAACTAACCATCTGCAAGCTACAGGGATGTTACTCCCTGTAGCTCTTTCTTTTTTGTGTCAAATACCCGTATATCAACAACAAATAGAAAAAAGGCCAGTACTCTGTACCCCGTGAAGGGTACAGAGTACTGAGTCCTAAGGTAGGATACGAACTTACGCAACCGTTTCGGCAGCGAGGATCGCTTCGATGTCCTTCTGCAGACCAGCGTCCGCGATCTTTCCATCGATGGAAGTAACACCAGGCGCATGGCGCAGGTACTTCGCACGACGGATATTCATCGCTTCAGCGATGGTCCGACCGAGTTCACGAGTCGCTTCGTTGTGGATCACGTAACCGGTGTAAGTGATCGGCCGGTCCATGATCTTGCTCTGCGCGATACGACGTTCGATGCCCAGTTCAGAGGTCATGGTCGGGAACACGTTCGTATAGAACGCGCAGTCCGTGATCTTGCTGTAGTGGGCAGTCGGATCGTACTGCACAGCCAGGAAGCTGACAGCGTAGCTCGACAGGGCATACGGACTCGGCTCATCATCCATGAATTCCATGGAAGCATTGGTATCCGGATTCTGGATATCCCAAATCCAACGACGGTGGATATTCCAGATCAGGTTACCAGTGAGTTCCTGGTAGGTGAAGGCCGGGTTGACGCCGGTACGAGCCGCCTTGGTCGGCACAGCCATAGTCTGGCTGTCATGCCCGACCTGGCTCTGCTCGACGTTCAGCGTGTAACCGAAGTCGATGCCAGTGATCTCTTTGGCGTGACACTCCATCATCACCTTGAGCATCCGTCCCATTTCAGGCAGCTCTGCATACATCTGCGGAGTCTGCATGACGAAGATGGACGCCGGAGGGAATACCAGCGGAGTGGCCGCATCGAGTGCTGCAGCCTGGTAACCGATACCAAGCTGGGACCCATCGAGGAGGTTCGCGATCGGAACGCCCTCGGGAGTACCGTAAGCAGTCTGATTGGTCAGAAACTGTTCCATTTACTTTATCCCTCCTGGGTGTATCCATCGCGTTCACAGATGATGTTGACGAGCCAGACGCGATTCTGGCCAGCCGAGCTGAGATGCACGTCGATATGACGCACGAACCCGAGCTTGACGTCTTCGTCAGTCTGATACACATCGACCGAGACACCGAACTTCCCATGGAGCATATAGGTGTACTTCTCCATCAGGTGATCGTGGATCCGCTGATGCAGCGATTCCGTCTTGTCGGTCGATCCGGCAAACCTGGCCCATGCTTCCTGAGTCAGCTGCTTAATGAAGATCACCGCATCGGTGAAACTGTCATCCACCAGCACGCTGGTATCGTACTTGTAGACCGAACGTAACGATGCATAGTGCACCGAGGTACGGTTGTAGTACTGCATGTAGTTCAGTCCGTAGTTCCACAGCCGAGACTTGGTGTCTTCGGAAGTGGCGGTCCAGCTGAACTCCTTCCAGCAAGCGACGTCAGCATTGGGAAGCTCTTTTGGCTCCTTGTTCATGAAGTCGCGATTCAGGTATTCGGCCTTCTTGAGGGCCAGCCAGAGAGTGGCCGGGAGCCAGCGATCGTAATCCGCTGTCTTGCCTGCATGCAGGAAGATGGTGCACCGGCAGCAGGAAGTGCCCTTCGCCACCGACTCACGCTGCAGCAGCGCTTTGTCGCGGAGACCGGAACCGACTTCCTCGTCGATGTAACGGGTGTTGACCACGGGGATCTTGCCCATCTTGTCGGCGTAGCTGACCTGAGTACCGAGGATCACTTTGACGTCATCGCGAACGCTCATGAAGTTGAGCATCTCGTACTTGGTCTCCATGTTGAACCCGGTATCGATCAGGCAGTTGAACGGGAACCGCGGTTTGTCGATCAGGTACTCGTTGGTGGTGTCCTGAAGCAGCAGCCGCATGTATTCCTGCATGCGCTCATCCGCATCGAGACCATCGCCTTTGGAGCCGATCGTTTCTGCACCATCCTCGCCGCCAGTCATGAACTGCACGACATCACTCGACATCGTGGTGAGTTCAGGCGTGACGCCATCACCGATCACGAGATCGACGACCTTGTAAGGATTGCCGTTGATGTCTTCGTTGGAGAACAGGTTGACCATGAATCCCTGCTCGTCGGCTTCCCAGTCGTTCTCGCCGTTATCATCGTAGTCGATGAACAGAGCAGCGCGAGCTTCCGGATCCGCTTCGAGGATCATGTTGCCAACCAGGCGGAAGTTCTCTGGGAACATCTGGATCTTGCAGGGAAGCTCATAGCCATCGCTGTAAGCGCTCTCCAGAACCGCCTTGGCATCGATGTCGACGCCAGTGACCGCATCGGTCGCACCTTCCTTGACCACGAACGAGACTTCCGTGTTGGAGTACTTGTTCCGGATCGAGGAGAGAGCAGTGGAACCGGCAGGCAGTTCAACCGGAGCCATCGAGTAGTACACCGCACCGTTACGGATGATGGTGTCGTTGGCGTTGGCTTTCTTGTCGTAGAACAGTTTGAACCCGACAGCGTTGCCCCATTCGCCGGCGTTGGACGCCACGAAGGTGAACATCGGGTAGAACGTGGACTCGACAGCAGTTGCCTGTTCTTTGGTGACCGTACGGTCTTCTTCCTGCATATCGCCGCGTTCGATCGCAGCGGTTTCTTCGTCGTATTTGGCCTTGAGCGGAGCAGCCAGATCACCGAAGATGTTGTACTCGGTGGCCTTCGAGGTGGGCGTGAGGAATTCAAAATCCTCCGAACCATCTTCGGGAGCCATACGAGCCAGCCACTTCAGCTGGTAGCCGTTCATGGTCTGCTGCGTGACCATCTCAGTGGTCACGGTGCGATTCTCTTCAGTCCAAACTCCGCCTTCCGGATTCTCGGGATCCAGCGGTTCCGCGTTGGCGATTTTTTCACTTTCGAGATCGTAGGTTTCCTGCATGGCACGAGTGATCTCATTACCGGCAGTGTTCAGCGGGATCTTCTCGCTGTAGGTCACATCGTTTTCGATGTAGTCACGGTACATGAACTTACCGTTGGAATCCCGCTTGAACTGCGGAACGGCCGACGGAGTCACGCAGAGCTCCATGACCAACCGAGCACGCTGTGCGTCGGTGTCTCCGACTCGGACGATCCACGCACCGTTGTCCTGGAACGTTTTGGTCAGGAAGTAAGCAGAGGGCGAAAAGTATTTCGACTTCTGATTGAACGTCTCCGAACCGAACGTTGCGACAGCCTCGTTGTACGTATCCCTCCACACCGGAATGCCGAACGGTCCCTTCTGCGTGCGCATAAAGTAGATCGGACGGTGGAGTGGAAGGCGATCTTCCTTGATCGGAATGTAAATCGACCGGTCCTCAACTTCGATTTCAAGATGAGGATAAGGAGCGATAGTAGCCATTCTCAATCTCCTGAGGGTTAATGGACAATTCTATAGATTGCTAACCTTAACATAAAGGGTGTTTCTATGACGAAACCGACAATAGGGACGACAAAATACGGCTTCGCTGCCAGGCTGGATCAGATGGCCCGCGATGCAGTCGTATTCCTTATTAATAATAAGTCTGTCGTGCTGGATGATGCCGACGTGGATGCCATTCGAAGTATTCGAATCGCGACCAGAACACCGATGACAGACCTGTTCATGCACATCGTGCAAGCAGGTAAGCTTTCGCTGTTTACCGCTCTAGACTTGTCCAGGTTGGACAAGCAGAGCGTTCCGGAGTTGTTCAGTCTGAATGACATTACCATTGACGGCAAATATGTTCCTGGTTCTATCCCGCCGGCATTTCAGTCAGCGTGGTTGAACCTGACGCCCATATTGGGCAAACGTGATGCATATAATAGTGGCCTCCATATCACGGATATTCCCACTTGCGCATCGCTATTTACACGTGGTATGCTGTGCATGAGTTACAATGATAGCGATGCTTGGCTGACTCCTCAGATCTGTACCTTTATCATCGAAACATACAGCTCCTTGATCAGCGGACAGCTCAGTCGTTATTTCAATCTGGCCTACGATGAATCGAAGCTGGTATCGACTCTCTTCTCCGCTTATTACGCTCAGTTGCTCGGTGGCAAAGATGATCCGAAAGATTATCCGCCACTGCTCTATCGGTGCCAGTTCCTTGGAACTCCATTCGATATCACGGAACGGATGAAAGTACTGTCCGATGCCAGGAATCGACTTGGAGCGGATGAGTTGAGCATCGATCTTTGCTGCAAGGTCTTGGCGGAAGCTGGACCTGCTCGCATGAAGAAGATGACGGCTGATCTGGTGTATGTTCCGCTGTCGCGAGCTGCTGCGGATAGCCAAGCGATGTTGATCGCTCTGGATTATCCTCCGTACTGGGTTTATCAGCTCCTCACCAACATCCACGGGACCAAGAATCCGTTGCTGAACAACATGCTCAGGAACCAGGAACTCAGGAAAGCCGCTCTGCGGTTGGCCAATGAGTTGAATCTCTCCAAACTCTTTATCGAGAAGGTGGTTCGTTAATGGCTACTTCTACAGAACAACGTATCTGTGGATTCCTTAATAAATACCTCTTTCGAAATGTCTGGAACGAACCTCGTGCTGAATACAGAACAAATGTCAGGTTACGGCTGCTCAGTCGAAGGGCAGCCGTAAACACCTATCGCACTCGTTACGATATGATCCATCTGCCAACTACCAATACACCGTACATCATGTACGCGATGCCATTGGAAGAGATGGCCGGATTTGATCCGCAGTTCGATGGATGGGTGAAACTCTCTGAGTTCAACAAGAACAACTTGCTCAATCTTCAGATCTACGATTATCGTGGAGTATGGTTGTGGAGAGAAGCGATCTACATCTGTCATGGGACAGTGAGGGATAGCTTCTTGATCGCAGTGGATCGCAAGATGTTGTTGAAATGTGTAGGCACGATCGACAAGTTCGAGAAGCTTTTCGTCACGAAGTATTTCGATAGTGACTTGGTGAACGATCTCCATTCTTCTTATTACTACATTAACGATAACTCGGAACGCTACAACGTTCTGGCCAATATCTCCGGTGCAACTACGATCTACATCAACGGACATGTTGCACAACCTGCTTCAGTGCTCGATCTCACTCGAGGAGATTATGTGGAAGCGGTGAGAGATGGTAACGTTATCGCGAAAGTGGTGATAAAGATCGGAGATCCGAACACCTATTTCACTTACAATTCCACGGAAGCCCAAACGACTAGAACGATCATACACGTTCCTAAAGCAAACAATCCTGACAATGCTTACATCACTTGGAACACTTGTGATGTCCTGGTACAACCGACTGGCATCCAGAATGCACATTTAAAGGGATTGTTCTTGCACAAGTGTGATCGGAGATGGGCGTTTCAACAGTTGACCCACAACGACTTCGCCTTGGACAACCGCATCTACGATGAGTACCGTGATTACACGGGAGCTGCTGGATTGACGATTACAGTTCTTATCCGTACTCACAACAAGAACAATCGTATCGTGCGGGATATCAACTACATCGATCTGCTGTACATCCATGACGATGCCACGATCATCAAGTTCTTCCAAGGCAAAGGTCCTGCTGATTTTGAATTCTGGACCGCAGATCATTTGGAAGACAGTGTGTATGGGAAAGCGATGTACAACGTTCCGGATCAGTATACTCCGGAGAACGTTGGATATTACATCGACGTTCTCGGCTATAACAACACGCTGGCGTTGATCTGTGATCGTACGAAGAAGATCACGATATCGAGAGACGGCTTGCAGGCTTTCTTCCCAGTGGAGATCCCTCTGTTGTTTATGGATGTTCCATTAAGAGCGATCGTATATCACAATGGATTGAAAGTTCCAGATGCACAAGTGGCTACCCAGATGCAGACCGCTGTCACGATGATCGTTAGAGTTCTCGATGAGAACGGAGACATCCTGACTCCAGCGAAAGGCGATGAGTTCGTCATCGAGATCTTCGAGAACCCGGATAAATTCGACCGTGTTTACACGAATATCGGGGAATCTACAGGAGCGTCTATCACCGACCTCACCACCGATGATGTGAAGTTCTGGAGCAAAGAAGTCGCTGGGTATTTCATCGACATTCACGGTAATCAGGTAGCTGGAAGCTACAGTTCGGAAGATGTTACTGAATTGGTGACATTGGAGAACAACGGAGATGGAACCTTCACTCCGGTATTCGATCCTTCTCTCTATACCAAAGACATCGTCATGACTGCCAGCAATGGCATGTACAAACTTGCCGACTACGTGTTCACGATCACGGAAGATGATTTTGAACTTCTCTCTACAGATGAGTTGCAAGTTGGTACAGCACGTATCAACCTGGTGGGGCAGATCGTGTATCTGGTCTATCTGAACGGAAGATGTCTGACAGAAGGTTTGGATTACATCGTAGCCAAGCACATGATCGGACAGAGAGAGATCTGTTCCGAGATCGTTCTCCAGAATGTCAGTTTCTTGGAAGAGACGAATCGTGTGGAGGTCTATGGAGTGAGAGGAGAAGCAAGAGGCTATCTGAGAGGATTTGTCTCTGGCAATATCGTCACTGCTCCTGGACAGGCTCCGTTCTGGTTCGATAACCTCAGTATGCTTTTCGTAGATGGTCTTGCAGTTTGTAAACTCGAGAGTGTCTTCGGTCAGGTGTTCCTGAGATCAACGGATCACCGCAACGGCGCTGCTTATCTGTTGAGAACTCTGGTATCTGCTGGAGCGATCAACACTATGGACAAATATCGCACCGATATCGATACCGATCGTCTACTCCGTCTGCGAGACTACTTCGTGGATATGGAGGAACCGGAACCAGGTATCGATGTGATTCCCTACTCGCACAACATCTTTTCTATCTACACCAATTCGATCGTACGAGATTATCTCAAGAAGGTCGATGGCAAGCGAGTGTTGGATATCGAACTGCTCACCAGCGATGTTCAATTCCTCGAACAGTTCAGTTCCTATGACTGGTTGAAGAAATACGATGCTGTGTTTGGAGAACAGAACTTCGATTACATCGATGCTTACCCGATGTTCCATCGAACCAGTACCGACGATCCCACGGAATACCACACCTTGATGTACCTCTTCAAGAAAGTGCTTCCTGCGGATGCCGCTAAATACAGGGATATGGTTTATGCCTAATAACAATAACCTTTTGGTTGGAGCTTCCGGAGGTGTTAGCAGAAAACTGCTACTCTTCGGAGACATCGCACCCGATGTCGTAGCTCTTTCCAAGATCTACGATCCGGACATAGACGGACTTGATCCGAAAGCTGTGGGTAAATATATCCCCGCCCCCAAGTCATGGGTGGTCGATGACAGTTTAGCGGATGAATCGATCTATTCTGTCTGGGTTGTCGATTATGTGGATGATCGTGGAAAGTCTCATTTGGTTCGTCCGAACTGGGTGCAGACTGACGACGATGCGCCGAACCGTATCGTCGGATACGGTAACGACACGTACATGATGTACTACGACAAACGGGACGATGAGATTCGGATCCGTTTGGATCGAAAACTGGTGTTCTATGGCACCAGAACCGCTTACTACAAGATCGTTCGCAAGAATGGATCGACGGGATTGGAAGAGATCGTAACACGTCGAGAAGACGCCAACGACCACACCGTTGGTACGGTGATACCGATCCGTCCCGTCGATCCGGATAAGAGAGATATCCACAAGATCTTCACTACGGTGAAACATTGGAACATGTTCTCCAAAGATGCCAGGAACATTGGAGTCAATGACTGGCAGTTCTCTATCACCTTTCAGTTGAAAGGTCCGGAGAACACAGGAGGATATTTCACATCTGGAAGTGCCATCTGGATGCATCCCGTTTCCAACGGACCTTGTGGAGTCTACTACGACAAGAATACCAACGAGATCGTACTCTATGCACTGGATCTGAATGGGAATCCGACCTACTTCACCAGAACAGCTGTGCCTTATTTCGATAAGGATACCACTGCTATCTTCAAGAAGATCGGCAACTCCATCGAAGCACGACTCAACGGAGTTGTGATCGGAACGATCGAATCGGCTTCCAACATTCCGTTCTGGAAGGATGAGTACGAAGCTCCATTCACAGAAGGAAATCTCACGATATCCTCCGTGCAACTCACCGATCAAACGGTAGCTGGTATTACGATATTTGAAGCTCCCTATTCGGATCTCTGGGTATCCATGGGACTTTCGTCTCCGATGGTGCTCATGGGAGACGATTGTATCGCTGTCGATGATATGGAATTCACCGATGGAGAAGTGTTGACTCTGATCGTCTTTGAAGAGTATCTCGACAGTGTCGGTGATGCGATCCGAGTGGAGACGATCCGGATCCAAGTGAACGCCCGCAGTGCATTGACCATCGAACAGATGGATGTCTCGTCTGTTCCGATCGTTGAGTTCGATGTCGACTTCGGTAACTCCGCTCCGAGTAACACGGAGTGGGTGATCCGTAGAGGAGTTTCTCCGAGCACACTGTCGTTCCTTCCGAAGTTGATTTTCGAAGACGGAACGGTTCAGCATGTTCCGATCGATAACCTCTGCTGTTTCGTATACGGACTGGAAGAAGTCAATACCAACCACGTCGGAATGGAATTCAATCTGCTGTTCAAGTTCTGGCCTGCCAAGAACCGTCCAGAATGGGAGCTTCTCAAGAACCAGACTTCCAATGGATTCTTGAAATGCGAGAAGACGTTGAAAGTGGTTCCAGCTGGAGATGCCAACCTGGCCAAACTCTCCCCGATTCCTCGGTGGAACGCAGCTTCGCAGAGTTACACGCTCGCATTCTATCCGTATTACAAGGACCACCTTCCAAGTACGGTTATCCCGGACGGACAAGTGACGTATGCGATGAACAGTTTCGATGGAACCGGACTCAAGTTCGGAACCAACCAGAACTTTGTGGTGCAGATGCCGGTGCTAAACTCAGCTGGAGTGGCAGAGACCTTTACACAAGAGATTGTGATGCAGGTGAACTCCTATCCGGGCTATCAAGCGAGAGAGCCTTGGCTGATCTCAGAAACTCTGAACGCAGCAGTTGATCGGGTATACGGATCCAACTCCAACCCGTTCCATCGTCCGGTGATCGGATATCTTTCGGAGCAGCGCCAATATCACATCGATCAGACGGTGTTTGAGACGGTGGATGAGTTCTTGCAGAATTTTTATTATTCGGCAGAACCTCCGAAGTACAACACGGATCAGGGATCATCGGCAGTAGCCATCGCTCCGAAGCCAACTCACTTCGTACTACGTTCGTTGGATACTGGAAATCCAATCACGGCTATTCTTCGTATCTCACACATGAACTCAGATCAGCAGACTGGACTTACGGTGGAAGAACCGGATTTCCAGCAACCTTTCAATGTTGAATATACAACTTCAGCAGATGAGTGGTTGAACAAAACAGTGCTCATGGAGTTCTTGCAAGAAAACAGTGGAGTCTACTCTGTGCTCTACGGGGTTCCGGTAGAAGTCAGATGATCGATAGATAAGGGGGTCTCCGCCCCTTATCACTCATCATATTTTCACCAATATATCACAACGTGAAACGTTGTGTAACTACGAAAAGTGGGTTAACCTATCTACAGGAAATAAGGAGTTATTTATGGATCAGGTTGAACATGCTTTCGAGAGGATCTCTCTGCGCGATGATATCTTGAATGAAAGTTTCGTCGACAGATTGAACACTCTCGAAGTTCTCGATACTCTTATGTCTGCAGTGCAGGCCGGAGCTTGTCCCCGTAAAGCGGTGATCGCTTCCGGTGCACTGGAGTCTCTTAACACTGCCCTTCCCGGGTGGTCTTCCTTCGACGATGGCGTCTTCATCGATGAGCTGGCGAGGCTCTACGCTTCCGAACTGGTTGTGGCAGAGGAAGGTCTGTTCGATTGGTTCAGCCGAGTTGGCGATCGCTTCAGTCATTTTTTTGCTTCCTATGAGAAGAAACAGAAGCGAATTGAGAAGCTGATTAAGATGACTCCGGAGGAAGTGACTAAGCTTGAGAGCTACGCTCCTCAGTACAAGGTTGTGTTGGCTTCCGATTTCGACAAAGCTTCGAAAGCACTGACTTCCGGATGTACCTCTCTTGCCAAGAACCACGATGCATTTGTGAGTGCATGGAAAATCCTTGGCAAGATCTTCAAATCCCTTCGTGGAAAAGAAACTGAAGCATCTGTTCAGTTGCGTTTGCTCAACGAAGAATCCGAGAAGATCATGGCAGAACTGGTCAAGAGTTCGGACGCGTTGCTCGGTATCGTCTCTGTGAACGGAGGTGGACGCACTTATAAGGAACTCGGTTACACCGGAGCGGAGTTCGGCAAACAAGCTACTTGGTTCGTTAAGTTCGCAGCCAACGATCTCAAGAAGAGTGCGCAGATCTACGACAAATCCAGAACAACCGCGATGCAGAGCGACTATGACACCTACTACAACGGCGTGAAGATCGCGGAAGTTCGCGATGTTTACGGTAAGTTCAGCAAGACAGCGAAGAAGCTCTTTCAGGTATCCGGTGCGATCATGGAGAACATCGATCTTCTCGAGAACAATCTTTACAGAGCCGCTTCTCGTCTCTGATGTTTTAACAGACCTACAGGTACGGATAGGGAAGGGAACACCTTCCCTATCCGACCATTTTATGCAAAAACATGCCTTATCGATAAGGATACCAAAGTCATGAAGCTTCTTTCAATTGTTCAGCATACCGGCATCACTGCCGCATGCTACGATCCAAGCTACCGACGTCCGATCGATTGGCTTCAAAAACGGGATCCCTATAGCAACCTGTATCTCATCCTACTTAAGAGTGATGAGATCAACCATACGATCATTGATTTCAATCAGCTGATGGGAAGAGAAGCTGGATTCCATCACATCACGTCTTGGGATTATCTGATCTCTCAACTTACCAACGATATCATTGATAAATACAAGGCCCACTCCATCGCTGTACCGCACATGATGCGAAAAGGTGATACGTTGGTTCAGAGTCCGACTTACACTTGGAGTCAAGTTGCTCCAAGGATCGTATCGTGTGGACACGATACCGCACTCAAGACTCATTACGGAACACACACCTATCGTGGAGACGACGATGTCTATCCATTGAGATGGAGAGCTCCTGATTTCATGGTAGATATACCAGAAGATCACGCTATCGATATCAACGCAACCTTACCAATTGTAAATGGTATCTCTTTCTTTCCTACCGTAGAAGGAAGGAGACTCTATGCAAACGGTGCTGCATATTTCTGTCGTAATAGACAGGATGTCGATAGAGGACATCTGTTGGTGGATTTCTCTCCATTCGGTGGAGCGGAGTTCATCTCCATGAAAGAGTGCCGTGGATCGTTCTCCAACTTGATTTTACCAGCAGGCAAGAGTGCTGCTGGTAAGTTCGTTATCATGGTGGTGAATGGAAGGTGGTATTTCCCAGGTGAGTTCGTGCAGTTATCGGATCGATCGTTCTCGTTCGACTACGCCAAATATCCATGCGAACTGCATTATCTGGATGATAAACTCACCCAATACCAGTTCACGTTCAACACGATGGAATTGACGGACGAAGCGTTCAATCAACGAAACGTGATATCAGCGGATCGCAACTTCTTCATCTTGATCGCAGATGGACAGCTCAAGATCAATCGCACCGATCCTTTGATGAGGATCGCTTCAGAGCGATTGAAATTTCCTCTGTACGCTGGCGGCTTACTGATGGAGAAGGGAACGAGAACCTTTGTCGACTACTCTCGAGTACGATATACCGATCATCAGATCTTCTGGTTGCCCTATCTAAACCGTTTTGAATCGCCGATCAAAGAACACGCAGACAATCTTATGCAGAGTCATGGTCAAACCAACAATGCTTGGCATTATACATTTGATAAAGTCAATCACAACATGGATCCAAGCTATGTGCTTCTGGATCTGGTTGGTGTAGATCCTGACTTAACAGCGGAGAAAGTTTTATGAATCCCATCGTTTTGAAGAAATTCTCTCACAAGGATTCATCGTCTCCAGTGATCTTCGAAGGTGATCTGTGTGAAGCATATGTACCGAAACGGTACGGAGATAACTACGGTGCTCTTGTCATCCGTGAAAGCGTCAAGACACTCGGTGTCTTTGACGTAATCGTGGATGGCGTCTTGACAGGATTGTTCATCCCATCTCACGTGGAGATGTATCCATCTCAGATCGAAGAGATCACCATGGATGGAGAGACTTATGTGAAGTTGATCTTTCACAAAGGTGATGTTTTCTTGAAATCACTCACTGTGGTGAAAGCTCCACTGGCATCGTTCCCCGTGTACAAGGAGATGATCACGCTCGGTAAGACGATGAAGTCCATCCCTTATGAGGAGTTCCCATTTATCTTCCATCGACTGATGAAGGTGTCTGGGATCAACTTCCGTGTGAACCGAGCTCTATTTGAAGTGATCGGAGCACAGGTGACCAGATCTCTCGCTGATATCACCGTTCCCTATCGGAACACAGATATGAAGGGAGAGTATCAACAGATCCCTCTGAACGATGTGTCTCATGCGGCGACATCTACTACCTCCCGTATGGTTGGAGCGTGGTTCAAAGATGGTATCAACGCTGCATTGGTACATCCGAACGATGTCTCATCCAGTATCGAAGATGTGCTTCGACTGTGAATTAACACACAACTTAATCTAGGAGTGTGATCCATGGATAACAACATGGTCTTCTCGATCTCTACGCAAATGGTGCTGGAAGGTCGAGAGCTCAAGTCGGTGGAACCCGACTCCGAAGGGGTTTACCGTGGTATCCCACTCACTGCCATCGGAATCAATTCCAGAAACAACGTGAACTACGATCCGCGTTCGGTCGTACGGTGTATCACCACCGTCACCAACCGGTTCAACGTGAATCTTGTGGAAGGGAATCTTGAAGGCGAGTGGGGACATCCTCTGGTGACCAAGAAAGAAGAGCTACCTCGGTTGCTCTACATCGACAGAACCAGAATTTCGCATTACTTCCGTCACGTGTATGCGAAGAAGAGCGCTTCCGGCGATTACATCATCGTCTACGGTGATCTGGTTGCATTCGGTCCGTATGGACAGTACCTGAGAGAATCCTTCGCAGACAAGAAGCGGAACACCTGTTTCTCACTTCGTTCTGCTGCCAAAGTGACGGGAACGGACGGTCCGATCACCTACAAGGAGATGTTGGCGTTGGTGACTTTCGATGCAGTCGATGGTCCCGGTTTTGCCATCGCTGGTAAACGGAACTCCGATATCGATGCAGTTCAGTCTATGGAAGCGATCGATATCCCCGCGGATCGTGAGGATCTCAAGGCTTCTATGGAGGCTCTGAAACTGTCTGGTGTTGAATCAATCATCACCGACAACCAGCTCCTGGATATTTTTCAGAGCAACCAGATCCGTATCCGCGAGAACGTCGTTGCCGTCTACGATGAGAAAGCACATGCTCTCATCACTCCCAAGGGAAGGGCTTCTCTCTTTGGAACTTGCTTCGATCCAAGCAAGTAAGGAGGGACTATGTATATAGACCCGATGAAACCCATTCAATTGGCTCCTCCCTTTCCAGGGAAAGGGCCGTTGATCGTTGTGAAGCCACTCCCGGAAGGGAAGCGACATGTTACGATCCATTTGACCGGGCAGATCGGTCCAGCATCTCTTTACACGGAGATGTACGATGAATTGCAGAACGCCGTCGAAGGTGACGAGATCGTCATCATGATCGATACGCCAGGCGGGAGTGTATATACTTCTCAGATCATCGTGATGTACATGGTGGCATCCAAAGCTACTGTGACTACGTGGGGAAGTGGCATGATCGCCAGCGCTGGAACGATCATCTGGAAACATGGTCACGTCAAACAATTAAGTTCGTGGGCAAAGTTTATGTTCCACGGAACCTCTCATGGTTCCATGGGTAACAGCGACTACATCCGCGAAGAAGCAACTTATATGGTGGAATACATGAAAGAAATGTTGAAAGACATGGTCGTCGAGGGTCTTCTGACCCGCGAAGAGTACCACAAGATCGTCAACAGCAAAGGCGATGTCTATGTCGACGCCGCCACGATGCGCAAGCGTCTGCTCGGCGCTGTCGCCGCCACGGAAGGTCTGCGGATCTTTAACGCGGAAGGTGAGGAAGTGAAAGTCGAAGAATCCGATGCCACCGGCACCCCGGTTCCGACTGCTGATCCTGTCGCTCCGCCGGATACCACGGCCACCCCGGGTACCGGCGATCCGACCCATGTGGAGCCCGGCGCTCCGCAGAAAGATCCGGTCAGCCCGACCACGATCGAGAAGAACCCGGATGAGCCGATGAATCCGAACGATCCGGTCGTTCCTCCCGATGCCAAGTGCAAGAAGCCGAAAGGCGAAGACGACGGCGAACCGGACGAGAACGATCCCGAGGATCCGGAAAACCCGGACGAATGTCCTTGCGAGGATCCGAACGAACTTGAATTCGAATGCGATAAGCTCGGCAAGTAAGCAGAACGAGGTGAACACTATGGATGCTGAGAATCCTCAGGAACCCGTTATCACTCTGATGGGATACACCGGTGGACCGCTCACTTCCATCGAAGAGTTGGATCCAGCGATCGCAGATTGCGAAGCGGCTATGGAGGGACTGGATATCGAGCTCGAGTCAAAGGTCGGCAAACCTTTGACCAATGAGCCTGGTAACGATAGAAAGAACCCCGATGAAAAGCCTCCAACTCCTTGTTACATCTCACGATATGTAAATGCGGACGGATCTGCACTGGTTCGCATTTACATGTTGGGTACCTTCTTACGGTACGCAAACTGCTACGTCGCGATTTTAGATAGCGCCTCTGACAAGGACATCATTGAGATCACGATCGATACGGAGGCGATAGGGCCAGAGGCTTGTTTCGCTATGGGTTATCGATCGCTACTGTCGGCGATCCATCGCTGTAAAGCGAAGGTGATCACCAAGGCAGGCACTTTGATGTCTGTCGCCAGAGTCGCTCTTTGGCTCTCCGGAGATGAAGTTCAGATCAGTCCGATCGGTTGGATCCGTATGGAACAACTTCCGTTCGCAACTGGTGGGTTCTTGATCGATGGAGAGGACAATTTGAAAGAAGCGAAAGAGACATGGAACGAGTTCAGCAGTTACATTGCAGAACAGGGTCTGTTCACACTCGAGGAAATGACGGAAATGTACACGAACCGAAAGATCCTCAGCTACTATGGACATGATCTCCAGGAAGCAGTTGCGCGTGTGAACGCGCGGAAGCGCGGTGCTGTCGCATAACGATTATATCTATCAAGTACAGACCAGGGGTGGCGTTCCCCCTGGTCTGTACTTATTTTTATTTTAATTTCAGGCATACATTACTTGAACGATGCTCAACCAACCGCATAACTTAGGAGGTATGTCGTATGCAAATCACCGCACTGATCCCGGACGAAACCAAAGAGATGGCTATGGAACATCTGCAGCGATCGCTGGATGCCAGTATGCCGATCATGTTTAAACAGTATCTTCCGCAGTTCGATACACCGGACGACGCTATGGAGGGAGCTGGTAAGTTCTTCACTGAATTCTCCAACATCCATGTCACCAAACAGAGACTGATCCAAGAAGATCAGACCGGACTCGGAGCGATCGAACTGACCATCGCTTCCAAGAAGTGGTCCGATGTTTATGCTGTGGTCGCGATACATCTCTTCACCAAGGTGAATCTCCAGATCAGAGATGCTACTGAGGATGAGGCTTACCAGTGCATCGATGAGGATCTCGGTAAGACGATCCCCTATTTCCAGCATTTCCTGGGAGGATATGATTTCACGGACGATGATGATCTGACCGAGGAACTTGGTGGTATGTTCGCAGACACCTGCAACTTCACCGTAACCAAAGCAACCCATTCGATCAAAGGAAACAACGATATCCTCGATATCGAGTTCTGTTCCAAGAAGTATCCTCGGGTATGTGCTACACTGCAGCTGGTCTTTGGAAAGGAATAATGTGTCGATCAAACCTCTTTGCGTATATATTACACGATGATCCAAGCTACGGAGAATAGCTTGGATCATCCGTATGTAAGCAACTATGTTCAAATGAAATAGCAAGACGATCCTCCTAGGGCGCTGACACGCCCTAGGAGGATCTGAGCTAGAAGGAGAGGTGCTTATGCATTCATCCACATTTGATAAACTTGTAAAGGTTCTGGAGAGCAGATATGGTGTAGATGCACCCGCTGTCGCTCGACAGATCTTACAAGTTCACTACAAGTTCGGATCAACGACGATTCGACACGTAGTGGCTGGTAAGTAATTCCTTCGGTAGCCTATAACACGGCTGTCGTTGGTAATTATTTACCGTGCATTTATTGTCATAGATTCTTAAGTCCGGGTTCAAGCTATTCTCCTTTTAACTGTATAATATTTGCAAGAGGTGTAAAAATGAAAAAGGTAATCGCAGTTCTCATGATCGTTCTTCTCTACATTGTCATGCCGATCACCGGTAAAGCCATGGCGGATCGCACTGGTAACGACTGGTGGATGCTGATGGCTCTGCCGTATGCGATCGCTATCTTCACCGTAGCGACGTATGCGCTGATCCACGGACCGGCCCATCGTGTTATGGAAAAGGTAACTCGTAAGTAGGAGGTACATCATGAGTAACGAAGATGTCAAGATCGAACCGTTGAGCGATGAGGCGCTCGAGAGCTGTCCGTGTCCGCTTGAGTTCAGGATGGCGCTGGAGAGGTACTTGGGCATTTGCAATCGAGCAATCGACCATGCCCTCGATATGGTGATCGACATAGACAAGACAGTCGAGCGAGCAAAGCTCATACTCGACGATCCGAGAGCTCCGGATTGGATGCGGAATGATATCACCAAACTTCTCAACAATTTTGCAGATCGTAGAGAAGTGGTGAAACGACTCTTCCAGGAAGCCTCCGACAACAGGGAGATCTTGAAAGATACCATCGAACGTCTTAATCAGATCCATAATCTTAAATAAGTTTCCGGTCTCCTAGCCGGGGGAGCACCTTCGGGTGCTCCTTTTTTTGTTTCCACAGTCGGATTCTATTATATACGAATACTTAACTTCAGTGTATGAAGGAGTTGTTATGATATTATTCCGATCTGATTTTTATAAACAGAAAGCTATCATCGATGTCAATACGAGGAATGTTCACTTCCTCCGTATGGCTAATCTTCTGCAGAAGATGGAAGTGAAGAACAATATGTTCTTCCTGGCACTGACTCAACCTGAGTTGGCCAAATACGATCCACACAACTTAACCGATGATTCAACGGAACTGAAACTTCGGATCGCTTACGAGTGTAAGATCAATCCCTGGTACTACATCCGGGAAGTGTTACGTGTCGGTGCATCTGGTGCTGGTGGTATCCCTTATATTCTAAATCGTGCGAACTTGGCACAAGCTTGGTGTGCTTTTAATTCAATCGACTCCTTTTTGACGATGCCTCGTCAGATCGGTAAAACGATCGGATCGATCGGACTTACCTCTTGGGTGATCTACTGTGGAGCGAAGAACATCTCCTTTGGGATGTTCGCCAAGGGAAGTAAACTGCAGCTGGATAACGTACGTCGTTTGAAGGATATGCGCGACCGTCTTCCTCCTTGGATGGTCACGAAACAGTTCGAGGACAAGGATAATAAAGAAGGTATCTACTATTCAGCTCTTAACAACGAGTATCTCACCTTCGTTGCAAAACCTGATAAACGCGCTGCAGAAGACCAGGCACGTGGTAACTCTCTGGCTTGGGAACACTGGGATGAGGTGGTGTACTACGATAACATCGATCTCTCTTTTCCAACTGCAACATCTGCCATGGACACGGCTCGTCCTCAGTGTGTTGAGAGCGGTTGTCCTGCAGCGGTGCTGCTTACTTCAACTGCTGGAGATATCGACGACCCTCGTGGAAGATTCGCCTTCACCATGGTTCGCAACGCCATGCGTTTTCATGAGAAGATCTATGATTGTGAAGATATCGATGAAGTCCGTGCGATTCTGAGAGATCAGACGGATAACGATATGTTTTATCTCGAATATGCTTACTGGCAACTCGGAAAAGATCGTGACTGGTTCAATGATAAGACCAGGAACAAAGATCCCAAGAAGATCGCCAAGGACTACTTGAACCAGTGGTTACACGGTTCTGGTGGAGCTATCTTCCCGGAAGATCTGATCAATCGAATGGTTGCTTCTATCCGCGAACCTGTTACAGTGACTCGATACGAAACACTCTGTATCCGTTGGTATCAAGATCCTGCTCAGATCATGTCCGAACCATATCGCAGCAAACCTTACATCATGGGAAGCGATACCTCCAACAATACAGGACGAGACTTCACTACCTTTATCATGATCGATCCGTATGATCTAGCTCCTGTTGCAACGTTCCGTTGTAATACTTCCAACACAGCTTTTATTACACAGTGTATTAAGAAGTTCTTGTTGGATTTTCCGAAGAGTGTATTCATCCCGGAACGCCAAGGAAATGGAGCTGTCATCTTAGACTTCATTATGGCTATGATGCAGAACGTACCTGGATTCGATCCATTCTCCAGGATCTACAATGCTTACTGTCAGGATTACAATTCCAGCACTCCTGACTTCCGCAAGTTAGATCTTCACAGTGGGTTGGTTCGTAAGCACTTCGGATTCAATACGGGACAGAACAGCCGTGAGAAACTCTACAGTGCAGTGCTTACCACTGCTATGGAACTGAACGCGGATCGTCTGTTGGATGCAACGCTGGTGATGGAAACCAAGATGCTCACTACCAGAAACGGTCGTATCGACCACGTAGAAGGTGGACATGATGACCTACTCATCGCTTATCTTCTCTGTATCTGGTTTGTTCTCTATGGAAGAAATCATCACATGTATGGAATCATGCCAGGTGTTCTGATGCAACGCATCACCGATACTGGTAAGGAGACCGATAAAGCGACTAAAGAACGATTGGCGAGACTTCGTACTCGTGGTAAAGAACTGAAGAAACTGATCGATCACACGGAGAACAGTATCATCAAGGGAGCGTATATGCGAGAACTCCAGAACATCACGGATCTCTTAGGAGACGATGGTTTTGGAGAAGAAGAGACCAATGTACGTTCCATCGATCAAGTTCTTTCCAACAACAGAGAAGCGAAGAAAGCTTCTCCGAAAGACATCCTTCGGTTAATCGCAGCGATACATTAAGTATCTTAATGTAAGATTCGTGTCGTTCATTTATTTTCAGATATAGATTACGTGGGTGAACATAGCTAACAGAAAGGTTCTGCTAGCATGTAATTAACCTTCCAAATCTAGGAGATTGGAAAATGAAAGAACTGTTCACGAAGAAGAATCTGCTCATCGTCGGTGGTATCGTTGCTGTTGGTGGTGCTATCGCGGCGATCGTCCTCACCCGTGGCAAAGCCGCGGAAGCCGTCGCGGAAGTGGCCGAAGGTGCGGCGGAGACCGTCGGCAACGTTGCCGAGACTGTTGTTGAAACAGTAGCGTAACCAACACAGAGAGGAGGAGCATCTGCTCCTCCTCTCTGTTCTCTCTTTCTTTTTTTGTTCATAAGGTAAGCAGGAACATCCTATGCTTAGTTAAGACAAGAATCTAGCTTAAAGGTTATGACCTATGGCAGCAACGATACCAACCCTAAAGCAACTGCTCCTTGGACGTTGTTACGTGGACATCACACGTAAGACGCTCGACGAACTCTACAGTTGGTGTGTAAAATATGAAGTAAGAGTGGATGGAGCTGATAACCATCCAGAAGCATTCAATACACCTTTGATCGGTGTGTATGGTTCTCATTTTTTTGCCAAAGATGCGAATCAATTGTTCGGGATCCTCGGGATCGATAAAGAGGAGTTCAATCGCGCTGTTCAAGCCGCTCCCAATATCAACAAAGAGTTCAAGGTCAGTTCCGACTTGTTCAATCTGTTGACGATCTGGGGATGTCATTGTACCATGCATAGCAAACTGTCCGATAAGGATAAACAGAATGCTATGTTTTACATGTTGAAGATGATGCATTACAAGTTCTTCACTGGAGTTGTCAATCATCGACTTCCACACAAAGCCAATCGCGATGTGATGCAACTTACCATCGATGAACTCTCTCGTAAGTTCGATATCATGCGAGAGAATACCAATACTTGGAAACTGGTGATCGAAGCGAGAGCCAGAGATATCATCGATCCAAAGAGTATCCATTACAACACGTTGCTTACATTCTCTCCAGATGTAAAGACAGCGAAATCTCCTGCGAGTATCGGATATGTGATCTCAGATGCTCAGACTCGTATCCGTACGAAACTGAATCTTGTGATCAATGCATACATGGATAACTCAGCCAAAGGAAATCGCATCGCTACCACCAGTCTGATCGGAACTGTTGGAGAGGATAATGAGAAGACGATCAAAGAACTTACTTCGTCTTACGAAGTGATGATCGCCAATCTTACCAACAAAGTTTTGAATGCAAATCAGTTTATCCGACACGATTACGTTCGCTTGATATCCAAGTTTCTTCCGAATGTTCGAGTGGATGCTATGAGAACTGTTTTGATGGGATTTACCAGCAAAGCGATCTCTCAGTATGCAAAACATCGGAAGGACGAGATGTCTCCCGATAAAAAACGTATCATCGGGTATTCTGCATTGATCACTGCTGTCATTCAGAATACGTATCGAGCCTGTATCTTGGATCGAAAAGTAGATCTGAAAGATCGGGGTGCGATCCTGATGAAGGCCAGAGATCTCTATCGAAGCTCTCGTATATCCGATCCAGGCATCTTGTTGGTGAAGGATAGCGTAGCAGCTTTCGTAGATGAACTCAAAGTGAGTGATCGGGAAGCTACGAAAGCTTCTCTTAAAATCGGTTTCATTCTGTATCTAATTCTAATGTCTTTCGATTACGATTGATGACAATAAGCAGTTAGAGAGTGTAGGGAACACCTACACTCTCTAACTGTCGTTTGTATTGAACTGTGTACTAAACCATGAGATACGAAATCTGTGCATAGAACTTGGGATCAAGTGCCGCAGCAGCTGCCCACTTCTGCAAGAGCTCATCGTACATCTGATTGGCATCTCTGCACTCTTCTACGATCGTACGAACAGCTCCGATATCCATACCGAATTCGATAGAAGCTCGGTCGATATCGATGAACAATTGGTTGTAGGTCCAAGCTTTGGTAGCTTGTTCTACCAATTTGGCCAGAGTATGCACAGCCGATACGTGCAGACTTTCAAAGAATTCATCGTAAGACAGTCTTACTGTAGCGACCAGATCCTGCTGAGTCCCTTGCTGAGGAACGATGCGAATGATATCCCCTGCCATCAAGACGGCCAACGGAGGATTGTTGGTATTCTGCATCGTGAAGGAATTCAGCATGTTGGTTGCGGCGGAAGCAATGGAAGCTCCACCACTTTGGGTGTATCCAGTTGGAATGCCTTCCAAAGTGGAGTATGGATAGTTAACTCTCAGTACCTGAGAGATGCTGACGTTATCGCGCGCTTCTGGCGGGATCCGATAGATACTGTACCCTCCATCCATACTGTCATACGGAGACATCTCTCGAACAGATTTTTCTCGATACTCTGGACGAAGGATGATCTCCTTCAGTTTACCACCAGAGATATTACAATCGATCATCACTCGTTCCCGAATGATCTTCTGCATGATAAATGTCGGTACATTGGGGATACAAGCGCCGTATCGATTGGCTAATTGTAGATCCAGTCGAAGGATTTGCGGAGGAACGGTGTTGAACACGCGTGCCATGACGACGTTGATAGTGTTATGCATGATGAACTCCTCTGGAGTAGGTCTAAAATCGATGAGATGAACATATTATGCTGGGCACAGCTTGCCTTTTGGTCAGTTGGCGCCTATCACCATAAGCTTATATGGAGCTTAAGGATTATCAACTACATGCTGGGAGACAGCCATGTTTAACAAATTTATGCTTTACTCTGGGATTGCCCTTGGGTGTCATGCAGCCAAATTAGATGAATTGGATGCAGTGACAACCTCTGTACAACTCCATGAACTGACAGAAGACATCGTAGAAGATCATCAATCCTTCATGTTCTCGATCGGAAGCCGTGATATCCAACTCACTTACAGAGACGATGACAGTGAACTTCTGGAAGCCGTTGATGAGGAGTATCGTGAAAAACGCATGATATTGACCATCTCATCCAAAGAAGCGGATGATATTGTTTATGAGTTGCGTCAACTCCGTAACACGGTTTCTGCACACATCCTTCACAACGATCATGTGCTTTATCATTTTCATCCGTGTGGAGACAATCGTATCCTCTGCTCCAAGTTGATCGGTTCTAATCTGTTCTATCTTGGAGTTGTTTCCTTGCTTCCAGAGGGAGATTCCAATTATACGGTGGAACAAGTTGGTATGATCGTAGACAACATTCGATCCAACGAACTTCCGTCACTCCCTCTTCATCAGCAGTACAACACTGTACTTGCAATGTATCTGGCAGTGACGGATATGATCGGTATGATGAACTTGGACAAAACGATTACTTGTACCAATATCACGTTACTTGCCGATCGTTACAACTCTCTCATCGTCTGCCGTGCCAATGGTTCCGAGACAGTTGCCTGTGTACGTGGCACGGTTGATGGTATGATCGACATCATGGGAGAGAGCTATGGTTCCATAGAACATCTGCAGTATACAGTCGCGCTCCCAGCAGCTGGTGATGGATTGGTTTACGATATTGTAAAACGCTCTGCATCCAGTGGTAAAGTGGTATCTGCGGGATGTGTCCATATGAAACGAAATAGATTACGGATCAATGCTTGCGGTCGCTCATTGGACGTTCAGTTTGAAATCACTCCGGATTCGGTAATTTTCTCAGTATAATGCATAAAAAGAAGTACATCTAGTAGAGTAGTGGTTGTCCCACTACTCTACTAGATGCGTTTAGCTGATGACAGCTCGTTCGTTGAAAACAGCTGGAGCTACAATCCCTTCTGTCGAGAAACAGATCACTTCACAATCCGACATTCCAGTGTGTACCACAAAGTGATTCACCAGAAACAGTTGATGGATAGTCTTATCCAACACCATGTCAGATACCATACTGGTTAGTTTGATACGATGGGTTTCTCCAAGTGCAGGATCCACTTCATCCATCTTGATCGGATACTGATCAGCATATCCACGTTCGGTAGCGATCGCTAAGGTGAATGCTAAACTCACCATTGCTTTTTGTCCGTCAGACAAGATACTGAGATCGGCTACGGTGGAGTTGCGATTGATCAACACACGAATGGTGTAGTCCAAAGGCTTATCTTCCTCCAGATACATCAACTCCATGTCATAACACCACACACGCTTCAAATACTCATTGACTCTCGTGATCAGTTTGTTGATATAACAAACCATGTGGATATGAGGAAGTCCTGTACTGGGAGACAATCCCTCTTCTACTGCGACCCAATCTTTTAACTCCGTCTGGATCTCTTTGATGTTAGGAAGTACCTCATCATTTAATCGAGTTAGTAACGATTCCTGTTCTCGAATGGTGATGTCGATCGATGCCAGTTTAGACATCGCAAGTCGCTTTAACTCATCGAACTGCTGTAGCAGCATGTCGTCAAAGTCAATGCGAGCTCTCTTCCATCGAGCGATGGAGTTCTCTTGCGCATCGTGTTGTAACATCTCCACTTTGGATGCAAGAGATTCCATCTCTTTCAACACAGTACGATCGGAAGTTAACTTCTGGATTAACTGTTCGTTGGTACGATACTGTTTGATCAACTGAGAGAGTTTTGTCTGTTTATCGTAGATGGTTTTGGAGATCAACTTTAGCTCTTTCGCAGCAGCTTGTGCTGTCTCCAAAGCTCCTAGTTTCACTCGACTTGTCGACAACTCATCTTGATAGGTCTTCAGTTGCTTATCCAGTTTTGTATTCTCGATCGCCTTTAACAATCGATTGGGGATCATAAACGGATCTGCATTTAAACACTCGTAAATAACCAAGTCATTTAAGAGCCAATTTATACAGGCATAGCCTTGTATAATTGATTGAATAGCCTCTATTTTAGGGAGCGCTGACCTAGGTATCTCGATGGCATTTTCGAGGTGAGAAATCTCCGTTTCAATTTGGTTGATTTCCTTCTTCAAAGATGCTTCATGTTCTCTGACTTTAGACAGTTCATCTGCTGTTCTTTTCAACATCTTGTCTACCGATGCTTTTAAGTTACAGACTAGATTACAATCCACAGGATACCGATAACGACTCTCCTGTAACTGCCTTCCTTCCAATTGTTTGATCTGTTCCTCCACTCCTGTCAAATTGGAATGAAGATTCTGGAGTTGTCTCCGATAGACCTGCAGATCCGTTTCCATTCGGTTGACATCAGAAGGACTCAGTAGTTTTCCGCTCCATGCGTGGAGATCTGCACATAACTCTCGAACTCTCTGTTGATCCCAATCCGCTCTTCCTACCACCTGATCGGCTAAGAGAGGTATAGATGGATCGATATGGATCTTTTCGATCTCCGAAGAGAGTTGTGCAACTTTCTTCTTCAGAGTGTCCATCTCCTGATCGATGTTGAGATCTTTGTACCTTTCATACTCAGAGAGAGTTTCTCGGATCTCCAAGATCGTCTCCTTATCACGTTCCATCTCTTCGGTGATACGAGTGATACGCTCTCCAGCGACGTGATATTGTGCAGAACGCTCTTCTGGAGTTCCTGTGAACAGATCCGGATACATTCGTTTCAAAGCATTTGCAGTGGTTACGATGGTTCTGGATTCTGCTTCTAACTCTTCTACGGATCGTTTACTGTAGGTGTGGGACAGTGTAGGATCATTGAGCGTGCGATGTTTATCCTGTTCGATCAGTAGAACCAATTTATCGATATCGCTGGAGAAGTTCATCAGATCTTTCTGTATCGTACAGATCTCTTCCAGATGACTCTTATCCAACAATCTTCCTCGGATCGTGTGTTCCCGATCACGAAGCATCTTTAGATTCGTGTTATAAATGCGAATCTGAGATCTCACTTTCTTGTGATACTCCAACATGAAGGAGAGATCGGAGGGATACGTTGCCATCAGCAACTGCTTTCGTTCAGCAGGAGTCATGTTACACATGAAGTAGTTCCCTGCCATCAATGTGTCTATCACCTGATTGTATCCAAAGTACTCTTCCACCAGTTCTCGTTGGGTTTCTGTGGAACCGGATTGGTTGAGTTCCTTTCCATCCATCTGGAAAGAATGTGCTTTAGTAGTGTTTTTAAAATCAGATGTTAGAACAAATGTGTGTCCGTTGTGAGCGATGGTTTTAATACAGTATCCGTTCTTCAAGTAACTACTCCGAACTTCCGGATAAGGAGTTAGAGCTCGCAGTAGAGAAGATTTACCAAATCCATTGTTGCTCAGGATCGCGCTACATGGTTTTCCAAACTCCGCTTTTAAATAACTTGTTCCCATATGGGTATAAGGGATATACCCTCGTTGTTCGATGGATAAGAACTTCATATCGATACCTCTTAAATGTTTTATTTCTGTTCAAACTTGTATAACATGCGGAGCTGATGTGATCTTTTACAGCATACAGCTATCTTGTACAGGATAAGGAAAGTTCTTATGAATCGATTTACATTTGGATTCATTGTGGGCGTCTTACTCACATTACTTGTAATCGCAGCATCTCCCAACACAGAGGATTGAAGTATGAACAAAGAGATTGTGCCGGAACTCGAAACCCCGAACGATGGAGTGGTGTTTGCTTGGATCAGCGAGTATGTTCCAAACAAGAAGATGAAACGTAAACTGAAATCACTTTGGGGAGAGATCAAGGCGCTCCATGCGAAACTATTTGAGACGAGGGAGATGGAGATCCACGTAACAGAAACAACCCTCGATATCATGCTTATCCCCACCAACGTGGAAGAGCGTAGACGTCGCGAGATGTTGAAACCGGAAGGGGAAAGATTGCGTATCTCCACCGATCCCATGATCGTTCGCGTCTATACCAAACCTGTGGAAGGACAGAGGTATCTCATTTCTCCGAATCTGAAGGTTTATGGTATTGGACAAAAACCGACGAAAGATGGCTCCCGTTCCATCGTCACCATGGAAAACCTTGGTAAGTAAAAAGTTCAGGTTCAATACACACATATATTACACTCTGACCAAACGCAAGTAGGTCATTAACGTTAATGTCCCATCAACCAATAACAAGGAGTCTCAGACATGAGCGACAAGAAAGAGAAAGTTCTCGAAACCATCAAACTGAAGATCGACGTTCCGCTTCCCGCCGGCGCCAAGAAAGATGATAAACCGGAAGTCATCGAAGTCGCTTGCGATTATGACAAGGAACGCGGCACCATTCGTCTCGGCAAGAAGCCGTACGAACAGGTCCTCGATCAGCTCGGCGTTACGCCGGAAGTCCGCAAAGTTGTCACCAACGCCATGGGCGCCATCGACCGTGCGGCTCTTCCCGTCCTGAAAGACGTCCTGCTCAAGGACCAGAACGGCGAAAGCGCCTCCATGACTCTCGGTCAGGGAGCGTTCTCCAAGGACTACGGCATGCGCGGCCAGGTTCATCACAAGGGCAAGTCCCCGGCGACCGGCCTTCCCTATGAAACCACCAAGTACGGCGTGATCAGTGCCACCACGTACATGCCGTTCGACCGCGAACTTCGTGCCGAAGGCGGTCTGTGCAATCAGGTGGCCAACGAGTGCGAAGCTTACTTCAAGAAGAAGTAAGAAATCTACGTAACCGGCAGAGTAGTGGGAGGATGTCCTCCCACTACTCGTGCTACTTTTAATTTTTTGAACATAGAGAAAGGACAAAACAAATGGAAACTATGAAACATGAAGCCATGAAGGATATCGTTACGGTGCAGGATCTGATCGATGAACTTTCTAAAGTTCCGGATAAGACCCTCCCAGTGTATGCCTGGATCAACTCCGATACTCCGGAACCCACGTTCCATGGAACGGATCGCGTTCCGATCACACACGTTGACACTGACGTCCGTGGTATGATCGATGTATGTATCGGCTACAAGAAGTAATCGGGAGGATGTCATCATGCGACTTGGTGAAAAGTGGGAAAAGGAACAGAAGATCAAATTTGGACTGGCCCGTATCACGAAGAAGGGCAAATACAAAGAGAAGAAGACTTCTGTGAAAATCAAACCATCGATCTAAGGAAATTCTATTATGATGGAATGCGGTGAACACAAACATTATGAATTCGATGCGATCGGAGCGCAATTTCAATACATGAACGAATATCTCGCACGGAGACGTCTTCATCTGGCTTCGCCGTGTGCGCCGATTCGGAATAACGTTTCTGTTTATAACAGGATCGTAGCTGAGTTGAGAAGAGAGTACGGGGATGCGTTCTTCGATCCTGAACTCATGGCTGCACTTATTATGCAGACGTTCGGAGAATACGATGTCACGCTGACAGAAATTCCCGGTGAAGATAAACCTATCATTTCTGACAATCATCCCGATATGTCAAAATACTTGATCCCGATCAAGCTGAACGGCAGGGAGATTGGATTCCAGAGACCTCCTTACATTCTGTCGAAAGCAATTCTGAAACATGCTTGCTCGATGATGGAAGCGGATATCTCATCGAAAGAAGCGATCGCTCTGGCGACGACTCTCGTTTACGATTATGATCGTATGTTTCCAGAGAGCTATTGGAAAGTTATATTCGCGGATCATTACGACTGGGTCGAGATATGTGGAGACTACTCCACCCTCATCTGGTTCATTGATAGATGGAGATCCTGTGGTTATTCGGAACACAGCGCGAAAATGTCTGGAGAAGTCGATCATAAGGAGTTCGTCGAGTGGATCCAGCTGATAAGGGATACGTTTGTAAACGTATCCCATGTGATCTCACATGATATCGCCGTACGGCTTACGGATCAGTTGCCGATCAACGGATCGGCCGTTCCTCCGATCGGTGATATCTGTACTTGTCACAAAATACTGCTGGAATCGGACAAGATGGTGATTCCGCATTATTCTCCGATGTTTCGCTGCGGGAAACCGGCTCACTATGTGGAGCTGATCTACCGGTGGTTGATCGAACAACATGGTGGAAATCCTGCGAATGTAAAGTATATGCCGAATCATTACATCACGGATGAGATCATTCGGTGTACCGAACACGATCTTCAACACATACGCATAGAACGCAGTGGATTGGTTAAACAAGAGGAGACTCCTTCGAATGGGTGAATCCAAACGTAAGAATCAAGTGTATCACGCTCTGGTTCGTGCGTTGGAACGTTATGGCAAGACCTTCACTAGAAGAGATCTCGAGATCATGTCGAAACACTGTGAGAGTAAGATCCTTAGCTTCCACATCGACAAACAATCGAGCAGCGCTTCTATGAAGGTCGTTCGATACGAAGGAGCGTGGTACGTAGTGGCTTACGATTGTTATCGTAAGACGATCGTTACCTTCCTCGATCCTGCATGTGTGGATGATTACATCCTTCCTTATCTGAATGCTTACAAGAACGATCCCATCGTGGTAGAAGCGATCAGAGAGTATGAGAAGATCAATCATCATTCCAATGCTAGGAATCCAGTTGCGATCCCCATGGGTAGAGATTATTCTCCTCCCAATCCGACTGCAACCGGCACGATTAAGTTTAAATCGCTTCTCACTGCTTTTAATCAACTAGATCCGAAGCAGTTCGACTCAGATCCGAAATAGGTGGTTCTTTTCGATGATTAAGGGTTGTTTCTATCGTCTGTGATTTTTAACATTCTCACCTATGATATAAATAACCCTAGTCTCATTCCTACTCTTCAAACCTATCCAGGAATTGGAGAGAACAATGAGTATCAAGAAAGTCAGAACCCTGAATTTCGATCCGGGTCTGTCGAAAACTGGTTGGTCTGTTACCGACATCGACATCGAGAAAGGCGCACTCGTTGTTGTTCGTTTGGGAGAGATCAAGCCGGCCGCAACGGCAGATCGTGTCGATCGAAAAGAAGAAGTGGAACGATACAGCAAACGAGTGGTGACACTCACCGTACTTCGTTCTGAGATCATTCATCTGTTGGACGAATTCAAGCCAGATTTCGTCGTGATGGAAGATATCTTCTTCAACCGTTTCCGGCCGGCTGCCTTCCCGGCTCTCTGCATGTGGCAATGTACTGCACGTTTGACCGTGCGAGATCATGCCCACAAACCCATCACCGCGATCGCTCCGAAGATGGCTAAAGCCGCCATTTCTGGAAACGGAGCGAGTGGTAAGATCAATGTTCAAAAAGCAATTTTTGACAATCCGAAGATCAAATTCAAGAACGACAAGCTTGCATTTGGTTTGTCGGAACACTGTGCGGACTCCATCGCGATCGGATATACCTTCATGATATCGTTCTTGCCGATGATCCTTCCGACCATGCTTAGCGGAGGCGATGTGATCGCACCTGCGCTCGTTGAAGCCTAACACATTTCATAACCAAATAGGAAATGCCAACATATGTCTACCGACAACATAGAGGACGCCAATCCGTCACCGGAACTCGTTCAACTGCTCGGTTGTGCGGTTCCCATCCCGCAAGGACACTCCTTCCTTGCAACGCAGAAGGATCCGTCAGCTCCGGATGAGGAACCGTTTCTCGTAAAGGGGGATCTGGTGGAGGAGATGAAGAGAGTTCCTGATATCGATCTCAGGGAAGCGGTGAAAGTACCGGGCTCTACTCTCACACCAAAAATCACTCCGAATTTCAACGGTGATATCACACACGCTGAACTGTCGAAAGACGGTAAGTCGATCGCCAGTTACGATCCGGAAGAACAGCAGAAGATCCAAGAAGCTCTTACCGAGAACTCCAAGATGATCGAAGCTGCTCTCAACGACAAGAAGTGCATGATCGGATTCCTCTACAACCTTATCCGTAAGTTCAACGGATACAAGTACGCTTCCGTGTGTCGCTTCAACGGTATCCATGAGGATACGATGCAGCAGTCTTTGATCGCTCAGAGACTCTGCGTCTCCTACCTGTATCCGAAACTGCAGGGCATCACGATGGAGTCGATCCAAGCTGGCAACCATGGTCCCGGTCAAGCTGATTTCATTCGCGAGTTCGTGGATCCGAATTACAAGGATCCTGAATACGTCAACGTGGAATCAGTTGAAGGGCAGACCGACGGTGTTACTCTTCGCAAGATCAAGGATCCCAAATGGATCCCTGCCGATCCTAACATGAAGAACGTGATCGTGATGATCCATCAGGACACTCCTCCCATGACACAGGAAGGACTTTATGATCAGGTCGGCAAGACCCGTATTCATACGGTTCTGATCCTGGAAGAACCGAAGAGTTTCCAGCCGATGTTGGTCGGTCGGAGAGGCGATTTGATCGTCGGTGATCCGTTCCTTCCGTCGCGGGAGAAACTCGGGGCGATCCTCGATGTGTTGAAAAAAGAACAGCGCATCTGATCCAGACACATTCCTCTCAAGGTAGGGTAGCTAGGTGTTTGCCTAGCTACCCTAACCTCTTATTCTTTTCGTTTTTATCTACAGTTTTGAGAGATGTTATGTAGATAAGAAGGGACCTCGAATTATGAGTGTATTTGAAAATCACCAACTGATCCACAGCGTTTACGTGAAGCTTGGACCGGAACACGATGCAGTGGTCGCGAACATCAAAAATGTCGATACCAATGAATCGCAGTTGTTTATCGTCAGAGATCCGATGGTCAAGGTCTGGGTGACCAAACCTGGACTGAGGAACCATAGTTCTAAGAAGGAATATGCGGACCTCAGAGAACTCGATGTGTACAACACGAAGTACAATGAGATCGGTCGTACGCTAGCAGTGGCGCTGGACGGTCAGAAGTTCAGCGGAAGAGGCAATGCAGGCAAGTATGGTTACATCAACACCAGGAAATATCTATCTTCTCCGTATGTGTATGGGGCAGATATCGATATCGGTGTACGGTTGAAACTAGCCTTTCGGAGACAGTGTCAAAAGTTCCCTACCAAGTACAACGTAGGAACGCTCGACATTGAATCTTCGGTTCTCGGGAACAACGAGATCATCCTGATCTCATTCATCAATGGAGATGGTAGAACATACTGTTCTATTTTCAAACCATTCTTCCGTCCAGGTGAAGGGATCGAACAGGTAAAGTCGATGTTCGAGAAACGTGTGAACAAACAGTTCCGCGATGCCTTGAAACCGAAGATACAGAAGTTGTACGATGAGCATCCTCTTGATATCACGTACCATGAGAGCGATGATGAAGCGGAAGTGATCAAGTGGTTGTTCGATCAGATTCACGCTTGTAAACCTGACTTCATTGTTATCTGGAACATGGGTTACGATATTCCGCGGATCCTGGAACGTTGTGAGTTCTTGGGTTTAGATCCGAAGGATGTATTCTGTCATCCAGACGTTCCCAAAGAACTACGATGTGTCAAGTATTACAACGATCCAGGTAAACCTGGCGATCATATCGTCGATCATTGGGATTGGTTCCAGTGTCCTGGTTACACGTGTTTTATTGATGCGATGCAGCTTTACGGACGACTCCGAAAAGCCAAGGGAAGAGATGTCTCATATCGATTGGATTATATCGGAGCCAAAGAACTGGGAACAGGTAAACTGGACTTCGGTCAGAATCGTACCCACTACGATATGCAGACCAAAGACTTTGTTGGATACACAGTATACAACATCGTCGACAACGCGATCCTCTATCTGATGAATTGGAAGAACAACGACATCAAGAACTTGCTCGGATTGATCGGTGCAAGTCGATTGGAGGATTTCTCGAAACAAACTGTCCAGCTGAAGAACTACTTTTTCGAATGGTTGCAACCACAAGGAAAGGTTCCAGCTTCCGTTGGGGAGCCCTTGGATCAACCGTACGACCGTTATATCATCAACAAAGGTGGTGCAGTACTGGATCCGTTGAATGCATTGGGAACTGGAGTGCCGATCCTCAAGGAATCGGATACGTTGTCTTCCGTGCAGAAGATCGTGTGTGATGAAGACGTCAAGTTAGCCGAAAGGCCATTGGCTTCGCTTTTCTGGAAACAGAGAGGTTGTAACTTCCTTAATTGCTGGAAACTATTAATGCCGATTGTTACCACAGCATAATCCGCAAGGATAGGTGCGAAGGTTGTCGAAAGACAGAAAGAAAACAAACGGATGACCCATGCTGCAATAAAAGCCTATCGATCGATAGGTGCTAAAGGTTATAGACAATATACAATCAGCAGCCAAGATCCTCATGTAGGATAAGGTTCAGAGACTATCCCGGGCGCGGGAGTAGGTGAAAACCCAAACAGGAAGCAGCTAACCCAGGTAACTGGTATGCTGAAGATATAGTCCGTAGTAGTAACTTGTTTACGAATGCAATGTACCCATCACTCATGGAAATGCTCAACTGCAGTAAGGAGACCAAACTCTCCACTGTACTGAGGATCGATAACAGTGGTCGTCTCGGGATCATCAACGTGGACGAAGTGGAAGGTCCACTCGATGCTTCTGGAACCGTTGTTCCTCAAGATTGGCAAGTGTTCAATGTGGAAGATTTCTTTGTGAATTCCATCTATGCGTATGAAAACGCCGTCTATGTGGAACACGAATTCTTCAATTTGCCAGATTATACAGAGATGTATCATCTGACCAAAGATCTTCCTAAACAGAACAACTATGCAGAACTCCCAATTGTAATCTAATGTACGAACCGAATCCGAACTGGAAAGGAGGATTATGGAAGATATCAGTAAGATGACAGACGGTCAATTGATCCGACAGATCCTCCGTCTCGATGAAGGATATTGGGACAAGGGGATCCAGCTAGTGTCAGATCCCCTGTACGATCGACTGATCCAAGAACTGGAAAAACGAGATCCGACTCATCCCCTTATCTGGAGGTTAAAAGGACCTAAAGTAAATGGTCCAAAAGTCACTTATACGAAACCGATGTTGTCCTTGCAGAAAGCTTATTCGTTAGAACAAGTTGTATGTTGGGCATCATCGTTTCGTAGGAGTGATGTAGAGATGTTCCTGGTACAACCGAAATACGATGGGATCTCTGTGTTGTGGAACCCACGTCCGGATGGGAGCTACCAACTGTCAACTCGAGGTGATGGCTACGTTGGAGAGGATATCTCCAAGGTATGTATTCGAGTTCGACTCCATGCTTTGGAGTACGAAGGACCGTTGGTACAGCCACTTCTGGACACTCCTGCAGCAGATATCGTTTCTCCTATGCTAGGGGAACTGGTGATCCGTAAGGATGACTTTCTGGAACTTCAAATGAAGTATCCTAAGAAGGATGGTTCTGTTTACAAGACGCCACGTAATGCAGTGGTTGGGTTGGTAAGTTCCAATGATCTTCCTCCTCCAGGTATTTTGACATTGGTCGATTATCACAAGATCCAATATCGAGTAACTCTGGAGGAACTGGTACAGAACTGGAACCAGATCGTCAAAGATGTGGAATCCCTTCCCTATCCACTCGACGGCATCGTGATCAAGTTGGCAGATGAGACCTATGCAGAAAGCCTTGGAGCAACTGCTCACCATCCACGTGGTGCGATCGCTTTCAAATTCACAGCGATACGAGAACGAGTCACGTTGACAGGGGTCGAATGGAGCTGTGGTAAAAGTGCCATCACACCAGTGGCCCTATTCACTCCAGTGCTGATCAATGGTGTAAAGGTTGGAAGAGCTTCTCTTCACAACATCAAAAACATCGAAGATCGCAACATCTGTATCGGAGATACTCTGATCGTGGAACGAGCTGGAGACGTTATCCCCTATGTGGTGGATACGATCCCCGGTAAAGTCCGTCAACCGATTGAGCTTCACAACTGTCCTTCTTGTGGACAAAAACTCTTCCGAATCGGACCAGACCTCTTCTGTCGGAATAAGCATTGTTCTGCTACCAAGTTGAGAAAGTTATTAGCAGCAGCTTCCATCTTCGATATCGAAGGGTTGGGAGCTTCTACGATACAAGATCTAGTGAAACACGAACGAATCAGTCGAGTGATCGATATCTTTCGTTTGACAGAACTGGATCTTCTCAACTATGTGGATCGTTATCAACAGAAGTCAGCTTCTAAACTCTACCAAGAGATACAGAAATGCATCAAGCATGTTCCAGACTATCAGGTACTGGCTGCTTTAAGCATCTCTCACATAGGACTTGAGACAGCGAAGGTTCTCTGTGGTAAGTACACTCTTTACGAGTTATTGGAAGCATCTCCAGAGGATCTTCAGGAGATCCAAGGGATCGGGATGGCTAAGTCATTCGCTATCGTACACGAGATGCAAGAGAGACACGATGAGATAGAGGAGTTGATCGATCTACTAAAACCGTTCCATGAACAAAAAGAGGATGATCAACTTCCCACCATCTGTTTTACAGGTAAGATGCCAGAGCCAAGATCGTATTACGAACAACTGGCTCGCGATAACGGCTATATCCCTGTGAAACAAGTCACCAAACATCTCAACTATTTGGTCATCAGTAATCGTGATCACGCGAGTACCAAGGTGGCGAAAGCACGTGAAGGGAACGTCTTTATCGTTCCATTGGAATCGTGGCTCCGTTCCTTGAAACGTGCTTAAAATAGCACGTTGTGACCTACCCCCTTAGGTATCCTTAATTTAACCATGAAGGATACCTAAGGTATAGCAAAATGCTTGTGTTTTTCGTGTCTAATTGGATTCGATAAAATAACCGGAGTATTCTATCGTGAAGAAAGAAGAGTATCGATTCGTGAATGACAGATTCGGTAAGATCCAGATCTCGATCAAACCAGATCAGTCTCCATCCAAAGAGGAAGGATCTAAAACACTTCACGTGGTGAAGAAGAAACTTCCCTTTACCAAACAAGATATCAAACGATAAGCTATGCTACTACCACTGGGCGTTCAACCCAGTGGTAGTAGTTCTCTATTCTTTTTTTTGTTTACAAGGTAAGTTGATCAACCATATTCGGATATATATTACTTTCATGAACTCACAGACAACGGAGCGGTCGCATGAAACTAATCTATTTCAAATGCAAGTGCGGTCTCACTGGGTGCAGTAACACCCAGTGAGACCTAAGCTTGGGAAAGGACGTGCTTATGCATGTTCCAACATTTGAGAAACTCGTAGAACGGTTACGACCTGACTACGGGATTCACGCCGAAGCGGTAGCGCTCCAGATTATTCAAGCGCACTGCCACTTCGGTACAACAACCATTCGAAGAGTAGTTGCTGGAAAATAACGTCTGACCCTCTGCCTATATGGTAGTGGGTGCGGATATTATTTTACACAACGCTCTTCAGAGATGGTTGTTCCAACGGTACCTGAATGGTGTAGAGAAGATATGGTATCGTTGGATATAGAGATCTTCTCGCTTCATTGATGTGTTCCGTTGTCTGTGTTTTAATTTAAACCCAATCAACTCATATATAACTTAGGAGGTAGGTATGAGCACGGTAACTTATGTATTCAATGGGGAAACGGTTGCTATTGTCGACGGATCGAATCATTTTCAGAGTGTGTTAGCAATCAGAGAGACTCGAGAAGCGCTGGAACGTGCGGTTGAGAAATCTCTAGTCTTATTTGCACAGGAGGACTCCATTGAGAACGTTGTCGAGTATATCAACAAATGGATCGAGCGTTCCAGCGGTGCGGTTTCTCACTTAAGCATCATCGGCAAGGATGCCAGGGTCGGGGTGAATGAAGACAAGAATCCGGAGACCGGAGAGATTATTCGACATGAATTCTACACCATGTCGATCGTGAACGATCTCTTCGGAGCCGACGCACCCATCTACACTCTGATTATCGATTACCGGCAGAAAACAACCTCGATCGAAACTTTCCACGATAACAATACGGTGGATGAAATGATGAGTTCGCTCGGGAAATTCACTCAGAAACTGATGACAACTTCCACCAAGGAGAAGTAATTATGCAACTGATCATCAACGGGAGGAACGTTCCTCCCGAAGAGGTAGTGGAGGCGTTCACTGGCCATCAAGCGACCTTGGCTAAAACGTTCTCCACTTCGAAAGATCCGACGCTCTATCAAGCGTGGGTCGATTTTCTGGTGAAACATGGTGATTTCATCCAGAGATGGATCCACGATGCGATCGGTGATATCTCGCGTGATATCAAACATGTACTCACGTTCACTGTGCAGGAGTCGGATAGCTCTCTGTACAAGGAGATGAAGCATACGATCTATCTCGGAGAAGAGCATTTCACGATCCACATCGACTGTGTGAACGAAACCGTTACATACACCCACAACCTTACACCGGAGCGAGTGGAACACATTACCCAAATCAAATACAAGGAATAATACAGATGGCAGTTATTGTAGTCAATGGAAAGAAGCTCGATACACAGGATGAACTGAACAAGTTCGATCAACTGATGAAACAGTTCAACCGTCAGTTTCAATCCAACAAAAGACTGATGGAAACTTATGAGACCTCCGGCATCAAGCAACTCGTTCAGGAGTGTGATGCCGAACTCGAAGCTTACGAAAAGAAGATCACCCAATCCAATAAAGAGGAGTTCAAACAGAAGATCCTCAAAGAAGGTGTTACTGCAGCTACTACCTTCGATCATGAGACACTGGAAGGTGATCTCGCTGTTCTGTGTTTCGAGTACAAACTCGATAACAAGAACAAGTCCTTCACGTTCTGGAAGGTGGTGTTCCGAATGAACTTCAAGGGTCGTGGATACCAAGTCAACTTCCGCAAACAGTCCATCAACAAAATCGAGGAGTGATTCATCATGGATAACAACAAAGTGTTCATCCCCAATTGTACCTTTTCGTTCATGACTCATGCAGCTTTCATTGCGTTCAAGACAGGGTTGCAAAGGCGTCATGAAGACAAGGCTGTATTCCCGTTCGTAAGGGAGGTCGTCGATCCTGCTGTTCTCAAAGAATTGCAGGAGATCTCCAATCATCTGATTCATCGGATTAAGTTCCCGATCGACTCTCCGGTGTCTCATGTGGTCACGTTCGATGTTGCATCCGAATGTTCCAATAATATCTACTCTCGTTTGGAGCACACCAGATTGTCAATCTCCGCTTCCATCACAACGAAATCCGAGTCGGAGTTGTTTGACGTCTGTCTACATCAGGGTCGGCACTATATCGCCAGGATCGAAAAGATGAAAGTCGAAAAAGATCCTCTCGACAACGACTCCTACGTTCCGGCAGGGATACGGTTGTTCGAAGTGGTGTGTGACGTGTCTGAAGAACCGTTCCAAGCAACCTTTGCTACTCCGGAATATTTGATCGATCGCCTTCGTGATAATGTCTTCTATATGTACATCACGACCGCCGATCGAAACGATGTCATTTCGACATACAAGCAACTCTTCCTGAGCCCACTGTGGAACGAATGTCCGATCAAGTTCTGTTTCAAATGTTTTAAAACGGAGGAGGATCTGGAAGGAGTGTTCACCCCAGCTTCTCACGGAGTTGTGATTACGCTTCCCTTGAGGGATGAGAAGGACTGTGTGTTGAACGACATGTACTGGGTTCCGAACACCATGCGAGTGTTTGAAGCACTGTATAACTACAATCGGGTTCGGCACGATGCCGGTACAACCGCAGCTGCTGAAGAGATGTCATTCCATGTGTACGTACCGTCCAAGAAGATGCCCGTCTTCTACGGGTATTCACTGGAGTGTGCGACAGGAATCATGAAATCCTTCAGGATAGCGGAAGAGTCCTGCACTCTGGTTGAAGAGCTTTATGGATACGAGCAAATGGATAAGTCTTACGACGTTGTACTGCTGCCACTCTCGTTGACAGCGGAACCCTTCCAGAAGGCGATCCAAAAACTTTACAGCACATCCAAATAACCAACAAGCTAGACTACAGAGAGGGTTGCTCCTCTCTGTAGTCTAGTGTTTTCTTTTTTGTTAACAAGATAGAAAAAAGACTTACTTCTTCTCTTCCTTGGCCTTCTGGATCGTTTCCGCAGCCAGTGCTTTCGCCGCTTCACTGGCTTCCTGCTTCTGCTCTTCCGTCAGATCCTCGCCCTTGATCGTGCTGGTGACCACTTCCTTGATGGAAGTGACTGCTTCCGTGTTCTGGATATCGAGTTTTTCAGCACCGTACCCGATCGCAGCACCAGCGATAGCCGCCAAGACATAGCGGATCACGGCCATCAGTTTACTGCCCTTCTTCGTGGTAGTTGCGGCTTCGTTCTTTGCTTCCATGATAGTCTCCTTTACAGGGGTTAAATGGTGTAGCCAACACCTATACGATGGTTCCCTTATAAGGAACAAACAACGTATAAAAGGACCAGGAGTAGGGTAATACCTACTCCTGGTCCAGTTTGCATCACGTTTGCGCTACCCCGTTAAGGTGTAGCAATGTCGGATCAGTTGGCCAGGTGACTCACCTGGTCCATGCCCTGGACCGACAGTTTCGCGCAGAGCACGTTGGTCGGGATGAGCAGTTCCCGGCTGGTCGCAAAGATCCGCTGGTGCAGACCATCGTGACTGGCAGTGTAGTTGCCGATCATCGTTCCGAGGTCGTAGTTCAGACCGAAGTTCAGGACCGAGCTGCTGTTGTTCAGGAACGGGATGATGTAGATGACGTTGTCCAGATCCTTGAAGGTGCTGGTAACGACTTCCAGGCGAGCGCCGCAATCGAGTTCGATCACGTAGTCCACGCCGGCGGTGGTGGCATTGCTGCGGACATCCAGGTGCTGATGGATCTGGCGAGCGCGGAGGACAACGCCTTCGACTTCGCTGCTGGTCAGCAGACGGAAAACCGGAACGGTACCCTCGGAGAGCTCGTTCTTCAGCAGCGAGTTGGCCAGCATCTTCGCGACGATCGCGTTCAGCTTGGTCAGCGTGTACTGCTTGATGTCACCCGAGGAGTCGGACGAACGGACGTTCAGGACCTTGGTCAGGTCGAGGATGCCCTGGTAGACGTACGGGTTCACCACGGAACCGGCAGCATACATTTCGCCGATCGAGGATTCGAACGCTTCCGGGTTCTCTTCGAAGAGCTTCTGGTCGTTGTAGACGCTGGTCGCCACTTCGTCGATGATGTGAACGTTCCGATGGTCGCGGCCGAGGTGCTCGGTCTGAGCCAGACGGGCAGCGGCATTCGGAGCGGCTTCCTGACCGAACGCCCAGTCGATGACGATGGCGCGGCCAGTCGGCAGCATGATGCTCATGGAACGACGATCGACCGAGTTGCGGAGGGTCGTCTTCCGGAGGTTTTCTTCAGAGTAACGGGCATCGATCAGCCAGCTGGCCGGAGCGGAGCCGCCCTTCTTCAGATCGTCCACGAGTTTGAACAGGGTCGCGTGGGTGTCTTCGGTGACCTGAACGCCAGCAACGCGGCTGTGCGGAGTCAGGGTGACGAAGCACTGCGCGTCGGCCACAGCATCGCTCAGGTTGACATGCGCCGAAAGCGTCACGTTGACCATGATGCCTTCGCTGTCAGCCAGGCCGGCCAGCAGAGCGCTGGTTTCGGTGTTCGACGTGGTGGTCGGGATCTTCGGGGTGCGGTTGGTCAGCACGACCTGGTAGTTGTCGATGTGCATGAACCGATCGCTCGACTTGCGGCTGTTGGCCGACGGAGTCAGGTTGCCCCAGACGCTCGGGATCTGGATCAGGAAGGTTTCGGTGGTGCTCGCCGGAGTGCCATCGGCACCGGTGGCCAGAGTCAGAACGATACCGCTCACCTTCACGTTGTCGGCGATGATGTCGGTATGGTTGTAACGATCCCAACCTTCCTTGTCCTTGATCAGGCTCAGATCGAAGAGCGGAATCTTGACATTGAACTTCAGTTCGCCGTCGGCATCGAGGTACTGGTCGTCGGTGTCGGCCGCCTTGAGCGGAACGATCTGCTTCAGGACGGAGGTGACCTTGGACGGATCACGATAGAGCTCGATCATGCGGATCGGCTTGTCCTTCGGCTTGCTCATGTCGGTGACGGAAGCTTCTTCACGAACGATGGTGACGTTCGGCTGGCTGGTCGGGACGACCGGCACGAGCTTCGGGGTCAGCGCCGTGTGGAACTGCAGCAGAGAAACGGTCAGCGCCAACTTCAGGTCCGGCTGCACGATATTCATGTGAATACCGAACGCTTCGGTGGCGGCATCCGCTTCCGCATTGGTCAGGTCAGCGAGCAGCGAGGAGGGATAGAGGCTCTCCAGCGCGATCGCATTGGCGTTGTTGTCGGCATTGCTGGCACGGTTATAAGCCGCCCAGATGTTAGCCGGGTTCTTCGGGGCACTGAGGGCCGCGTGCAGGAGGTTGCCGATCCGCTTGACGGCGGTGCAGCGATACTGCGCCGGGATCTTGCAGGTGTCGACGAGATCCCACACCGCCTGGGCGCCGAGGGTATCCGTGAGGTTGTTGACATTCAGCGATTCGTTGGCAACGAGGGAGACGGCATCACCGCTGTTCTTCTCGTCGACCAGCTTGTTGTCCATCAGGAACTTCCCGACGCGGTCGCTGAACCACTTGACGGCGCCAACGAAATCCTCGGGGATCGGCGCGTCATTCTTCGCAAGAGCGATCGCATCGGTCTGATCGAACCAATCGCTCAGGATCGAGCTGTTTTCTTTCATTGCTCAGGTAACTCCAAACTGTTAATGTTCTTGAACACTACCGGTAGTTTAGTGGCTATCGCCACTATGTCGCGAAGCGTTGATAAATGCAGCAGATGCAGCAGATATCGCTTCACCATGACAAGCAGCTGTACACGCTGTGGTGTCATGTTGCTGGGAGGATTCGCAAGTACCGAATCGATGAACGACTCCATCTCAAATCGGCACATCAGCGAGTCGGTAGTCTCCTCGCTCAGCTTCGAGAACGCGATCTTGATCCCACGTTTGTTGTTCGTCACAGGAGGGGGCAAGGGAGGTGTGTGTGTGTCCGTTGTTGATACATCCTCACCCTCTTCCGGTGGCGCTTCCTCGGTGGTCTCAGGATCGAGCGGCTCATCCTCTGCAGTAGGTTCCAGATCACCTTCTTCCGGTTGTTCTTCTCCTTCTTCAGGAGGAGCATCCGGATCTTCGGTGGCTGGATCATCCGAAGGTTGATCCGTCTCATTCCCGTCGCCAGCTTCGGGAGTTTCGGGAGGATTGTCTCCTTCCGGATCAGTTGCACCTTCTTCAGGTGTTTCCTGATCATCTTCCCCAGCAGCGGCATTTGTGAAAGCTATGTCAATATCCTGAATCTTCCCGAACTCGGAGTGCTTGAAAGCCTGGTATGCTTCCGTACTCACTACTGTGGCATCAGCAGCCGAGAAATATTCAGAGAGCTTGCGTTCTTGCTCACTCTTGCAGTTCAAGATCTTAGCGAGCAACCAACGTTCTGTGATGTTGATTCGATCTCGCTGATAAAGCTTTAACACGAACGCCTTTAATGCGCTCGCGATAAACTCTTTTAATTCGATCTCTGCACCGAATGCCGGTTTCCATCCGAATACCCTGCAGTAGAGTGCATATAATAGTTGTGAGGAAGGCGTTTGAACGGAAAGATTGTCTCTCGTGTAGCACATGGCAGCCAGTGTTCCGAGGACTTCCGACAAGGTACGGCCATTCCAATGGAAGCATCCGATCCACTGCAGGATACCGAACGATGCGAACTCCTGTTCATTGAGGATGTCAGGATCGATCTCGAAGATCATCGGTTCCTTGTTCTTCCATTGATAACACACGGAGACATAAGAGTCTTCTAAGTGGATCTGTGGGAACACAGCAGCAGCTTCATAGGTGTACCTGGCATCCTCCCGGAAGAGAGAGCTATCGCTCGCTTTCCTTCCTGCCAACAGGTTGATGAACCTGAGATAGGGGATAGTGAAGTTGGGAACGATCGGGAACGGCATCTCCTGTTCCGCCACGTCCGTCTCACTGAAACAGGTTTCAACAATGTGCTCCACGTTGATTTTGTGCAACAGAGTTGCATTGGGATCTCCGGCATTGGGACGAAGAAGGATGTCACAGTTTTCACCGCTGAACATCAGATCCTGCCCGAGATCATCGTGAAGCTTTTGGCCATAACTGATCAACTCCCGAACCATACCACGCACCATGTAACGATACGCGTTGAGCAAAGGATCCGCTTCCACTCCGGTGAGTCGATCGAGATAGTGGATCATGATCGATTGGCCAAGAAGATACTTGGCTTTCTGAGGATACGGAAGAGCATCATATGCCCTCCGGGGATTGTCATCCCAGGAGTTGATTCGTTTGTTAGATATATATTTCAAATAGGATACCATAATGAAGCTCCTATCGGAGGTTTTAATTTTACAGAAAAGTTCCATATAATGGCTAGTTAAACATTTCAATCGAAATAAGAGGGATAATGATACATGAACGTAAAGTCAGGTGACGTTTATTTGAACACTCTCTGTTTAGCGGTGTATGCTCCTGGAAGGGAGACGAAACGCTTGATGGAGGCTGTGATCAAGATGTATGCGGAGATATCGAAGGACGATAAAAACATCGTCACTCCGGTCAACGTCTTTTACATCAAACTTCTGAAAGATATCTTGTCCGGAGATATTGATCTGTCGAATAAGAGCGAGTTGGCTGCTGTTCTGTTGAAGTTCGCTAACGAACCTGCAGTGAAAGCAGATCGTACATTGCTTCCGGAGATCACAAATCTCTTGACATCGACAGAGCCAGTGTCGAAACGAAGGATCGACACACTCTGGAAGAATGTCAGAACCCATGTGATCTGGGCAAGGTGCAATCAAAAGATCCGTAAACTGGTTGGTGTCTCTTTAAAAGCAGCATCGGCGGATGAAGCAACCAAGGAGATCGTGGTCCAAGAGTTGGTGGATTATTTCAAATCTTCTACGACGGATATCTCCGATACTTCTGATTTTGAAGAACCTGGAGAGACTCCGGTTGATGAGATCGATTTCGCAGATAAAACAACGGTTTCAATTGGGTTCGCTGCGAATCATAAGAGGAGACAAGGCGCGATGTTGCGATTCGGTTTGCAAGGATTGAATCGTATGTTCGGACCATCCAGGATGATCCCATACGGGATGTTCCATGCGATCGCAGCTCGAAGTCACCACTACAAATCCGGTATCTTGAAAGATATCACCAGATGGATCTGTGTTTACAACCAACCACCTGTCACCAATGGAAAAGTACCGGTGGTACTGTTCATCTCGTTGGAGAACGAGATCCATGAGAATCTGGTAGATTGGTTCCGTTCTGCATACGCTAACGCGTTCCAGAAGGAACCAGTTGGTATGACGGACGAGATGATCGTCGATTATGTGGTCAAGGAGTTCTCCAAGAATGGATTCCGGTTGGTGGTGATCCGACGGATGGGGGAAGACTTCGGATATCGAGAGATGGTGGATTATGTCGATGCTTATGAAGCCAATCACAATGCCAAGGTGGTAGCGATCGGGATCGACTATCTAACACTGATGAAACGGTGTCCGGAAGATAAGAACTTCAACGATGCCAAGCAGCTCCAGATGTTGGGAGAACGGATCCACAACTGGGGAACCCATCGGGACACGTTTACCTTCACTGGGTTACAGCTCGATACGGAAGCGGCAAGGTTAGCTACTTCCGGTTGTACCAATATCGTTAAACGATATGGAGAGGCACACCTGGCGGACTGTCGCGGTCTAAAACGAGAACTCGATGGTCTCTGGTTTCAGGAGATTGAAAACAACCATCTCGGTGTACCTTACCTGACGGTCGCCGAGAACAAGTTGCGATATGTCAATGGCATCCCGGTAGAGGACAAGTACTGTGCTTATCGGTTTACCAAGTTTGGCATCATGGACGATGTTCTTGGAAAAGATGAATCTGTCAAAGACATCTATGCTGAAAACATGCCGAACGGAGCAGATGCGGATGTCGCAATGAGCGCCAGCGCTCTGTTCTGATCGTTAAGGTCCGTCCGGTGGCGTGGAGTAGATAGACACAAAACGTCACCGATAACTGTTCATCATACTTAACCAAAAAAGAACAAGAAGTATGGAACATTCACAGAATGAAGGTAAGGAAAACCTTCAGAACAACCGTCCGAAAACAACCTACCATCCTGCAACGTGGGATGGGTTGGCACCGGACGAACTGTCTGATATCGCTCTTCCGAAAGAGTTGATACCGAATTTCAAGAAAGCATTGGCATCAATGAGACAGTACCTCATCGACACAGAACCTCTCGATATGCAATACGAGAATGGAACGTGGTACGTCAACAACCTAGACTATCTGGCAACGATGCGCGATATCGCTTACTTCCTGATGGATCAGCTCATGGGGGAGGACGCCAACCACTATGACCTACTTCAGGATGCAGTACTCATGAACCTCCGTATATTCGCCTTGGAGTGGACACACCAGTACTCGATGTATCTGCACTGGGGATACATGCTGAAAATGCTCCCAACAAAACGCAGTGTGGCAACCGCTACTCTGCTCGGAGTAGAAGGGTTCAAAGAACCGTTCATCGGCAAGACGTTTCAGTCCCCGATCCGGAGAGGAGTACTGACAGCGGACAATCGGTTGAATAAACCTGAGTTCCAGTGGTTCTCTTACACCGATGTACCTGTTTCCATCGATTACGCTCTGATAGAGAGGTTGAAGGATACTATCCATCACATCAGTTTGCGTGCTGCACAGGGTGATAGTTCCAAGCTTATCCCTGTTGTGAAATTGAAGTACGATTACTTCTTCGGCAAAGATACGATAAGTGCGCATCTACCACTCTCCGACTCTCGGCAGCCAGTGGTGTTCTCTCCCGTAGAACTCTACCTGTTGAGGATCGCGTATACGTATCTGCTGGAACGTCAGCTGAAGATCTGTAACAGAAATGGTGCCTCACACGGAAGCAAGTTCTCCATGACTGGCAGAACATGGAAACTGTGTGATCCCGAATCAATCAAACTGGATACTCGTCTGCACTGGTACATGGTGGAGAACCCGTCCTTCACTCTTCCGGAGAAGGGCAACCCCTATCACTTCATCGTACCTGGCGATCAAATGACTGACATCCGTGCAGTCATGAATATCGACTAATTGATCTAACCTTAGGGGTGTGGAGTTCCACACCCCTAAGGTCTTATCGTATTTTAAACTTTCAACCAACTTAAGAGGTTTATTATGCTTTCTATCCCTCAATATTTCAAACTTGCCGATGTGTTCTTCAACACCTATCACTACGATTTCCACTATGACAAAACAGGAGCCATTACTCGTGCAGGTGGACGCGACAGCAATGTGGATGTGTTCGACGTTCAGTTTGGACAGCGTTTCAATGAGTGCGTGAACGCATTCAATGAATATCTGTTCAACGTGAAATTGGCATCTCCAGTGGAACGCATGTCGTTGAACAACCCGTCTATTCTCTATAGCAGACTCATGACGGAATTATTGTTCACACGGGCCCGTGAGATTTACAGGAACAATGTCAGCCCCTCTATGTTCCCATTGCAGTACACCATTGCGATCCAGACGGCTGGAGAAGGACTTGTGAGAACTCTCGGATACAGTCGTCCAGATGCCCTTGCGAACCACGTCATTCAGCATGGCATCTGCCCGGGTTTGAACATTCAGTTGGAACACGATCCGATCGTATCGAAAGATCTCATACTTCCAACTGATCCTTCTTGTTTGGGACAAGTGGCGTTGACATGGGATTATCTCATCAATACAAAGATATCCATAAGCGGATGTTCGCTCTCTGTATTGGAAGCGATCATGTACAGCTGGCTCATAGAGCACTATGAGGAAACTGCTTTGGATTTCATCTCAGGTAAGTTGCGGCAAAATCCGTTGCCGTGTGGAGCCACGGTACACGTCGGGTTCCATCCGATCGCAACCACCTGGATGCTGGTACACGATGAGCACATCAAAACTAGTGCAGATCAGATGGTTATGTCGACATACCGGTGGTTGATGATGTACCAGAATGGAGCTCCAGTCCAGAACAACACGGCCTACAACGATGCCTACATCAAAACCACACAGGTATTCAGATGACGGAAATGACTGACAACGATAAAAAGGTAGCAAAATCGTTCAACAAACGTATGCTGTTCTACACAGGGTATGTGGTGATAAATTACTACATCATCTACCACTTGCTGCCTGAAGATTACACCGTGTGGCGGATCATCTTTCAGGTCTGGCTGTGGGTCTTCTTGCTATTGGGATTGATGGAAGCTGGAACGGCAGCGTTCGTTTATCTATTCCAAGACAAGTATCCTCCGGATCGGAAAGATCCGAAGTAGTTGAAACAAGTTCAAGTATATATTACTACACGAGCAAGGTTGGGATCATTCGGATCCCAACCTGTATTGAACAACCGTCATTACAAGGAGCGATCTAAATGAATGACAACAATGCAAAGAAACCGTTGAAAGAAGGAAAGAATCCGTGCATCGTTCAAGCGTACGCACGGGTCAACCGAGTGTTGAAAGACATCATCCAAGAGGATCTCGTCAAAGTATCGACCCAGATACTGAAACGAGAACACCCTAGGACGCCCGGAGTCGAACAGCAGTTTTGTTGGATCTCTCAGGAGTATTTCGACAAGGCACTTCGCATGTACGACAAGTATGCCTGCATGGAAAATACATCCACCTTATTCCAGGTGGATCCCTTCGTGAGGTTCTCGATCCCGAAGCTCGCGAGGTGGTTCTGCGTGGACATGCTTCCGTACACCGCCTACAATGGAAGTGAGCATGTGCTTCGCACTGGAGACACGACGTTCATGCGGTACCAGTTCAAGAGAGGGGTTTCTACAGCGCAAGAACGTGAACGATTCGATAAGTGGCACGCCGAACCTCATCTCGAAGTTGAGTTAACCACAGGAACGAGGAAGATCGCGTATTACCACACATCTCTCTCGGTCGGCAACAGATCGATCTTCTTTGATGAGAACATCTTCGATTTCTCCAACTATAACGAGGCTCCGGAGTACCTTCAGTATCCGTTCGGTTCTCGTTATCGGTTGTCTCCTCTCTCCCTCATGATCGGATGGTATATCTACAACGAGTTGCTGAACCGATATCAGGCAGCTCTCCTGAGAGATCACCACTTCTCATGTGGAGACTTTCTCCGCTTCAGTGGTTACTGGTACATACTGGTAACGGATCTGAAACGTTCCCAGTTGAAATGGGTGGTTACAACCGGAAGCACTGGAGAGATGCTGAATGGAAGTGAATTGGAGTACGATTACCGGTTCGAGGAATTCCCCAAATCGCCGGAACATCGGATCCACAGGATGTCAACAGATGCTTAATGATTAAGCAATGTTTAAGTACAATCGAATGATTACATTCAACTTAACAGGAGTCAATTATGTCAGAAGAAAACACCGGACGTCCGACTGAGTATTCGTGTCGTCTCGTCAATACCAAACGGGAAGGCGATCAGCTTGTCCTGGATTACGTCGTTAGTGCGGCGGGAGAAAGCGGCTCTTACGAGTTCACCACGAGGTCATTACCGATGCTTCCAGGTTATGCGGAAAAGATCTACACGTTCCTCGGCAGACTTCGCAAGGAAGAGCTGGTTGAGACGGGTATGGTCAATGTCATGATCCCGGAATCGGAACTGCATGAACTCTGTCCGTCCATCTCCAGCGCCAACCCGCCTCTCCCGAACCGCACGCCTTCACTGATCTCGTTTCGAGTGATCAATGAGTACAACGTTGCCTGCAGGGAGTTCACTCCACTGCAGGTGACACTGACCTGGCTCTACCAGATCGACTATCTCATGGCACTCGTGTACGACAAACGAATGGAAGCCAACGTCAGAGATGCTCTGGTCCAGTATGGGATCGAACTCCAGCTGATCGCATATCGGATCTTGCAGGAAGAGTGTCCGGATCAGAGATCTCCGGTCAACTGCGTGGCGTTCTTCAGTGGTCTGTTCGGAGAGAGTCCGTTGACCGACGATACACCGATCCATATCTTCCAGAAACTGAAACACCAGTATCTGCTGGATCATACTGGTAACGTGTTCGTGGATCCGGATCCGAGACTGACTCAGATGCTTCCGTTCGCACTGGAGTGGCTTCTTCCCGATACGCGTCGCTACCATGTCGAGGTGGTGTGTGATGTGGAGAAGCAGAAACGGATCGTGGAGAACGAAGCGCGTCAGATGCGTGGAGAGCCCCCTCTTCCGGAAGAGGAGAAGAAAGTGCTCGATCCAGCTCCGCTGAACGATCCTCCTCCGACTCAAGAGCAGGACAAATCACTCAATGTCGATCAAGACATCCGCCACATGTATCCGACCCAGCTCGAAGCAGAGCCGATTGAACCTCTTCCCAGTGCAGAAACGTGCATCGAAGAGAGTTTGGTCGACTACACACCGGAGCATCCGTCGTTCTTGTACTACGATCTCGTAAACGAATGCCTGTCTTTCGTCTCAACTGGAGAGGACGGTGATAGGGAACGTGCGCAAGAGATCCTGAAGCGTATCCATACGGAAGAGACTCCGATGCCTCTGAAGATGGATCCGGAGACTTGCGCTCAACTTCAGGAAGCAGCCGATCTCTATCTGATCTCTGGCAAGATCTGGCACACACTGCGGAGGAAGTCTGACAACAACGATGAGTTGAAATCGTTGGTTGACGAACTCCAGCTCAAACTGGAAGAGACCGTCAGGAAACGAGATGAGACGGAACAGAAGCTCCGTGACAAGAACTCTGATCTGGTGAAGCGGATCAGCGAGAAGAACGATCAGATCTTCGCTCTGCAAACCAAATCCGCTAACATCAAAGCCCTCTATACCAACCCCATCGACGTGGAAATGGAAGAGGAGGAGATGGATACCGGAAATGGCAAACAGATCCTCCGAATCCTCTCCAGAGTGCTCAAGATCGAGTTGATCCAGGACAACGAGTTCCGCTGGAACAGTGTCGTCTACAACCTCAAGATGTACGGAAGGTTCTGTACCCTCTTGAAGAATGGAAAAGGCATGGTGTCGGTTGGAGCAACTGCACCCAACTACTATCGCAGACATCCGAAGAAAGTCGCTTACATGCTCTGCAAGTGGCTGCTGACGACTGGATGCGGTACTCCGGAACTCTTCTGTCTAGAAGAGAAGTTCTCCGTCAACCATCTTCAGTTCTACGACATCCGTAAACCGAAGAAGGAAGATGCTCTGAATCCGCAAGCGTAACTGAACAACGGTAGTACTAGGAGCGACATGCTCCTAGTACTACTGGTTTTATTTTTTTGGATCATATTAGCTATAAATGCTTTACTTTTATACATAGCGGACCATTTCATGTAGAAATGGTTCCCTTTAAGCAACCAGAACAAGGAGGGAGGATTCTACTCATTCGGTAACCTTCACAGAAGGAATTCAATTATGCAAGTCAACTTACTCACCCAGTATCGGGATAGATTTCTGGTTGGGACACGGAACATCCTGCTCAGTATGATGGATGATGGTAGAGTGTCTGTCACAGAGATCTCATCATTCACAGGCGTTGCCATCGCCTTTATAGAGAACAGTTCTGTTAAACTGGTGGAGGTTGAACCACCTTCAGGCGCTCATCAATTCTTCGGTATCTCCAAGGAGCAAGTTCGATTGTCGTCCATCGGTGGAGACAATATGGCGGTCATTCGATTCTCCGTGGATTCGAACATCTTGCACAAGAAAGGATACGATGAAAAACGCATCATGAAAGTGATGAAGCTCTCTGCGACCAAAGCCCAAACTTCTTGTCGCAGGATCGCTTCGAAAGGCTCTATCTTCTTCGGTCAGATCAGAGGAAGCCACGAACCTACTCTCATGGATTATCAAACATTCCACACGGAAACAGATGATGGAAATAACGACATCCGCACCGCTGTTGTACCGCGTTGTGGATGCGCTCTGATCACGGCTCCAAGACACCTGCAGGCGGCACTAGCTTTGATCAACAACGGTCCGGATAGCACTGGATTCGTTTATGCGATAGGAGATTTCTCTGCCAAATTACAATCATTTGGATTGTTCGATATTTACACTATTGATCCACATACAGGAAAACTGATCAATTCGAGGAACTTGTCTAGCGATCAAAAGTCCGAGTTGGATCTTGCTTAACATGGAGAACGAATAAGCGGGTTAGGGAGAGAGTGGGCGTGTGCCCACTCTCTCCCGTCCCCTAACCAAATAGGAAAGCCACTTCGGTTGAGCAAGTTTTAAGCCATAAACTTGAGGCAGTAATACTACCCTTCAACAACCGCAGCCTATAGGATGGAACATGAATTTGGTTGTGTGGTCAAAATCGACCATCATATACAAACTAGGAATCTGACCTGAATCTTTGTATTTAACAAAGGAAGATTTACCGATATGAAATTCAAATGCGACTACGAACTCGGAGAACCACTCTCTCCGAGTCAGCAGGAAGAGAGTCTGCCAGAGATGATGGCAGCGCTGTACACGCGGTTCGATTATCTGAACGATCAGCTGAAACTTCACTCCGAAGTCGGTGAAGAAGCGCTGATGGATGGAACGCTCGGCCGTATCCTGATCGGGATCTCCGACACCGTCATCGGACTCGCCAACACTCTGAAGACCAATGTTTTCAAATCATTGCGTACGTTGAAGAGATCAGAACTCAGGGAGTTCTATGAATCCAACTATACCAAAGTTCACAACGTAGAAGGACAGCCGATCGATCGTTATCTGAAGAAGAACGTCGTTGTCCCGTCGGGTATGGTGGTACCTTACCACAAGGCAATCAGTGATCTGGAACTATTGCACTCCAACCTTGCGGGGATCACGCTCACCAAGATGGCGGAGGTCGCCTTTACCAACATCTTCAAGAGCTACTCTCGTGGCGATGCCAAAGCTCTTGATCTCGCTACCAACATCGCCAATATGATCCAAGCTCGGCTTAAACTGGTCGATAACGACATGGTCCAGTTTAACAAAGATTTCTCTGGTGGTAGAACCACTACGGTTCCTTTTATCAAGGCTTATCCCTCCATGCAGATCTTCACCGATGTTCGCGTTAAACTGCTCGATGATGAGCAGTATCTGCGCAACGTCTCTCTTGTCACGGACAGTGTCGAAGTTATGGAGAAAGCTCTGACCAATACCATCGATTTGATCCGTAAGACGGAAGCTACCGTGAATCGTGATTTCGTTCAGGCTGTTGCTGACGCATCCCTCGGTACTGCCAAAGTGGTCGATATCTATGGAACCGCTGCCTTACGCCAAGCCGCTCTGGAGCATAATCACATTCTTGTCATCAATTCTCTGTACAGCAAATAAGCGACTTGGGAGGCGCTAGACCCATGCCAGAGCAGCAACACGTCCCACCGGTGTGCATGCGCGGAGAGGATTTGGCGGCCTTGAAAGAGCAGAGCAAAGAGACGAAGAGGATCATCGACGATCTTCGTCGTACGATTGGAGAGATCCAAGCAGACATTCGACAAGTGGATACGACTACGCAAGTAGGACGCACTGCTCTAGAAGAACGACTGCGTTCTGTAAGCGAAGCCGTGAAAGAACTCGGTAATCAGCAGGAGACCATCGCTAGAATACTGGTCACACACGGGGATCAGCTTAAATCTCTCGAGAACAACCATAATCTCCATCTAAGAGATTTCGAGGTCCTTGTTGAGTTTAAAGATCAACTGACCAAGAAAGTTGATACGATCGACAAGACCACTAAGAAGCACAGTCGTGTTCTTTGGAAACTCGGTGCATACATCTCCATCGGTGTTGGAGTTTTTACCTTCATCGTGAAAACTCCATTCTTCCAGAGAGCACTTCAGTTTCTACTCCAACTTTGCTCGGATACACCGCCAACTCCCCCAGCGGCTCCGTGATAACTTGAAAGAAGGTACTAGGGTAGACCAGCTGGTCTACCCTAGTACCGGTTCCTCTTCACAATTTCACAAGCATATAGCTTATGAATTGACACTTATTTTACGTTCACGATTCCTTCTCTTCGATCATGCGATAGTAGTCGAAGTTGATCGGAACGTATTCAGCGGTTTCACGATTTGCCCAGAGAGCCCAAGTCTTGGTAACTTTCTTGATCATCTTGCCGCCTTCCGAAGTGACTTCCGTCTTGCGGATGAGAGTTTCCTTCTCTTCATCGCCGGAGAACATTTCGTACTTGGTATGCGGACCGGACTCATCTCCGGTGATCTCGGTGAGATAAGCTTCCAGCGGGACGACCGGAGTGAATCCGGGAAGAAGCTGTCCGATGATGTGATACAGGTGTTTCTGATCCATGGTGAGTTTCCTTGTATGTGAATCCAGGTTAACTTTACATAAAATGGGTATCGAAGTTATATAGAATAAAAGCAGATAGGAAGAGGGAGATCCCTCTTCCTATCTGTAGGTTAGAACGATTAGGAACTGGCCTTCATGCCCTTGACCTGCCAGTAGTAGCCGGACACAATGGCGGTATCTCCACCCGATTCGGTCCAGACAGTAAATCCTGTCGCAGTGACCGATTCGAATTTGAGAGCGCAGTAACCTTCGTGGTTGAACATGCCTTGGAGATTCACGAAATCAGGTTCCACTGCCAGAGCCACCGGATAAGTGATCGCTCCTACAGCGGACTTCTTACCGCCTTGCTCCACCCAACCACTGTTCCATACGCGATACCACCAAGTGTCTCCATTGGACTCTGAACCACGTTTGAATTCAACGATCATGTCGGATTCGGTACCAGGCAGCTGGTTATCCGTAAACAACATGTCGACCACAAATTCAAACTCAGTCAGGAATTCCGCGTAAACCCTATTGTTGTCTTCCGAGTTGATCTCTTCGGCGTAGTTGATATAGCGACTGTAGCTTCCATCCGCTAACTTACAACCGTGGGTTGAAATGTAGTTGAACGGTCCTCCGCTCCATCCAGTGGCAGTTTCTGCAAGCAGCGTGGGAGAGGTGATACCCATCTCAGCGGCTAATGCGGTGTTGAGTCCCGCAGGGGCTCTATCCCAAGTTCCAGCTGGAGCAACAGGAATGTATCGGATCACATCGAGCTGGTAGTTGTAAGAACCGTTCGCGATTGCAGTGAATCCCATCACAAACTCACCGGGTTTGTAGCCCATCTTAGTCTGTGCAACGGAACTGTTCTCACGAACTCTCACCCCGATCTTGCTCTGGATCTGGATCTTGAACTTACCGTTATCGTCAACCATCGAATCGAATTGAGATAAATTGCCGATCCGCAACAGCATTGCATGATCACGCCAGTTGCTGGTATTGGCAGCACTTGCGATGTTCTTCCAGTAACCAGAGAGAGCGGTTGTCGCCGCCGTGCCGTCCGCTTCTTCCCAGTCCTTCAGATAGACATCACCGACTGTAGTTCCGAACCGGACAAAGGTCGATCCAGTTACTGCGGTAGAAGTGGATCCCTCCAGTACAGCGATGCGTTTGCGGAGTTCTTCCAGCTCTGCAGAGACATTTTGCGTACTGTTGGCAGTTTTCCCGTTGTAGACCTGCATGTAGATCGCAGTCTTGACGTGACTGGGAGCGTTTTCACTCTCCGTTGCAACGTCAACTTCGATCTGTTCGTAGTCGTCCGTAAGCACGCCAGTTGTCACCTGAGTACGTTTCCAGAACGTATTCCTATACGGCTGCGCTCCACTGTTGGACGGGATATTTGTGATGTAGATACTGTCTCCGACAGGGATGTTCAGCGGGGTATCGGAACCCACACGCGATGATGGAATCAAACTATCGGGCAACCGAAGTACGTTGTGGAACTTACCAGCCACCACGCCCTGTCTGGTGTAATAGATAGATTTACCACCACCTTCTTGAATGAGGGTGCCGGAAGCATCGTTGCTATCGAGGTCGTTTCGGTAGAACCCGAGGTTGTTACCGCCACCCCCATCGGAACCAGTACCTCCAGTCCACGGAGATGCATAAGGATGCGCGTGTTCCCCGACAGAACCCTTCGAGGTGATGCCGATGTCATTCAGATCACTGATACCACCGACGAACCGTCGAATCGTAGGTAACGTGATCGATCCAGTGTCCTGGTTGATCACAAAAGCACCGGTTTCCTTGTACGCTGCGATCTCTGCATTGTACTCTTCCACCGGAACTACACGGATCTTGGGAGGAGTTTCATTCGCAAGTGAATTGGCCATCTCCCAGAACTGCGGATAGGTTTCTCTGCAGTTGGTCAGTACATTGGTTTCCCAAAGAGGAAACGCTCCTTCCGGAGTACGTCCTGACATAGAGAAGAAGATCTCGAAGATCTCTCTGCCACCACCTTGTGCGATCCACTCACTGAATTCCCAATCGAGCAGATTGGTTCCATCCTCTTGCGGAGAAAGGATCTGCTTACCAGTTCGAATGTAGGTAACTCCGGAAGTTGCAGTCTGAAACTTCTGATGTACCATGACATTTCCTGCACTGGTATAGGAACCAAGTGCATCGTCGTACACCGCTGGAGTTACTTCAACCGGATCAGCTGAGAACCAGCCGTTGTCTTCAACCGGAACGTTGAGAACATCGCTCTCCACATAAGCACGAAGGATCGTGGTTTTCTCATTCAAGTCGTCTTTCGTGACGACGGTTTCACCGCTCTCTTCATCCTGAGTTTCCGTGTTCTCAACAGTTTGAAGCTCCGGATAAATACCAGCGGCGAGTAGATCTGCAGTGGGAACGTAAGGATGCTCGTGTACGATCAACGCATACCGTTCATCGTGATCGTGATCGATCTTGGAATAGACTCCATCGTGATTGTGATTGGCAGCAGCCGCACCCAGCGATTCCAAGGTATGCGTATGACCGACCGGAGAATAAACACCATCGTGATTGTGATTCACGAAACGAGTGTTTAGATCTACCAGGAGAAGCATGGATGGAACGTCCTGTTCTCCTGAGGTCATTACAGTCTTGAACCGAGAGTTCAGGATGTATTCACTGTGCGTGTGGTCAACCAGAGCGTATTCTGGATGAGAGTGATTCTCCGGAGCAGCTCCGATCTCCTGGGGAGTATGGGTGTGATCGATCGGTGATTTGTTGGCAAGATCGCTATCGATCCGCTGTATCACATCGTACACAGCTTTGGAAGTAGGAACTTTTTCATGAGTATCGACGATCGTCTGAGTCAACATCGCCTTCGGTACATAGAAGTTGATATGAGCCAGAGGATCGTTCATATGGACGGTGATATCGAAGCCACCTCCGCCTCCAGTATAATCTTTCTTCAGAAGATACTGGGGATGGGGATTGAGGATATTACCATCTCCGTCTTGGACCAGGAGGTGATGTGCCAGCTCGAAGGCTGTCGTCTTACTTCCTGGTAGACGCTTGGTATCGAATTCATTAGGCATAACGAGTGAACCTCATTTCTGACTTAAGCGATAGTCGGATCACCGACTGCCAGTAACCACCAGTTGCTTTCGGACCACTCGAACACCAGCTGTTCCTGACGTTTGAGTATCTGATGACCGAACGTTTGTGATAAGGAGGAGAGATACTTTACGGTGACGTTATGGCAGCATCCTACCTGAACCGTGATCCTCGCTCCTTCATCACTCGTTCCGAGCGTTGGAAGGTTGATCGTGGATGTTTTTTGTGCACTCGATGTGGATGACGTACAATTGATCTGAACATTCCTCCGAACACCGTAGGACACATCCCCGAAATGGGTGAGACGTTTGTCTTCGGCTTGCCCATACGGATATAGATAATTCATCACCTGATCGGATGTTATCGTTCCGCCACCGAATGTAACGATATGGTTCCGCGGTTCCTGACACTGCGTGAGTTCAATGACGTTGGTAGCCAAGGTATTGACCTCGTCTACAGTAGCCATACGTTCCCACCTGGTCCACGTCGCAGGATCGGCAGTGGTGTTGGAACGGAAGTAAACCATCGGGAGAGGTTCCGTAACCTGCCCGCCAGTATCGAACACTTTAACTACAGTGCCGTCGACTCGGTGGATATGCTTTGCAGCTGGCATCGGACAATCGGAGATCCCGCAACCGCCATTCGGATACAGAGCTCCGCTTTGCAAGTTAAAAGCTCCACTGGATGGCCACTTCTTGGTCATGGCTTGAACAGCCATCTGGAAGTAACCATTGTTGTGTTGTCCAACGGTAACCAACCCACTCCAATCCACTTTACCGGTCGGAGAAGAAGCTGCCGTTGCGGTCACTTCGTACATACCGTGGGTGAAGAGACTGTTCAGGTTGACACCGTCTCCCTTGCCGAACGCCGACGGGTAGATACCTCGATCGGACAGATCTTTCTCGGCGATCACTCGCATCCACGCTTTAAACGTGGAGGTTCCAGAGACATTGGTTCCGGTGCGGTAGAAGACACGGGTTGTCCCGGTCTCTTCCGTAACGAACACCTGAGCCATGGCACTTCCGTTACCGCGGAACACGAAGAGATAGCCAGAAGCATCGGTATAGGGAGCGACATCGGTTCCCTCGGTAATGATGTACAGACCTTGGTTGATCAGATAGTTGAACGCGGAACCTTTTGCAGTAGCGATTGCATTGGGATAGATACCGCGTTCTGCCAGTTCGGTGCGTTGCACCAACTTGGTCCACATCTCGTAGGCACCGTACTTGCTCAGTACTTGTTCCGTGGTGGAGAAGGTTCTGGTAGTGGTGTTGTCGGACAGAGTGACGGTCATATCGGCGTCGTTGTTATAGACGTTGGTAATGGCCTTCTCCAAGATGTACATTGTGTGCGGATCGACCGTCAAGGAAGGATCCGTGTGGATATCGAGCTCTTCTTCCACGGAGGCGATGTGAGTCTTCAACCCTTCAAAGATCCCATCGTAGTTGTTGTCGACATCCATCACCCAAGCTTTGGACTTGTCTTCCAACTCGCAGATCTCGAACATGTAGATCTGTGCGCCATCGATCGTGTTGGTGACGTTACCGTCGTTATCGGCAAGGTAGGATGGAGTCGTGACGATCTCCTTATCCCCGTAGATCACCTTACCAGTACCTTCGTACTGTTCCAGAGCACATCTCGTACCGAGTGGATACAGGGCCACGTCGGGCAATGTCAATGTCCAATCTTCGAACGAGTAGTAGAGGGTATTGATCATACCCGTGAGGTTCTGAGTCAAGAGAACACGACGGAGGTTACCACCGAGGGTGTTCCAAGGAGACCAGGTTACACCATCCCACACGCGAGTGTAGGGAGTGGATTCGTTGACAGCATCTGGATATGCGAGCTGCCGAATGCGTTCATTCTGAACCGTACCGTTGGTGGGATTACGGTGGACCGCATGTACCACCAGATAACCGATCAGGTTGACGGTAGAACAAGGAGGTCCGTTGGAGATCGTGTTGTTGAAGCGATATACACCAGGATATTTCCAATTATCGAGATCGGTATGATCCGGGATCGTATCTCCGGTGAAGACATTGGCGATGGCAGCAGCCGTGAGCAGAGCTTTTTGCTTCTGTTCATGAGAGATCACCGCAGTCGGATCGACTGCCTGCGTGATCTCATCGGTCACCGTATTGACCAATGGTTTTCTATGTCTGGGAGGTATCATGATAGCTCCTATGAGTAAATTGGGAGAATTCCCATTCCATCTGTGCTTTACTGCATAGATATGGTTTCGAGGGCTTGTGTAACGGAGTTATACGATCGAGTTGTTAAAACTCTATGGATTAAAACGAAGTGATTTAGTCGCCAAATACACTAGCTATAGCCTTACTAAATTACACAAACATACATTAATTTAACCATCTGTGATACCTAGATCACAGATGGTGTATTTCTACCTAATTCAAGTATATATTACCTTTATGATAACCCAACCAAATTAACAAGGAGACATTTGTCATGTGGAAAGAAATTGAGAAGTATCACAAACTCGATGATCTCGAATTTAACGAGTTCGTTAAAGTGTTCCAGCGAGCTACTGGCATCGATCTGACTGAAACAGAGAATGCATTTAATGCCTTCAGCGACTGTCTCTTCGAACTGACTCTCGTGGAAAACAACAGCGTTCCGTTTCACGTGATGCTGAATGGAGGCATTCGTGCTTCACAGTTCACTGGAATCCAATTGGAGTGGACCCTTCAGACTGTTGAAGATAAACTATCTGGAGGCATCGATGACGTAGGATTCTCGATCAAGGTATTGTCAGCCAAACACGAATTACAGTACATCGTTGAGTTTCAGCTCAACTACACTGGCAAGTTGGAAGCAAGTGATGTCTGGTGCGCGAAGATGAAGAAGGAGGATTGAATCATGGAGCAAACGCGGCAACCCGATAAAGTAGTCAGGGAATACATCAGTCAGGTTCTCAAGGCGTATACCGGATACGAACATCCCACTCAGGAACAGTTCATCGACTACTGTCGCATCAATCCCAATGCGGTCATGGGAAGCAGTATGGCTGGAGGGAACGATTTCTCCAAGAAGAAAGAATGTGGAGCATCTCTCTCCTGGAGTCGCGAGCCTCGCAAGGAGGGAGAACTTGGATTCTTCTATTCGATCTGGGTGGATACGGACACCGTCTCATATCAGTTTGACATCGATCGAACTCATCCGTTCTCTGACGAAACCGAAATCATCACGATTATTCGGTAACGTGATAACAGTAACTGTACCTAGGGGATAACCCTAGGTACAGTTACTGGGTTCTTTATTTTTTGTTTATTTTACACTGACTTTGGAGCAGAACTCCAGTACATCGAAGATAGAGAGATACTCCTGTTCCGATTTGATCTCTTCCGGCAACCAATAGCTCCTGCTGTTGAGAATACGATCAACGGTGTAAGTGTTCTTATCGGAAGCAAGGATCTCCATCAATCGTTCCGGAGTCATCTTGATCTCGAACGGCATCGTCTCGGCATTCCAGTTGTTCTGGATATAGTAGAGTTGCGCTGTAAGCTGAAGGGCTCTACGGAGCTTGGGATCCTCCGCTGCGATACCGCGGATGGTGTTTCGACCCATGCTCTTCTCCGGATAGAGAACCAACTGTTGGCTCTGCAGACTTCCAGTCATCCCGTACATCTTGTTGGTACGGAGATAATGATAGTCGGTGACATCCGTGAGCAATCCGTTCATCTGAGACACCACATAGGTGAAGGTACTTCCTGCTACATTGTTCTTGCAACGTTGGATAAGTACTCCGATCTCATTGACGTCAGTCGGAGGAGTGTTGCCGAACTTGTACCAAGATTCATGCTTATCATCCTCCAGTACTTTCGCAGAGACAACTTGACACTGAGGAGAAGTCAGGAAAGTGAACTTGCTCCCAACTCCCTTCACCTTGTATCCTTGCTTCAGATACTGTAACTGTTTCGGAGTTGGTCCGTAGCTGTCCAGATTCAATTGTTCTCCATAGTGAGCGGTACAGATACAAGCATATCCATACTCTGCACACATCTTGTTCATCCAACGGAGAAAGAGAGTCTTCTTGTTGGCATCGATCATGTAGACCGTTTTGGTCTTCTTATCATCGATACCAACTTCCACCTGAACCAGCTCATCGTTGCTGTGCATCTCAGTCAACGAATCCACCAGTACTGGAGTTGGTGCAAGTACTTTGACGAATTCTCCGGTGGAGAGATCGATGAACGGAGTGGTGATCATAAACTCCTTGCGATGCTTGAGTTTCTTCTCACCGAGTTCTCGCAAGAACTTGAACAGTCCATCGATATCGTATTCCACCTTACAATCCAAGCAAGCCACTTGGTTGTTCGGAGATTCATCTATGGTGATCGAATGATAACCAGCCATACGAGCCATACGTGCTTTGTCGCGAGAGATCGCATCTTCGCTGTCAGCGACGATCGCTTTAGACTGGTAGATGGAAGCAACTCGAAACCCGAGACTTCCTGCAAGTGTGCTCTTGTACATCCCACCGAAGCTGTGGATACCAGCGATAGATGGACCAAGTCCTCCGTTCAAATACCAGAGACCATCTCGACCACGCTGTGCTCCTCCAACCTGTAAATCAAACATCGTATCGGTGTTAAAACACACCGAAGGTGTGCTCTTCTTCATCTCGATACCTTCAAACAAGTCTACCATGGATATCCTCCTTAATCATATCAGTTGGGTTCCGTTGTTCGCTCATATACGATATAAGAAACACGTAAAAGAATAGAGGATAGAGGAGAGGCGATCCCTCTCCTCTATCCTTACGGTTAACCGATGTTGGGAACGCTGGTAGGTAGATCTCTCGAATAGAGCTTCATCTTAGCGATACATCCGAATACCGGAAGGAATCGACTGTCTTCTGGTGAAAACGCGTATTCGATCGAATCACACGAACAATCCGCTGCCGTGTACAAGTGCATCCCATCCGCACCCGTTACTTCATAATGGAACTTGATCAGACGATTGGGTAAGATAGAACCGAGTTCAGCGTTCTTCCAGTAAAGTTCGATGTCATATCCTTCCATCGCTTTCAAGGAAGAGGAGTGAACGAATTGGTTCCCTCGACTGATCTTGTACTCTGGAGTGAATACATCACTAGCGATCCCTTTCGGAGATCTCCAGTGGAGTGTATCGAAGTTATCTGGATTTACCTTGAACCCGCCTGTCGATAGCATCTTGTGACTGTTGTCGATAAGTGTGGTAGCTTCTTGGAACATGATGGCAGTCGCTTCGTTCTCGATCCCAAGGTCCGTGTAGTCCATGGTATCGATCATAGAGTTCGCCAAGATGTGCAAATTGCCATTCTCATCTCTGGTACTACAGTTGTCTACCACTCCGAAGTTCTCCTTACCGACAGCGTAGATGTGGGTGACATTTTTGTTTGCAGGAGCTGCGAACCTCGGGAATATAAACAGAGTCTCATCGGTGTAGTAGTAACAGAACCCGTAGTTATAGATCCCGTTACCAGGTGCTCTCTGTAACCAACCGTAGAGTTCACGGAATCCCATCATCGGAGGGATGATGAAGTTCTCGTATTCTTTGGTATTGTCCGGTGTTACGATAGAACACTTCTTGATGTTGAACAAGGATGCCGTGTGATAGAGGATCTGCTCCATCTTCACTTTGTGGTAAGTGGCATGGATACGCAACTTGCGTAACTCATACACGTCTTCAGGGATCAACTCCAACTCGACATCGATCCGTTGTTCCGTAAAAGGTTGGTTGAGAGCACTGGCGTTCGGACCGGGATCAACCATCTTGGCAGGATACATCTTAAACGGATCTCGTTGGGTCAGGATGATACAACGATACTGTTTCGAGAAGAAAGTTGGTTCCACACTGAGAGCTCCGCTTCTGGCATTGACATGTCCCATACGTAACTCACAACGCAAATCCTTTCTCCAGTGCATTAAGAAGTTGAAGGTGGTGAGTTTGATGTTCACCGATACTCGTAACTTATCGGAAATGTTCTCGATGAAGTTCTGAGTGAATACAAATCCTCTGATATCCCTGCCGACTACAACCATCACTTCAGCGTTAGCTGTGTTCTTAAAGGTCAAGTCCACGTTGACTGCACGAGAAGACTCTCGATCGCTCAGGATCGGATAAATCGCTTGCATCAAGAATGGATTGATGGTAGTGGTATCTGCCATGTTAGATCTTGCCTCCGTTTAAAGCACCGAGTGCATCCAGTAGTCCGATCTGCGGTTCGTAAGTTCCTTCATCTCTCTTGCGAGCACGCTGTCTGGCCGACATCGCATCGTAAGTCGCTCTGGCACGGGTGATGAACAGGGTAGTTGCTTCATCCGTAGTTTGGAGTCCCTCGTACTGTTTGAGATAGATCTCCAATAGACGGACGATCTCTATTGCATCCTTACGATGTACAATGGAGAAATCCACTTTGTTGTAGAACATGTCTACGATGTAGGTGATCGGATATCTTGCAACACAACGTTCGTAAGGATTGGGATTGTTGATCATCGGTGGAGCATTTTCTCCCGTGTAGAGCTCAGATACATGAGGTCGGTAACTCTCCGGTATGATCACTTCGAACAATGCTTCCTTGACAGCTTGTGCGATATCTTGATAAAGCCTTGGCATACAGGTTCTCCTTATAGGTAAAATAAGCTATACGATGTAGAGAGGGTGCGCCTCTCTACATCGTAAGCATAGATCAACGATAGACGGAGTTCACTCCGAGTTCTCCATGCAACCCATCGATCACCTTCTGACAGAAGAAGATCAAGAGAGGCATCGAGTAGAATTGGGTCTGGTCATCAGCAGAATACACATCGATCAACATCTGTTTCAATGCCGTAACGTTGATCGTCTCATCTTCCAGATAGGTGTTCAGAAGAACATCCATGCCGACTAGAGAGGTCAAGAGACCGTTTCCGTATTCCGTAGAAGGATCGTCTTCTCCATCACCATCAGGTGGGCATTCGTGCCAGAAGACCACACAGGGCCAAGGCCTGTGATGCCAGTGGATGTAATGATGCCGTCTCGGACAGCACTCGAAGGGATAAGGCAACTTGCAGCTCTCCGGATCGAATCCCGGACGAAAGCAAGGAGGCCACTCACACCCTTCTTGATCACTCCCATCAGTATCCGTGTTGGCGCTATCATAACCAGATCCAAATGGACCGGAGGAAGAAACAGCTCCACCTCCAGTCAAGATGAGGTAGTAGCGATTCATCAGAGCATTCAAGCGAGTGCTCATCGAACCAACTTGGTGTCGCACCAGTTCGAAATTGGTTGGCATCGCAACCGTGGGGATCGTCTTGGGAGAGAGGATCTTCCGGAAGGGATTCACTGCCATGCCAGGTGCATCCGGAGCAAGCTGTTCCGGAAATCCACCCAACTCCTGATAATCGGAGATCCGTGTGATAAAGTCCGTCACATAAGGATCGTATACTTCATCCTTGCGCATGAAGGTGTTGTACAATCCTCTATCGTAGAACTTCTCGATGTAGAAGGCAAGCAGCTGCGCACGGCTGTTGCGCATGTCCTGCATCAACCGAACCTCTTCTGCTTCCAGGAGAGCTCCGGGTTCATTCAAGAACCGCTGTTTGTCAAAGTAGCCAGTTTTGCGAACTGCTTCTTCGATCGGTCCCATGAACTCGTTGCTGATCCAGTCTGTTAGGATGAACTGGATCTGGTAGTAGGACATGGAACGAAGACTGAGTCGAACTGGAACTTCAGAGATCTCCATCATGGCGAACTTGCCAGTATCCACTTCCATGATGAACCGATCACCGACACAAGGTTCGAACCCGGGATATGTGATACCGGATCCTGTGGTTCTCACGATCTTGTTGTCGACATCATGTTCGAAAGATAGAGATCCTGTCAGTTTCAACTCAAACTCGAGGATCTTGTAGTAACCAGCGTGGTTGCGACTCAACTCATCATCGATGGCCTTCGGCAACCCTTGGGTGTTGGCAACGGTATCCAGTCGATGATAGTAGGTGACTTTGATCGCAGAACCTTCAGCGAAACCACGAAGCATCGCAACCGCATCGGTTCTCCGACCGGTGTTGATCGCTTCTCGGTTGGCGTAGGTGTTGACTACATAGTCTCTGCTGGCTATGATCTGATCGGGCGAAACCTCAACTTCTTTGTCAGAAGTAACCGCCCGGTTATTTAGTGGCCCGGATGGTGACGAGGCCGACCCAGAATATGTTGGGATTCCCATATTTCTCTTCCTTAATGCCGTAGTCGGTATTGCTTTGATCGACCACATCAAAGTTGATATCGACATCTTTGGGAGGAGTCATTCCTCCATTGCCATCGTCGTAACCACCTTCTCCGTACTGGTCGTTGTACTCTTTCTCTTCTTCATCGATCGGAACCTTGGTTCCACCGTCCTCTTCCACGATCTTCGGTGCTCTTCTCTTGGTGAGTACCAAACGATATACACGATCGATCCGTTTACAACGGATCGTGAGGGTTTCTCCATCGAAGGAGAGGAGATTGGAGTTGACTTGCACGTCGTCCACAAACACGTATACACCGTATTCGTAATAGAAGTCCAGAGCCATACCTTTCAACCTCTTTAACTTCTTCAGAACAACAGGATTGATCGTACAATGAGGAAGATCAGTTTTCAAGTTGATCTTGGTCACTGCCTCCGGATCCTCCGGGTTGTCGATCGTGAAGAGACAGGAGAGCCACATGATGTGACCCATACTGGCTACCTTGGAACTACCTGGAAGTTTCCAGTTGTCCCACCAGGGATACTGGAAGGGTTTAAACCGAGGTCCGTCTGGATAGAGCTTCTTGTAGTAGTTGTTGGTGTCTCGATCTCTCCAGAACTCCTTCAGATCCTGCTTGTAACGCTCCTCCTCATCCAGTGGTACCATAGCTCTCGGTACAGGTTGATTCTGGATACAGATCGGATACTGCAAGATCAACTGGTTGGCTCTGGCGAACTGTACCGTGATCTGAGAAGTGAACTCCACGTACTGATCTGCAGCTTGAGGAGCTTCCTGGCTCATCTCGATCTGGAAGATCGTCCGGAAGTGGTTCTTGTTGATCACCAGTTCTCTGGACTGTTGAGAGAGATCTCGGTAGACACTCAGAGAGATCAGTCCTTTGGACTTCTCTTTCAACCAAGGAATGAACTCCTTGTCCTTCAATCCCTTCAGTCGGGCGATACCAAGGAGCACTTGTAGGATCGGGGAACTGATCGGGTAGTCGTAGACCAAGTCGATGTCGCAGATCATCTCTCCATTGGTATACACAGAGAGGATCCTCTGCATCGCTTCATGTCCAGCTGTGATCTCGGTAAATCTCCAAGTGGTATCCAGAGTAACCGAACAGGGAAGGGTGTCTTCTACCAGCGCTGTACACACATCCTTATCCCAAAGAATAGGAACTTTCGGTGTATTAGCTTTGGGATCGAAAGGCATTCGATCGTAAGGTCTCTGGTTGGATTTGGTGATGATGAAATTGTCGATCTGGGTGATCGCTGTACCAGCTTCCCATTTGTTATTGATCGGATGGATATTTGGTATCAATCGAGCTTCCACTCGATCCTCCGGGATGGCTGGATTGTTGTTCTTATCGAGAACACCTCCAGGTACCATCCCATCCGTCATCACAAATACACGATCGTTGATATGAGATCTCATACCGATTTCATCTACGATCTTGTTCAGCACTTGACGTGCTACTGGAAGGATGATATGCTCGTTCACCTCAGGTACGGTATTGATAAGGGTCAACATGGATGTTTCTCCATCTGAGGTTTTAATGACTCATACGATGGCTTGTGATGTTGGAAGGAGTAAGCTATCGTTTATATGGTAAATAATAATGGTTCTATTGTTACAACTACCCTTTATTTTTTTACAGGGAACACCATTAGATGCGGAATTGGAGGGTCTCAACGGCCAATTCCCCGGGAGAGGGGCTTATTACATCACTAGTATTAGTATATACTAGAGAGAGTAGAGAAAGAGAAGATAAAGTAAGTTAACGAATAAGAGAATAAGAAGAAGATAACTAACAAGTAGATAGAAGAACAAAGAAGATAGAGAAGATAACAAGTAAGTTAAGTTACCAATAGATAAGAAGAAGATAGATGAAGTAACTAACAACAAGAAGATAAGAGAATAGATGAAGATAAAGAAGAGGATAGAGAAAGCTATTCTTCTTTTTGGTTCTTTTTCTTCTTAGATGTTGATGTGTGATAGACGTTTTATGAACAGCAGAGAACAGGGACGTCTGTCCCTGTTCTCTCTGTCTATTTGGTTTATTTTGTATGTCGTTTAGAGATCATTTAGAGTGACTGATAATGTACCTAACTCAGACAGATGATATCCTAGGCTACAGCTAGTCTTTTATCATACAGTTGAGGTTACATGGAAATAGTGTTACGACGGAATAAGGTAATATCCATTTAAAGAAGATCTTCTCCTGTTGTTTAACTAATTTTGGATATATATTACCTAGATGATAACCTAAAGGTAAGTAATAGGAGGTAGTGATATGAGAAAACCAACGAAACAAACCGTTACGTCGATACTTTTATTTATCTTGATTGTGTTATGGGTTAGTCATAGGACACATCAAGTCTGGAGTAAGTTGTTTAAGGATCCTCCGAAGGTAGAGGATACGGAGATGAAGTTATCGATCTTCCCTCCTCAACCGGAAGAAGAGAAGATCGAAGTATATGCAGATTAACAGATGATAAAAGAAGGAGAGTGAAAGATGACGATACGTGGTGGTATGAAACTCAATTCGATGGACGAAGTGAGAGAAGCGTTGAAGGGTATGATCGATATGATGCATATCCTGAACGATCTCACTGCAGCTCCTAAGACGATCTCGATCGCTGCTGCGCATGGGATGCTGGATAACGCAGAGTTGAAGTCTGGGATATACTCTCAAGCTCTAGGTGAGTATACCTATCTGGCTTGTTCGGTAAGAGACTATCTACGTGGTATCCTGATCGAGAAGAAGATCGCACTGGTCGATGATGGAGGAGTGGTACCGATCGTGATGGATGCGCATATACCTGTTATGAAGGAGATCTTTAATGAACTGAACAGGGATTGGTTGTTTGATCCTCAGTTCGGCCTTATGTTTGATCCAATGGCGGTGAGACCAGTCGATCCACAGGAGGAGGATGAGACGGTTCGCAGAGTGTTCTTCGGTACACAGGTGAAACAAGGTCGGTTCTCACGTGGTAAACAGATACCTCCTGAACGACCTTATATCGGGATGCATCTGAAACTCCTGGAACATACAGAGATCCGGAGTGCACTATGGTACTTACGGTTCCCACTTGACAGTTATACCTTCCTCAATCCGGATATGGATTGGTTCGGTGAAGTTATGCTGTTGGAGAGCTTGTATCGGATCGCGTTCCAAGTGCCCAAAGTGCTGATCGATGGCAAATATTAAGGAGATATGATACATGTCGAAGTATGTAAATGAACAGCAGTTCATCCGCGAACAGATGGAGCTCTATACTCCAGTGATCAGTATGGAGACGCTTCGGGTTGCGTTCATCGAGATCGCACCTGAGATAGAGGAGTGGTTGGAAGAGAATGAAACAGCACCTTTCTGTCTCGAACAGTATGTACGTGATGGGTTCGAACAGCTTCGTCAGCAGTTTCTCAAGTTCATCTATGAGAAGTTTCCCTGCTTTCACATTCAAGTGGTTGCCAATGAACATGTCTCGATGAGATATGACAAGCATGCGCAGGGGTTTCCCAGTAAGGCATTGAGGTGCAACACTCGTTTCTACTTGAAACGAGATCACTATGAGACGGTTATCATCGAGGCCATGATCGAGTGCTTCGACCCCACAGTACCAGAGACCAGAACGTATCATGTGGCTATAAGGATCATTAACTAACTTACAAGGGAGTAAATGGCTAATATGAAAGAATCTATGGAATCTTCCCACGCCAAACTGAAGGAACTCGCTGATTTTATCTCGGCTACGGTGATCGCAGCCAGTCCGTTGTACGAGGATGGGCACTATCTTCCTCCGGCTAAACCTGCTTGGTTCAAGACCAAGAGACACTGGACTTCCATGTGTCAGACGGAGAGGATATTCGAAGCATGTGCGGAACTGTCCTATCGGCTTACCAAGGATAAAATTAAGAGTACTGCGGTCTCCACGATCCTCGGTCGCAAGGTTAAGGTCACTCCGTTCTTCATCGGAACGGAACAGATCCCCTGCAAGATGCTGATGATCGGTACAGAAGATCGCAGGATCGCGTTCGAAGCGTATCTGGTCGATCGGGATCAGGTCAACATGAAGCTCATGGATATACGGAGGTGTATCCGTCAGCGCATGCGACTCAGTACCGATTTCACAGGAGATAAGCTCAACAGTTCGGTTAAGGTTCAGTCTCCCATTCTTCATCCGGAGAAGTGATGTAACGACAACAGGTACAGGTAGGGAGATCCTACCTGTACCTGTTGGGTTCTTTATTTTTTTGTTTACAGAGAGTTACGTTAGAGACAGAAGAGTTTCCATCTGTTCCTTGTAGACAGCTTTGGCGTTGCTGTCTGGGATGTTGTTCTGCAACTGTTGGCGATAAGCATCTCTCACCAGTCTTCCGAGTTTAAGACGGATTTGAGTATTGAGCGCATCCGCATTGGTGCAGAGCTTGTGACACTGTAACATCAGTGACAAGTAAGGCATCTCCTGTAATGTAAGGAGGAATAGATACTGTCTACCAGGAGGAAGCATCGTCGTCTTATTCATCGTTTCGATCAAGGTGAATAAGTTGCCTTCTTTACCGAACCAGTTGGAGGTGAAGAAGTCCTGTGGACGGATATTGCCAGATATCAAGTTTTCCTTCATCATGACCACATCCTTCATCGCTCGCTTGATCATAGGGATCGAGAAGTAGAACGGAGGAACAGCTGTTGTAATTGCAGTTGCTTCCGGATCATCGGAATTCAAGATACTGAGGAGGAAGTTCATCCTCCAGATCCTCGAGAAATCTTCGAACAATCTCCGGAGTTCGAATTGATGGATGAAGGAAGAAGCGAGTGGATCTTCCATCCCATTGGCTCTACAGTACTCCACATATTTGACATACTTGAATCCAAGTGTCGTGGCATCGATGGAGTACGCGATATAACTCGGAATATAGGAGGAGAACTCGATCCTCCAGTTCAAGAGATCGCCAACCAATTCATTGGCATCGTGGTAGAGCAGCTTGAACCCTCGGAGTTCTTTCCAGTTATCATTCCAAGGCTGATCGAAGGGATAGATCCTGGAAGGACGATCGTAACTGGTGTTCAGGATGTATTCCGGTACTTTGGAGTTCAGTGCTGTGAACAATCCCTTGGCGATCCGTCCAGAGTACACCGGATCGTAAGCGGTTTTAAAGCTATCGGGTAATGCTTCCAAGATCAACGAGAACTTATCCACATCGCTCAGCGTTAAAATGTATTCCAAATCAATATTCAATACGAGGAACTTCAGAAGTTCGATCCCCTGTGTGAACGTAGGAGAGGATAGATCAAATCGTTTGATCCATACTTCTGTTCTGGCATCCAGATAGTTGTTCACATAAGTCCAGTTCGGAAGCGTTCGAGCGTTTCCTCTGGGATAAGAACTGATGATATCTTGCAACATGAGGGAACTCCTCTCCGTGTTGTAAAAAAATAAAGACCACTATCATACTGTAGGATCGGAGAAGATAAATTCTTCTTCATCTCTGATCCGTGGGTATTTTACGTCCATCCTCCATATTCATCGAAGAATGGCGCATATATCACTCATTTGAACCGTGTCGAAAAGATGCAGTTCTACGGCATAGGATGGCTCTTATCATCCATGCTATACTTCAATCAAATACATCTCTGGTAGCGCAGAGGTGATTTGGGCAGCCCAAGTTTCCATTATCAACACCCAAACCTATAGGAGAAAGACATGGGTAATGACAACAACAGCGACGTGATTTTCCCGGACGAAGTGAAAAACACGGGCAGCACTGCCGGACAGGGTTCCGCTCCGGCACAACCCAAAGGCGCCGCAGAGCTCAACCTGCTTGCAGCACTGAGCGGCACTCTCGACACTCCCTGCCATCTGTCCGAAACGGGCAATGCGTACAGCACTCGGATCAAGGAGATCCTCAAGGAATCCTTCGCGACCTGTGCGTTCCATCGCATCACCGCTTCGAACTACGAAGCGCACGTCTTCTATGCGCAGGGATTCGGCGTCGGCCTGATCTTCGAAGAGAGCTACACCGCGACCGATGCGACTCCGCCGGCTTGCGCCAAAGCGGATCTCGTCACCCGTTGCTCCACGGTTCTCGCCGGAGTGACTCTGCTGGAAACCATCGTGGTCCGCAAGGAAGAGTATGACCGTGCCGGTCAGATGGCTTCCTTCATCAAGAACACGATCATCTCCAGCGCCAACGGCCATCTGTCCACGATGAGCCTCGAAGCGTTCGGCGGCACCGAGTATCTGGTCACTGCCGACATGCAGCGCGTTCGGTCCTTCATCCAGCAGCGCTCTCCGCATGCCGTCCCGGCTCGGGATGACATCGGCGTTCTGCTCTATGCCAAGGCTCCGAAAGCGGATGCTCCGCAGTCCACCTTCAACCCGCGCGATCGGTACAACCTGGTTCCGGTCATGGCCATCACCGGCTACACGCAGTTCTTCCTGCAGGCTCCGGTCACCACGATGGCTCCGGGTGGGATGGCGTTCGGCCAGCCGAAGTTCATGCCGATGACCATCGTCACCGACATCGTCGCCGATCTGCGCAACCCGCAGATGATGGCGATCGGTCTCGCCCTGGCGGTCGACGCGTTCATCATCCGGTACGGATGGCTGAACCAGTTCAACAGCTACACCGAGAACGAACCGAACATCGGTCGTCTCATCAACGATCCGAAGACGAACCGTCCCTGGGTCGCCAAGAACGTCGCGCAGCGTGACGACTTCCTCCAGAAGTACCTCACCTCCCCGACTCCTCTGCTGGCGATCGACGTCCAGGAAGGCCGCGCGCGGATCCCGTCGCTGTCCTACCTCATCCGTAACCACGAACAGCTGCTCGCTGCGCTCTCCAAGTTCACTGGCCAGGATTTCGGCAAGATGGACCCGGTGGTCGGTCGGTATCCGCAGTTCGATGGTCAGGTGGTCCTCGGTTCGACTCAGACGGTCGACTCCCGGTGCATCGATTTCCTCCGCATGGCGGTGGATATCCCGAACACCGACGATCTCGCTCGCTTCCTCCTGCAGCTGACCGACATCCGTGCTGGTCTCGAAGAGGTTCGGCGCCTGTTCCCGAACACCACCGTCGGTCTCTATGCGACCATGCGGTGCGTGCTCCAGCCGGCGTTCGTGACCATGGTTGCCTCTGGTCTCCAGAGCCGTATCCGGATCGAATACGACTTCAACAACCAGCAGAGCGCCTACAACCTGCAGCAGATCGCGACCGCCAACAACTTCCTCGGGTTCACCGGATTCCAGCAGAACGCTGGCGCCGTGACCTGGAACGGCGGAAACAACTGGTGGTAAGATGAATCGCCGTTAGGCAACTGACGGTTAAGAGCATCGAGAAGGGGGAGGGACGCCTCCCCCTCTTTCTTTACGATTCATTTTTTCACTAGGAGTTGTCATGTCAGTATGGTACAGTCATATCTTTAAACCGACGGTTGATGTCGACCGGATCGCAGCGATGTACGAGGCTTCGTCTCGTGCTTGGTGCGCTCCCAAGACACATCCGACAACAACCCGTCTTCGATTGATCGATTATGATAAGATCTATCGTGAGTCGAAGAGTGCTGAGTTGGTACCATGTGGTTGTGAACTGGACGGGGAGAACACATCGGACGGATCGGTAGAATCGATCAAGAAGATGCTCTTCCAAGAGAGTGACAACAATTTGAATTTTGTATGTTCGTGTAAGTGTGGACACCTGAAAGGCAATTACTGGAGGGAGTTCACCTGTCCGATCTGCAAAACAGAGTGCCGAGATGCTTTTGCCGACGAGATCATTTATCGAGCTTGGCTGGAGATCCCGGACTTTATGCCGCCACTCCTGCACCCTGCTGCGTACAGAGTGCTAGGAGCATGGATGGGATGTGTAAAACGCAAGAAGAAGATCATTGATCTCCTTCTGGATGTAGACAGTGAACTACCGGAACCGTACGCCAGTGTTCTAGGCCAAGGACCTGGTTACTTTTATCGGAACTTCGATCATATCATCGAGTATTTCCTGAAGCAGAACACAGGAGTGAAAGAGAAGAGAAATCGATTCATCCGGGAGTTCATTGAAGCACATCGACATCTCCTATTCGTTCGTCATGTTCCGGTGCTCAACCAAGCACTGCACATCTTGACGAAAAGCGGTACTCTGACCTACAACGACGAAGCATCCACTTGCATCCTCGAGACCTGTATCGAGTTGGGCAACGCTATCTATAGCTATCGCCACAATCCCTCCACCAACCAGCACTACTTGGAACAGTTTAACTACGCTGTGTACAAGTCGTATCTGAACTACGTGGAGAAGATCAACAAGATCAAGCTCGTCAGCAAGTACGGGTTCATACGTAAATCATTACTGGCATCTCGTCTCAACATGACATTCCGGTGTGTGATCGTGCCACTTGTGGTACCACATATGCCGGATGAGGTTCACATCCCATGGAAAGTTGCCGTCACTGAGAACAAGCTTGAGATTTATAATTTCCTCACAAGAGTGTATCATAAATCGGTACAAGAGGCGATGCGGATCATCAGTAGAGCTCAGGTCAAGTACGACAAACTTGTCCATGACATCTTGTTAACGTTGCTGGAAGAGTGTCCTTATCGAGGATTTCCGATCCTTCTCAACAATTTCTTGTAAACTAACTTTCGTGGTGTTCGGTTATTGGTCACCGCATAACTTTTAGGAGTGTGCATATGAACGATTACTGGACATATTTGGATGATTTAGATCTCCCACACATTCGTGTCCATATCAGTGGTCGCGTGGTGAATGAAGCTACGGGACGAGAACTGCATCCTGATAAATGCGGTAATATTGAGTTTCGCACGGCAACGACGGGTTTACGTTGTTCAATCTCTCATCACAAATTGATGGGATATTGTTTCAGGAGCACCTTGGGCTATGGTTGCACGACCTAGGTCGCGAAATCTAGGGTTTCTTGGATTTAAGCGGTATTTTGCAATGGAAGATGGAAACATCTTTGCATTATTCCGTATGGAATTCTTGAAACAAGACATTAGCGACGATGGTTATCTGGAATGCGCATTAACACGCGATGGTGATGATAAATTGTGCTATTTCAAAACACATAGACTCATCGCTCTTGCATTTGTTCCGAATCCGGAGAATAAAAACACTGTCAACCATATCGACGGTAACAAGCTAAACAACCATTACGCTAACCTGGAATGGATGTGGAACTGGGAGAATATGGATCACGCTTTAAAAACAGGATTAAAACATTCTGTAATGACCGATGAAATGGTACACCGAGCATGCCAGTTATTAGCCGCTGGTGCTGGGATAACATTTACAGCAAGATCATTGGGAGTTGATGTGCACAATATCAACGATATCCTGGATGGTTGTCATTATCGAATTTCCCGTACATACGGGTTACACTATCCGAGAAGCGCGAAACATATTCCAAAAGAATTCTTACACGAAGTAAAATACAAGAATTGACCGGGACAGTATACTGGTGACAGTGTGCTGCACTAACGATTGAATTGACATGTATCCCCTAAGAGCCCGTTAGGCTACAACGTGATCCGTAAGGATGAGCGTGAACGCGGTCGAAAGACAGAAAGAACAAACGGGATGTCCTATGCTGAAACAAAAGCCAAGCATATGCTTGGTGCTAAGGGATGTTGACAATGGGGTCCGTGCTACCGAGTATCTCAAGTAGATACAGGGACATCGACTATCCTCTTCGGAGGAGTAGGCCGCAAGACTTCTAATGGCGGTCCAAGCATTCGTTCATCTCGAAAGAGATGTGAGACATAGTCAGGTTCTAGGGAAACCTAGAGTGGTATTGTAAGTCGAATATCACGTTAACGAATAAGCGGTAGAAATCCTGGGACAATATCAACTATTGTCCACGGGCTGTATACAGGCAACTGTGTGCAAGCAAACATCATTGAATTGCCAGGAGTCCCTAAAGCTCTCGTCGCTACAACGTAGTCTGTAAAGGCAAGCGTGAATGCTAGGAAACTAGAAAGAAGTACGAGAGATGATCTATGCTGAAATAAAAGCTTATCTCAAGATAGGTGCTAAGGATCAAGTGTCGCAATGGGTAATTAGGCAGCCAAGCTTCTCTATGAGAAGAAGGTTCAACGACTGGTCCTGAAAAGGACGTAGAGTGCAGGGTTAAGCACGTGGTACGAGCTACCACCTTCCGTAAGGAAGTCGAAGGAGTGGTGGTCCTCTGTGATGGAGGATTGAAGCATAGTCTATCCCCTCGGGAAACCGAGAATGAATCTGACCCGGATTCGTGTAGGTATAAGAGACGTTAAGACATGGAGCAATCCAGTTGCTCTTCGCAACTCACATCAAGACGGATGTGACAGATAGTGCAATTGCTTTATCACCATTGGTGATATCAGCTGGGTCTCAGCAGCCCCGGCCCGTATACAGGAAACTGTGTGCGTGAATTTCCGTAAATTGCTGGAACGCCCTAAAGCCCAAGGAACCTAGATGCAGCCTAGCTGTTGAAGGTGTCGTGAGACAGAAACAATGTCTTGGGATGTTGATGAGATGAAATAAAAGCCGAGTCGTATAGCGCTTATGCCCATTCCTGATCCAAACTGTAGGATCCGGTGCACGTATAAGCAACTCGGTTCTCTATCAATGAAGGTAAGTGTATCCTTACCAGTTGTGTCGTAAGATGCAACTACAATGGTGCTATCAGCAGCCAATGTCAGATATAACCCAATGCAAGCTTGGGAGGGTTAGCCAAATCCTGTAGAGAGAACGTATATCTGATCAGGTTCAACGAATAGAGACGGAATACCTAAGTGAGTAGCTATAGATGCTCATATGGTGAAAGGTTATTCTAGTCCCGCGTATAAGGCGCGGGTAGTAACGCCAAATGCTAAGACCGTGTTAACAGCACGGAATCGGCCCATGCAGAAGCGATTCTGCATGCGTACTCCTTCTAATTGCGGGAACGCTCTAAAGCCCAATGCCACAATGGTAACCGCGAGGTAAGCCATGATGGATATAAAAAGTAGGGATGTAACAATGAGCTATCAATACGCAGCGAAGTCCTCTCACGTAGAGGATGTGCTCACAGGCTAGTTCCAACAGGAACGTAGGGTGCAAGTTTATGGCACGGACGTGGCGGTCCCATCTAGCAGTAGATGCCGAAACGGAGGAGGATCTCGAGGTATGTTCTGTCCAGGTGTAGCGCAGTCTGGTTAGCGCGTCTAACTTGGTTTATCAATCTTTCGTGTATATATTCCTTATTTGAAACAATCGGGATATGGTGTAGTGGTAACTCACTTGCTTTGGGAGCGAGTGTCCTCGGTTCGATTCCGAGTATCCCGACCACTTATTCGGAAGTAATATACGGAGGAGTTTATGAAAACAAAAGTTGACAAGCAAGGCTACGTACGCCACACATCCGATCCAACGCGAGAAGCGTGGGAACACATTCGAATCGCCGAGGAAATGCTCGGTAGAAAACTAGGTAAAACGGAACAAGTTCATCACATTAACGGAGATAAGACGGACAATCGTCCTGAAAATCTCATGATCATGCGATCGAATGGCGATCACATACGTGCACATGGAGTTGCAAAGAAAAGCGAATTGATTCAAACTTCAGATGGATCATATGTCGCCATTCCGTGTCAACGAGAATGTGTACGATGTCATAGATTATTTGTACCAACTAATTACGATCAAATATTCTGTGATCTAGATTGCTATCACGAGCATGTTACCGCAAGGATACCAACTAAATCCGATTTGGAACAGGATTTGTCATCAGCAAATTCCATGTGTGAAATTGGAAGAAAGTACGGAGTGTCTGACAATGCGGTACGTAGGTGGTGTGACAAATATGGGTTACCTAAATCGATTTCGAAGAAATGAAGTGGGGGATACTGTGTTCGAATCTCACTACCTGGACAGAGTGTATCTCGAGATGTTTGAGATAGTCGGTTCTCATGGAGAACATGAGCTGGATTCATTATCCGGAGTACTTAGTTGCGTAAGTACTTGAACATCAAGGACTTCGACGGGGATCAGGTCTATTGCATTATGTTGAAAGAGATGGCAGAGGTCATCAAATACATGGCCATCCATCCCATGACCACTCTGTTGAGTGGAACAGGTGGCGGCCTCACCAATGACGTGAAGATCACCAACGAGTATACACTTGCATGTAATCGTTGGCTGTTCGATCCGGATCAATTCGTTGACACTGGACCGAGCGACACACTCGTCGTTGGCTCGACCTAATTCGTAACTATCAATCACGGTTAGGCCATATATCACTAGGATGAGGGGAACTAGGAGATGATCTCCTAGTTCCTTGTATTCCTTTACGTTCGTTCACTATGTTGTGATAGAGCAATGATGAAAGCCTAAAACAAGCCTAGGAGGTAGGGTAGAATTATGGTTGTGATGCAAGTGTTGGACGTGATGTCCGCACCGGTTCTCGGTATGTTTACTGGCCACACGGGTAATCAAGCGGTGTTTGATCGCTTGAACGCTCAATGGTCGGAAGCTGCAGGTGTGATGTTCGGGACAGGGCCTTCCGCCCTCGGTGCTCGATACGATGCGTTTACGAAGAAGATAAGGTCCTTGGACGATCAGTCCGCAGCCGCAATCAGCAGAGCTTCGATCGCGGTGCTGCATCCGGATCGTATCACTTTGATCGACAGTCCTGAGATGCTGGAAAATATACCAGCGTGCATGCAAATCGGGATCTTGACGATGCCTCGTGTCAGAGAACTGCTGAACGAAGGACTGATCTATGGATGGGGGATCGAACCGGAACATCTTCCGGAAGAAGACGTGGTGGGAAGACTCGTGGAGAACGGGACTTGGCGCTACAACGATCCTCGTCATCCAGATCCGGAACACATCGAGCAAGGTCTGCTGAAATACGAGTATCGTTCCGACGATCCGATGTATACAGTGGACGAACTGAGGATCTTGCGATCCTCTCGAGACTGGGTGGACGATTTCTTGACGGAACAGCTGTGTGATGAAGAAGGCGGTATGGATATCACCGATCTTCCGAATCGCATGGGCAAGCTTCGTTGAAGAGTTCATCGGAGGAGGGAACCCAAGTAAGGGTTCCCTCCTCGTTTTTACCTTTATTTTTTGTTATGCAGAGCTACTTTAGTATAGACTTTACCAACGAATGTATCTATACTAAGAGGAACTGCAAGATGGCTGATCCTATCGCTGCTATACCAACGTTCCACTATGGAACTGTCACTACGGTCAGTAACCAAGCTGATGTGATGGCGTATTTAATTCGGTTCTTGTTCGCCAACCCAGGCTGGACGGAGAGTTATCATGAGACAGAGATGTTATCCTTTCGTGTGATGAACGCGAAATGTGGTGACGATCCAACTGCTCTGGCGGAGATGATCTCGAATGGCTTACAGAGAGCGATGTCGAGGTATTTCCCCAACGCTATCCCTGTGGTTAACGTCATTGTTACCAGTATTAACCCAGATGGAACCTATGCGCTGTCGATCGAAGCGACGGACAGTACAGGTGTTCCACTGATCCCGATCAACAAATTTAAAGTGAATAAAGACGGTGAGATCGTCGCTACTCTGGAGGGATGATGTATGCCTGAATTTATTCCAAAACAACAGCTTTACGGAGAACCTAAGATCACTCCGGGTGAAGGTGTAAAACAAGTTCGTACCGCACGTATCTCTGGCGCTATCGCCGATCGCATGGAACTCGCCAAGCAGCTTCCTATCCTGGAAGCTGCTGTTCGTAAGCGCAATACGTTACGACTTTCCGAGTTTCAGAAGTTCGCTCCGCTCTACAACGTGGAACGATTTGAGAAGCTGACAGAAGAAGAAGTCGAGTATCTTGCTTATGAACTGAGAAGTCGTGTCAGTCTCTATGATCCGATCTATGTGGTCAGTGATCAAGGAGATGAGGATGGTAAACATGAAGTGCTCTACACTCTTCCTTCCATTCTCTTCTCGATCAGTACTTTGAGCGATACCCTGAAAGAAGGCAATCGTCTTCTTCTGATGTTCGTCAATGCTGCTGGGAGAGATCAACCGCTGAGCGATCGCCTTCCTCAATTGGGTGCGGCGATGCGCATCGCCTTCACGAAATCCATGAAGAAGAACTCGAAGCAGGAGGAAGAGAACATGAAGCGAGTTCTGGAACTTGAGCAGAAACTCAAGGAACAGAAGACTCCTCAAGTAGAAACTCCTCCGAAAGAACCCATAGCTGGAGAAACAGACGACTTCGACTGGGAATAACAACTTCACACTTACAACCAAATAGATAAGCCATATGACTGCACCTGTAACGTATCTATTGCTCCCCGATCTTCATATCGGCAATCCGAGGATCGATCCTCAGCTGCTGCACTTGAAGTTGGAGAAGTATGTGTATCCACAGTTCGACCAGATCGACGTTTTGATGATCGCTGGTGACTTCTGGGATACGTTGTTGCATATGAGTGCACCGTCCAGTTTAGTAGCAGTTGTCATCATCCGTGAGTTGATCAACTTGGCCTATGAGAAGGATTTCTTGATCCGAGTACTTCGAGGAACGATCACGCACGATCGTAACCAAAATCAGTTCTTTCAAGATACGGAAGATGGTAGAGTTCGAGTGTTCGATAACATCGCCATCGAGTATCTAGAGAGATACGATCAAAGAGTACTCTACATGCCAGATGATCTGCCAGGAGACAACGTAGCAGAAGCAAAGCTTCTGATGGAGTCCATACAACTCGATCGAGTGGATGTAGTTGTCCATCATGGATATTTTGAACACCTGTTGAACCATGGTAAATTCAAGATGCCTCCGAACACCTTGGAGGTGAACAAGTTCAACTCGATCTTCCATCCGAAAGCGATCTTAAATGGACACGTTCATAGACCTGGTGTTTACAAGAACGTGGTGTCCGGAGGATCGTTTGAACGATTCGCACATGGGGAAGAGGAACCCAAGGGATTTTATTTGATCACAGTGGATGATCAGAAAGCACCAGCTACTTTTACTTTTATTGAAGATAAAGAAGCAATGCTGTTTAAGACCATCGATCTGACCAAATATGAATCCGTGGAAGAAGCGCTTCCTGTGTATGAAACATGGTTCCATAAACTGCTGGAACAAAGAACGGAACTCACCGGAGTGCTCCATATCCGCATCTTAGCCTTTACACCATTGATCGGTGAGGTGTTGAGCGATTGGAGTCATAAACAAGCAAAACAGCTGGTCATCACCAAACCTTCCTTGGTGAAGGAAGAACAGGTGATACAGAACAACGCCACAGAGTTGGAAGAACTCCCTCAGATCAATCGTGGTAACTTGGGATTGATGTTATTTGATTTTATCAAAGTGAAGCATCCTCAAATCACCGCGACGCGTGTGACGGAAATCTTGAACTTAGTTGGAAATAACCAAGAATAGGAGGGATTATGCCTACTACATTAGGACAGTCTCCTCCTGTCTTGGAGGAGGAAGGTAGATATTCTTTCGGTACAACTCCTGCGATCAATACGTTACTTGAAGTATTATTGAAGGAGATGGGAACAACGAAAGATGCGGAAGAGGTGATCCTAATCAACATCGCCACTTTGGTGAGAAATCGTCAAACCAAAGAGAAATCGATGAAGAAGATCGCTGAAGAAGTGATGACCGATATCACTGGCATACGGAAAGAGTTGACCGATCTATTGGGAGGCGGAAACCTCCGTAAATATTTAATCTTCTTTACCATGCCATACGACAGGCAAGTTCCGCAAACACATCTAAGACCAGATAGTCAGCAACGTGCTCAAGTGAAATCAATCACAACGATGTTGAGAACGTTGTTGCCTAACAGCTACACCTCTTACGGGAAGCTGGATGTTGCAGTTGTCATCAGCGATAGCGTGCGACCGAGTTTCTTAGTGATCCGAGAAGCAGTGAACAAGTTCCCGATCGTACATCCGAAGATGCACCTCATTTCCCATTATCCCATCGACTACCATCTGTTTCGGTGGTATAAGGGCTCTATCATCAAGAGCTTTTCGGGAGAAGTGGTAGAAGGTGATATGAATGCGATCGGCGAATATGTCTTCCGCAGACCGATCCCGTTCCATCGAACGACCCATGCTTTGCTGGGAGATCGCGAGATGATCGTTGGAACTGCCACGGTGAAACAACGCAAAGAGATCGAAGAGCTCGCTGCAAGTGAGTCTTGGGAGATGCGTACCGGAAACTATATCGAAGAGAGCTTGCGAGCTCATAAGTACGAAATACCACCAATCCTAAAATAAAAAGGAAATCATTATGGGACTGGATATCTACATCAGGGAGTTCAAACTTGAAAACCGTCAATCCGGAGAAACGGTCTCGTTCAAACCGTACGGCGGTAACATCGGTGTCACCGTGTTCGGCAAGGAACGTGGTCAGATGCCGTTCAAAGCGAATCTCTCCAACTACACGCTGAAGATGTTGGAGAAGATGATCGAGGCGGTCCGCAAGGGATCTCCTGGCCACAAAGTCGTGCTCAAGAAGGAGAGATGGAATCCGGAGACCAAGCAGGCGAGCATCGATTGGATGATCACGTTGTCCAAAGATGACAAAATGGTCTATCACCTCATCCTGACCAATGTCGCCGATGGCGGCAGGCAGTTCGACTTCGTCTTCCGCGGACAGTTCGGTATTTCGATCGGTTCCGATCCGATGTCGGATGCCGACAAATCCTCGGTTCATCTGGATGAACTGGAAGACTGGATCCAGACTGCCAAGATCGCCAAGGTCTTCACGGACGAGAAGTTCGATCCGAACAATCGCCAGGGCGGCAATCGCGGCGGTAACAACAATTACCAGAACCACGGCAACGGCGGTTCCGGTTACAGCCGTCCGTCGGAAGGTAGCGGTGATGACGGGATTCCGTTCTGAACCCAAGAGCATCTCACTCGAATATTCGATCCTTCTCTAGAGGGAGAGTTTGAGTAATGTTATTTATAGATCAGAGAGGGAGAGGTGTTGGGCCTCTCCCTCTCTCGGTCTTTTCTTTTTTGTTCATTTTAGCACTGCTACATCCTATGTCAACGACAGTACAACAACTCAAGATGGGATAAGGAGATCCATCCATGAAGTTTGCTCAATTTACTGAAAATAACCCATCGCTGACCTGGGTATCTGGAGCCATTGAAAAGGGGCTTGATGATCTTAAAAAACAAGCTGACAGCGATGAAAAAACGCTCTTAAATCAGTTCGATATGGTTTACGATAGATTGTTGCGAATCTACAAAGATGTCGAAAAGAACGGAGTGGATAGCGATCTAATCCCTATGAACGCAGGACTGTTGATCCGGATGAACATCAGCATGCAAGAAGCTGTTCCTTGTCTGGAAGGGATCGGTGATACCACGATGCGTCATCTGATGGATACCTGGAGATTGGTTCTGAAACTGTTGCAGAGAACAGTTGACTGGGCACGAGCCAAAGTTGAATCGGTGAAGAGCTCCATTGTGATGGAGAACGGGGAACGATATCTGGAAGAACTGAACATCGTCACTCCAGTGGAACCTTCTTCCGAACAGTACGACACTGCTCCGATTCCGTGGATCCGTGATGGAAGAAACTTCAAGACGAGATCCAAACAGATGCCTAAACCAAAAGGAGCTTACACTCCTGACCAAATCATCGGCAGACTTCAGTATATCGGCAACCGTATTTCTGGTAAGAAAAGCAGTGTGGAGTTTCAAGGATCTACGGATGAAGCTCTCTATGAACTGAGTAGGGCTGGATTCGATCCTTCCCTATATCAGTTGAGTTTCACGACTGCTACGGATATTCAGTTCAAGCTGGTGGCACTTCTCAGTCTGGTGAAATATACCGCCGTTATCATCGCTAACTATGAAGCGTTCTGCAAACTCCGTCATGAAAATCCGGATACTCCGATTCGTGAACTGCTGGACAAACCAGCTTGTAACGAGATCTCGATCGGTGCAGTGGATGCCGGTATCGTGGAAGCACTGGAGATGATGTCCTATCTGAAACAGGATACTTACATGTCCAGATCAGAATATGCTTCTTGGTTGAGACAGTGCGCGAGCATCTCTAATGTGTTCCGGTGTGAGATCTCCTCCAGATCGCAGAACTGTGTTAGGAACTTTGTAGATCCCCACTGGATGCAGGGATACGATGCACGAGTGAAGAAACGCTCTGTGGCAGTGGATTACACTGGTCCGCAACCTGTAAAGGAATACGCTACCTTTTGGGAAGTTGGGTTTGATCTGGGAGCGGATCAGTATTCCCTCCCCATGGCGTATCAACGTTATCTAACTCTCCTGGAATACTTTACAGAAGCGGTGATGAACGCGTATGCTGCTTCTGAGAAGATCATTACAGCAACGACGATGCAGACAGCTCCGAGATGATATAATAACCAAAGCCAGTTGTAGGGAGAGCTTCCCTACAACTGGCCATTCTATAAGCTACGCGTTTACAACCCGAAGGTAAGGGAGCACTTATGTCTACCCATACAAAGTATGAAAAACTAATGTCAGAATTCCAGCTTCTCATCGAGAACTACAAGGGAGGTATCTCGGTGGAAGATGCTGACAAGAGGTATGCGTTTAAGAATCACACGCATACGTTGAAAGAGTTGGGAGCAGCTGCAGCTGGTCATAACCATGACGATCGCTATCTCCGAAAGGAGTTGGTGATCGATTCGTTCTCTTCCGATCCTACTCTGGTAACCAACGCCAGAGTGGTTAAGGATCTGAACGATCGGTTTACATCCCATACTCACGATGACCTCTATTCCAAACTAGGTCATACTCACACTCCAGAAGAGATCGGAGCAGCTACCTCTGGACACAATCACGATGCAAGGTACTCCTTGATCGATCATCGTCATGATGGATTGTATGCAGCATCCGATCATACCCATACACTGGAATCCCTTGGTGCAGCGAGTATCGATCACGATCATGATGAAGTTTATTCCAAGCTCACTCATGAACATGATGATAGATACTCCCAGTTGGATCACAACCACGATACCGTCTATATCAAACAGGATCAGATCGGCGTTGCCGGTGGAGTACCCGGTTTAGGTGATGATGGTAAGATACCGCTGGTTTACCTTCCCGATGATATCGGTGGAGGAACGGAGCTGACGGAAGAACAGTTACAGACCCTGTTGAACTGTAGAACCATTCCGGATCTTTCCAAGTACGGAACAGAGTTTAACGAGTATATGGTTGGAGCCGAGATTCTTCCAGTTACAGATCCCTCTTATCTCTGTATCTATCCGTGCAATGAACTGGCTTCCAACGTACCGCTCGATGCGACCGGAAGAACAACTGCCATTGAACAGAGCAGTGCGATGCAACTAGTTGAAGACGCTGGAGCGTTCGAAGGAGTGGCTCTTCGCAGGTCGGTGAATCAAACATCCACCAACAACAAGCTGGTGGTCAGTATGCCAGAGATCTCTGGTCCGTTTACCCTGGATATCCGATTTAAAGCAGTCAAAGGATCTCCTGGAGTTGGTGGAGCTGGAAAGACTTATGCACTAGCTGGTTCTGCTGCATCTACTCCAGCTGGCGATCTCGGTTACTGTGCTGGAGCGGTGAGTCCGTTTAATGCGGTTTCTTTCAGAGCACTTGGATATAATTCGGATGATCACGGCAAGCCTTGGAAAGTACTCGATACTCCTGACTGGTATTGGTTCCGTATCTGCCGAAACGAATCGAAGCTGTATGTCTTCTTCAATGGAGAGTTGATCAATTCCACGACCAATTCCGGTGCTCTGGTTACGATTCCAGCTGGATCGTGGACTTTTCTTCCAGCTAATCAGGATAGTGATGTACTGGTCGATGAGATCCGTGTCACGAATACCTGTGAAGCTACTGAAAACTACCTTCTCCCCACGGAATCATACGGATCGCTGCAACGCAAATACAAACTCTTCCCAAAACCAACCGCAGTTGATCCAGAATTGGAACAACGTGTAGCTGCACTGGAAGCGGTTGTCGGAACAGTTGATGTGTTGGCAGCCGAAGGATTGGAGATCTTGGGATATGAACTTACTTGAAAAGCAAACAAAACTCATTGAGTTACTGAGACAGTTACAGATCACTGTTCCGGAAGCTCTTCGAGAAAAGGGTGTGTTGATCCCAGAAGGAAAGCCCTTTAAACTGGAAGACATCCCTGCATTGATCCGAACGATCTACCAAAACGATTTTGAGTTCTTCTTCAATTTCCAAGACGTCGATCAGTTCGGTACACCAAAATATCCACGACGCGGACAGGCTGCTGGAGGATTGATTCTCGATCTCGAAGCTGAGATGACCCTCACTCCTCCGGTGGTTGATCTATCCATCGATGGACATCAACCGAACCTGCCGTTGGAAGGTATGTTCGGTGTCTGGACCGGAGGGAGTGATATTGAAAGTATGTTGGAGGTTCAAGAACTTCCAACTATGACTTTCAGTGAGGAACAGTTCCCTGTTACGTTTCAACCGAGTCCGGACGACCCTTCTCAAATTACCGCATAAGGAGCAATTAACAAATGCTTATTCACAACACTGAACACACTTTCGTGTACATCGATCCCACTCTGTCGGTAGAAGATGCCTCGAATCCGAGTCGGGATGGAAGTACCGCGGCTCTTGCCTTGCGACATTTCCCGAATACCATTGAAGACAACAAGATCTATCTGATCCGGCGTTCCGCTACGGAGCAGTATGCTGATTTTCCGTACAATAACTCCAGCACACTCACCTTCAGCGATGTCAAAAGTCTGGTCATCATGGGTATGCCCAAATCGGATGACAAGCTGTTCGCTTCTATGCCGGCAGATGCCAAGGCCGCCTGGGTGGATGCAGATCGCGAGTGGGCATGGGTTCGACACCCCGGCAACGGTCGTTACAGTACCAGTTTCCCGAATTGTGAGAACTTCCACATGAGTCGTGTCTGTTTCCAGGACAACCGGGAGGATTATGATACAGTATGTGTCAGTCTTTCCAGCGATTACGGTACGAACATGTACTTTGAGCACTGTCGATTCAAGTACAGTCGATTCGACTTTACTGCAGAAGGAAGTTCGACATCGTTCAATTATTACCGTGGTTTAAAAATGATCTCCGGAGGACAGTCGAACTGGGGTAACTCTGGTGTGATCAAAAATTGTCAGTTCGACAAATGGGGATACTCGTGGTTGATTGATCTCGGCAGGGTTCGCAACATTCGCGTTGATGACTCCATCTTCAACTGTGCACAGACCTACAATGCAGGTATTCCAGCGATCTCCTGGACCACGGATGAGGGTTACAATACAGCGGATGTGGTTGCGAACAACCTGACTTATAACGCCTACTACTCCAGCTCCAACAATGGATGGGAGCTTCCTCCGATCATGAATGGTTGGGTGAACCGAGCTACGGTGAAGAACGTCACCGTTCAGATGGGAGAACATCAGAACTTTACTCCATATCAGTCTCGTTTCGGAATCAACTGTATCGTGGCGTTCGATACTTGGATGGCAGGTTCTCTGATCGAAAATGTGACGGTCAATCTTCCAGAATTGGTTGGACGTAAGTCGACGGTCGTTTGCATCAAACATCACCGTGACAACAACGATACGAGATACCAGCTTCCATCCAGAGGTCAGTACAATATCGTGCGCAATATCACTGTGAATGGTCGGCAGGAATACGTGACTTCCAATCTCTATCCGGATCTCTCTGAATGGAATCAGAACCCCTGGCAGGATAATGACAGAGGTATCATTTGTCTCGTCACAATTGGTGGTTACAGCCGCGCTGCTGCCAACGATTACTTGGTACAAGGACTCCATATCAACGTTCCGATGGGATGCGCGCTCCGGCTTTACGACACCATGATCGATCTTTCGGATTGTGATATCAAGGGATCGGTATACCTGAACAGCAGTGTCGGTAAGATCAAGTCGCTTCAGTCGTGGTATCCTGGTAACGCTATTACGGACGGCGGACGTAACAGTCTGTATATCGGATCAATTGCCTGTAACAAGGATAATCCTCGGTGGGAGTATAACTCGCAGTATGCAGTACGTGCCAACTGGCACTCCTATATCCTCTGCGGAAACTGCAACGTTCGTTACGTAACGAACGCTTTCGATACCAAAGATGCGGGTTATGCGGAGTGCTCTTACATCTGCACCTCCAACATGCGGGAAGGTAATTACACCGTTCGCAGCAAGAGCGCACAGGTGCAGACTTGGTCGGTGTATCGAGTAGGTTCCGATTCCACCTGTTCCCTGCGCCTCTCCAACGAGATCCAAGATGATGCGAGTCGTCCGATCAAGATCGGAGGAGCTCCGTTCAAGGGGATCACGAAGCACGTGACAGCAGGGGATCACACACTCACCTTCTACTTGGCTCTGTATGGTTACAACAATACAGACGACATCAAGAAGCGGTTCCAAGTGGCGATCAACCTTCCGGATGGATCACAGGTCTTCTCCCAGGCTGGCAATTGGTTCTCCGATACGAGTACTTGGGAGAATGTGGATGGAGCAACTGCCTATCGAGTGGAAATTCCCTTCACCATGGCTGCAGAAGGCGATATCACCGTATCGTACACATGGTACTGGTACATGGTGGACGCCGCCACTTTCGTGGATCCATTCCCTGTCATTTCGTAACAGAGAGGAGGATCTTCATGAAAGATCCGATACTACCAAGAGGACGTCAACTTACCGATGCCGAGAGAGACCGATGGAAACGAGCCTATGTGAAAGACTTAGACTCAATCGATTGGACGAATCTCGAAGAGTTGGAGTGCGTCGAATTGGCGATCGATAACAGCAAGCATCGCATCTCTGGTTTACTCGATCGAGAACCAGAAGACAAGAAAGTTATGCTGGAGATCGTTCATTTACTCCAGACGAAGCTTGAACAAGCCAAGCAAATTGCAGAAGAATCCTCCGATGTTTACAAGTACTTGAAAAGGGACTTGTGTATGGAGGTCTGCAGTACGTTGAGAGTGTTTGAGACCGTACTGTCGCGATAACCAAATAAGAGAGCTACAGAGGGGAGAAATCCCCTCTGTAGCTTGCTCTTTTACGTCATTTCCATTTGATCGTTGTACATATATTACACACATGAAGAGTTCGTAATGAAATGTTACAGGATGTCTTCCATTATTTAGTCATTAACCAAGAAGGGAGACTGACATGAATGTACCAGTCCTTACCGTTACAAAATCTAATAAAGAGATCGAGTCAAACGAGTTGACTCGTATCGCTTCGCAGATTTTGGATGAGCTCTTCGTCCCGGAATCGTTGCTCTACGATTATCTTTCCAGTTACAGCACTCGTCATTACAACGCTGATACCAGAACCATTGAAGCTTGTTTCGATGTCTGGTTGACCAGGCGTTCCGACACCGGACCGTATGAAGTTCGAGAATGTTTGCCGAGTCACAAGATCTGTTACGATGGAACGAGTGACTACGTTGAGTCTGTCAAACTTCCCATGAAGATTACTGTGGAACTCGTGACGTGTCAGTACGATAAGTTGCAGTTCGCCACTGCAGGGTTGAAGGTGAAACTCTCTACTATACTGAATACCATCCGGAGATTTAAACCGGCTAAGTGGATCGATCTTCCTTGTGTGAAGGTATCGGTCTCTTGCTGTCTTCAGGGTAACTACGGTGATCCAACAACCTGCCAAGCCTCACAACTGCTCAACACCGTGAGCAAGGTGAAACCAGATCCCGCTACTGTCACTGCTCCTACGGAGTGGTTCGGCCTTTGGTCTTTCCTGGAGCAGTGGAAAGGCGTTCTCTTGGACTTGGACGTTTTGGAAACGATCAGTCGAGAGCAAGTTTGTATGTTACGTGCTGCAAAAGACACTTTCGAACGAAACGGTCTCTCCGACAAGTTCACTGGCATCGACTTCGCTTCCAGCAATTACAAGATCGCCAGCGAAGAAGCTCCGTTTATGGATGCGTCTTACGACTCCAGCTCCTTCATCAACGATTTCGTGGATCTCGTGCCCTTGCGCGGTTCTTTGGTAGGTCATCCTGAACCCAAACAATTTTTCAAGAAAAGGAAAAAGTAAATGATCAGGTTTCTTTATTCTCCCGCAACTGAAAACAACCATCCCGCCATTACAGTGAATTGCGGAAACCGCACCGATTGCATGGCTCTGGACATCGGCAATCGTTGGTTGCTCGATCTTTATTTCGAGTCCACAACTGGCACCGATCCGGAAGCGATCCACAATCAGCTTTTCGGAGTTCTGAATGCGATTCTCAGTTCTCCTGATTACGAGGACATGATCGACAAGGATACGGAGCAGAGGATCCTCTGCAACTATCTTTCCACGATGCACCTGCTTCGAATCCACACAGCACAGATGGCAGATGCATTGCAGCAGGAGGGTGTATACCTCACCAGTGTCGCTGATTTCCTGCGGAACACGGCGGTAACGCATCTCGCCAAGATCCTGGCGGAGGACAAACTCAACCTTCTGTTCCAGAGAGCGGCGACTTACTACGCTGGTCTGTATTTGGCTACCAAAGATCCTTCTCCGCAAGAAGAGGGAACAGCCAAATCCATGCTGTACGGTACCTATACCGATATGTTCGCTGTCAGTTTGCTTATGAAGTTCCTTGCTCCGATCCTCAGCCAGCTGAGATCGGCCTTTGCACTGCAGGAGACTGTCAAAGCAGCGCAGGAGAAAGATGAACTCAAGAAAGCGCTTCTGAACACTGAGTACAACCGGATCATGTCGATCCAGAACGGCATCATCAATTTCATCCGTCCTCTGTTCAATGTGCTCGGTTACACCCGTGTGGAGCAGACTTACATGACGCTGTGTAAGGAGATCCTTGAAAAGAAATTCGAGGAAATGCATCCGCATTGTTGTTACATGAAGTTCGACACCAGCGATGAGTTCCTTGCGGATCCGCTTGGTCGGTACTTGTACTTCAACTTCTTCGTGTTCAATATGGCAGGAGCTATACTGCACGTCGATCCGGAAACGGAGAAGTTCAACGGATGCATCTTTGACGATCTCCGCAACCGTACCGATATGGCGATCACGGCACTGGAGCCCATCCTCGCTAAGAGCTGGGAAGAGTACGACAGCATCGAGTCGGAACTTGCTATCGGCGATGGTTCCGAAGGTGCAGCTCCGGCGAATGAAACGCCTGAAGAACCGGAAGAGGTCATCGAAGTCGAAGACTAACGTTTCCATCTAACAGAAGAGTTACTCTAGCCGTTCTGGCTAGAGTAACTCCTTTATCTTTTTATTTTTCTGATACAACTTATAGAGTAGATAAAATAGGGACGTGTACAACGTTCCGCAATCAGAGGGCATTGTAGTTGATTACCGAAGAAGTTACTCGTACCGACTGTAAAGCTTGTTTCAACATGATCTTCACCAAAATCAGGTATGGAACGATCACCGCGAAGGATATACTGGAGCGTACGCGAGAGTTGGATGCACTCGAAGTACAGAAGTTTGCAGCACAGCTCTATGCGGTGCGAGCGTTGTTGAATCACGCTCACGACGGATTTCCGTATGAGCTTTCATTTCATCCCAACTCTTTCTTACAGAAAGTAGTGATATCGCAGAGAGGAGATGTCGTTTTCCATTTCAGCATCAGTTACGATACGAACTGGTTCGTCCGTCGTGTCGATGCACTGTCTGACGTTATGTCGGAGTTACGCACTTTACAAGAATGGATGTCTAATTAGACTCATTCGAACCACGTGCATATATTACTTAATGTAATTAACCCACTGCCCTTATTAACCTTAACAGGAGGACTACATGCGGTTCATATCGAACTATATCAACGGCAGTTATGCCGTAAAGCTCGATCTTGAGAACCTGAAGATCCCGGAACGTGCCATCATCGAGCCGTACTTGCTTTGGACGGCCAAGACTTACAAGAAGCTGAACAAGGACGGAGGAGATCCTGATGTATGGGATGCTCTCTTCGGCGCTTCCAACTGGGTCTTGAAGCAGCTCAATGACGAGCAATTGGCGATCTTCGCCAAGACATTCGCCATGATGCAGAAGATGATCCTGGATCGGATGCCTCAAGATGGCAATCGTCTCAAAGAGATCGAGTTGATCAACGAACTCGGTCACCTCTATCTCGGATTGATCGATCAACTCGATCTAATTACACTGTTCAATCGCTACAGCGAACAATTTATCCGGATGGGAGATATGTCTGAGATCGGTACAAGACCTCAGGATACGGAAGCACTTACCTTCTACGAAGGAGAGATGCGTCAGCTGATCGTGATCGCTCTGCTGTGTAAACTACTGACTCCGATCTTTGGATCTCTGATCACCAAGATGCCCAATATCGTCGATGAAAATGGCAAGGAGAAACAACCGACGGATCGAGAACTTCGTTGTGTTGGTATCACCAAACCGTTCGTGACACGTTATTATCAAACGTTGCATGATAAGTTCCGAGGGTATCTGACTCACACTGTAAATGGATGTATCCCGAAAGACAATACAGCAGCAGCTGTGTTCAGTGGCTATACTCCGGCAACTCGAGTCAACAGCATCTATGCCAATCTCCTGGTGAGAAACTTCGTGAATGTCGATCTCCGATATCACGACTCTAACATCATGAGGTTCTGCGATTCGATCGCAAGAACATTGGTCAGTACGCAAGATAGTGCTTCCAACCAACATCAAGTAAAAACACGTGTTCCATATGGAGCTGGTGGTGGAAGTGATGATCCTGGTAACATCGCACAGTTGGAAACCGATTCGGTCGTATCCAATCGAACTTACGATACGCCGATCATCATCGAGTCTGAAGTACCGAGGTGTATCACCAAGTATTGCTTGATGTACGATATCTCATCGGATGAGTTCACGGCATGCCGTTCCCATTTCCAAGAGAACGTTCTCTTCCCAACTCCGTTGAACCAACATTTGGCATGTTCTTACTTCGGGAAGGACTTTGGAGGAGGAAGAGGATTGCTTCATCTGGGTAGCTCCGATTTTACCAGTATCGTGGCACTGCTTCAGATGATCGTCTTTTCCAACGCCCTTATCGCTCTGGGACATATGCTGACCGCATCTGTTTCCAATCAGGCCAGGATCAAACTGGAACAAGAGGATCTCCTCTTGAAACTGAACTATGGAAACTCCTATGCGTTCCGAAACATCAAGGAGCGATTCGAAGCATCCCCCGTGTCCAACGGTGGACGTGAATGGGATATGCAGGTGGAGGAGATCGTCAGCAATATGCTTTCAACGATCTATCTCTACAACACACCTGATTTCATCTGGAACAAGTTGAATCAGGAAAATATCAATGGACGTCCGATCCGGAATGATGTAGAAGTCATCGCCGGTGCATGTGCGTTCACCGAACGGATCGAGCATGCTCCGACACTTGCTTGATCGGTTCGTTGTTGAATAAGGAGGGTTCGATATGATCGATGGTATCATTGAATTACCCGATCCACTCTCAGCGTCATCCTACGATGTCGAGATTCAAAATGTCAGGGCTGGACATGTGATGACCGATATCAACGGTATGTACGTTGAGATCTTGTTGGGGAGGAACTTGAAGCCCAATTCACAGTTCCACCGTTACAAGTTGTTCTCTCAGGATCACATGAACTACCATGAGTACATCTTTCTCACGGAAGTTCCGTTGGATCTCAACACCTTGCGGTGCGCTACCACTGGAAGACCGGTTGTGATCTATCCGATCTTGTACAAAAGAATTGACTTCTACAAGAAGGCTCGGCCGATTCAAGCATTCTATTTGATTGAACCGATTCAGGAATTGTTCAGAGCACATCCTGAGTTGCTTGCGAATTCTCCGCTACGGGATCGCAATATCATAGGGTTCGCAGACTTTCTTGCGATTCGATCTGCTCAGTTGTTCGATGTCGATGTCCTCAGCATCCTCTCTCCAGAATACGCATTTGGCTTACAACCTGTGCTAGATGGAGAGATCCAACAGCAGATCGACTATTTGACTCTGACTGATACTTGCGATCGATTCTTAATAGATGAGTGGAGAGAGCTCATCGGCGGCAACTGTGGAGATCCGCAACTGTTGATGAAGTATTTTCTACCGAAGATAAACAGCTTCAACAGTTTCACACTTTGGTTCTCTAAGGTCAGAGTGTCGACGGATCTCGTCCCGCATCTATCTTGTAAATATCGAAACGGAGCATATTCTCTGTTTCCCTATTTTGGGATGAATACGGGAAGCGAATCATTTCGATGCATCACAACTTCCTCGTTGGAACCAGATCAACTGACGGACATGACTCCGGCAGAAGTGATCATCGCAGATGCGATTGGATGTAACTGTACAGAATTCAATATGTCGATATATCCAACCAACTACGAACCCTATCGAGAGAGTTACGTGACCTACGCGGGTAGGGCTGCAAAAGTAAAGGCTTTGTACAACGCACATTCTGCATACACAAGGCTGTTAGCTCAATATGCACACCCACCGTACTCGTATCAGGTGACGAAGACTGCTGAAGAAGGTCTATGGATCAAGTGCTTGGATGATGAGGGCTCTTTGATGTACATGGACCTGATTTGGTGGTTGTTGGCATCGGGAGATTTGATCAACGCATCGTTTGCGGACAACTTGTTCCAAAAGCAGTATCACAAGATGTGTTACGAAGGTTACATCGGGACAAGATTGTCCGTGGCACGTTATTAGGAGGTTACGATGAAATGGTAATAGATGTTGTTCCGTTGGAGAATCGGTTACGGAAAGCAAACCGAAGGAAGATCGGATTCTCTTCGTTCTGCCCGGAAATCGTTTCATCCGGACGTGAACACGATGAAACATACTTTTGGCTAGGACGAGAGCTCGATCAAATTGATCTTAACTACTCCAGGTTAAAAGTGATTGAGAAGTACGGTCCTTACATCGTTGAGAATCTCATCATGTTGGACACATTGAGACCATTGACCAATAAAGAACCGTTGCCTGCAATATTGATCGGGCAGCGGGTATTTGATCAATCGGGTCAGGTAGCTCACCACTACCTGACCTCTGGTCTAATGAACGGCATTTACAATCACGTTGGAAATGTTTGGTTCGATACCGATTGTTATTCAGTCGTAGGAGCGGAGACTGCAGAGTGGGAAGCCATTCGGTCCATCTGTTGGAATCATCTACCACGCTACTGGACAGATGAGGAGCAGAAGACGCCGAATACGCTTTACACGAACGATCATCTGATCCCCGCGGACGATGAATCTGCAGTCGAAGCATTGTTCAAATTCTCTCGTCCTCAATTTCACATTCCTAAATTCGAGCGTTGGCAGAATCCAAAGGGTGTGGAAAACTTCGTTCTACGTGCATTCATGAGTGGTTGTGATTCCACAGAAGGGTTCATGCCCTATCTGCATCTCGGAACAAGGCCTTATTCGAAACTCCCTATGAAGGAACTCTTTCCGATCAGTAGAGAGGTTCGAACGAATGTACGTGAAACGGAAACAGGTGCCCTCTATGCTTTATTTAAGTACATAGAGGGACTACCTTATACAGAGTACTACTTTGTCTGTTCGCAGACAAGTTGGTCAGGTTCCTTCTGGAATGCGTATACTGCAAACCAAAATATTCTCCGCATTCAATTCGATCCAACCAAAGGTAACGATCTCTCTTCGGATGCTTCTTATCTGCTAGGACTGAAATTTGCAGATATGGTGAGATGGGCTGCTCACTACATCCGTGGATATGCTGAGATACAGCAGGTCGAAGTGTATCGTTCGTACAACGATGATGCATATATTACTTACAGGTTCAAGGATGGAACGACGGAGAAGTTCTACGTAGACTTCATGATCTTAGCTCTTGCAAGCAGAGGTCTTCTTGAAGAATACGAAGCGTCATGGTTCTTGCAGTTCCATGCGCATCCTTACGCATAACAAGAACATACAACATAACAGGAGGTTTTATGTTCAATCCAACAATCGGCGCTCCCATGGGCGGTGACGTGCTTGGTTCCGCCGCTCCGGGATTGCTCGGAGGTTTTAATCCGGGGAACGTCGATATCTTTCTCTACAGTCCGAAAAAGATCGACACACAAGTGATTCGACCGTATGTCTACCAGTTCAACGAGAACATGGTGGATCGCATGGTGGAAAGTGCCGATCCCAGGAGTGCACTGAAGAACGGTGGGATCTTCAGTGATCCGAACTTCAGTTCGGCGATCCGTCCGGAATCCAATGGTATCCCGATGAGCATGGCGCCCATGTCTGCTCTCTGGACCTTTGTTCTGGTGATTGACCTTCCCCTCGGTGCCAATGCGGCCGGGATCGTGGCATCTGGTGCACAGACTCGACTGGTCTGTACCGGCTGGTGTTCCGATGAGCCGATCGACCCGCGTACCATCCACAACACTTCACCAAGTCCGAATTACAACTGTGTCTTCACGGTAACCCATCGAACTGTTCTGCGCGTTGGGGACCGTATCGGCGCACTCGGAGGAACCCCTCAGCGGTGCATCACCGATGACGATGACTTCATCGGAGGTTATCTGGCGAACATGCCGATGCTCTCCAACAAGGATCTCTTGTTGGCAGCACCTGGTGATGTACTCGGCGGTGTGGGTGATGTGACGATGGATGCCAACGGCAACCCGATCTCTCGGACTACGATGGAAGGAGCCTATGCAGTTGCTGCAATTGGCGATAATCCCTCCGTCAGTCTTCCAACTCGACTCAAGTCTCCTCGACATCATCTGCAGGAGATCGTCGGTGCCCTGCACAGTTCTGTGGAACTGGCGAAACAATCCGAATACGGAGCATCTTCTGATGTGACCGATGCAGGCAATCTCTTGTGTATCGATCCGATCGATCAAGCGTACAACGACTACAAAGCGCAGCTCTTCCGTTCTGCAGGAACTGCACCGCGGTGTTTGGGACTGGATGTCTCTGTACCGTTCACTTTGGGTCAGCTGAATACGATCTATCCGAACTCAAGGCTCTGGCCTATCCTGACACGATCCGAATCCCAATGGGACGTGGTGCCGCAAACTCAGATCTCGGCCAAGATCATGTTTTCGTCACTGGTTGCGTCCACCGTATCAACGTTGGCGGTGGGCGAAGGACTTGCGTACATTCATTTCGGATTCACTTCGCAGAAGACATCGCTCTCTTCAGAGCCAGGTGTGTTCCGGGTTGAGATAGCGGGATTGCTGGCACCGGATCCCAATCCGCAGATCGCGGATGCGCAGCTTGCAGCTGCCTGTCAGAGATTCAAGATGAATCTCATGAACGATCTGTTCCCCATCTTGAAAGCAGCTGCGAACGATACCGACTTCAGTCTCGGTTGCAGGTACGATCTTGGATCGGAAACTCTCGTCGACCTTCACTTCCTGGATAACTACTATTCCACGGAAGGAGTCGGTTATTACGAGACCAACAATCGTCTCCCGGTGTTTGCAACTCCGAATCTGTCGAATACCGATACCTTTGTCAACAATGGTGTCCAGCTTCAGTGTCTGGGTCAACATGTTGCAGGTCGGAAGTTGACGATGTTCGGATCCAATCAACCGCTCAGCTCTCCGTATCACGGAGGGATCGGTGTCCCACAGATAGTAGATGCTCCAACTGGAGGAGCTCTTATCGACAACACCATGGGCTCCGGAAACAATGCAGTACCATGGCCTTTCTGATCCATAGGTACTTAATAACCAAATAAGGAAAAGTGACAATATGGAGCAAGTAATCAATCAGGACACGGTGTACTCCTTCCTCAAGCTCTTGGTTGAGCTCGGCGGGGTTCACTACGTGGACAAAGATCAGATCATCATCAGTTCGTCCACGGGCAACCCGGTTGCCGTCAGTGTCGGGAAGCGAGTCCTTCCGATCGCCCTCTTCAAAGATGGGATGCCGATCGGAGAGTACGTTGTCCTGAATCCGCTCAAAGAGTCTTTCGGCAAAGCACCGGAACGGGAATGGTTCTTTACCTTCCAGTCGGTACTGGTCGGCAGCCTCGTGAAGCGTTTGTTGTCGAAGACGGTCGAATTGGCCATCTCCAAAGACGAGAATGTCTCTTATGAGAAACTCGATCTGGTCACCGCTTTCTTCGACAAATTCGATGAGAAGATGCTCAAAGAGATCGATCGGATCAAGGTGACTCAGTGGGCGAACATCTTCTATGACAAAGCGACTCATACAGCTCAGCTTCAGTCTGATATCTTCAATGCGAAGCTTCAGGCGGAACTCGGATCCAAGATCCGGAAGCAGAGCTGGGAAGTGTTCCGTGGGATGATGGAACTCATCTTCGGTACCTGCGAGATCGAGAAGAACTTCACCTACGTCTCCTCCAGTGTGGCGATCCCCAAGGCGGATGCGATTCTCCACGTGCAAGCGAAGGCGATCGCGAAAGTCAATCCGTTCGCCAAGAAGATGCTGGATGTCGACCTGCATCCGCAGACCTTCGCGAACCACCTCGAAAATCTGGAGAAATATCAGAAGCTGGTCAACTGGTTCGCCACCGGTACGGCGATGGCCAATGTGGCTCCGCCGCCGGCCAAACAGGAAACTCCGTGGGGAACGGTTCCGGCTGAGTCTCCGAATGGAGTTCCGCTTCCCGGATCGGTGGTCAGTCCGGAGAACAGTGCCCCGGTCGGCGCTCTTCCTGCCGGAACCCTGGCAACGGCAGCTCCTGTGGAAGTGATCGCCGCTCCGGTTGGGGCTCCTGCTGCAGTTGCTTCCGGCAACTCAGCACCGATCGTCGGTGTGACCAATGTTCCTGGTATGGTTCCCGCAGTGACCACTGCAGTGCCGGCCGGACTGGTTCCTCCAATCGGTGGCTTCAACTATGGTGAGGTAACTCCGACCGGAGTTCCCCTGAATGCAACTGCTGCCAGCATCAACAACTGCGCTCCGCTTCCGTACAACGGAGGAGGCGCCCCCATGGTCACTTGGTAATATCAAGTGATCACTTGATCGGAGGATGGGGGGGGATAGCCCCCATCCTACCGATCTATTTCTTTTTTGTATGAAGGAGAGGAATATGGATTATCCAAGCGAATGGAAAGAATACATCGGTATTTCTAAGACTACGATCACCAATGGAGAGACTACCGAAATCGAAGTATTCCTTCCTGAATTTATGCCTGCGCACTCTGGAGAAGTTCCTGTGGAGCACGGCAGTATCAAAGTCAAGATCGAAGACATACTCAGAGAAGCCAACTACGAAGGCAGTGTTATCTTGACAAAGGTGGTGAAAGCTACCTACATGGGCAGAGACAACTTCACGGTTCCGTGTATCCACGAAGGAGAACTCCTTCGTATTTACAACTACGGTGGATCGTATGAATTTTACTGGATGCCGATGGGACGCAACAACGGCAACCGTCGCAACGAACGGATGCGTTGGTTCGTTGCCGATGAGAAGAAAACCCTGAAAGAAGATGGCTCCGGTGAAGTCAAAGAACTCAACGATGACAACACTTATTTCATTGAGATGAACACCAATGACGGACTGAAACGGATCCACATCGCCACCACGAGGAGCGATGGGGAATTGTTCAGTTACGACATCCTGATCAACTGTGTGGAGTATGTGCTGTCCATTTCGGATTCCGACGGCAATTACATGATGATCGATACGCCCAATACGATCATACGTCTTCAGAATCGATTGTTGAGTATCGTTGAACTGGACAAGGAAGTGATCAACATCATCGCTCCTGAACAGATCAATGTGTTTACAAAACGGATCGTAACACAGGCAACGGAGAGCAGGACTACCAACATCGGAGACAAGGGAGATACCACAACGGTGATCGGTCCTGTCATGTTGGTTGGTAAGCAAACTCTCACGGTCGATATCGCAGCCAACATCACCGTCACTTCCGGTGCCAACTATTCACTCACTGCTACAGGAAACTACACCCTTACTGCTGCCAAGCTTTCTTACAACGGAGAACATTCGTTCCTCGGAAAGAACTTCACCGTTGCTACGGAACACGGTACGGTTCCGGATGCTGGTATCAACGCCAATAAGTGGTAAAGAGGATCTATATGACTTCGTTTACAGCACAAGACAGAGTTGTCTTGTATCAATCGGTCAGGGAGATGTGTGATCAATGGATCTCCGAGAACTATAAGTTCTTGAAAGCACAGAACCTGATCGAAATTAACAACTCATCCCTGCACAATATCTTCACGTTCAATCTCGGTGCTTTATCCGATAAGGCACAATCCGAGGCTAATCTTGCAACTTCTATGGAGCGTTTCGCTCGATTGAATGTCGTCAACGACGTAGATAAGAGCGTAATACGCATCGCCGAATTGGCGACACGTATTACGTATTGTGTGGGTAATCGGTATATGGAAGAGCTGAAATTTCTCTTCAAGAAAGAGATGCAAGCTTATTTCTTATGGTCTCCCAAACATCAGAAGAGGATGCTTACCATGTATCCGTGGCTTTTCTTACATCCGATCTTATCGGAATCGTGGGAAAAGGCATTGAATGGAAAGCTGTGATCTATTCGCTCTCTGTTTGTTTGCTGGACTTGTACTGCGACTTGAGATTGGCCAATACATCGGTATTCGGTATCAGGAGATCTGTGACTCCATAGAATTCCAATGCTGAACCGAGTTGGTTGATCCAGAGTATAATCCACATCAATGATTTATCGATAGTCTTATCCTCCATCAAGAGGGTAAGACTATATCGATATCGATGCGCTTCTTCCAAGGTGATGGAGAGAGTTGTGCAAGATTCGAGGATCTTCTTCCTGTGATCTTTTACAAATCTTACCCATTCCATGTCATTATTCGAATATGAACCGATACGTGAATTACACCGATCGGCAAGTGTATCGTAGGTGATGGCCATGTATGCATTCTCCCATTTCAGATGATCTTGACGTATATATTACGTCATGATAAGCTTAACGAGTAAGCATATCATGGTTTTCAATTATCCAAAGGAGGAACGGATATGTCAATGCGTATCGAGATCAGTGACCATCAGACAGGTAAGACTGCCAATATCGCCATGCAGATGCAGTTCGATCGGGATATCAATGAAGGTAATTATTTCATTCTCGTGTTTCGTAACAAGAAAGCTGCGGATCACTTCAAGAAACAGTACCGGAAATTGATCAATCGTCTCATTGACGACGATTGCACGGTGAAGTTTATCTACTCTCTTTATGAGTTCGATAGAGAACTGTTTAATCTGAGTGAGTGGGGACCCAAGTTCGATGTTCCGCACACCTTCACGTACTTCGATGACATCGAAACGAACAAATGGTTCCGCCATTATTACATCTGTCACATCATCCCGCTTCAGACGCGGATGACTGATGTATTTTATTACTTACTCGAGAACGCACATGTGTCGGCTTCGACCACGTGCGATGTCATCAGAGATTTGGTTCATCATTTCAAGGAAGAGAACGATACTCTTTGCGATATCGTCTATCTTTCAACCGTACTCAAGGATCCGCGCAGGATCCTCTGATCAACTTCGTACATATATTACTCAGTACACAACAACCAACAGGAGGGCTTATGGTAAATTCACCCGCGGGAGTACCGTTACTCTCATCTGATCTTAAGATGAGATACGAGTTACTCGGCCTGCAGGGTCTACTGGTCCCCTTCCCTCAATACGTATCAGCACAGCGGCTGATGATGTTCGCAAGTAACATCACGCAAGCTCTTGTACTGCACGGATGTGAGGCACCACATATCTGTACCGGATATGAGGGGATCATTGGGCGCTATGAGTTTGATGATACCAGGAGGGATCAAGACATCATCATCTTAGCTGTCATACCGAAGTTTCGGATGGATTACTGGTCGGACAGTACTCCAACCAACCCGACCTTGACTGTAATCTACCTTGGCCAGGAAGATCATAAGATCGGTTACTTCGATGTCAGCACCTATACCAAGCTCCACGATGGGTTCGGATATATGAACACCATGTTGAACAGCTATCAGCTGGTGAACAACAATCTGATCCCGAAGGAGATGAAGTTTGTTACGTCGCCGAATCACGATGGTAATTTTTACAAGCAGGGCGTGAACGGCAATGTGGTGTTCCTCAGTGACTGGGCAGTTACTGAAGACGCCTTCAAGATATCGGATGAGATCGCAGAGAAATCGAGTCATACAGCGATCCATACCTTAAAGCTGAACATTCATGAGGACAGTGTTCCGCTTAATCTTTACGGTACAACCGAAGATTATAAGGCTATCCCGGACATCGGTTCCATTGTTCGGGATGATAACATTATCATCGCCCTGCGTGGTAGGAACAAGACAACGTTCGTGACGGATATGACAGATGAAGCGTTGCAAATAATTGAGGATCTTCACGATGAGAAGCATTATGCGGAAGGTGAAGACGCCCAAATCCTCGATGTCAATGTGTACATCAACTTCGACGCTTACAAGCGTTTGAAGAACCGTCAAGGACCCTATGCTCAGTTTGTTAAGTACAAGGAGCAGCACGATGCCTATTATGCTGCCGTGTTGGCTGTGTATGACCGTGTTCAAGCGGACGGCTATGAGTTGAGACCGGAGTTCAACACTCTGGTGACTCGGTGCATCGGCCTCCTTGCACCAAAGAACCGAGTTCGACAGCGTTTACAGCTTGTTGACAAAAAGGAACCTGTTGAGTTCATCTCTGTAGAGATCACTTATGCCTATACCAGGAAAGTTGGTGTTGGGTATAAATTCACAGGCAGAGATGGAGCTAAAGGTGTTGTCAGCGAGGTATGTCCGAAAAAGTACATGCCTCGAGATGCATTCGGAAACATTGCAGATTTCTGCATCACCACAGCTTCTGTGATCAACCGCATGAATCCCGGACAGTTCTTGGAGCAGTTTATCAATGCCCTGAGTACGGCGGTGGTCAAGAGAGTAAAACTCATGACGGACTGGAGGGAAGCATATGCGTACATCATGGAATACGTGGGAGATATAAGACCTGTTCTTCGACAGAAATACGAAAGTCTGACTCCCTCCGACGAGAACAAGCAGAACTTCGTAGAAGACTGTAAGGAGAAGGGCATCTATCTCATATTTGGGTTCATCGAGAACATCACGTATGAGAAGATCATCTATCTTGCCGATAAGTACGGTGTAGTTGAGTCTCCCTTGACTTACACTGTGCTCGACGAGAATGGGAATCCCCAAGTGATCACAACCAAGTCGAAGACTCTGGTTGGAGAGAAGCACTTCTTGCTCTTGGGCAAGATACCGGATTCCATGCTTCATGCGGTGGAAATTAGTTATGGGAACCAGTTTGGAACCCCGACAAAACCCACCAGCAAGCATATCAAATCACAGAGTCCTGTTGGCACAACTTGTCAACGGTTCGGTGAAGATGAGATCTGTATGGAGACGATGTCCATGCATGCGGATACCGTTGCCAGACAGATGAGCATCTATGGGAACTCGCCAGATGCGGTCAGAAGGTTGATCCAAGAGGAGTTAACCAATCCTCATCCAACTCAGATCGCGCATATCCCGATGACAACCAACGATATGATCAGAAAGAACAGGAACATCGAGCTGTTCTCCCAGTTGATGGGAGTATGCGGATATGACGTTCGACCTCTATCGGTTATCGAGGGAGGAGAATAAATGGTCATGACGATGGAAAAACGATGCACGTTGAACGATATCCTTCAGCCTGCATACATCGAAGGGTTGGCGAAGAACCACCAAGACAACGGCTACTTAACGGTCACCATGGACGACGGCAAGGATGTTAGATTGCCGACACGCATGTGGATCCTGAACGGGATCTTCTTGCGCGTATATCGGACTTTCGCAGTCCCCATCGACTCGTCCAAAGTCTTCAACTTAACTTCTCTGAATGATGAGACAGCAATGGTTTGCTACAACAAGATCTATATGTTCTTGGTGGCTAAACACTACATGACTGCCGATCAGAAGAGGATGGTGTTCGAAGCCGGTCATACCTACATCGATCTCACGGGATCTCCGGTGACAACCGAAGAGGACAACTACAATTTGGAAGTCCTCCGAGAGATCTTTTTGGGTATCGCCTATTACGCGAATTTCATTCACAGATTCATGCGTCCCTATCAAGGAGCGCTTGATGTACTCAGTCTGTCAAGACTGTTCATTCAGAAGCCGTTGCAGGACGTGATTCATCCAAGGATCAGCGATGAGCTGGGAACCTCTGTAGCCGAGAAGATACTCGACTCAGCCAACCAAGCTCTGCACGTTGTTTTGTCGGATAAAGAAGGTCCTTTGAAGAACAACATTCTTCTGCCCTATATGTCTACGAAGCTGTTGAAGCGTAACCAGCTTCCTCAGATGTTCATCGCGTACGGATGCCGCTCTGACATCACGGACGAAATGAAACGGCACATCATCGCATCGTGTGCCATGAGTGGACATAACGGCGTTGAGGATTACGCGATCGAAGCATTGTCAGCGAAGAAGTCTGCGTTCTTTAACTCAGAGGTTATCGAACGGGCTCAGTACTTTGCACGGAAATGTCGGTTGGTGGGATCACAACTCCCGCGCATCTATACAGAACCGTGTGGATCGGATGTCTTGATCGACATGCAGATCCCTCCGAAGTACATGGCCAACTTCATCGGTAAGGTGATTCGGTTCAAGGGTAAAGACGTAATCCTCACCAGAGAAAACATACGCAAATACGTGGCTGAGCCGGTACATATGTACAGCCCATTCGGCTGTCGACATACAGACGGTGTATGCAATCGTTGCGCGGGTTACATGTATGGACGCTTGAGTAACTTTGTTCCTCCAGGTATCCACATCGGTGTTTTCTCGGCCACGAAGGCAGTGGCGGCTATCACCCAGCTGATCTTGTCAGCCAAGCATCTGATTCGCACGTTGTCCAAGGAGTACAACATCCCAGTCAAGGCGATGAAGTATTTCCTGAAACACAACGATGGTATCGTGTGGAATGCAGCTGTGATCGACATCTTTGAACGGATGAAGATCCGCATCCCGCAGGATGCAATTGGAACCGTGACCGATTTGAATCAGAAGATGCTTCCGGCTTGTGAATCGTTCTCCAAGATTCGGTATTTCGATGTTCTCATTGATGATAAGGTAGTGGAACGCGTCATCATGGATGACGGGACTGCAATCCCCTATCTGTCTACCTATGCTCTCCAGTTCATGAAGAAGAACTTCAAGAACTTGGAGATCGGGCTTGAGGATATCACGATCCCGATGGCAGGATACGATATGCACAGACCGTTCATGAAGTACACCGTCATGAATGATGATATGGTGTCTTTCGTGAACCGTATCGAAAACTTCCTTTCCACTCAGGTTGTGAACTACAATCACATCCCGACGTTGCTGAAAGATTTCTCAACGATCCTCTATTCAAAGACGGGCATCGAAATATTCTATGTGGAGATGCTGTTGCGCGCCTTTATGATCTCGGGTCCGGACGATTATTCGATCCCGGTGATCGACGATGGGAACCAGGACGTTATGTTCGGGAAGATATCGTCGGTGATCAGCGAGGCTGCTCTGTCTACGAAGCTCAGCTTCGAGAGAATCGATGGATTGTTTACTGATCCGAAAGCGACTCTTGTGGACATGCGAGAAGGAATGAACGATCGATACTTTGGGTTCTAACCCGATCACCAGGGCTAGGGAGCATTAGCTCCCTAGCCCTCTATTACTTAACAGGATATTTTTTATTGAGGTGTATTTATGATGATTCCTCCTCTTATCGGTATGACGGTATATGAACAGGCTTCCCACATCTATCGGGAAGCTGTAAAAGAAGCTGAACGGGAACACAAGGAACTCGATCTGGCTCTATTCACCGAATGGTTCAATCCGCCGAAGGATCCGGTGCACAACAGCGAATGGCCGGGAGCTGCTCTCGCTTTCGTTGTTGAGAACTTCGATGCGATGAACAGCGTTGCCGCGATCACCTCGGCCGTGGTTGAAACATACCGATCGACCGCAGCTATCGAGACGGAAAATCATATCAAGCTCACGTTCCCGACCGAATATAAACAGCTTGGACCAGTTCTTGTTCGCGATATCATCGCTTCCATCGCAGTCAGAATCGATGCAACGCGGTTCAATCAGGTCAAGCGTACGATGACGAACAAACATCCGTTGCTGGATAAGGCGTATTTGTGGAGTAACGGCGGCAACATGCACGATCCGAGACTCCGGTTCCCGCGTCCTTACGAGTTGGTGATGATCAACGCGATGTCTCGCGATACCGTGTGCAACACATTCCACATTGAAGAAGACCACAAGGATGCGTGCTACGCACTGTTCAGCATGTTGCTCGCCGGTCGGTGTGGTATCGTGTTGAGCAGAACTCCGATCGTGAAACCTGTTGATCCGGAAAAGATGAAGTACAACTCTCCCATCGGTGTGAAGTTGACCATCGCTCTCATCGGAGCTCTGCCGGAAGAACAGATGGAGAAACTCTCATCTGTGGTTCGACAGATCACAGAAGCGGAGCGTCGTCAGGTATACGACTGGCGTCTCAACACGCCAACCGACTATGTGATCGAACTCAGCTATACTTTCGACAATATCTACCAAGAAACTCCGGTCACCCTCTGTGTTACCGCCAGCAGTGCCGGTGAACCGGAGGGATGGTTCGTCACCTTCGATGGTCTGGTATTCTACTTTGACCGGTTCACCGGGTATTGCATCGTCGCTGGCTCCAATGAACTGATCGAAAGGACGACAGCGATGAAGATGGCCAAACCGATCAACTTCAACGGAGGATTCCTTTCCCCGCAACAGTTCGGTAATCAGCACGGGATGTCGATGTATGCGAACGGCGGTGTAACTCCCATAGGGAATCCTCAATGAGCAATCACGTCAAGGTGGAGGTCGGAGAGAAAGTACTCGTGGTCGATGGTACCAAGTACCGATTAGGTATGGTTAGTGAAATCTACACCGGATCTCAGGGAGAGAAACTGGTTAAGGTTGCATTTGGTACGACGAGATTACGTGGTAAGATCACCGACATCGTTCCGGTCCAACGCTGCTATAAGCAGTGTAAATAACAACATCTAACTGGAGGCCGCATGAGCCAAGGTATCGTGATAGAGACCGGTGCAACGCACGCGGTCGTACAGTTACCTCCCACACATCCGAAAGCCCGATATGTGGGAGATTATATCCGCAGACATCTGACAGAACACGATTGGGATCCGAGATTAAGAAGAGTGTTTACCATACGGAACTTCGTGAAGTATGATGCAGACACCTCTCTTCTTCATATCCCAATTGGGTTCTTGGATGATTTCTTGAAACTGTTCATAGAACTGGGATTAACTCCTATCGTCCGTGAACAGAAACCGTATCCGGTGCGGAAGATCAAAGTCAAGATGAACCCGAAATGGCACGATAAGCCGCATCAGGTGGAAGCGATTCAATATCTTTCGGATACTTCAACTCCGAGAAGAGGATTGAGTTTACAACCTGGTGCCGGGAAGACCTACAGCTCCACCAAGGCATTGGTCAATATAGGAGATGTGGGTATTATCATCGTTGCGGGTCTGGTGGAACAGTGGATCAAATCCATTCGAGAACAGACGAATGCTGGCGATGAAGTTTATCTTCTCAAGGAATATTCTTCCTTGGAGATGCTTATGGGTTCCGATTGGAAACCTTCTATCTTTGTAGCTTCCCTTGCTACCATGCGACTCTATTCGCAGAAACGAGGGAACTACGCAGATCTCCCGTTGACCTTCCCACAGTTTTTCGCACACTACGGCATCGGCACGAAGATCATGGATGAGGTGCATCGAGATTTTCATGCTACCACCATGATGGATCTTCTACTGAACGTGCCGAACAATATCTACTTGACAGCCACTTTCACGCAATCCGGTCGAGAAGCTAGAAAGATCTTTGACAAGATCTATCCATCTTCCATGCGATTCGGAGAAGATCGTTACAAGAAGTACGTGACAGCTTACATGTACGGATTTCACGGTCAAGTGATGGAGCGTCGAGTTGTTCGCTCAAGAGGATACTCGCAACCGCGGTACGAACACGAGTGGATCTCACGTGTTACCAAGTTTAAATACTTGATGGACACAGTGGTGAAACCTATCGTTAACATGCATTTTCTCAATGTTCGGAAACCCGGACAGAAAATGCTGATCTTCGTACAAACTCTGGAAATGGTCGAAAAACTAAAGCAGGAGCTTAAGAAAGTTTTTCCTAAGCTGGTTATTAAGGAGTATGTGGCGGGTAGCCCTCAGAGCCATATCGGAGATGGTGTTGACATCATCATCACCGTTCCGCAGAGAGGCGGGACTGGGCTCGATATCAAAAACCTCAAGACAGCATACAACATGATATCAACTAAAGCTCCCACTGCGATCGAGCAGTGGCTTGGACGATTGAGAGAGCTGAAAGATGGAGAATCGTTGATCTACGTAGATCAGTACGATATCAATCTACAGAGTCATCTCAGACATGTTGCAGAACGTCGAGAGATCTTGAAGAACAAGACTCGTGATTATCACGAGCACGTATTAAATTACCTATAAGTGAACATCTACTGTAGCGTTATATAACGCTACAGTAGATGCTGCTTGTTTTATAACAGTTACAATGAGGAGATGAAAGTAAATGGGATCTGATAATGTTGTGTTCCCGGATCGTCGCATGCCGTGCATCATGGAGCGGATGCTGGAACCATATCCAGGTGATCGCGGTGACGGATGCGAGTTCTTGATGCTCATCTTCAAAGACTATGATCATCATCCTTCTGCTGGGATGACGGCAATGGCTACCTATCTGATTCAGACTCTCTATATGCGTCATGTGATCGATGGGAATGTGGTCGTTATTGACCCGTACGATATGAACGCATCGGCGATGAAGAGGTTCTGGTGTTATTACGACAAGAATAATACCTGCAAGTATCTCCCGAGCGCACCTATTCATTATTCTGACGATGATCTTGAAGAGATCACGATCCCGGCTCCGGAGGATGTCGAAGATGCTCCGATGTGGAAGAATCTGTGCCTGATGATCGATAACAACGAACCGATCGATGTTCTCTACATTGAACACGCGGAGACGCTCATGCATGCGAGTAAAGAGGTGCGTAGGTGGGTCTCGAAGATCCTCGACTATCTGCGTGACACTTATCCGAACGTACGAATCATCATGGCGAACCGGTCGACAGACGGTATGCTGGTGAATCAACGTCCGTTCATCTATCGTGCATCGCGGGTCTATTACGTTACGCAGGCGTACTGCGATAACCAATCCTGTTATGCAATTGTGGAGATGAAGAACCGTTACAACATTGTGATGGCAACTCCACAGGCGGCAAGACTCGTCTCTGTCGACAGTGTCGGCGCTCTAGTATGGGACTCTGCTTTCCACGGAGAGCTCACAATAAAGTAGCTCACTCTCATTGAACCAAAGTACGAAGTACTGATAGGAGTGGAGGATAACCCTCCACTCCTATCAGGTCTATTTTTTTGTCAAGAATAGTTAAGAAAATAACTTACGCTTCAGCGGTGGCTTTCGCGTTGACGGCACCCTTACGAGTATCCGCACCAGCAGCTCCATTACCGATCTTGAGCATGGTATCAAGTGCGGCCATACAGATCTTCTGGGTAATGTTGACGCGATTGCCGGTCATCGTAACACCGTTTCTCCAGGTGCGTGTGATCGTGCTTTCGTCGTTGAATCGATTGTTATTTACATTCACGTTGTTGAAGACGCTACCTGGAAGGAAGTTTCCACGGTCCAGATTCTTTCGTTCCGACTCCAGTACTCCATACAAGGCATCGGCCTTCTTCAAGGCATTGCGGAACGCAGCATCGACGTTGTAGAGACACTTAATGTAGGAACTCAACGAATATCCGAGTTCCTTGACCGTACCATCTTTCAGAACGGATCTGTCGAACTTAACGGTCGTAACGCGACCGTCCCTTACCATGTCGTCGGACAAATCAGGATCGTCCACCCAGCCGAGACCCGCAACTTCCTTGTTCGGTCTCATCAGAGGTTTGAAGAGCGTGTTAACCGCGTTTTCCATTTCCTTGACATTCATCGTACCGATCTTGGTCTTGATCTTGGCCCAGGTACCCCAACCATTGCCGATCTCGGCATAGAAACTTTCCATACCCTTGGCGAAGACCATCGCGTTCTCGAGCTGTTTCAGCGTATAGACCTCTTTGACCTGAATGGTAAGGAACTTCGCTTCATCGATGAACTTGCCATTGGAACCGAACCGCCCATCGGCAAGCTTGTTGCACTGGATGAGTTTCCGTTCCGTGATACTGAAGATCATCTTGACAAATTCAACGACTTTGGCGAAGAGCTTCTTCAGGTTTTCCCAGATCGCTTTGCCGGCGTTGGCAATCATGTTCTCCACAGCGATGGATACCTCATCCTTAAGATAACCAACGTTGTCGTTGGTCAGAGAACGAAGCCGATCGGCTTCCGGAAGAGAGAGCCCAAGGTCTTCGGCAAGAACATTGCCGCGGTTCAGGATGGAGAGTACCACACCGATCTGAAGGTTGGGATCGGAGATGACTTCCTTGGCCATCTGAAGGCTTTCGTAGGCGTACTCGATACCCTGGATACGGTTGATACAATCCTGAACTGTATCGGTGGCGTTGGCGTACTGGATCATCTGCTCGACGAGAACATCAGCAGGAGTTTCGCTGATGGTGGCAAGAGGAGCTCCTGCCGTTACCGTTGTGAATTTCATGTAGTGTGTTCCTCGTGCGGGGGGGGGGGCACGCCCCCTCGTTCCCGTTTGGTTACATGTGTTATAGGCCCATTAAATATTGTGTAAGCTCAAATACATAAGATGATAGCTAGAGCATTGAGCTCTAGCTATCATCTTAGTTTATAAATCGATATTACAATTCGTTGCTGTAAATCATTTCAAGATCGATATCAATGTCCTCGCAATGATCGAACTTGAGATGTATCTTCCATCGTGGAGCGTTTCCGGTGGAACACTCTTCGATCGCGTTGTTCGCATCGAGAGGAATGATACCTGGAATCGTGCAGTTGATGAAGTCGTTGAACCTCACATCGATCGCAGCTTTCAGTTCACTGGAAAACGCTAGAGCGACTCCAGGACGAATTTGAATTCCCCGATACTGTCCGACCATGAACGCAAGTTGTTTCTGAAACTCCACTAGAGTTTTGTAGAAACTTGCCCACATCTTACCGTGTTCTTGATAGATGTGTAAGTTCGTCGCATTGATCTTTGCGGGATGTTCGGCAAACCACTTGGTCAGATTCTCTTTGCAGACATCGCAGACGTTTAAAGGAGTATCGTCGTAATACAGAGCTGTATCTCCAATCGTGGAGATCTTGATGTCGTCATAGAGATCCATCTTCTTCCAGTCTTTCACCGTAAGACCGCAACAGCTGCAACGGTGTGGTTCCTGTGGCGGATAGTCCGGTTTGTGTTCCTGTGTAGAGCTGATCTCGATCTTGACTTTGTTCTGTTTCAATAAAGGCATAATGGATTCCTTTCTAAGAGTGAAGAGTTTGCTTCTTATTGGTATTGCATGTTGTGATGTTGTAGAGAATTAAACCTGTAGTTGAAATGAATTCAGGTATATATTACTAGGTGATGCTGTAATAGGCACACTAACTAACTTTTCCAAATTCAAGGAGGTAGGAAAATGGAATTGATGCATGATGCGTGTATGAGAGTGTTGAAGTGGCTCGGCCTCGTCAGAAAACATTCACCTGCGGTGGTGAAAGAACCCGTTCCGAGCGAACCGGTCCAGAAGCCGGAACCGGAGAAAGTTTCTAATGTTGCCGAGGACAGGAAGACCGACCTGGCTTTGAACGCGCTCCTTCCCAAGAAAGAGTTCCCTCTTCACCAGTATGGAGACACGGATCTTCATGGCTACATCGATGGTACGTTAGTTCGGATCACCGATACGTTTCACGGTAAACGCGTTCTGATACGTGATACCACGGCAAGCACGGTTCTGTACCAGAGAGGCGGTGGAGGGAAAGACGGCTATCGTTATATTAATACAACAACCGCCGTAGCGTATCTCCTCGCCGGACGGCATGCGTCTTGGACACGCACCAAGCGGATCAATCCGAAACTTCCACCGACTCCGCAGAACATCCAAGTTGTCAGCCATCCGGTCCCTGTGACACTGCGCGATTATCTGTTGCAGAACAGCACGGTGTTGAAGTTGACTCCGGGGGAGATCGAGTACCTGCGTTCACACAAGAACGTAGCAACACCTTCCCTGAAGAAATCTGTTACTCGCAAGCCTGTCGACAAACCGATGGTAAAGTCCAGTTCACCCGATGAGATCGTCTGGCATTACCATCCGGTCTACGCGGTTCGCGTGAACGTGCTCGGGAAGATAGAAGCGGTATCCGATACGACGTCCAAGTTGTATACGGTTCCGAACATCTTCCTGATGACCAATAACAGGAACCGTAGCGACAATATGGAACTCGGAACGGCGTTCAAAGTTGACACGTTGCTCAGAGAAGAGCTCGCCGATTCCGATCCGGAGCGTGTCAGTCGCAAGCGTTGTAGCTTGAAGATGATGATCGTCAACTCGTTCCTGGGTATGACGGATCTTCCCAGGTGGGCCGATCCGACTCACTCCAGACACCATGTTCGGTACGCCATCGATCGGTATCAGAGGAAGATCACTCCGGATATCAATTGGCTGCAATCTCTTCAGGTGAAGACAGATACCGGATGGATCCCGTTCACGACCATCCTGGCAACAACCTACGCCCATCTCTTCACACCGGAGGAGATCGAGATCCTGAACTCGTACCATAACGCCGACGGCGTCATTGATAAGCTGAAGGTGACAAGAGGTACATCCGAGTTCGGATGGAAACACACGGCTTCGAGCATATAACTGCTTGAGGCTGTCATCCAAGAGAGAACTTACTAGTTCTCTCTTTTTTTTGATTAATATGGTGAAGAGCCATCCTATGTCAAGCTTCTAAATACCAAATAGGAGAAGCCAGTATGGAACATACCGATACACAGCAAGATTGCGATGCAGTGAAAGCCACACTCATGGCAAAATGCTTCGATCCCATACAGCGTATCTATTGGGAAACCGATACGCTGTTCGATTATAAGTTGGGTGCGATGTTATCTATGATCACTACTTCTGTAGAGTACAAGTATATCTACGAGAAGATCGGTGAATACAATCGCGTCTACGATCTGGAAATAGCCAAACACTTCCCAGCTCTGGGATTTACGGAAGAACAGATCGTAAAGAGATTACATGATCCGAAGTATCACGAAGTGATCTCCACCGGATCTCCGATGACGACAGTCTTTCGAGATTATCCGCTCACGATTCAGATGTTGAACACGATGAACAGTGATAAGAATCTCACTGGTCCGCTAGAGATCTTTTTCAATAGCAAAACGGTCAAGATGCCGGAGCGCCAACAAGCGTGGATCACGGAGTATTGTCACAAGATCGATCCAACGATCAAGATACATTTCTTAGATCACGATCTTGATAACTATGGAAAAGCATTCATTTGCAGTCTTGATTATTTTATCATCTACGATCTTGTTGACTTCTTTCGAGAAGATTCCTTGAGAAAAGATCTGGCTTTGGAAAAAGCCTTGATGACAAAACCAGTGTTTGCATTTCGAAATGTCCTAGAAGGACAAGATAAGTTAGACGCTCGTCTAAGAGGACAAGTCGTCTATATGGCAGGTATTTGTGACCTAGCCTTTATGAAAAAAGAAATTGTTGTTGGAGTCTAGTAAATGGCCATCGATAAAGAACTCGATGATTTCCAGGATGGCGAACTGGAAAACATGGACAACTTCGACGATTGGAGTTCTGAGTTATCGGATATACCGATAGAAGAGAATCCTCCAAAAGGTCGATCTCCTTCCAAGCCGAGCGATAAAGTTATCAGTACACTCTTGAAAGAAACTGCCAAGGGTGTCGGTAGCGCAGTCGGTACGGAAGTTGGACGTCAGCTCCCCAAGACACAAGCTCTCGTCAGTGAAGTTGCAGATACGTTCAGTGACTTCAAGGATATGAAAGAAGACTTTGTGCGACAGATGCAGCCCACAGTTCGGGCTATGGAGATCTCCGCACAGAAGCTTCTTCCTGTGACGAAACGATTGATGCCAAAACGTCTCTACGACAAGATCAATCTGAAGTTACAGAGAAGAGCGCAAGCAAGAGCTGAAGAGGAACGTTGGTCCAGACCTCGTTCCAAGGAAGAGGAAGAGCAGGGTTCCATCGATTCGAACATCAGTGAAGTGTTCTCTGATCAAGTCGAATTTATGGAAGCACAGCAGACGGAACAACGCCAGACCAATATGCTGAACCAAGCTCTCGCTTCCACTCGCAACAAAGCGTTGGAGAGTAGATTGGCGGATATCTTCGATGCTAGTCGTTTCCAAGCTCAGTTCTTCAAAACAACTTACACCGCTTATCTGAAGAAATCTCTGGAGCTGAAATATCGCTCTCTGTTCGTACAGAAGGATATCTTCGCAGCGATCACTACGATGAGCGAAGTTGTTGAGACGAATCTACAGAGTATCGTTCAGAACACCGGTCTCCCTGAAGTACAGAAGATCACGAACTTCGAGCGCATGAAAGATGCGATGAAGGAACAATCCTGGGAAGCCTGGGGACAGCGAGTTGGTTCCTATATCGGTAACTTCCGTAAACGTCTCGTCGACAATGTCAAGAACACCGTGGTCAACAGAGCTGCTGGTGTACTTGGTGGGATCAACGATGCACTTGGCCAGGCTGCTGATGCCGCTGAGATGAATCAGCAGATGGAACAACAGCGCGAAGAGTTTCGTGCTATGGGCATGTCTGAGGAAGAGATCGATGAAGCTCTTCCCAGAGAAAGCGTTGGCATCGTACCGCGTCTGATCGCACAGGGGCTTGGTTCGGTCATCGGTGCCGCGGGTATTAAGACTATCTCTAACCGTATCGCACCATTCACGGAAGACTTCGAAGGAGCCATGGGTGATGTTAAAAACAACATCACCATGCGTATCGCTCAGAAACGTCAGGATTGGCAAAATGCTGGTGGTTGGCGTGCTTGGTTGGCAGATATCATCCCAGGTTTCGAAGTTGGTACAAGCGGTGTTAACAAACTGCTTACCAACGGCACAGAAGCCACGGTGTTTGATAACATCACCAGACAGTCGATCGTAGAGATCATCCCTGGTTGGCTCGGTAAGATCCATCAGGCGATCGCTTCGATGTATGCAGGTTCTCCGCAAGAGGAACTTGCATTCGATTATGTGTCGCGAGACTTCGTCAGTAAGAGCCAGATGCGTGAGAACGCATTGGATCGTATCCTGACATCCCCGGAACTCCGTTCTCAGGATATCGCCACTGCTCTCGGTACCCTACGTGCCGGTTATCAGTTGAACACCGATCGCAAGGAAGAAGATAGGATCGATTTCACCAACGTGGAAGAAGATCTTTCCCGTATCGTGGTAAACTTAGCTGTGCAAGCTAGGTTGCTCGATTGGGATGCGATCACTACGTATCTGTTCTCTGGAGATGAAAACGATCCGCATCCAGATTTGAATGGCACGATCGCCATGATGACGAGGGGATGCAAAGATCCGCTCAATGCAGTCCGATTCATCTACGAGTCGATCGCTCCCAACGGAATTTTCGATAAACGTCTCTTCAATGCCTTTCAATCCGCCGTCGCTCGACAGATGAGACGAGATGCTTGGCGCGATGAACTTCCAGTCTATATGGAAGAGCGAGGTATGCGTCGATTCTTTAACGATATCATCGATAAGAACGACCGCCTTAACATCCAGCCGATCATCGAAGAGCAGTTGCGACGTGGCGCTTCTTTCAACGAGGACGTCACCAAAGCAGAGGAAGGAGCGGAACGCGGTATCCACACTTCCGATGAAGTTCGCGAGACGTTGTCTAGCGTACTTGGAGATCTCGGCAAGAGATCGTCGAGGACGATCGCCAAAGGAGCCAAGATCACAAAAGAGTTCCTTTCCGATCACGGCTTTGAACGTTTCGCCAATCGCGCCGAGGACATCGAGAACTTCGCGAGAGACGTCGCAGACGGAAAGTACAAAGGAGATATCCTAAAGTTCTTCCATGACAAGTTCGGTTACATGACCGGACTGGAGGATGTGGTACAGGACCGCATCATCTCCTACCATGAATCACAAGAAGATTTCGTTGGACCGCAACACCCGAGTTCACTCAGACGTGCACCGCTTCCGGAACCACAGTTCACCGCATCTCCAACCGCTACAACGAATAACATCTACGAAGAGAAGTCGTTGTTCCAGTCCCTGAAGGACAAGTTGCAGAACAAGGGTGTCGATTTCAATGCTCTGCGGGAGAAGGGGATTGACGTCAAAGACCTGGTTCTGAACGAATGGAGCGAAGCGAAGGATGTGGCAAAGAGCGCCGCTTCACGCGCAGGCGATATCGCGTCGGATCTCAAAGAACGAGCGACGGAACTGATTTCAGCTTCCTCACTCAATGAGTTGGCAAAGAAACTGGGAGTTGCTCGAGTTTGGCTGCGGAGAACAGTACGAGCTTTTGCAAATCATCCGGATCTTCTGATCGTTCGTATCTCAGAGATCACCGGACGTACCATCGACAAAGGTACTGCCGAAACACTGATCAACGAGTGTACGAAAACGGAACCGAGCAGAGAGACGTCAACTGATTCAGAAAACGCTCCAGCTACTCCGATCCCTCCAACTACCACAACTCCTTCTTCGGTTGCAGCTGGTGGTTCGATGACCATCGATACCAATGCCTTCTTGCAGTGGACCGATGAGTATCGCACTTTCGAAACCGGTAAGTCCGAGTTCATGGATGAAGTCAGAGAGGACTTCAACACCATCATCGAATTGATGGCTTCCGATCGGGGTGGGACGGTTGAACCGAGAAAACCAGGTATCCTCAAACGTTCCTTGAAACTCGGTTGGGGTGCTCTTAAGGGTGTTGGAAGTCTCTACAGCAACATCTATGGATCCACGATTAAGGGAATTGGATACGTCGGTGGAGCTGCGATCAACGGAGTTGCTGGGTTGTTGGGATCAACTGGTCCTTACCAGGACATCTATCTCAAGAACGCGGTAGACCTCGGAAGACCTCTGCTCTCTGCCAAGAAACAAGCCAGAGCTCCTGGTGTTGTATTCGCCGATACCGGTAAACGGGTGGAGAACAGCAAGGACATCGATCGTCCTGTGATCGATCCTGTCACCAAGGAAGTACTGATCTCGGAAGAGGATATTGCTCGTGGTTTGGTTACCATGTCCAATCGTCCTCTCGGTCGTCTGGTACAATCCTCTCTCATGGCGGCTGGTCAGCTTGGTAGAGGAGCACTTGGTGCTTATGGCACGATCTACGGTGCAACGATCAATACCATCGGTAAAGTCATCACTGCTCCGTTCAATATCGGACGTCGTGCCAAGGATCAACCCTACATCAACATCTACTTGAAAGGAGAGATCGATCCCTCCAATCCGTTGCTGAGTCGTCGGCAGCAGGTGAAAGGTGTCTACTTCAAGAACGGTGAACGGGTTGAACGCTCCGAAGATATCATCGAACCGGTCTTTGATGAGAACAAGGAAGTTCTGGTAACAGAAGAGAACTTGAAACAAGGGTTGGTGAATGTCGATGGTAAACCGCTGGGTTCCGGCTATGCTGGAAAGGCTCCTGGTGGTGGGTTCTTCGGTACTCTGTTGAGCGCTGGAAGGTTCATAGGCAAGCAAGGCCTGCAAGCAGGTAATACTCTGTTGGGTCTTTACAAAGAGACCTATGGCAAGTTGTTCGGTGGCATCATAGACACAGTCTCTGGTGTTGCCAATATGTTCGGTGGTGGTAAGAAGCGCATGCAGCTGATGACCAACATGGACAACACGCTTACCATGATCTACAAACTGCTCGATGAACGACTCCCAAAGAGGCGCTTTGACGATACCGACAACGACGGTGATCGCGATAACAGCTACGAAGATATCATGCAGAATCGTGGAAAAGACGACGCTGACATGATACAGGGACTGCTTCCGTTCATGGATGGAGGAGGTGCCGGTGGTAAAGGCGGTCGCGGTGGCGGCAAGTATGACGATGTTCTGAAAGCACGCGAAGGTAGTGGCGATGGCGGAGGAGGAGGCGGCTTCCTTGGAGGGTTGCTGAGTATGTTCGGTCTGAACCAGCTCCGTAAGGATGCTGGCTCTGTTTTCAAGACCTGGAGACAGGGCGGTAACGCCTCTCGTCGACTGCAACGCATCGTTCGAAACAAAAAACGAATGCTCACTGCACCGATTCGTTATACAGCGAATGCTTTTCGATACGCTAAGAGCGCCGGTGGCGCATTGCTTAAAGGACAAGGACTGCGTGCTGCACTGGATGCCGGTGATGATGCGGTAAGGAAAGCCATCCGCAACGAAGCTGCAAAGAACGTTGCGAAACGAACCGCTAAAAAAGCTACACAGAAAGCTGCCGAAACAGTAGCTAAGAAACCAGGTATCATATCTAAGGTATTTGGTCGAGGTGCTGCAACTGCCGCGAATCCAGTCGTCCAGAACGTTGGCAAACAAGCGTTGAAACAGGCAACCAAAGGAGGCGGTGGTTGGAAGAAGAAAGTGCTGGGAAGTGGCTTGCTGTTAGTTGGAGGCGGCATTGTTGCCAACGAACTCAATAAGTCATTGAGCAATGATACCAATCCATTCGGCAACACTTCCGGTACCGGAAGTGCACCTGCTCCAGCTGAAGCAACTGCACAGCCTACCAGTAGTCAACCTATTGTGGTAGCGCCTCCAAGTGCGGAAGAACAAGCTCCGAATACAGCAAATGTTGTAAACGAGACTTCGATACCTATACGAATCCAGGCTCCATTGCCGAAGTGGGCAGATGAAAACTTTGCCCAATACGCGCACCAACTGAAGCAGGAAGTCAGTACCGAAGAGGAGTTCCGTGCTGGATTGAAAGAATACATCGACGGTACGCCTTTGGCCGACACGGCCCCAGAATCGACTCAGGCGGCGTTTGACATAGCGGTTGATAAGATATGGACTCCATATTTCAACGCCGTGATAAACAATCCGTTGAATCGAGCTGGTGAGGAAATGGCCGAGGGGAACGCAGTTGCAAAGACTGCCAGTACACTTTACGATCAATCCCTCAATGTCGGTCTTGCGGGTAGTGCCGGAGGCTGGGCTTTAACAAAGGCCGGAGCTACACAACTCGGCGGTAAACTCGGATTAAAAGCCGCTGGAGGGCTTGCCTCTAAAGTCGGTGGTGCGGCTGGAAAAGTAGCGGCTCCACTTGGATTGCTCGCTGTAGCCGCTGGTGCTGCAGACGTTGCAACCATGTCTCCAGAAGAATACCGTGCGTATATGGAAAATGCCAATGCGCGCGGTGAACGTATGACGCGATTCTTCGACCCGAATGCCAGTGGAACAGAACGCCTTGCAGGTGCACTCGATATGCTCGAACTTGGATTTAATCCACTTGAGCAGGGTAGAACCATCACTGCATTTGGCAAAGAAACTGTTGGATTGGCTGGAGATCTGGTCGATATCGCTAAGCAGAAGAGTACTCTGAAAGACAGCTTCCAGAAAGACCGTCTGCGCCGTATCGATCAATATCGCAAGATGATCGAAGAGTGCAAAGACGGTCGTTCCAGAGCGCAGATGCAGTGGTACTTCGACAAGTTCCTTTTGACGGAGCCGGATACTCCGGATTACTTCAAGATGGGAGCAGAGATCGTCAAGACCAATGCTCGATACCAGGAACTTGTTGCAGAGCAAGAACGTCGTAACAAGGAAGGCTTGGTGGATGCTAAATCAGCATCCACTGTCAATGTCAAGATCGGCGATAGCATCAATCCGACCGATAGTCTGATCTACTGGACTGTTGAGCTCACAGGTGCTCAGATCCTCGATTGTCTGAAGGAGTCCAAGACAGTTGCTGAGTTTAAAACAAAACTCAGAGAGCTGCTTGATACCCAATTCCCCGAAGGCAATGACAAGGATAAGGAAGATCTTATCGAAGAGGTATTTCTCTCCTACCCAGGAGCGATCAAGAAACACTTCGATGCTCTGAAACTTCTCGAAAAAGCGAAAGATGACGCGAAGCGAGAGGAAGAGGACGCAAAGAAACCGAAATCTCCTACTGCCGATAAGAAAGATCCTAAGGGCGATAAGCCAAAGGAGAAGACCGAAGAGAAGAAAGATGCTCCTAAGGAAGAGAAGAAGGAAGAACCGCAGAAGTTGGAGCCATCTGATGCTACAACTCCTGCGCAGAAACCAGCGGACAACGGAAAGATCCCTGTTGATCCAACCGGTAAACCGACTCCTTCCAGTATCATCCCGATGGATCAGCAACAGCCTGTTTATGTGTCAACAAGACAACAGCAGGAAGATCGTCAGAACGATGAGTTGATGTTGTTCCTCGCTCAGCAAACGAACATCATGAATACTCTAGTCGCTCAGAACGCGATGCTGACCAAAGCACAGCGGGAAAATGCAGCGTTCCAGAAGGCATTCGGAAATGCCCTTGGCAAGAATGGACTCAGGATCGAAGGTATGGAGGCTGTGGTCAAAAATACTGGAGATACTGCCAAACAAGTCAAGGACCAGAAAACCGCCACTCCTGTGGTTATCGCTAACGATAACACAACTGTGGTCGGTGCTCAACCCGGACCCAATGGAGTCGATCTTCGCAAACAGTAAGCAACGAGTTGGTGCAGGTAGGGTGGGAACTCCCACCCTACCTGACCTTCTTTTTTCTTAAGTAGCCATGATATAGCAATAACAACCGATAACCCATCGGAGGATCTTCGATGAATAGTGATAAACGACAATTCATGTTACCAGACCATTCGCAGACGTGGTTGACGTCTCCGTATGGTGTTGTACTGGGACCTGAATTCACAACGTATGAAGAATCTCTTGTGGCAGTTCTCGCACGCGGCTATATCGACTCTGCAGCAGAGGAAGGTAAATCCGTCACGGATGCCGATGCCAGGAAATGGGTACAAGAGAATGTCACCGATCCCATGCGGCAAAACAAACACGATGCTGCTATTTTTGGAAAACCAAAAGTCGGGGATTCCAGTCTCGGTGGAAGCGATGTACTGAATCCGCTCCCTGCTTTCAATGTTGACGATGATATCATCCCAGATATGTTGAAACCGCCCGGTACTTCGAATTATGTCGGTATGGGTCAAGTGTACAACGAAGTGTACGATGCCAACCAACGTGTTCTGTACATGACATTTGGAGTTCCACAGTTCATCGGTCTGGAACAGTACCTGTTGAACGCTTACGACTACAAGCTCAAGAACTCCATGGACCTCGGGTTCTTTGGTTCCGCTGGTATCCATCTTGGAAGACTGATCGCCAACGGACTTGATGTTGCGATCAAGCTTCCTTGGTATCCGATCATCTGGACCGTACAGTTGCTCCAGAAAACGCAACAGTTCACCGTCACTGAATACGTTCGTTTTTATCAATCCATGCCCATGTACAACGTGATGGTCAACACCATCATCCAGCACCTTGCGGTGACTATGGGTTTGGCTGGCAATGGAGAAGGTGATGGTAAAACGACAACGTACAAGAGCACACCCGAGATCTTCAAGAACGGAATCGATATCTTTTCGATCCTGAACAAACGTCAGAGACGATTGGATCCGAACGGGTTCTGGTCGAAGCAGAACAACGACGACTTGGTCGCTGCACAGCAGAAGGACACGGACAAAGCAGATGGTCCAGTCTTCAAGACAAGCGATCACGATAAAAAGACTGGTGAGGTAACACAGACCTTCGGGTCAACCGTTCAACAGGATAAAGACACCAGCAGTTACTGGGATCTTCTCACTGGAGCGATCGTTGGCTCTGCATTGGGTGGTAATGACTTTATCGGGTTCCGAATCGAAAAGTCGGTGGATGCTTCTGAGAGTTTCTCCAACACCACCAAGGAATCCTCGCTCGCTGCTGAATTGAACGCAAGTGTTCAACAGCGTCGTGATACTTCATTTAAAACAGCAAATGGTACCGGATTCATCGGAGGAATCGCTAATGCGGTATCCGTTGTTCAGAACTTCTTTAAAGCTGCATCCGGCGGATTGGCTTCAGCTGGTCTGCACATGGTAACCTCCAATGGTTACTACGACCTGCCAGAGCAGTGGGATAATTCCAGTTTCAATTCATCTCACAGTTTCACAGTAACCCTGAGAGCTCCTTACGGAGATCCGTTGTCGATCATGCAGTCGATCTACATCCCACTTTCCTGCTTACTTGCAGGTGTTATGCCGAGACAGGTCGGTCCCCATACCTACACTTCACCTTTCCACGTACGTGCTTATGTGAAAGGTATGTTCATGGTCCCCTTCGGCATCATCGATCAATTGACGTTGACCAGAGGTGCAGAAGAGTTCGGATGGAATCATTTCGATCAGCCAACGGTCTGCAAAGTGACGTTCTCCATCAAGGACCTGACTCCTGTGCTGTATCTCGGTATGCGAGTCTCTACCGATCCAACTAGCGCTGCAGTTCAGAACACCAACTTTGACAACTACATTACTACCTTGGCAGGTCTTGGTTTGAAAGAGCGTCTCTTCTTCATGGAATCCCTGAAGAGGAAGTTCTCGATCTTTATGCAGTTGACCAAATCGACTTACCTGAACGGTGCTGCACAGGGAACTTTCCTCGGTAACAGCATCATCGGAAAAGCACTCGCGATTCCATTTCCAGTCGCATTTGCACGCACGAACTCAGAAGGCAATTAACCTTATATTTCAGTGGAGTTTTATATGCCAAGATACTACATTCCTCCGGTTGCAGAGGAGATGGAGTTTTCCTTGGAAGATCTGTGTCAAAATGAATTGAAACAGATCGAGATGGAAAACAGACTAACCGTTTTAATGGACGAAAACATAAGCTGTATGCAGGCTTTAAGTGTCATTTCATCCGTTAAAAAGGCCCTTGTGGGGGGTAGGCTTGATGCCCCCTTTTTGAGCACTATTAACCGAAATGGCGAATTGACTGAATTGCTCGGTTTCGAGCTCTTTCCGATCGAAGAAAGTGGCGATCGAGCAAGAGAGAAGTTCTACATGGAACGGATCGATATCGCTATGGAAAGTTGGCAAGATACTGCCAAGAAAGTACTCGAAGTGCTCTATCAAGGTTTCATCGAGTTCTTCAAGGACTTCATCTACAACAACCGTCGTTATCGGTATCAGTTGCAGAGACACCAAGCTTCTCTGAATAACAACCTGTCCGCTTATTGCGACGGCAGCGATCGTTATTTCGGAAACTTGACTGTGATCTCCTATCACTGTTCCGTGTGGAGAGAACTCTATGCGGGTATCCGTAAAGTAAACGGTACCTTTGCTGATCTTACCAATGCCAAGACGGTTTCCGAATACCTTGAGAAGAACATGAAGGATCTTCAAGAAGGGTTGAAACCGTTCGGACAGGGTATGACCAACACCGGAGTGGTGACGGTGTCACGTGGACCGGAACGCAAAAGACTTCGTCTCGGTCGAGCACAGTGGAAACTCGGTGATCTGAGTACCTACTGTGCTAACGTGATCGGAGTGCTGATCGAGGAACAGACTGCGGATCGACTCAAGTCCTCTACGATGCGCCGCTTGGATCAGACCAAGAGTGCACTCGCCAACGGAGTGAAGGAAGAGATCGATGCTGCCAAGGAAGAGATGCGTTGTATCAAATCCTTGCTCCATCGTTCCTATACCAACACCGGAGCAGTTGCCCGCAACTTGCTGATGATCTGCAATGCTGCGCGTAACTGGAAACCAGGTGCTCCTACGGACACCAAGACTCGAGTTTAAACAAAATAGATAGAAGAGAGTAGAGAGTTGGCATGTGCCAACTCTCTACTCTACTTATTTACAATACTTCGAAATTCTGGATCTGTAACGCTCGCTGATAGGCAAGCGGACACCCGTCGTTGGCAGCTTCCCACTGTTCAGAAGTGAACTTCCTGCCGCTGATCGATGGAGTTGCTCCACTCTTCAGTTGCAGTTGTCCGTTCACCACTTCATACATGTGGAAACTGTTCAAGAACGATTGCAGGGGAACAGAGCCAGGCAATTCATTGATATCTTCATCGCACTGAAATACCAGGAAGTTCCGGTCAGTTCCATCTGCATTGATCGTATTCGGATAGAATGCATCCACGGTGTCTGCAAGACTGACGTAGATGATCTCCGATCCTTCATAGAACACGTAGACTCTGATCATACGTTCACCTCTTTCCCAGACTGTGGACAGCGATCGCTCTCAAATCGAACCGTTCACTGTAGTAACTGCTTGTTCCAAGATAGGACTCCAGGAACATGGTAGCTTGTTCAGAAGCATTCTTGGCCAGACGCACTTTCAATCCACAGAGATCTGCCAGATAGAACATTGTCTCTGCACCGGATTCCGTATCGTTGTACGATCCGATACCGGATGAATGCAATCCACTCACACCGATCACAGCACTGGCCACTTGGATCTGATCTGTCTTCCTATCGTAGATGTAGAAATCGATCCTTCCAGTTTTACTCTGGAACGCTTCGTGTCTTACAGCATCTCGATAAGGGATCACCAGTTGTTCCTTCCCGAAGAACGAGAGAGGAATCGATCCTGCGAAGTAGAGAACACCGTTCTCCGGTCCAAGATAGGTCGTGAACGAATGAGTACGAACGGTGTCGTTCAGATCCGCTGTATTGATATTATCCGGCATCTTCACTTGGTTGTTTTCAGCTGGATGGTATCCGAGATTGGACTCGTAGAGTCTCCACAAGCTAGCACCGCCTGATTTGTTGGTTACGATCAACAAATCATCTGTGATCGTAGTTGGTACAAACTTGTAGCAGAGCCCGAGCTGGATAGCGACCCCGGAATCCTTTCCATCGTCGATCCAGATAGCACGCAGCATAACTGGATACATGTCGCTGATGGTTTGACCGTATTGATCGATATCCCAACCGATCCCTGCAGAACCAACTGTGTTCAGCAGAACACGTTTGGCACTTGAATCCCTGAGGTCAACTCGGATCGTGAAGTCGTAGACCCAACCGAGTTCTTTTGATTCGATCCGGAATTGCCCGACATCGTCTGTTCCATCGTCGATACCATGCCACTCGTTGTCCCATACAAACGCAATGCTGTACCAGTTGATAGTCGTCCTCGGATCGGGGATCTTGATCCGATAATCCTGTTGCAGATAATGTCTGTGAAACACTTCCATGGTATCGATGCGTTTGATGATGCTTCGAATGATAGGAAGCTTGCTCACGTCATCTGCAGTGAGATATCCATTGGACTGAAGCACTCGCAGGATATCCATCAAGGAATCCTGCAGCTCTCCGACATCCAGAGGACTCACCTCTCCACCATACGCGTGATAGGAGATCTTCACGATGCCTTTAATTGGGATCGTAAAGTAGATGAACTCATAGACACCACTGGTGTGATGGGAACGTTTGGTCTTGGCCAAGTTGCAGTAGACAACTCGATAATCCGTTCCCTCAGTCATCGTAACTTCGGTCTGGATCAGGATCTGAAGTCCGTTGTCGTAATCCGCCTGAGAGATCACTGGTGTCGTGTCTGTCAGCAGGATCTTGACTGGACCGACGATGTCGCGACTGTTCTTGACTTTAACCCAAGTAGTGCCACCATCTGGAGTGGTGAATACCCCTTTTTGCTGTTGCGATATGGTGAGCGCAGCTGGATATTCAGAGCCAGCTTCCCCATGTCGATAGATGTTGAAGTATCCATTGGTCGTGAGATCGGCCAACGCTCTGGTCTGCGCTTGATAGTACTTGGCAGTGATATCGTGTCGATAAAGAGAACCCTTAAGAGGTCTCATGTACACAACACCACCTGGTACGTCGATCTCCTGTTCTTCATCCTGGACGTAGTTTTCTGCCATCATGCCAGTGAGGTCCACTTCCAGGAACTGCACAGCACCGAGCTGGTTCGCTAAGGTGTTGTTCACAGGATCCTTGACGTTCATTAGGAACTCAACATCCTCCAGCAGCTGTTTCATCAGAGCTGGTGAATAAGCCGGTCCCTCTCCATCCGGATCGAAGACTGCCGTATCCGGGATACGCAGTTTCTGATACTCACAGGAGATCTGGTGGTTCTCAGGGGATACTTCACTGAAGGTACGGATCACCACAGACTTGACCAGAGTATCCGTGAACGCGGGATCGCGAAGCATGGCATCGCTCATCGCGTCGTAATCGTTGCAACTGGCAGTCAGTATCCAGTCCACATCTCGAGTCAATTCGACAAAGGAATTATCGACCAGTTTTCGAATCACCAGAGACTTGGCGTACACTGGTTCTCCAAAGGAGCACACTTGCTCCGAAGAGAAGATAGCGAAACGCTTATCCGTTACTTTGAAATCAGCGTTTTCGCCAGTCATATCGTAAATATAAGAAGCCATAGTCCGTTCCTTATACGTTACTATTTCTGATTAGCGGCCAACTGTCCAACCAGTTCTTCGGTGGCAGCCAGCTGTGCTTCCAGTTCGGCGATACGCTGAAGAGAAAGTTGGTAGAGTAGATAATAGTTGTTCGTGACCATACTGGTTGTCTTCGTCAAGTAAACAACCTGTCCACGGCAGAGCGCTTCTGCGTTGCTCGCGGTGAGTTTTACGATACCACCGGTCGATTGGATCACCAACCATCCTCCACCGAGATAGGGATCGATCGCATTCATAAACTCATCGAGCTCTGTGGATGCGTTGATCGAGATGGAAGGTTTGGGGTCGTCAAGGCATTGCTTGATCACCGCGGATCCGGATTCGACGATCCAGGTCGCATAAACCGTGGTGGTCTCGGATGCTGAAGCATTGGTACATTTGACCAGAACGTAGGATTCATTCTTTCCATCGCTAAGCAACACGATGAAACAAGTATAGACTGGAGATCCTTCTGGTGCATTGGTCCAGAGCATCTTGATCGTCTTATCTTCCGGGAAATCCGTCACCCGACTGATGTGCCCCATCAGGATATCATACTGACCGGTACCCTCTTCCGGGATAACCACAGGACGATAAGTTCCGTTGTACAACGACGTGATGGCGTTCTCAACGATCCACTGTTGTTCGTACATCCGAAAATCAACGCGAACGGCACCTTCTGGTTTCTTCTGAGCATCGACTTCGTCGAATTCAGGAGTAGACATCCAGACTGTATCGTAGATCGTTGCAGTCACTTCCGCTTCTTTGATACCGAAGATACCGACCTGTTCCACGATACGTTCTTTGATCACATCGACCTGATCTGCTTTCGCCGGAGCGACGATCCCCAGATCCACCATCAGTGCCACTTTCAGATACTGATTGATATCGACTTCTGGGAAACTCGCGATGGCCAACTCTGGAACGTAATAGACGTCCTCCTTGTTGACCACATCGACGAATTTGTAGATCGGATACTCAGAGAAATTCACCGTAGAGAAGACCGTGGAGGGAGTTGCTTCTCCTTCCGTATCGGATTCCACTACATCGGATCCTTGATCAGAGTAGTATTTCATGTAGTCTTCTTTACTGATCCCACACGGTTCAAAGAAAGAGGCGTAGAGATTGATTCCCTGTGACAACACATCCTGAAAGGACATGATCGCAGCGATCGTCGCTACACCTTTTCCTTCGTGTAAATACTCTGGAGGTGGTTCCGTCGTATTGTCCTGCACACCGTGTTGGATGAACTCCTGCTTGAAGGTGACTCGATACGTCCTGCCTAAAGCAAGTTGCTGCATAGATCACCTCAAGGTTAAGTGGTGGGATAGCTTCTCTTGAGAAGGACATGGTAATCCACGCCTTCTGCTGAGAAGGTCAGATGAAGGAGTTTATCGGAGAAGAACTCCGTGGCATCGACATGGGTATTCATGCCGATCCGAAGGAGTTCCGTCATCGTCTTGTTGAGTCCTTCCGAGAAGAGTCTGGTGACCGCATCCTGTTTGACAAAGTCGGGATCGTCATCCGTCACACCCATATAGGTCGGATGCAATGCTGAGAGACTGGTGTAAGCGGATGCGTTATCCGGGCTGGCGATCGCTGCCAATAGGACTTCCGAAGCAGGACAGTCGATCACTTCAGCATTGCTGTCGATCGAACTCGAACTGATGTTCGTCTTATAGACTTTCTTCAGGACTTCAGCGAACTTCCGATGCGGGTAGATCGCATGTTTGATGGTTTCATTGGCACCAGTCTTGGAATAGTTATCCCAGAGAGGAACCAGGAAGAACGCAGCCTTGGTGAACAAGTCGGGAAGTACATATTCCCAGTCTTGCGATACCGTTCCGGTCTTTTCCAGGATATCTTCCTTGACCGCAGCTCGCATCTCTTCATTGGTAGGAGTACGTCCCTTGTACACCACACCGAAGTAGAACCGGAAGTTTCCGGTATTACTCAGCACGGAATTCTGGTAACGAGACGAGAACGAAGCGACGCCAGTGTGGTCTTTGCCGGCAACTGCAGTGTTGGCCAGTCTCATGTTGAACGAAGATGCGTCCTGGAGCAGTTTGGCAACGTTGTTGTAGTCCGTGAGAGTGCGGATCGTATTGGGATCACATGGATACCAGATATCGGTGATCGTGCACCACGGATAATCCGCCATAAATCCGGACCGGCCAGCCCAGATGTGGAACTGCATATACTGCCCACCCATCTCGACGGCAAATTCCACCCAGGTGCGCATATGTCCAGATGCAGACACATTGTTCTGCAGCCAATAACCTCCTCCATTGGCGGGAATAAGTTCCACCGTAGTACCGGAGATCTGGCAGATCGGACTGTCGCTGTAGATGCTGTAATCCGAATTGGAGGACATCAAAGCGTTCAACATAGCTGCAGTTCGATTCTGAGAAGTGACCAGCAGTTCGATGATGTTGAACAGCTTACCCAGTTCCGTCGTAGTGCAGCGAGAGAGATCGACTCCACCGAGTTGATCCCTATCGAAATGGATCGACATCCGTCCATCCGGAAGACCGGAGATACCAGTTTCCGCATTGCCATCGCTGTACATCAGTCGTTTGGTACGAGGATCTGCGATCAACATCGGCGTGTTGAAATAGTTGACCATCTGATCATCGAGCAACATCGCTCCCTGATCGATACTCACATGTTCGCTCACACCACCCGATGCTCTCCGATACGCCGCAGTGTCATTCAGAAAACAATAGATCATTTGTCATACCCTTTTGTAAAGGCTTCTTAGAGCTAATTAAGCCGCAGTTTGCATAGGATGGTTCCACCCGTCTTCTCTGCTAAAATATCTTTCTTTAAATGTCAACTCCCATCCTATACCTAGCATACGATCCTCACTAATAAGGAGAAAATCATGGCTAAAGCGCCGTTTAATATCGCCCTTTTGGACGTGGACAAAATGATCCGCGATGAGAAACTTCTTCCCGTCACATCTCCGTTCATTCGTGAACCTTCTACCAACACCTTCCATCCAGAGGGACTCTTTTCGGAACAGATCTTCGGACCGATCATCTCGCCGATGCGTAAGACGAGATTTGCTTACATCGATCTCAACTGTCAAGTCTTCCATCCGATCATCTTCCAGAACCTCAGATCCCTTCGATCGTTCTACGTCGACATTATCGCTGGCAAGGAGTTCGCTATCTGGAATGACGATCACCATGAATTCGATCCGGCAGATGAGTCTGATGAAGGAGCCGATACTGGATTTACCTTCTTCCTCAATCACTTCAGACAGTTGAAGTTCACCAGAAATGCTTCTCTTAAACGCAGTGACAAGATCGGCGTTATGGAGAAGTACAAAGATCTCCTCCTGATCACTAAGTATCCTGTGATCCCCGCTGGATTGAGAGACGTTCAGATCACCGATTCAAGGATGGAGAAGGATGAGATCAACAATCTCTACATGGGATTGCTCAACGTATGTAAAGCGATGCCTCCAACTGGAGCGCATAAAGCAATCTACGATTCCATCCACTACGCGATCCAACGCAAGGTGAATGAGATACACCAGTACATCATGGACATGGTCTCTGGCAAACGAGGTTATCTGGAAGGCAAGTACGGAGCTCGTTCTCTGGCTCTCGGCACTCGTAACGTGATCGCCGCATCCATCATGGTCGCTCCCAATGCACAACATCCGCAGTATCACAAAGTCGATGAATCCAAAGTTCCTCTATTCCAAGCTGCCAAAGGTTTTCAGCCTCTGGTGATCTATGCGTTGAAACATTTCTTCTTCAACTTGATCCTCGACAACGCCTCCGATCAGGTGAGTGTGATCGATCCGATCACTCACAACTTGATCTATCGACCGATCGACGAGATGGAGAAGAACAAATGGCTCACATCGGAAGGACTTGGTAAGTTCATCACCTTGTTTGAGGATGCAGACATTCGGTTCAGACCACTGGTGTTTGAAGACGAGGACCACAAGTTCTTCTACCCGTATATGGTCTACGATGAGGGAGACAAGATCTATCTGGTGAGAGACGTTCCTGCTTTCAAGAACGATTTCGCCAAGGAACAGAAACAGTTCGACGAATCCAAGCTTCGTCCGATCACGAACTGCGAGGTTCTGTATATCGCAACTTATATCGCAACGGTCGGTAAACATGGAACAGTCACTCGTTATCCGGTGACAGATGAGCAGTCCATCTATGTTTCCAAGTGTCACCTGATGTCGACGATCCCATCGAGAACGGTCCAGTTGACTCCATATGGAGCAGCTCCTATCGTTCTTCCGGAATATCCCATCAGTACAGAACCGATGTGCGATGCACTCATGCTTCATCCCAGTCGTATGAAGAGACTGGGAGGGGATTAACTGTCAAAGTCCCCACATACTCGTGAGAGATGTAAATAATCGAAAGTGAATTGCTGGAAGTCCCCAAAGCTCTATTGCCTAACTGCATGCAGTTAGGTTACGAAAGTAGAAACAAGAATAGAGATGTCCATATGGAGTGATCCTAACCGGACTAGACAACGGGTGATCAGCAGCCGAGTTCTCGGAACCGCTAAGGGGTATGGATCCTATGCATCCGAGAAAAGGTTCAACGACTAAGTGGCTACAAGCGTAGTCCTGTACTCCTGGAACCGAAAGGGTCCAGCTGATATAGTCTGAACGATACGCAAGTATCCTTCCTGGATATACCAGGTCGTCCGACCGAAAGGCGGAGCAGTCTCTGCAATGAGACGGTCTCATCTTAGCGAGATGAGATGAACGTGATTGTTTGACGGCAACTGTCTGATCGGCACCACCTATGTAACTCTACGTTACACGAAGGAATGGTTTGATCAGCAGATGACCGCAGATTACAGCATGAGCGAATTGGACAAAGATAATGTTCTCACCAATCTCAAAAATAAAACCTTTTACAAGAAGGGTGGTTGGTGTTACAGTGAGATCCAGATGAAGGACTTCCCGGCCAACGGGGTCTTTAAGTACGATCGGAACATGGCCAAGGTATTTGACGTTGCTCCAGGTTGCGAGATCTTGAGTTTCAAACCGAACAACACTGAGGCTTCTTGGGAACCTATATCCGGTATCACGATCGAAGACGATTGTGATGCAGTCGAGTGTCTTGTGGCCAATCGTACGATCGGAGTGTCTACGAATGATTCATTGGCAGTGTTCGACCGGAACACCGGTGGTCTCAGGAGGATTTCCCCAGAGTTGGCGAATGCCAGAACAAGAATCCCAGTCTTCAAAAAACGTCCACTATTCATGCACGGATCGGTTGGTACCACTGAAGACGGGTGGTTCTTGGGATCGATGATATCCGATGGCTGGATTTCGGATCGCTACGTCGGTCATGCAAAGTTGGACGTCAACATTCTGGATAAGGTGACGAAATATATCGTCGATCGATATCCAAACACCAACGTGAGAACGTATGACGATGACAACTCATCTGGTTTAAAGTTGGGACGTGCGAAGAAACGGCATTACTACGGCAGCGATGCGTTAAGCCATTGTCATGGTTTAAACATCTATGCAGAACCAGCACATTCTGCCCTTACCAAACACATAGGACGCGATCGGCTTCTACGAAGCAGTGAATCATTTCTCTGGGGATTGCTCAGTGGTTTAATCGATGGAGACGGGACTATCTGTCACAACGCGGCAGACGGTCGGTGCAGTATTCGACTGTTCACTTCATCTTGTTATCTGGTAGAGGATCTAAAACTTCTCGCTTATTTGCTTGGTTTAAGATTCTGTGCCACCATGACAGGACCGCGAAATAATTCGAACAGATCCTGGGTGGTAGTGCTTTCTACAGTCGACTCGTATGAAATACTTGACCGCCTTGACGTCGTCGGGGAACGCAATCGTATGTTGGTTGCGTTGTGGAAACAACAAACGAGCAGAAAGTCCAACACCGATGTCGTTCCTTTGACGTACGATGAAGCGATTGAATTGAAAGAGCTTGCTCTTCAGTGTATGGATGCCGGTTTGTACGATGCAACCGTGGAGTCTGGTAACGGTTATGTCAATCGACACAAACTGTTACAGTACATAGATCACATTCCAGTCGGATCGGCCCTATACAATCGGATTCGTGCAACTGAGGTTATTTGGGATTATCCTAAAAAGATTGCTTCACTTGGTAAACAGAAGGTCTATGACTTCCTGGTTGAAACCACCAAAGTATTCGTTGTCAATGAAGGTGTGGTTGTCTATGACACCGTGAACTACGTGCCTATCCTCAGTGATGAAGCGAATGCTGAATGCGAGGAGCATATCAAATCCATATCCAACTACCTTGCACCGAATGGAGATCTCAACATCAACTTTGATGACTTGATCTCTATGACGATGCACAATCTCACCCTCGACGATGTCTTGAAAGAGAAGAAATAAGCATAAGACCGTAACCACCTAGAGGTTGTCCCTCTAGGTGGTTACGGGATCTTATCTTTGATGTATGCTAAGAAGCGAGATTACTTCTGCGCACCTTCCGCCGGAGCAGCTTCTTCAGCCTTGGCCGCACCACCGATCGCCTTGCGAACGGCCATGTCGAACTGGCTTCCGAGAACGTTGACCAGGCGAGCCTTCAGTTTGACCACCTTGTTGACATGATCGAGCGCCGCTTTGGCGTCTTTGTCCACACGATCGCCCGACTTGACCGCCTTCTTGTAACCGGCATCGATCGACTTGGCAACAGCACTCATGCTGGCCTTGTCAGTCTTGAGCAGGCCGATCACCGTCTTGGTGTTCTTGTTCAGGTACGCAACGCTCCAGCCGGCAGCGCCGTATTCGCCTTCCTTGGCCTGGAACATGGTCGTCTTCGTCTCATCGATGAACACGCCACGACCCGAGTAACCGAGGCCGACCGAAGCCAGCTTGCTGTCGATGCCGGCGAAGGTCTTCTTGAACGCAACTTCCAGATCGGTCGCGCCCTTGTTGCCGTTGGAGTCAGCGACCGCACGGTCGATGTCAGAGGGAAGGTTGGTGGCGATGCCCTGCATCAGTTTGTCGAACGCCGGCATGGACGCGATGATCTTGTCGATCTCGCTGGCCTTGACGACATTGCCCTTCATCTTCTTGAACGCAGCGTCATCGGCGTTGGCGAGCTTCGGCAGGTTCGCTTCGAGACGAGCGGCGATCCGGCCGTTCAGCGTGAACCAGCGACGCAGGAACTCGATGATGGCTTTCCAGGCGGCCTGCGCAGCCTTGGCAACCGCCGCGCCAGCGCTGACCGCAGCATTCTTCAGAGCACCACCGACTTCCTTGGCTTTCTCTTTCGCCGCACCCGCATCGAGCGCTTCCATGGACGCGACAGTCATCGGTTCAAGACCGAGATCTTCGAACAGAGCGCCATCGCGGTTGTACACAGCCAGGACTTCCCGGCTCAGGCCAAACTCTTCGACCGCCGCCAGCGCATCTTCACAGTTGCTCAGGACGCATTCGGCTTCCGCGCTCATCGCTTCCGCGGCGGCGAGGTTTTCCATAGCGTCGATGAACAGCTGAACAGATTCGATGAGCGCGTCATCGGAAATCACCGCCGCTGCCGTGGCCACGTGAGCGGAGGCCTGATGAACTTTAAACTTCATCTCATTTATTCCTTGTTGTTGTCTAGACACAAACACACGAAACACAACACACACTTGTTAGCATTGCATAGTATATTTCAACACTTTATTTAAGAAGTGATAATGAGGTAACATACAATAACCAACTCTAGGAGAAGCACCTATGGAGATTAAGATAAAGACTCCTGGCAAAGATGCCATCGATCACCTGAAAGCACATTGGAAACCAATTGGGTTGTACGGGGAATTTGAGTTCCCGATCGTTACATTCACTCATTTATCCAGAGATCAGAGTTTACGCTGTTGTACGCTGGATGAGAAGAAGATCTCACATCACATCAAGAGTATCCGATGGGATACTTACGACGATGAAACCAAATCGATCGTTGCGGATATTGATTTCGTTGGACCTTATGCGAGTTTGGCGATCTCATTGTTCCTGAAGGATGCAGTGAGATTTGCATCGAGATATCTGGTTGTGAAAAAGCTAGCCAGGATCATCACCTGGGATATCATCACCAAGCCAGATGATATCAACGTGAAAGAAGCGATCCGTACCTTCGAGATGATGAAACGAAAACCGATCGTGAAACCAAATCTTCCTTCTAAAAACTGAAGAGAGCCATCCTATACGAAGCCTGTTTAATAAGGAGATACTCATGATTCGGTATCCTATTTTTTATCGCAGGAACATGACTTGGAGAGCTTCGATGTTCGGAGAGGTTCCTTCTCTATCCATGCTGAAGGAACTTCCGATCGAAGGGATCCTGCATGTTTGCGATAACTTTCAGATGATCGATCCTCCCCAGATGGCTCCTCGCAAAGATAATCCGATCCTCGGTCTGAACGATTACAAGAAATTCGTCTTACACGTGGTCGGTAGAAAAGGGGATCCTCTGGAGGATGATCTGGTCAAACTCGACACCAGAGGGATCATCCTTCCTTCCACTGGATTGCTACAGGGACTCGCTGCTTATAAGCGCGAGAACCAGGGAAGTGTGAAGGTAGTTGGAAGTATGGACGAGATGCCCCAGCGAGCAGTGATCGTTCCTCTGGTCAATTACAACCCACTATTTCGAGCTCGTGTTACTGGCATGCGCAAACGCATGAGGTTCATGACTTACCTTCTGGGTAACATCATCAACACGCTGGTTCAAGCTCCAGATCGACAGCACTTCATACACATCCCACTTACCGCACTTCGTTTCGAGAAGAAAGACTTCATGCGAGTGTTCAAGAAGATGGATAAGACTACGGTTCTCTTTCCAGAGATCCCGCAGTACGTCTTCTTGGCTCACTTCTACGCATTGATGGCCAAACCTTACGAAGGTCCGAGTAAGAGTGTGGTGGAAGAGGAAGATGCTTCCACGGAAGCGTTGTTGGATGGGATCGATCCATCTGAAGCGATGGGTGAAGTGGATCCTGCCGAGTTCCTCACGAACCTGCGATCCTACGGGATCGATCGGATCGGTGAATATGGAGCTGCCCAGGAAGCGGTGGAGATCTATTCTGAGTTTCAGAGCAGCATCTTCGAATTGCTTCCGGAGAAATACTGGGACAAGGTCAACTTCCTCTTCACAGCAGGGGACAACTACGTCTGTTATAACCTGCAGAACCTGAAGCAGATGAATGGCAAGAACAACATGATCTTGCTTCGGTTGATCTCTCAAATCAACCGACTCTCCGAGATGGGTGCTGTCGGAGCGATCAAGGAAGAAGAACCTGAAGTGGTTCAGGAAGAGGTGATCGCAGTTGCACAACCTGCAGAGGCAGTAGAAGCTCCCGTCAATGCCCCCGATTACAAAACTCCACTCACTGTGGTGGAACACAAAGAATACGCAGAGCAGGATGTGGAAGAACTGGACAAGGAAGCTGAGAAGCTGATCGAATCCGTTCCAGATGCGACTCCAGCTCAGAAGGAACGTGCCAAACGCGTCTCCAAGACTTACAAAGAGGTGAGAGTTGGCGGGGTTCAAGTTGAAACCCTGTTGAAGCAGGAACCAGAAGAGCATATCGTGGAGAACGATCTTCCTTTTATCAAGGAAGAGATCCCCATGCCAGATCCAACTCCCTCCTCGATCAACGAGATGGATCGCGCTTACATGTCCCAGATGTTCAAGAAGGATATGGCTGGAGTCTTTGCTTCGTTCAACAAGCAAGGGATGTTCTTGACTGATGTTCAAGAAACTGTCGTCAACGACGAGATGAACACGTTGAGAACTTATGTCGCCAAATACGAAGATACCAGACACAAGACTCACACGATACGATTCACCATCCCTGAGTTCGATGAGAACGGCATGTGCCGTGTCAATGGATCTCTGAAGATGATGATCAAGCAGAGGTGTTCCAACCCCATCTGCAAAGTGTCTCCCGTGCGTGTTACGTTGAACTCCAACTACAACAAAGCACTGGTGGTCAAGAACGAAAGCGTTGCCCACAGTTTCCTTCCGTACATGGAGAAGTTGATCGGGAAAGTAGAAGATCCCAATCTCAAGGTGGAATTGGGGGCGATCTCTTATCCGTTATCACCTCCTCTGGCAAGTGATTACACGGTACTTGGCAGTCGTTATCGCACGATCCAACTGAACAAGGACGAATCCTTCTTCTTCGATTATACGACTCGATACGATGCGATCCCGGAACTTTTCAGGAATAAACTTCCTGAGATGGAGAAGGAACATGGAACCATCTACGGATACAATGCTGCTACCAATACAGGGCATTTCATCGCTGTAGATGGAACAGTGACTTCTGTGAAGCTGGATACGGATGAACAGATCTTCTTTGGAGATACGATCAACAAGTTCGTTGAGATCACTGGTGTCGAAACTGGTCCTCTCACGGAATGGGTTGAACTTCGTCTCCTCAAGAAATCCGTTCCGATGATCTTCGCTCTAGCTTATCGCTACGGTTTAACTGCAATGCTGAAATACTGCAATGTCAACTACCGTCTTGAAGATGCTGGAACGTGGACTGATGTGGAACCATCGGACATCGTGATACGCTTTAAGAACAAGAGGTTGATCTTTGGAAGAACTCCTCAGATCAACGCGCTCCTCTTCGGCGGATTAGCACACTACGATCTCTCCCAGGTGCTTTATGAGGATATGGATGAGAAAGATGTGTACTACGACCTGATCGCTTCCAAAGGTCTCTCCATGAACAACCTGAAGGGGATCGATGATTTCTTCGAACTGTTCTTGAACGATCCGATGACCAGAGATGTTCTTCGCGAGATGCGCATGCCTACCAATGTCCGAGATCTCCTGCTCAAAGCAACTGCAATGTTGACTACCAGAGAGCATCGTAAAGCTTCTTCCAGGGTCAATTTCCGTTACCGTGGAGTGGAGCAAGTGGTGGGTATCGTCTACAACGAGATGGCTCGTGCATTCGCCACTTACAAGAACAAAGCGATCGGTTCTCGGAGCACTTGGTCGATGAGTGATTATCAGATCAAACAGCGTATCTTGACCGAACAGCTGATGACCAACGTGGATGTGTTGAACCCCATCCATGACATCAAGCAATATTCGAAATTCTCGTATTCGGGATCAGGTGGACGTTCCAACGAAACCTTCAAGATCGCCGACCGTAACTTTACCGACGACCAGTTGGGGGTTGTCAGCGAAGCGACGGTGGATAACGCGAAGGTAGGGTTGAACGGGTTGGCTCCGATGGATCCAATCATCACCAACATCCGTGGGATGTCTGCTGACATCGATCCACATCAATTAAAACCGTCGAATATGCTTTCGATCACAAGTCTTCTGATGCCTTGTGTGACGAATGATGACGGTAAGCGTAGAATGAAGTGCGCCTTCACACAGCAATGTGTGTCGATCAAGAAGGTTAATTGCTGGAAGAGCCCTAAAGGTTACTCAACCACAGCGTGATCCGCAAGGATGAGCGCGATGGTGACGAAAGTAGAAAGAATGAGTAACATGTCCTATGCTGCAATAAAAGCCATCCATGATGGTGCTAAGGGATATTAACAATGGGAAATCAGCAGCCAAGCTTCTCTATGAGAAGAAGGTTCAACGACTAGTGCGTAAGCACGTAGTGCGTTCACTTGTTGTAAAGTGAATGTGTGGCACAAGCTGTCACCGCTCTGATGAGCGACGAAATACCTTCCGGCCCTCTGGGTCGTTGAGATAGTCTGAACGTCTAACGAAAGTTAGAGATTAACAACCTCGACTAATTTCTCCTCCATCCAAGCTTCAGCTGTGGTTCCAACTGCTGAATCTGGAGTGTCTCGCGTCAGAACCGGATATGAACAAGTGGTAGCTCATCGTACTCACATGCCTTTCGCCTATGCTGCCAAGCAAGATGGCAAGATCGTCTCCATAGACGAATCCACTGGTATGTTAAAAGTCGAATACAAAGACGGAACAACGGAAGCCGTCAACTTCGGTGATGAATATACCAACAGTTCTTCCGATAGTTTCCATGTGGATCAGAGGATCGTTGTGAACGACTTTAAAGTAGGTGATCGTGTCCGTAAGGGAGACATCGTCTGTTACAACAAAGATTTCTTCACAGCAGATCCTTATTCCAAGCAAGTCAATTGGAACATCGGTGTTTCTGCTAAAGTAGCTCTGCTCGATAATGGAAATACCATCGAAGATGCTTCCATGGTCACTGCTCCACTTGGGGAGAAACTCAGGTTCTTCCCTGTGGCAACCAAAACCATCGTCTTGACCAAAGACACCAACGTTCACAAGATCGCTACGATCGGAACAGAGGTTCTCAGCACGGATCCACTGATGATCTTCGATCAGAGTGCGATCCCAGAGGCGATGATGAACTCAGAAGATCCAGAGCTGATCGAGATGCTCGGAGCATTGAATCGTGCCACACCCAAAGCCGAACACGGTGGAACTGTGGTACAGATCGACGTGTTCTACAAGTGTCCGATCAGTGAGATGAGTAAATCCATCCAAGCCATCGTACGTACGGTGACTAAACTCAAGAACCAGAGAGCACAGTTCGCAAAAGATACCAAGACTTCTTCTAAGTATCTTCCCAGTGAACGGCTCACTCAGAGTGATCGTGTTGGTACGGTCGATCTCGATGAAGAAACCGTCGTGTTCAAGTTCTATATCAAACAGAACAAAGGACTGCGCGTGGGAGATAAGATCTTCTTCGACTCTTCGTTGAAATCGGTGATCTCACGAGTTGCTACCGATTTGATCGATACAGATGATCCGAATATCAAAGTGGAAGCGTGTACTTCCGCTCGTGGTATCTTGGCTCGTATCATCAGCAGTCCGTTCTTGGTTGGTTTAACCAGTGGTACTCTGGATAAACTGGAACAGGACATACTCGATATCTGGAACGAATAACAACATCCATGAACGTTGGTGTTTACACCAACGTTCATGTCTTTTTATCGTCAGTTCAATAACGACCGAGGATGGTACAAAATATGAGATTTCGTTTGAACAACCACAGTGAATGCAACGATGATTCCATCACTGGAAACCTTAACCACAAATACCTAACCTATGATAGCTTGGTGGGTTTGGAGTCGGTTTCCATACTCTCCAAACCCACCAAGCTGAAACCGGACGACGTATACGATCTCTTTGGAATCAAGAGACCGTCGGAAGGACTTCGGTATGGTATACAGGTTGCTTATCAGTTCGGGCTCTCTGCGATCTTGCTCGTGATCAAACGAGACGAAGTGAACAAGATCTCGTCTGAAGCGGTCAAAGTACGTACCATCTCTGAGTGGGTGAATTTCTATCAGAAGATCTTTAAAGTGAGAGAAGCTCTTTTGAAGGTCGATCCTTCTCGATATAAGGACGCTGCAACTCTTAAACAGGAGATGCGTGCTCTGATCGAGAAATTCGGCAGAACTTCCTTTGAAGATCCGGATGTTGATTTCGAAGAACTGCTCGTTGTTCCGAAAACAACCTCCTGCTCGGCCGGCTCATCGGGTTATACCGATCCAAAACAGCTGCGCAAGTTGATTGAGTGTTTTATACAGGACTTCGATCTTCACAAGAAAGGCGAGCAGTACAAGGCGAAGCTTGCCCAGAAAAGAGACTCCTCAACGGATGCGGAAGAAAAAGTCAAATACAACGTCATGATGTCAATCATGCGGTTGCCTGGGCCGGAATATGAACCATTCCGTGACATGGAAGAGGTCGTGATATGCGCAGATGAGTACCTTAGATCTGTGCTTGAGTAGAGACTACATACGATCTACGATCATTTTATACAATTGAGGTAGTGTGTTATAACAGGACATCAATGTTAACTTAGCAGGCGAGAGGGAAGGCCTGTGTCCACCCCCCCCCCGCCACTTCAGGTGTGCTTATGCGCAGATTTAAATTATCAGCTGAACTGGCTGAAGCAACGGTCAATGATCTGGAACGTACTATCGATCTCGATGGGATATCGATCCCTCTGAGTAAAATCAAGGAGTACATCAAGACCATCGACAGAGAACCTGTTCCGATCAAGATCAAAACCCCGTTCATCTTGAACACAGATCTCATCAAGAGATGGGATCTCTCCGTAAGTGCTATGGCATACGATCATCTCATACGGTTCAAAGAAGTTGACTTCTCTAAACCGATCATCGTACTTCAGGATACTGAAGTGCTCGATGGGATGCATCGTGTGATCGTGGCTCTCAACCAGGGTAAGGAAGAGATCCCTGGTTACATCCTCACGATGGAAGAACTTGCCAAGATCGGTGGCTATCCGGTGACGGATGAATCCGTTCCTGCACAGGAAGTACTTGGAGTGGTATTTGGCGCCGTCCTACTCGCCCCTGTGGTACTGGTGTGTGTGGCCCTTCCTATCTCCATCATCAACGACAAGATCAAACAGACCAAGGATAAGAAAGATCCCGCTCGTGTTGCAGATGAGCTGATCAAGAACTGCAAAGAGAACGATGGAGCTCGTTATTATAATTATCCTCTGGTGGGCGATGTCAATGACGATGGTACTCCTATGTGGATCCCCATAGGGAAATCGTACGCAACGAAGTTCGAACTTGCTCCCCCTGTCGCGGTCAGACTCTACATGAAGAAGATCTCCAGTGTTCTTCAGAAGTTGGCAAGTGTTTCCGATACCAACACGTTCCCGAATCAGATCGAAACTACTTTGATCTCCGAATTCGGGAAAGATTTCATCAAAGTCGATAAGAGTGGATTAATCGATGAATCCTGGATCGAATCCAAAGAGGAAGTGGTTCTCTGGCCGAACAATCCTTGGTACAATCTGAAGGAGGTCAAAGGTCCTAAGGGATCGATCACCGAGTTCAGTGCAGAATATGCCGAGTGGAGCAAGACTCTGATCCCGTTCCTTGAACGGATCAAGAAGAACGTGAAAGATATCACGATCTCTAAACCAGTTGACGATAAGAACGAGATGGCTTCTCGGTTGATCTATCTCAAACTTGCCTATGGTTTACTGAAGTGGGTGGATAGTGCCTATGACTACTATTGGCACGTTTGCAGTGTGCTGTCGGAAGACAGCAACGTCAGAACCAGTGACGATGATACTTTGGCAGATTGATATAGCAATGTAAGAGTATGGAAGGAGGATGACCCTCCTTCCATACTCTATTTTCTTATTTAGAACAGCTATATATTACCATAGTACAATACTAACAACTAAGGAGGATAGATGGTATGTATTCAGACGTCATTCGATTTATCGACCTGTTTCATCCAAAAGAACAACCGAATTTATCGGTGTTCAATAGTTACATATTCACCAAAGGTCAGTGCTTTCGATTCGCGCAGATACTGGCTACAACCTTCCAGCATAATGGAGCTAAAATTGTAGGAACTGGAACTATCTGTGGAGGAACTCCATACGGTGCGTTCCGGAAGGAAGTTCTCAACGGAACTTATAACCACTACTTTACAAGGATCGATGATTGTTACTACGATATCAATGGATGTGCCGGAGAATGCGCGGCTGATTTAGATGTCGATGAAGAAATCTTGGATCCCAATGAATTCTTGTCGGAGAACGGACATCGTATTCCGTGGTTGTTCAAGTATCTTGATGAGAACCAAATCTTTAATGATGACGTAAAATTCATGAGAGTGCTATCACAGAAAGAGATCGATACTGTCGAAACACTCACTCGTGAATATTATCATAACGAACTTATGGAGAAAATATTGGAACCTACTATTTTGAAATTTGCAGAAGTCGAATATCCAAGATGTATTGAACAAATCAAGGAATAGAATCATGGACGTGATGAAATTGAACAATCTGTTCACGATGTACATGGACGAAGAATTGGTCGGGTCTTTCGAGACAGTTGACACCAAAGTGAAATCCTTCTACAAGCGAGGAGGAGATAACCAAGATATCGAGCAGTTCTGGGAGAGAGCGATCGTCAATCTCGAAAACATCAAAGCACACTATCCAACTATAGAGAACTTCATCCTTCGAGTTTACGAACGTGAGGAAGATGGCGATATCGTTCTTCGCATCTCGTGTGTTGGAGATGAGCACACATCGATCTGCAATATCACGATCGGCAAGGACGGTGCACACGCCTGTGGAGTTTACTGCGATCAGTTCGGTGGTAATTTCGTCGATCTGGTGACAGAAGCTCAACGATCGCAACACAAAGAAGTGTTGTTCCTCAAGGATCATACGAATTGTCCCGGAGGAAGGTTGAAGCAACATGGTGCATACAGCGGAGAATAGTTCCGAGAGGATATCCTGGTTCCTACGATCAACAATCTGATCCAATCGAAGAAAGATTGGACTCTAAAAGTTGATTGCTTGGGTACCTATGGATTGCCAGCATCCTGGCTCGATGAAGTTACGTATCGTTTAAAGGACCACTTCAGCGATGATATCCTCGAACGAGTAACTTTCGTACTTCCCAAAGGACATGCTTGCGATAATGCAAGTTCTTGTCGTGTAATTGAACTGTAATATCAATATCGGAACAGAGAAGGTTGCTAGCCTTCTCTGTTCTTTGTTTTTTGTTCGTCGGTCCATAGTATGTCAAAATGGAAACTCCCTTAAACAAAGGAAATTATTATGGCTGATGAATTTCCCAAGAAATATTTACGAGCTCCTGCCGTTGTTCAGATGCTCGAAGTTGTGGATATCAGCAACCGAGGAAATGCGTATACTCTTCCGACTATCAGCGAGTTTGGAGTAGGAAGAGTTCTCTGCATCGTATCGAGATTCGCCGGTTCACAGCGGATCCAAGTTGCACAGAGTTCGGAACAGATCACGTCTCCTTACTACTCAGCTGGTCAAGTGCTGATGGCGAATATGTCCAACCGAGGAACGGCGATCTATTTAACTGCTTCGTACATCAACAGAGAATACCGCTGGGTGACTGATGCCGACCCTGGCATCCTCGCTCCGGTCAGTGTTTCCGGTTACAAGTACGTCGTAGAATACGTTGGAAAGACTCCGGCTTCCGTTTGGACGAATGGAACGTTTTCGGATGGTTACCGGTGGTGGTATGTGCAAGATAGGGTTCCAAAAAGTCCTGTATCCGCTTATTCTTCCAGAGTTACGATACCACGGGTTCTCTACGGACTGGATGAACGGATCGGACGTTATCGAGTGAAGTTCGGATTGCTTGCAGGCGCACGTGGGTTTAACAACAATGTCGGTGAAAACCAGACTCGATTTGAACATCTCGATGCCAATGGAACCATCATCAACTTGGTGGATAAAACCATCAGTGGCATTAAGGTGATCAATGGAAACGTGTCTCAAGTCGGAAACACCACGATCTCCCAGGCCAAGACGGAGTTATACTACGTAAGAAACGGATCAGGTGGAAGTGAAAACAACCATTGGATCCGCCTGTATGCGTATTACACGACCGCAATGATCACGCTGGAAGCATATGGATACTCCTACGGTGAAGAAGAGGATAATGCTTTCTCTTGGGGAGGCTATCATCCGGACAAACTCGAAGTCGAATTCGTTGTCTAATCATTAGAAAGGAATCGACATGAGTGAATTTGATAAAAAGCTTCTTCGAAGAGAAGAGTTTTTAGAGAATATCGAATATCTCGATATCACGGGAGACGGAGCGTCTGTAACACTTCCTACGGTATCCTCATTTGGAGTGAATCGAGTTCTCCATATCGTTACCAGACGAGTTGGAAGAACGATCATCAACAGCGCCGCTTCCAATGAACTGATCTTCAGTTCGTTCGCTGTACCAGCAGCTGCTATTGCGATACAACTTGACGCTTCCGATCGAGGCAAGAGTATTTGGTTGACTGCGATTTACGACGAAATATACAAGCGTACAGCTTGGATATTGAAAGAAACGGCATCAACCATCACCCCTTCGGGGGAGTATGCCAAGGTCTATGGTTTTGGTATGGATAGCATCCTCACTACCACCGATCCTGAATATGTTCACAAAGTCACAATTGGTTCCAAACGGGGTGTTATCACTTCTCAATTCGAAGGAACCCCCTATGGAACCTCTTCCTCTTATAAAGGAAAGGTCTGCATCACTTGTGCGGCGATCGGAGATCTCTCTCCCATCCCAACCACACATCGAAGAAGGATCAAGTTCCGATTCCGTGCATCACATCCGATGATCGACGGAGGAGCGGAACATGTGATTGAATCGGCAGCAGGGGGTTGTTACTTTTATAACGAATCGGGTGCAGACACCGCCAGAGCGGAAGGACTCCTTTTCGATGGAGTTCCAGTCACCTACTATAAACCAAAGAACTTCGGCGGACTCGGTTACGCGTGGGATACTGGTGTTCTAACTGGCGCCATCGATCCTAACAATCAACGGTTGTATGGACAAGAAGTCGCCCGAGGTGATAAAGGGTGGGGAACACAAGGTCATGCCGGCCTCTATTTTAATGTCAATCCCTTTGGAGCGACGTTGACCAATGCCAATGTCGGTTATCTCCACGACGGATACAAATTCTTCGAACACAGCTCTGCGAATAATGTCACCAGTGTGCTACGTACATTTGGTATCTGTTTCGTGGAGAGGATGAGTGCGGACATGCTCGATCAAGGAATTTCCTTATCGAGATCTATGTCGATCGATTTGGAGACCCTCTCCATCTTTGACGAACCATTGTGATCGATAGAGTTGGATGGGATAACACCCATCCAACTCTATGTTATTTCGTACAGAGCAACAACATATATTGCAAAAGTTTAGAGGAACTACAACTACAACCAAGTAAGGTGATACATATGAAACACAAGATCGATGGTCATTGCTATGTCTGTCATCGCCCTATTTCTTTTATCCGTTGGTGGGATATCTTGCGTTATATCCTTGGATATTATCATGCTCCGTGTGATGAATGCAAGAAACCTATCTGTGCAGAGCATTCCATCTTGGTATACGATTGGAAGAAACACAAGACGATCCGCATCTGCGAGAGATGCTATCATGAAAACAAACGAGAAGCGTTTTCTGCTCCAATGCTTCCTATCATCGAATCAGCACTCGCCAAGAAGACGCGAGAACAGGCTGAACAAGAACAACTCGATGAAGAGGAAGCTGCTTTTCAGAAATACGTCAGTCCTTCGATGTCACGCAAGTGTACTTCTTGCGGTAAGTCGTTTTCTATGTCTCAATTCGGAAATTCATTTCGGAGAGATCCCAATCGTTGTCAGCAATGTAATCAAGAGATCTGTCCCACTTGCGTTGCTGAATCGGGGATCAAAACCGATCTACATACAGTCGAATGTGGTCCTTGTTTGGAAAAACGTTCCAGACCGAAGCACATGAGACGTAGACGATAACACTACGGAGTTTATCCATATGAAACGAATATGGACCATCTTGAAGAACATGTTTCTAACTCTGTTTAACAAGAGTGGGCACATCATGCTAAAAGGACCAGATGGTTGCACCGTCGTTAAGATTATAGAGAGATCTCCTAATTTCGATCACAAGGAGATGATGAGACTCTATATCTCGATAGCGGCAGCCCATGGAACGATAGCGGATGCCAATCTATTTAAAAGCAAGAGTTATAAGACAACTTATATGAACTACCGGATCGCTTATATTACCACAGCACTGAATCAGGCTGGAGTGATATTAGCTCCATTCACAACGGGAGATATCCCCTGGTCCTGTTTTACAGACCATCATCTTAAACTGGTGAATGAATTGATCCCTGGTTACCTGACGGAGTTGGATTCATTAAATCCACCACCATTTGATACCAATCCTTACTGGAAACAGATTTCCAGATACTACGATATCGTACGTCGTCATAGACGCGATCTATTAACACCAACAAAACAAGGAAGCAATCATGGAGAAACCTCGTCGTAACGATCGTCCCAAACTGACCCCCGAAGAACTGGCAGAGCGGAAACGCTTCATCGCCGAGCGTCTTGAACAGCGCAAGAAACAACTCGCCAACGTCGGCTTCTCGGAGGAAGTCGTCAATCACATGTCCAACTATGCAACCACCCATCGGGGGTACGAGGAACGGCACGGCGGAGATACTCTCATCTTCATACTGAGGAGACTCACGTATGCTTGCAATGATGCGCATTCCTTGGATAAGAACGATATCGAGGTTCTCAAGAACGCAGTCGACTCTCTGGTGGTAACCAACTTCTTCGATATCACCGAAGAGAACACCGAAGTGAGGCTTCCCCGCACTGTGATGGAACAGCTGACTCAGCCGAGCAAGTTCGTCCTCAAGCGAGTGGTCGATTGCTGCCGCAACACCGCACAGTGCCGTTTCGCTATGGAGGGGATCAAGGAGTTGTTTGACAACTTCTCTGATGCATTGGATTTCATGATCCATGAGTTCAGCCAGGAGAGAGAAGATGCTCGTCAGGAGCGGATCCGTCAAGCTCGTATCGCCAAAGGTCTTCCCGCTGAAGAAGAACGGCCGGCACGGCAAGAACACCGTTCCCGCCCGTCCTATCCTCGCACCACGGAGCAGCGTCCTTCGACCCAGGATGGTCATGAGCCTGCACCGGTGACACCTATGGAAGAACGTCGTCCGAAGTCGGCTCGTTTCGATGTTCCCAAGGACAAGGATGGAAAACCAGTCTACAGCAAGTACGCTGCCAAGAAGATGCAGCAGCGTAGGAACGATCATGCGGACAAGCCGCGTCCGGGACTCGGTAATAGTGCGTTCGATAATCTCACCTGGGATCCTGCGAACGGAGCTCATTTGAAAGAGAGTTGATCAATACTGATAGTAAGGAGACGGTATGAACACTTACATCTGGATATCAGTTCTGGTTGCATGCATCCTGCTGATCATGCTCGGACTTCGTTCGTTGCGTAAAAAGATCATCATTCGAATCGAACGTGAGATCGAGATGGTTCATACCGATCTCGATATGATCTCGCACTTGATCGAGCGAATGATCAAAAGCGATACTTCCGAGGAAGAGATCATACGGTGGAAGAACCATTACAACCTGGCTCTCAAAACCGAACAGTCTCTTCAGGAAGAACACTACCAGATCACTGGAAGTAGATATCGGAAGTGGAGAGGACATCTCGAATACGACGTCTGATGTACACGTCATGATAGAAGGAGGCGGGTAACTCCCGCCTCCTTCTATCCTTATCTTTTTTGCTACAAAATACGGATCAGATACTCTTGACGAGCTCGTTGCTGGTCAGACCGGAGATCAGTTTCGCGGTGGCGTAGCAGAGCTCTTTCACTTCACGAGCGTAGACTTTGGCAGCCTGATCAAGGAACTTCAGATTGCTCTTGGCCAGCTCTTTCTGTTCCGGAGTCATATTCTCCGGTTTCGTCTTACGCGCAGTGCTTTTGACTTCGCTGAGTTCTTGCACGCTATCGATCAGTTTGATCATCTCCTGAGCCATCTTCGGGAAGTCTTCCTTCTTCCAGCCCTTGCTCGCAGCCGTGTTGTCGTCCTTCTTCGCAAGGGACGCGCCAACGCGACTGGCCGCCTGCGACACGAAGAAACCAGCACCGGGGATGACGACCGACACGATCAGTGCACCGATCCACGAACCGGCGATGGCTTTCCAGTCCCACCGGTACTGGCCTTTGACCGAAGTACGAGTCACCTTAAACCCGACCCCGGACAGTGCGGTGATCAGTTTGTCGACATCGAGCGTGGTGATGTCGGAGTTGGCAGCACGCTTCAGTTCCGTGAAGAGCGTGTTGAGCGCTCCGGTCAGTTTGAAGAACTGATCTTTGGTCGGCAGCTTGGTGGTAACCAGCTGAGTCGGATCTGCCGTTTTGTTGAACTCGTCTTTGTTGGCGAGATAGTTGTTGAACTTGATCTTCATACGAGACATCTTCGCCGCGTACGCGTGGATCGGTCCAAAGATGATACCGTTCGTCCAGAAGGATTCCCAGAACCCTTCGGTCGCCGGAACCAGCACGCTTTCCAGGCGATCCTGCCACTTGGCCGGATCATCGCCGAGTATATCGACCAGCATCGGGTCTTCCTTGATGAACGGAACGCATCCTTCGATCGCTTCCGAAGCAGCAAGCAGCTGATAAGCGCGCATCGCTTCAGCGTACTTCTGATCTTCAACGATAGAATCGTCGAAGCTATCGATCAGCGACTCCATCGCCGGATCGGAATCCTGTACTTTAAATTTCATACAGAACCACACTCCTCTTGTTAAGAGATTACAGTTAACTAACGGACACACACGGACAAATTGTAATATAGGGCAGGAGGAGGGGAGGTGTTACCCCCCCCCCACGTCTGATAGCAGGAATAAATAGGATCGAATCGATCGCGAAGATATTAATCCAGCATATCTTCGATCAAGGATTTCTTCGGATGGATCTCTGGCTTCTTTGCAGCTCTCGCTTCAGCGACATCCTTCTGTTTGGAAGTGATGATCAAAATGATATCGTACCACTTCTTGAGGGAGGGAGTATATGACTGTAAGTAAACCATGTACTCTCCACATTGACGGATCGCACACGGGATAAGCCGACCGCGCTTCAAGCGATCCGAGAGATATTTGGCATCGATCTGATGGATCCTCTCGAACTCATTGGGAGTGAAGGTGATCCAGTGCTCATTGCCACCGTCCGGATCTTCCACATGGATATCCACATAGATTTCACATTCACTTTTGTTCTTACGAGAAGTGTTGTACACTTCATAGACTTTACCCATCTGGATCTTTAATCCGGGGTGTACTAACTTAGCCATAGCTTACATCCTTCCTTATCTTGTTGCTCGCGATGCCTAGCTCTCGAGGTAGAATAAAGGCGAGCATATAATGATGTGAGCAAGGCTACAGTTAGGAGATATTGAGCTTAAATCAGTTGGCGTTGTATTCAGATGGTTACAATATTGTATGTAACTGTGTGTGTCCGGTGTCGTTGGGGGGGGGGTAACTGTAAATGCCCCTCAACAAAGATACACTCGATTGCAACTCTATGAACATATAAGAAATACTCAAACATGCGGTTTATCCTTGAATCGCGGCAGATCGTGCCGCAGGACATCATCAATCTCAACGAGAAAATGCTCGATATCGACTGGAGCGATTATTCTCAGTTGGACGAACAGCTGAACGACCTGCTGGCTCTGGAGCAGAATTTCCAGAAGTTCGGTATGACCGATGCGGTCATGGAGCTGGTCGGCCCTTCGCTCGAAGCGTGGAATATCAAACTGGACTCGATCGACGCCTGCATGGAGAGCATGTGGGATAAAGTCAAAGAGGTTTCCAAGAAAATCTGGGACGCCATCGTTGCAGCGATCCACCGTATCGGGCAGTTCTTCAAAGGTTTGTTTGATCGACGCAAGAAACTTTCCAGCTATGCTGGGAAAGTCGACTTGCTGACCTACAACGGAACCAAGAAAGACAACGGAGCTGCTCAGGAAGGATTCGAAGACAATCCCAAGGAATTCATCGACAAGAAGTTTTCCGACATTGTCACGAATAAGGTTCAGCTTCCGTATGATTATTATGCGGAGATGATCGATTTCTGTGGAGAGGCGGTGGACGTTGCTCAGGATTGTGTGAAAGCTCTCGATGACTTTGCCAAGAATCCCGGTACATTCGGTGTCGAACTGGCCAAGCGCAAAATCGAGACTGCCAGCGGCAAGCTGAGCAAGTTCAAGCACCTCGATGAATTCATCTCAGCAGTATCGCTCGTCAGAACCGAAGAGGATGACAAATCGCTCGGTGCTCTTGGTTACAAATACGCGACGTTTTTCAAACACACTGTCTCGTTGAGCACCATGCAGGAAAACCTGAACAACATAGCGGCGGAAGCTTCCAAGACGCTCGATGCATGCAATAAGAGACTCGACGAGTACGAGAAGAAGCAGACGGCCGCTACCATCAAAACCACCGAGTATGTCGACATGCAGTCGGTCAAGAAGACATATCAGATGCTCTTCAATGAAACCAGGGAGAACATGCAAGCAGCGCTTCGTCGGTCTTCCGATGCTGCCAAGATTATGGTCGCGCTCGACAACATTGCGATCAGGATCCTGAAATCAAATGGCATCGAAGTGTTTACCAGTGCGAGCAACATCGATGACGTCAAGGCTCGTGTTTAACATTTGATTTACATGCAACAAGGTAGGTGGATATCCACCTACCTTGTTGTTATTTCAGTTATATCCATCTTATGCGTGAGCACTCTTCTTCCTCTGGAAGATTTCACATATTAAAAGAGCCAAGTATATATCCCAACTTACAGGAGAATTTTCACATGGCTACGACTCAACGAAAGAAACGTACCTCAAAGCCCAAACCAATTTTCGCATCCTTCTGCGGCGGAGGATTCGCTGGGGTGGAAAACGCCATCGGTGTTCTGAAAGCGATGGATGAACTTGGGATCGTCCCGGACAAACTGGCTGGCGGATCTGCCGGTGGTCTGGTGGCATGCCTCTACGCTTCCTTTGGAAGTGCCGCTAAGCTGGAAGAACTGATCAAGACTGTGGATGCCGATACATGGTTCACTCCGAAACCTTGGCAGTTCATCAAGTCTCTTTTTGGATTCAGCAACTATCTTTACGATACAACCGGTCTATTTGAGTTCTTGAAAGAGAACATGACTTACAAAGCGTATGACAAAGTCAAAGTCTCCGTGACTGAGATCGAGAACTACGGAACTGGCAATGAGAAGTACAATGTCATCACAGTTCCCGGAACTCCAGCGCATGCTTTGGCTACCATGTCCATCCCCCTGGCTACTCCTCCTGTGGAGTGGGATGGTAAACTCCATGGAGATGGCGGTGTTAAAGATCTCATCCCAACTCCCAAAATCAGTGCCAGAAAACGGTACAAACACATCTATCTGACGCTCTGCCCTCCAGCTGGATCTTCGATCAATCTCGGATTCAAGAAACTCAACCAACTCTATTCTCTGGTAATGGGAGTGATGGATCGTGAAGTCGATAACCTTCGCCACGAGTGGGATGGGTTGGACAATGTAACCATCCTCGATCCTCCAGCTTGCAAGAGTGGCGGTCTTCTCTGCTGGTCCGATAACTTCGAACTTCTGGAGAGCAGTTATCAGTACGCCAAGAAGGAACTGACGAAACAGTTGGAAGCTTGTAAGGAAGAAGAGGAATAAGAAGTGCTATGCGCTACGTGTTACCAGATGTAACGATGTACACAGAGTATGCAGATTTCTCTAACTGGTGGAAAAATGCATGGAACGATCGAGCTCTGAAACTCTATCGAAAATTTGGTTTCACAGTTGATCGTTCTTACATACTCCAATTAAAATAGGAGAACCACTTATGGATAAGATCCTCAAGAAACACTGTGCCAGGACGTTCCTTGTCCTGTTTCTGGTTGGAACTGCAGGCGGATGTACCGATACTTCCATCATCCACCACAGTACTGACGATGAATGGAAACAACAGCAAGGAATCGAGGCAACAGAATGAATGAACTCATTCGTCTACTGAGATGGTTGCGCGCTTATGTTCTAGCGATGGCAGCATTGTTCTGGACCATCGTTGCGGTGGCGATACTGCTAACGATCCTCGGGATCATCTTGCTCTTGACAGGATGTCAGAGCTACGATGTGACTGAATACTATGAACCTAAGGGCGAAAACCTTTATACCAAGGGAGATGATCCTAAGATCTACGGACCTGTAAAATCCGAAACCAAACGGAGTGGTTACAGAGAATCCGAACTTGGGAAGAACCCCTCTCTCAACGTATCAGCATTTTAACACACGTGGAGCTATGGGTAGGGGATCAACCCTACCCATAGCTCTTTTCGTGTCGATCAATTATTTTCAAATATAGATTACCACCTCGAATTAACCTAAAACAAATCAACTTGAGAGGTGTATTTATGTCTCAGCTTTTCTTCAATCCGTCCGCCTATAACGAGTCCAAGGTTATCGAAGCGTCCCGGAAGTTCTTCATCGATACGGAGCTGGCTCGGAATGGTATGGAGGCCTATCGGTGTAAACAGATCAAGGGTATGTCGTGGTTGTACGGCGTCGCCAAGGATCTGGATACCGTTGGTTGTCTTACCGTCCGCAAGATTGGTGGCCGCGATGACGTTGCAGTCTATCCCTGCATGTCGTTGCGCGAGGTCATCAACAGCTTCAAGATGGGGACTAGTGAAGCGGCTGCCAATGCTGTCTACACCACCACCATCAAGGACGCTGCGCGGATCCTTCGCAGTTACAAGTAACTGCAGGCGGCCGAACCCTGGTGCAGGTTTGTTACTCAATGCACCGATTTCATTTACACAATCATTACCAATTAACAATAATAGATTTGGAGATTTATCATGAGTAATGGAGTTAAAATTGCTTGCATCGTCGGTGGAACTATCGTCGGTCTCGCTGTTGTACAACGGCTTGCTGCTTACATGATCATGCGGTCGCTTCTCAAGAACACAGCGGAAGAGTAACGAAGAACAGAGAGGAGGAGCCAATGCTCCTCCTCTCTGTGATCTCTTTCTTTTTTTGTTTTAAACCAGCCGTAGATGGTCTCCGTAAGCGACGTTATGTGTGACGGTTTTGCACAGATATACGTTAGGATGGTTGGGGAACGAAGTATTAGCTCGATAGAACCCGTTTCCAAGATCCGTCATAATCGTCGGATCCGGAATACGTAGTCCTCGATAATCTCCATGTGCAGTTCCTGCGTTCCATCGGTTATCGTAGATCAGTGTCCATTGATCAGTGAAGTTAAAGTTAGGAAGTCTGCTTATCGCTTGTGTATTCATTCCAGTGATCACTGGAGATAGGATGAGTCTCTGGACTCTCCTCCGTATAAAGTAGAACGTCACGTTGTTGTTCGACATGGTAGAAGTTGCACTACTCAAGCTACCACCATTCGATGGGATAGATGGACTTGTTCCATAGATCTGGTTGGTGAGAGTCACTTTCTTGCCGGCCCAGGTTCTCATCCAAGTATCGCTCATGACCCATACGATCCGATCCTCATCCAGGATGAAATGATCTCCTGAATACGGAGTCAGTTTCTCTATGGTTTGAGTCTGGTTCAACCCAGTACAATCCACTTCGAAGGAAGGACAGCTAGGTGGAGCCACCACTTGGTATTTCAGTTTATTGCCATCGTAGGGATCAACTCTCCGACATCTCACCAGGGCAGGATCTTCCCAATAGAACCCGTTGATCATCTGCCATTGGTTGCCCACATTGTACAGAAAGATCATATCACCGCGATTCTGGCGATTCCAGTCGATCGTTGTATTACCGGAACCATCGAGTGTTCTCGTTGTATAGGTGTATGTGTTACGGATGTACGAAGGATTGGCTTCTGTAGACGGGATACTCCGGAACCGATAGAGGTAACGTTGTATCCCACCGTAGACCCCACTATTCTCCTTTGCATAGAAGAGATAATCCGTATTAAAGGTAGCGTCCATCCTACCAGTCCATGGATCTGGTGTACCGGTGAAAGAGATCTTCGGTCGATAGCCATTGGTCAGCAGGATAGCATGGTTAGGTGGAGCGTAGTTCACGTTCCGCACGCTTCGTCCGATTCCATCCACAGATGGATCGAATACCTTCTGTAAATAGGTTTGAGTTGGCGTGTTCACAAACGGAACGAAATACAACCTATTACGAATCATATCGTTGGCATTGCCGAATCGAATGAACCAGGGATGTTTGGATCCGAAAACCGCTCGCATACCAGAAGAGTTGTCGGCGTCTCCGTTGGAAGTCTCTCCCATCAACAGTATGTTATCGTGATCATAAGCAGCTGCATTGTTCACCAGAGAGTCCACACAAGGAGATGCAAGTATCCAACCATCACAGTCTCCAGTCCAATCCCCTATCATCCACAGATAACCATCTGCCATGATTCGATAAACGATAGCAAGACCGTTAGAGTTATCAGGTCCTAAGCTGTACTGCACTGCTCTTGCATAGTCTGGAACCGTTCCCGATGGATCCGTCTTTTTGATGTATTCACTGTGTTCGTGATGGAACGCAGCATAAGCTTGATCCATCCATGTGCGAAAAGATTGTGATAAATTGAGCATTTTCACTGGGAAATTTGTCATGTATAGCTCCTCCTATTTGTCGTTGTACGACGAGTCGTGTGTTAACGATATGTTACATAACATATCGTTAACACAGTAAAAAGAAACAAACTAGAGTAAGGAGTGGGGTAACACCCACTCCTTACTCTGTCATACAACTCTTCTCGATATGGAGACAACTAGATCTCTCATCACAGTCACTTCCAAGATGGTAAGGTTCTTCCCTCCATAGATCGTAATAAAGGAAGCCATTCCTTTCTCATCTCGATCCACACAGTGCCAGATCCTTTCATTCTCAAAGGAGTCGATCAGTGCTCTCTTCAGTTCCGGAGTAGAGTGGATAAAGATCCCATCCAGCAACTCCATCGCTGGAGGAGTCCACAACCCCTTCGGGAAGGACGTATGTTCATCTTCCACGACAAGCATATAGACTCCACCCATGCGCATACCACATAAGAGCCGGTCACTGTGGGTAGGGCGATCGACGATACGTTCCGTACCAGTTGACACCAGCGCGACGTATACCCACTTGGTAGCAGTATCGTTGATTTCGATGAACTTGGTACGGAAGAGGTTGTGGTTATTGGGAACTTCTTCCCATTCCGTGGAGGCAAATGCGGTTAACGTCTCCTCGTATCCGAAGAGCAACGATAGCTGACACAACATCACCTTAGGATGCTCGAAGGTCTCCTTCTCTATCTTCATGTAACGATCCTTAATTAAAATACAGACAGAAGAGGGGAATTATCCCTCTTCTGTCTGGAGTTATCGCTTGGTACGTATCACAAGGATCCTCTCATCGATGAGCGATCTCCTTGAGTTTGACGATACGAGGATCTTCCTCCTCGTCACCGATCGGCTTCTGACGAACGAGGTACACCTTCATCCCACACGGCATGTAGAATCGATAGTCGTGTACACCGTCTTCGTCCTCCAAAGCAGGAATCAGAAAGGTATCTTCCGAGTTGTCGACCAACTCAGTGAGTACTGCAGGAAGGAACACAAGGAGTTTCGGAGTTTGGTCTGTCGTTCCGGTATCCGGATCTTTCTCAGCAATGATCTTCTTCTTGATCTCTTCTCCGATCTGCTGGAGATCATTCGACACCACAACCTGACGGGAGAGTTCGAGATAGTTGCTCTGGATAGCCGCTTGGATACACTTGGTGTTCAAGTAGTTCTTGAGATCGTTCAGTGTTATCTCATCCTTAACCGGATCTTTACCGATCCAGTTGAAAACCTCTTCCGGAGTCTTGTCGCTCATGTCGATCACGTGTGTGTACTGACCAGTGAGGCGATCGTTCTCTTCTCCTTCTGACAGGATGCGAGAGAGACTGTTCCGAATCTCCTGGTTGTCAGTAACCGCATCGGTCATGGATTCTTCCTCTGGACGTACCACTTCGTGGCTGTAGAGTTTCCGCTTGATCTCACGAGCGAGAACACGGATTGGCGGATAAGCGTCATCCGGAAGACGAAGCGCCAGGAACCTCTTCCACGCATCGATGGTGGCAGTGATGCCGATCCTGGTAGCAGCGGAACCAGCCAACCAGTTGCGAGCCTCTTCCGGAGGAAGTTTCATTTCATCGAGGAGATAGATGTACTTGGCAGAGTTGGCATCCATATCGGATTTCCACAACTGGAAGATCGTGTTGTTGTCATCCACCCAAGAGAACCCGATCGGGAGACAGTATGCAACGGAGTTGCCCTGACGTACGGTTCTCTGCGACTGCTGTGAAAATGAGAAATCTTCCCGATGGCGAACCCACTGGTGCGAGACACAGCGATCGGTATCGACGATCACAGTTAGATAGTCGGTTGCTTCTTCGAACTCGAACCGATAGTACTCCTTCAAGAACTCCTCGGAACTCTTCCATTTGTTCAGAAGGGATTCCGGGATGAGATCTTCGAAGAGCAGCGGTTGCCACTTGTAGAGAGAGTAGGCGAGGTCTTCACGACGATCCCTCGGACGATCTTCCGAAGAGATCAGTTCCGAGATACTGAAGAGTTTCTTAACCCACGCTTCATCGAGGAATGCTCGTACACAATCCCTCCAGAACCGGATATTGGCTGCAAGGACATGGAAACTTCGGTTTCCCCTGGAAGGATCACTGACATCAATCGGCTGCTCCAAAATCCCTTCGTAATGGTAATGACGGTTCTCACCGAGGATTATTTCATCGAAGAGCTCAGTATCGTTCTGACAGGTGTGAACGACATCGAACTCTTTGAAGTTGCACGGGATCATGACATTGATCCGATAGTGCTCCAGAACAGATTCGTGACCTTTGGCAGTGAGGAACTTGATCAGCGGAACGTTGATCTTGTCCGGATTCACTTTATCTTCAGTACCACGGCAGAGACGGGCCATGTACTCGATCTTCTTCAGAGGATCGGATTCCATGTAACGGGCAACGTTCGGATGGATGAGTTTAATTGGCATGATTACTCCTTGTTGTAGGTTGTATGTAAGGTTATGAATATTAGCTTATTCCCTCTTCTTGGATAAAGGATGTAAAACGAAATGAAGTGATTTAGACCCGATTTTAATAAGCTGTAGCCTTGATTTTATTTTCATTCATGGATATTTAACCTACCTCTCGATCTAGGTATCGAGAGGGGGTTATTTAAGGCTATTATGTCGATCGAATAGATTCGAAAATATATTACTATTTTGATCTCTACGAGATCGAGATAGATGGGATTGACGCGTCACAAAAGCAATTTCCTTAAATAAGGTTCAAGAGTTTTACTCTTTTACATTCCTCCATTCCCAAATAGGAAAAGCTTTCACAGCGATCGAATCCCATCTATCTCTTCTAAAACATCATCGTTGGCAACTACTGCTGCCGACATAACTTATCACTGACTAGGAGGTCAATCATGGAAAAGCAACCGAGAAAACGCACCATCAAAGCAATCATCCGGAACTTCGAAGCATCCGGATGTGACATCGAGATGCTGATAGAACATGCTCTCGCTACCGTACAGACCAAGATCCTTCTGTACGGTCTTCGCCAGAAAGACGATAAACTCAAGATCTGGCAAGAGAGACATCGTATCCTTCTTGAGATACAAGCATCTTATCGAAATGGAGAGTACAAGTGATCGGTGCTGATATATAATCTAACGCACTGGTAAATTTATACAATCCGATCAGTCGTATGTAAGCAATTACCATATATGCGAAAGCAGGACTACACTAGGCGCTCATACGCCTAGTGTAGTCCCTAAATTGAAAGGATGGAGTATGAACGCTTCTACTTTCGATAAGCTTGTTGCACTACTCCGTAAATACTACGGAGCAAATGCAGAAGCTGTCGCACGCCAGCTCATGCTGGTACATCGCAACTTCGGTTGCACGACTCTCAGGCATATACCTAGGGGCCTGTTCACTTCATATTGTCCGGATCGGATTGTTTTACATACACGAGTAAGAGGTAGGGAGAGATCTCTACCTCTTACTCTTCTCTCTTCTTTTTTTTTGAGAGCGATGTTACACGACCGGTTCTTCCGGAGCAGCACCCTTGGTACCTCCGATCGAAGCCGGGAACAGCGCTTTCACTGCATCCGAACATCCGGACAGGCAATCGGAAGAGTTCGCCACTTCCACGTGCGTTAGCATGGCGTTGATGCGAGCAGCGGAAGCGCTGCTGCAGGTGATTAGCGGGCAATCCCTAAACGTCCCCTTGAGGACCACGTAGGGACTTCCGATAGCACCGATCAAAGTTCCGAGATCCACGGTGAGCATAGCACATCCACGGAACACTTCGTTATAGCCGGTGTTCATGTACGCTTCCTTGAGATAGATAGGAAGCATGAAGTCCGTGGTGATCAGCTTTTCGCAGTAGGCGAAGAACCAACCGACGGAACGTTTGATCGAAGCGATCTCGAATGCTACCATGCCAGTGGCCGACTCGAGGTTGATGCACTCGACGAACAGACCGTAGGCATTGACCACCTGACTGTAGGTGCACTCTTCCGGGATGGCAACCTTCTTGAGCTGAACAGCACCGTGACAGAACTGAGTCATGTTGGTGAAGTTCTTAGCGATCGGAAGATCGTTCTCGAACACACGACTCATTAGGTTCCAGTAGTTGGGCTGAGGAGTTTTGGAGTTGTCGTTCTGACGGGGTGCTCCCTTCCATTCGGTCTTGTAGGCTTCCCAGACTTCCGGGATACGAGCCATCTTGTCGGTACCGTGATCGATCCGGTAATAGCAACTTCCGGTGATCTTGACGATGTAGGTTCCGGGTTCCTTGTATTCATGGATGAACACATATTGGGAACGACCATTGGTCTCATATGCTTCGTGGTTGGAACGGAAGAAATCGTCCTGCGACTCGATGGTACCATCACCCCATTCGATGCGGAGATTCATCTGGTCGTGAGGAAGATTGGTCCAGAGGTTGAAGCACTCCTTCATGAGTTCCATCTTGACGTTGTCAACGGTAACTTCTCCGGCAGTGACTTCGTAAGCGGTAATCGTGCCTTCCGGAACGAAATCCAGAGTTTCCTCTTCCGCAAGTTTCACCCAGGTCCCGGCAACATACTCGTAGATGGCCCAACCTTTGGTGACCGTCTCATCCAGAGTGGCATCGAGAACCTTCACCAGTTTACCGGTGACCTGATTGACCTTGAGCATGTTGCGATCTTTGATTGTGGCAACCGAGATCATAGCACGGCTGTCGACCGTTCCATTGGCGGACAGAATGAGGGTCTGGTTCTGTCCGGACACAGGCTCGTACACGAGCACTTTCGAATTCTTTGGCATGTTGTTCTCCTTATTCGGTACAGAGATACCGGATTTGATAAGATCCTTCTGGGAACCCACTCAGATCGAGTTTCAACGTGGTGTCTGTGGTGATCACATCGGCATTTGCTTTGACATATTCCGAAGCAATGGTACCAGGACCCCAACAGATGGCGTCATAAACAGACGCCACCTTTAATGTAGTAAATTGAAATGTATGAGTCGACTCTCCTTCATAATGCATGAAGTTGTGAGTCTTCAGTTGGACACCTGCTTTAATCACAGCTCCATCGATCAAGAGATTACCGGAAGCATTGATCGACAACCTTTCCAGGACAGAAAGGTTGCTGTGACGATGGAAAGAAGCGATCTGGTCATCAGTGATTGCCTTTAACCTGGTCACGTCTCCATTCGTCAGTCGTTCCAACGTAGATAGGTTTCCATGTTTATGGAAATACCCAGATGCAACGGTGATCTGATCGAGTGTCGATTTATTAGCATGGGTATGGATACTGTCGCTGGTCAAGGTATCGAGCAGCGACTTGTTGCCATGCACATGCGTGTTACGCACGGCGGTATCGATACTGGCTGGAGCAGAAGTCGGTTTGTTCTCGATCTCTTCCCATCGGACGATCACCTTAACTCCGTCCATACTGGAACTGGAAGCCACAGCCACCCATTTGCGAGTCCGGCTATCCCAACCATAAATGGCTCCACCGGATCCTATCTTCGGGTCATCAGAAGCATCGAGCACCCATACTAACCCTGCAGGGTTCTTGATCGCATCCCGTTCAGCGATATTCAAAACGACAGAGAGTAGCTGAGAGCTACTGGTACCATCGGCATTTTCAATCACGTATTGGAACGTAGATGCGAGCTTGTCATATACAATTTTAGCCTTTGAAGCCATCTCGTTCTCCAAGTAATAAGAAGTTGTATAACAAAGTCGCTCTTGTCACATAGGATGGACAACGAGAAATGTTGAGCTCCTTCCTTGTTATTCCATACTCCTATACAGAAGATTGTAATAACGTTCTCTGGTATAATTATCATCCGATTCACTCCAATTGGAAGTGAGAATGTCAACAATCTTCTGTCTACGTTCCTTATTGAATCCAACATTCTGCAACGCAGTATCGATCCTCGC